TCCTACAGGAATGACTGGACAAACTGGTATGACGGGTCCCACTGGAATGACTGGTGAAACAGGTCCTACTGGTATGACTGGTATGACTGGAATGACTGGTATGACAGGTCAAACTGGTCCTACAGGGATGACTGGGCCAACTGGTATGACTGGGCAAACAGGTCCTACAGGGATGACTGGGCAAACTGGAATGACTGGACAAACTGGTCCTACAGGAATGACTGGACAAACAGGTACAACTGGTCCTACAGGAATGACTGGTCCTACTGGTATGACTGGAATGACTGGAATGACTGGAATGACTGGGCAAACAGGAATGACTGGTCCTACTGGAATGACTGGGCAAACAGGAATGACTGGACAAACTGGTCCTATTGGAATGACTGGGCAAACAGGAATGACTGGACAAACTGGTCAAACTGGTCCTACTGGAATGACTGGGCAAACAGGAATGACTGGACAAACTGGTCAAACTGGTCAAACTGGTCAAACTGGAATGACTGGACAAACAGGTATGACTGGAATGACTGGACCAACTGGAGAAACAGGACCAACTGGTCAAACAGGTTCTACTGGAATGACTGGACCAACAGGAATGACTGGACCAACTGGAGAAACAGGAATGGCTGGACCAACTGGACAAACTGGACCTACAGGTATGACGGGTCCTACAGGTATGACTGGTCAAACTGGAATGACTGGACAAACTGGTGCTACTGGTATGTCAGGTCCTACAGGTATGACGGGTCCTACTGGTATGACTGGACAAACTGGTCCTACTGGTATGACTGGACAGACGGGACAAACAGGTCAAACGGGTCCTACAGGTATGGCTGGTCAAACTGGTATGACTGGAGAAACAGGTCAAACTGGAGCAATTGGAGCGACTGGTCCTACAGGTATAATTGGAGCTACTGGTCTAACTGGAGCAGTTGGCGCAACAGGACCTACAGGACAACAGGGTGCGACTGGTCTAACTGGAGCAGTTGGTGCTACAGGTCTAACAGGTCCTACTGGTCCGACAGGTCTAACAGGTCAGACTGGGCCTACAGGTCAGGGTCCTACTGGTCAAACAGGTCCAGTTGGAGCAACTGGACCTACAGGTCAGACTGGACCTACTGGTCAGGGTGCTACTGGTGTAACAGGTCAAACAGGTCCTACTGGCTCTACTGGTATACCTGGGTATGCAACAACCCTCACGCCGAGTTCATCTGGAATCATCCCTATCATGACGGCAGCAACTACGTCTGGATTCACCATTTCAGCAAGTACTGAGTTTAGTGCAGCCTATGCTGGATGGAAAGCCTGTGATGGAAACTTGGCAACAGATTGGGCAATGGGTGGAACCACGTTTCCAAGCACATGGCAAGTTGTATTCCCAACTGCACAAGCACTGTGGAAGGTTGAAATTAGTCAGCGTGCATCTCTTGCAGAATATATTAGTACATTCTACATTGAAGGCAGTTTGAATGGTTCTACATGGGTGTCTCTTGCGTATTCAACAGGACAAATGGCAACTATAGGGGCGCCACCTGCATATCTGACAGTTCAAATTAATGACGCAACTTTTACACCTTACTTGTACTATCGTGTGCGCTGTATAGCTGGAGTTGGTCCCAATCCTGGATTTGCCTATCTACAGATGTATGGATTTACGCAGGCGAATCTGACGGCGACGGGCGCAACTGGGCAAACGGGCCCTACTGGATGGACTGGAGCAATAGGTTATACAGGTATGACTGGTCAGACTGGTCAAACTGGTCAAACTGGATGGACTGGTTACACGGGCCAAACAGGGCAGAGGGGCGATACTGGTATGACTGGTTGGACGGGTGTAACTGGACCAACTGGAATGGTTGGTTTTACAGGTCAGACTGGGCCCACGGGTTGGACGGGTCAAACAGGTCAAACCGGTCCTACAGGTAATACTGGTCCTACAGGAATGACAGGCCCAACTGGCCCTACCCTATCTATACTTGGCTCTGGAACAGGTGGCGTATTAGTGAATAACCCGCTAGGCTCTAATAATGTGTATCACTCACAGGCTCTAGTTGTCAATCAAACTAATATTGCAGTCTCTGGAGATTTACTGCCATCTACATCACTTACGTACAACTTAGGTGCAACTGGCTCTCGCTGGAAGGAAATGTATGTTGGCCCTGGTACTATTAATATTGGAGGTCTACCTGGTGCAACTCCCGCTACAATTGGCGCAGATACACAGGGCATTGCATATACCGAATTTGGGTTTGCAACACCATTCATTAACATTGGTCCAGCAATTACATTTCCATTAACAACGGGCGGATGGAGACTGTCTGCAACAGGCGATGCATTTAGTTCATCATATGATTTAGTTGCACAACAAAATATAACTGATGCATCAGGACAGACTGGACCTATATACTCACTTATCTATGGACGGACTGGTATTACTGGGTCTACAGGGTCAACAGGTCCCACAGGTCCTACAGGACAAACTGGCCAAACTGGCCAAACTGGCGAAATAGGTCCTACAGGTGTACATGGTCAACAGGGCACATCAGGTGGCCAAACCCTATTTTTAGATACCGCAGGTGGTGCTCGTCCTCAAACGGGTGGAACATTACTTGTTGTACCAAATTTAGGTGCACAAACACAAATTACAGCTACTATATCAAACATAAGTGGCGTTCTGATGGGTACTTTCACGACACCACAGAACTTCCTCACGTCATTAATTATTAATCCAGGATTATGGTCAATGAATCTTGAGGCATTTGCTGGCGCAGGTGTATCATATTATTTCAAGGTATCCTATGCAGACTCGGATGGATCAAGTAATAAGATTCAAATCGCGGTTGGAAATGTTGCTAGCAGTACAGTAATATCATTACAGGGCAATTATGTATATGACCTGTATGTGCCTCTTACAACACTACCTAACCTAACAAAGCGCATTGTAATTGATGTATATGCAAACTTTGTTGGTACTAATAAAAATCTAACTATACAATTTCGCAATAGTACAATATCACACATACATACAACACTGACTGCAACTTCAGAGACAGGGCCTACAGGAATGACTGGACCAACAGGTATGACTGGTATGACTGGTATGACTGGACCAACTGGAATGACTGGAGAAACAGGTCCTACAGGAATGACTGGACCAACTGGTCAAACAGGTCCTACAGGAATGACTGGGCCAACTGGTCAAACTGGTCAAACGGGTCCTACAGGAATAACAGGATGGACTGGGCAAACTGGTCCTACAGGCATGACAGGAATGACGGGTCAAACAGGAATGACGGGTCAAACAGGTCCTACAGGACAAGATGGTCTTGCAGGATTTGACGGAACAACAACATGGGGTACATTCGGTACTACAATAACGACAACAGTAGCAACAGATTCCCCATATGCGTTAGCATCTTCCTATAATGGCCAGTATCAGACATTTGTGGTAAGTGGTGGTAAAATATACACATCCAATAATTTTGGTGCATCATGGACAGCAGGAACATCCGTTGATAATAATTATAGTTCGGTAACAATGTCAAGTTCTGGCAAATATCAAACTGCAGTTGGAGGTGGTACACAGATTTACATATCCTCTAACTATGGTGTAACATGGACAGCCACAGATAGTTCAAGAGATTGGATTGGTGTATCTATGTCCAGTACAGGGCAGTACCAAACAGCGGTTGCCAATAACGGCACTATATATATATCATCAAACTATGGTGCCACATGGACAGCGAAAGATTCAAGCAGATCCTGGGCAGGTGTAGCGGTTTCAAGTTCAGGTCAGTACCAAACTGCAACTGTATTTCAAGGCTCTATTTATACATCAACTGACTATGGTAATACATGGACTGCGGTAGCAGGCACGAGTGCAACGGACTGGTTAAATGTTGCAATGTCAAGCACAGGCCAGTATCAAACTGCTACAATTATAAATGGCGTTCTTAAGATTTCATCTGATTTTGGTGTAACATGGGCAACGCCGAGTGTCTCTGCTGGATCAAAGGGATGGACACAGATCAGTATTTCCAGCTCAGGACAATACCAAGTTGTTGGCACGGATGGAAGCGATTATATATATATTTCAAGTAATTATGGTAATACTTGGACGAGTGCATTCACAACACTTGGCGCATCAGTATATATGGCTGTTGTAGTATCAAAAGATGCACAATATATTACAATCGGTGATACAGCAGATCCCAAAATAATAGTATCTAAATCTTCAAATGTTGGCCCTACTGGTCCCACAGGAGCGGGTAGTGGTGGACTTACACTTGGTGGACAAGGAACTGGCTCTGTACTCTTAACAGGCACCAATGGCGCAGTTGTCGCAGATGTTCTTCGGGTAACTACAAATGTTGATGGATCAGGTATAGTACAGGTGGCAGGAAATATCGTACCTGCCACACATAATGTCTATTCACTCGGTGCAAATGACAACGTGTGGAAGGATGTATTCGTAGGAACGGGTACTTTATATGTAGGGTCTGCAACAATTGGGGCGTCTTCAACATCGCTGATTCTGAATGGAAGTAATGGAGGTCGTGTGGGAATTGGTACTAATGCTCCAATAGTTGCGTTAGATGTGGCAGGTACTGTAAATGCAAAAGATATGCATATTCGGTCAGATGTAAGCGGTGTACAAAATGCACTTAACTTTTCTGTTGGACCTGTACCTATATTTGCATTATATAGACCAGGGGGTACAAACGATTTGCGGTTCTACAATTACTCAGGCACTTTTGACCAGCTCAGTCTGAAATCAAATGGTAATGTGGGTATTGGTATCACAGATCCTTCATCATTAACACATTTATTTAGAAATTCTCCCTATGCATCACGTGCAACAAACCCTCTAGTGTCTGGTTCAGGAGCACCTCAATTAACATTAGGAGCAGGTACTGCGCGTTTATATTGTGGAATATATTATACAAGTGGTGCTGGTTCTGGAGTAGCTGCCACAATACAGTCAAGTGATTATTATAACAGTCTAGACCATGGCACGGCACTATTATTAAATCCACTAGGCGGATTTGTAGGTATCGGCACTACAAATCCACAATATGCATTGGATGTGAATGGTGTGGTGCGTGGAACAAATTTTATAACAGCAACAGGTAGTGTGGGTATTGGTACAACAAACCCACAGTGGCCACTACATATTAGAAGTAGTGTATATGCTGGAGGTGAAATTTCAGGGTATACACTTCAAAAGTCGGGCGTTCTTGGTCCAACTTCATCAGACCCTTGGAAAGATGCATATGGTATTGTTGTTGAATCAGTAAATGGATTTGACAGGGAAAGCGGTGTAAAAGCAGGAGTTTTCTTTGCATCGGCGACTCTAATGCCATCGGATATTCGTATTAAAAATGAGATGTATGAAATATCAGATGGAGAAGCGCTCGCGAATCTTCGTAAAATAGAGCCAACCCGCTATAAATATATTGACAACATTGGACGAACAAATACTGAAGTCTTTGGATTCATTGCACAACAGGTTCGTGAACATTTTCCACATGCTGTGAGATTTATAAGTGAATTTATTCCAAATATATTTGATTTAAAACCTATCACATACATAACTGATGCAAGTGGTACTGCATACTCTACAATTCAAGATATTTCAGATGGGTTAGTTGCAAAATGTATTCAAGGACAGAGGATTCGTCTATATGACGATAATAACATTAAATATGATATTCCTATTTATTCAATTGATAGTTCCAATAGTCTGACAGTACGTATGCCACAGGGTATGACTGTATTTAATCCTGGTTCAGATGCCGAAAATCGTATTTTTGTATTCGGTATAGAAGTGGATGATTTCCACGCACTCAATAAAGACTACCTTTTCACAGTCAACTTCGCAGCCACACAAGAAATAGATCGCACAGTTGTATCACAGGCAGAGCGGATTCGTGTATTAGAAGAGAAAGTTACAACACAGGCAGAGCGTATTCGTGTACTGGAGCAGACAGTTGCCGAGGAGGTTGCATCCAATGTGGCACAACAGAGTACAATTGACACGATTATTTTACAGTTGGCGCAGGTCAAACAATTCATAAATATGCCTTAAAAACCTGGTTAAGGCTGGGACGGGAGAAATTTGACCTAAATGGACGCGATCTTGATGTATAAGCTATACAATGAGCGCCAAGCAAATCCAAGTTCTCCTCTTTGATACCGAGACAACAGGTCTTCCTCGTCGGCGCAACGTAAGTGCGCTTGACAGTCCAGATGTTTGGCCTGATTTGGTGAGTATTTCGTGGATTGTTCATACGAATGGTGTAAATGCAAGCAAGAGACATACATATATTGTTCGTCCAGACGGGTGGACAATTCCTGAAGAAAGTATTCGTATTCACGGAATTACGAATGAACGGGCTCGTGCAGAGGGACATCCTCTTGCAGAAGTTCTGTCCTATTTCCGTCGTGACCTTGTTACATCCCAACACGTCATTGCGCACAATATGGAATTTGACAGGAATGTCATTCTCCACGCATTCAAGTGGCGTCTCCGTGAAGACCCTGTTGCATTCTGGGATTCTACGAAAGAGTTCTGTAGTATGCTCCAGTCAAAGGGCGAGCTGAAGATTCCTGGGCGTTGGCCAAAGCCACATGACCCTTACAAGAATCCTGGACTCGACGAACTCTTTCGCGCTACGTTTGGCGGACGTGAGCCACCCTCAGGCGCACACAGCGCAGACCGCGATGTAGATGTGCTGTACCAGATTATTCAAGGGCGTTGGCACATTTGTTCATAAGCGGAGTGGAAGTGAAAAATTGAAAATGGCGCGGGCATATAAAAGTGTAGGCGAATCCAAGCAAAATGAACTTCAAGTATCAGCGTGCAAGTGACGAGGTGATTGGCAGTATGCAGTCTGCGTATAATAAGCGATTCGATGATGCAATGGAGCGTCGTATTCGTACGTGCAAAGAAATGGCTGAAGCGCAGATTCGTGCATTTGTGAACACGATTACGACCGAACCTGTTCCTGTGATGTCTGCGATTACAGGGATAAGTGAAATGATTCATTGGAGTCTTGCGCTAGAAAGGGCGTGGGACGATGGAGATGTATCGATTGACATTGATATTCAGGACGTCAAGGAGTTTGTTCTACACCAGGGATCCGACAGCTACCCGTTTGGAGACAAGGTGAACATCCTCACAGGTCAGTACATTCTTGACCAGTGTTTCATTGAGCCACTCTATGTTGGTGGAGCACCAACACTTCTTGGCGCATTGACCGAGGAGTTCGGCGAGAGCGAGCGAGTGTATCCGAGTATTCTTATGAACGAAGACGGCGTGCGTGTGCTTCGGCTGACTATTGTGGAGTAGGGCAAATGATTCAATAAAATATTTCAAATATATAAATATTTTATTGTGTCATTGTAGAAATGGAACCTGGTACTATTGAAAATAAAATAGATAGTTATGTCAATACGTTAGCAAATCCTGACCTTATAACAGGCTATTACTATTATAAAAATGTACATTTTCATTCAATTAAAATGCTTCTTAAACGGAAAATAAACCCTGAAGCAACTGAAAACAATAATAGCTCTATTGCAAATGATATACCCCATCTAAAAGACTTAGCAGCAAACGCTGCATTTAAAAAAATTACAGGTAAATATAGCAAAATAGAGAAAATGCACGCTGTTAATGCTATTGCATCTACAATTAGAAATAATGCATTTAGAAGCGAATTTATTAAATCATTAACTGGTTCGCATAATTCAAATCCGCTACGTTTAACTAACAAGAGGGTTAAGGGACCAGGTCCATCATTGGCTATTAGACGCGCTGGTATAACTGGGCCAAGTAACAAATATAGAAACACATTGAGACTTAACAGAGGTACAAATCGCCCCACCAAAAAGCCCTCTCGTATTAGTTTTGGAACAAATAATGTACGCACATTTACGAGAAACAGTATTATAACAAAATAGGGGAAATGAGTGACATACACCATATTTACCCTAAAACTCCCCCTCCAGTGCCGCCCAACTGACAGGGAAGTGAGGGCGCAGTAGGTCCGCAATCATTCCCGCGTACATCCGAATCTCCGCCTGGGCCGATGGATCCAGACGAAGTTTACAGAGACGCGCATATGCTGATAGACTCCCCGTTTCAATGAATTCCGTGTACATACTTTGCGGTAGTACGGCACGGGCCACTTCAGGTGCAACATTCATCGCAAGTAGACGTTTGTACGTCTCCATCGCAGAATGCATAGACTCCTCCATAACTGCATTCGCCTCGTCCGCTGCTGCGCACGGGTTCTCGCGACTCCCTTGTTTTAGTTTCGGATCACGCTCACGCATACCGTCTGCACCAGGCACCCAGCATTCTGGCTCTGTATCTACGTAGCGACGACTGACCTCATTCCGTGCAAACCCAATCGTGTGACGGAACCATTCGCGTGCAACAAAAATAGGGATTTTAATACGGAATCGTGCCTGAGGATGAAAAAATGGAGTAATATGATTATGTTTTGCGAGATAACGGATGAGTTTTCCATCAGCCTCAGTCATTGCCTTTGATTCTTTCGCAAAGGATACACGCGCTGCATTCACAACAGTCAGATCATTACCGAACACATCGAGGAGCTCAATGAAACCCGTGCCATCTGGGGCTGAGCGTAGCTGGGTCTGCGACTCGGTAGAGGTAATTACAGTATTTTCAACAGGGGACGACATTTTCTTATGTTATAAACGAGCAGGGACTTTAGGTTATTTGGCGCATTTAGTCCACGTCTTCCATCGTTGACACAGCAGACCTTGCCAAACCACGGCGCATAGGTGCAGGAGACATAATAGGGGAGACAGTTGGACTTGCAGGAATATGATCATCTGTGCGTAGTCCCACTGACTGCATACGTGCAACGGTAGATCCTGGTAGCGCCCCCCTTGCACCATACACATCCTCCATCGGGTCTCCATCCGACCGCACGTGAGTCGGTGTAGTATCTGCAGTCTGCGTTGAATCACGGATAGCTTCACTCATCGCGCGCTGTAGGCCGTTGGAGAACACATTCGTATACGGAGATGGTGCAAGTACAGGGTCCATCGGACGACCAGGCGTAGTCGTTGCATTTCGCACACCACGCCCAGACGCCATACACGCCGTCCTCTGCGTCATCAGTTGCGTTGCGTGATCATACTCGCGGGTTGTACGCAGGGCCGTATTCAGCGTCTGCTCACAGATAGTGAGCTCCTCCAGAATCATTGCAATCTGGGGCAACTCACCATCATACCCCTGTGCAGAGAGACGGAGCTGTGCAACTTGTGCAAGAAGTGGAGCACGCGCATCCATCGGCATATTCCGCGCAATTGCTGACCTGACATCCTCCATCATCTGAACAACATTGCATCGTAGATGCGTGATCTTACCATAGAGTACGTCTGCGGGATCCACTGCAGAATCTGCCTCCAGAGCAAGCGTCATCGTTGCAAATTGGAGCTCGCGGACATTGTATCCACGCACGTGAATATCTTGGCCTACGCTTACACCACGAACAATCACTGCAGCATCGCTCTCATCCTGGAGGTCACCAATACGAATGATCTGGTTCGTTGGTGCGGTTGCAGACTGCTCTACAGGATAATGGGATACCTGCGTCGCGTCACTCGGAATCTGTACCACAACCTGCTGGAATCCGCAACTAATCAGGCCACCCAGAATATCTCCAAACACCGTTGCAACATCCTCCAGATTCTCTACCACATTGTACGACCCACTCCCCTCCGTTGCAATTGCGCGAAGTAGAGCGCCATTATGGTCTACACCATACCCTACACAGCTCATCGTCGTTCCACTAAACTCTGCCAGCAGACTGCGAACAACTCCTGCAATATGCGTGGGATCAGTCACACCTGCGTTCGCCTGGCCGTCCGTTAGAAGGAGAATCCCCTGCTTGTGTGGAGTCGTGCCTGGTGCGAAGAGACAATCACGCGTTGCGAGAATACCGTCCGATAAATTCGTACCACCGTCTGCCGTCAGAGATGCGACACGGTGCTGTAGAATGGCGATATTGTCGCGTGCAGTCACCGTCCTCTGAACAACACGCGTGGCGTGGTCATTGAACGTTACAATAGACACAGTGTCGGCATCAGTGAGAATCTCGAGAATGTAATGAAGGGATTTCTTCACATTTGCGAGTTTGGAATTCGTCGTCATACTGCCAGACGTGTCAATCAGAATGCAGAAGTGAACAGGGACACGATTCTCCATCGTGAAAGACCTGTTCCCGCGTACGCGGATGCATGCGATGTCATCTTGGATCATAAATGCCTGGGCGTTCATTTCTTGGAATATGTTTGCTCAGGGCGTGCTGAAGTTTATTTCAGCCGAGTTTGTCAATTTTTTTGAGTACTCAACGTGATGGACGATTTCGCCTCTACAGGGAAGCAAATTGCAGGATTGGCGGGTGCAGTTTCAACCCAGCCCTCGTCCTGATAGTACGTCTTCGGTTTTGGGTATCCATTGAATTCGCTCGCACTTGCCGTCGTATACGAGCCCATCTCTGGGAAACAGAGCCAATCGCCCTCGCTCATTGTAGGCATCCGTTCCGAGTACGCAATCAAGTCAATACTGTCGCACGTACGTCCAAAGAGAAATCCTTTTTCTTTCTTTGTGTTGGGTTCGGTTCCCTCTTTTGGAACATTGAGCCAATAGGGTCGTGCGTGGTCATAGACAATACACGAGAACTGACCATACACGGATTCGTCGAGAATGTAACGCCAACCTACACCACCTGGTCCTTTCTTGCGCGAGATGATTGGTGCATACAGAGTGTGCGACCGTGACGAGAAGAACCTGCCTGGCTCCGCGATCCATTTGCTGGGGGCAGTCTTTGGCGCTGTCCTGTGCCATTCCTCCATACTTGCACGAATCTGTGTTGCGCTGTCCGCGAATGTATCTGGCAAGAACCCACCACCAATATCCACCGTCTCCGCAGGTGTCGCTGTGCGCTGGACAAATGCCTTGCACGTGTCAATTGCGCGTTTGTACTGCGTTGGGTCACTGGATGCAGACCCAATATGAAATGACAGTCCACCAAAATGGAGGCTATTCCGTGCAATGGATGCGAGGATTTCTTGCCATTGTCCACGTTCCGCACCGAACTTAATCGAAAATGGGGAGCGACTGGCAGCATCGTCCACTGCAAGACGAATCAGAATCTGTGGACGCCATCCCGATTTCGCAATCTTCTCCACCTCTTCTGGCGAATCTACGACTGTCTGCTCAATACCGAGCGTCTTTGCGTATTCACAGTCGCGTGCCGTCTTGTGCGGGTTCGCGAAGATGATAGATTGGGGTTTGGCACCGACTTCAGGAGTCATCGCATCATCAATCTCGCGCCCAGATGCACAATCGAAATTGACGCCTGCCGTGTTGAGCCATTTCATTACCTTCTGGTCTGGATTAGACTTGACAGCATAGAATGGCTGGACAGTTGGCAGGTGTGTATGCCAGGCCGTGATCTGTTTGGCGACTGCGGTGGGGGATGCGATGTAAAATGGCCGAGGAGAGGCGTGGGTTGCAATGACCTTCCGTAGCGAGGAGCGCATAGACGACAGGGACCGTATGGTGTTCAGTGTTGTAGTCTACAGTGAGAAAATGTTTTAGGCCGATTTGGACGCGGAAAAATTGAAATTGCAGATGTTCAGGTAGATTGCTACAGAGTATCCATCCAAGCTTCTGAAATGACGTTTCCCATTTCGCGCCAGGAGTTGCAGGCGATTCGTGAGAAGCACGCCGATGCTGAACAGCCAGACGTTGATGTCGGTGCGGTCATTGAGTATATGAGTAATACAATTCTGGAGATGGCACGGGTGGCCAAGTCAATGAGTTATCAGTTCTGGAGTGACTACCTGCGGACTCTTCCTGGTTGTACAATGACGAAGCCTGTTGCACCATACATGAAAGAGATTCGTACACAACTACGTAGCCGTTTCCCTGGCGTTACATTTGATATGGACAGGGAGATGATTTATCTGCGTGTAGATTGGAGCTATTAAAATAATGTACTCAATTTGAGCAGGGGTGGGCAAAACCCCTCTGCGGAAGCTTGCTTCCGTTAAACCCTTGAACCCCTTTTGAACCATTCTTATATAAATAAGGGACAACTTGAAATATAAATTTATTATAATCTACTTTTCAAGTTATTTGAATAGATCCTATTTTGCCCATCCCTGGTTATAGTGTTCGTTTTATTTTGCGGGTTTTATTTACTACACGTGCACCGCCACTGGATGCATTTGCATTGTCCCTGTTACCAACTACTTTATTTATTAATGAAACCTCCTCTGCAGTTAGTGCATAATCATCTAGTGATGCTGGCATTTGTAGTTGATTTAGTATCTTAAACTCATTAACTCTACCTGGTAAAGGAGAATATTGTGTTATTTTCATCAAGAATGTAATTATATCAGAGTTGAAAAAGTTAACTAGTCTAGTACCATGCGCTTTTGACTTTGTAAGCATATACATTGAATAATTAGTTGTCCCCATTTTCGTATCACTATAAAACGCAAATAATTTTCCAGTTTCATACCCCAAATTGAATGTCATAATTACTTTATCCTTTGCAATATAATCTGGTTCCGACGCATATGTTTTATAATATATGTGTTTTTTTCCAGTTTTATCAATATAATGATAATGTGGTGTTCCAACTTTAGATGTATCACTTTTTGAAGGCTTGAATACCTGATTATAAGTAATATGAATAGGCTCACCCTTAGCTCTAAAAAGTTTATTCAGAATACTCATAGTTGTATCATTTATCATATTTGGAATAAACGGATAATTAAATATCATTTCACCTTTATCAATTCTTCCCATAAATTTAGAGTCGAACTTAGTAGGTTTATTAGTATTTTTAGCGTGTATTACATAATAATCTACTTTAGGAAAATGATTTGGTGGTGTATCGCTTATATTAATATAATCTAATGTCCATTCATTTTCTCGTATTGTATGCCAAATTTTACCTTGATTATCACGATCTTCAGGATCATAAAACTTACGCCACCCTGGAGGATGTACAAATGTAATATATCCATTCGGTTTTATTAAATTGAATGCTAAATATACAAATTTAGGCCATACCGTGCCACCGCCTTTTCCTACTCCATTTGCATTAAATGGAGGGTTACCCATTATAATATCATATTTTTCTGGCCATCCCTTTCTAGCAAGTTTAGCAGATGTTACATCTAGACTATTTGCAGTTAAAATATTTGGATTACACTCTTCACACAATTGCTTAAATATATTTCGCGCGATTCTACTGTTATTAGACTGTATTTCAATCATATATAACATATTATTAATAATATGCTTTCTTCGTTTCTTATCATTTGGCTCCCATGTTCGTAACCCAACGTCTAATTTATAAAATGCAACAATAGGAAAATTACCAATACCATTTGCAGGGTCAAGCCATTTTAAGTCAGGATCAGACCACACTGCGTTTGGTAAATGGGATAACATGTCTTCAACAAATTCAATCGGTGTAAATACCTCCCCTTTATCTTCCTTTTGTTTTTTTCTAGGTGTAAGGCGCTGATGTATTAGTTTCATTATCTTATCTTTACGAATAGTAGATTCTCCTAATTTAGCTTTCATATCACGAAAGATTCTTTCACTACTAGTGCGCGAGAAATCTTTTACAGCAACAATTAATAATTTAGACAGTAATGTTTTGTCAGAACCCTCTATAATCTGCGTTCTAGACCGAATAAGACGCAGTGTATTTTGTTGAAGACTTGTGCCTTCCTGATTTATGACATTACTTTCATACTCTTCAAGTGCTTCAATCAGTGTTGATGCCGTACTTGTTATTGCAAGATATTTAACGAAATCAATTACTGTTTCAGAAAAATTATCTATCTCTATTCCCACGGTATCTACTTCAGATTCACCATTTGATTCATCGTCATCTAATGTATCTACTGGCACTCTTAAAATTAATTTACCAGTTTTATCTATTGTAATTTTACTGCCCTCTTTTAACCCTAGACGTGGAATAGCATTCTCCATTTTTTTAGAGCTGAATTTTCCTCGTAATGATGAAATAAAATCAGAGGTTATACTACGCCTAATATTATTACGTAGTGTTTTTTCAAGTCCACCAATATCTTCATTCATTCTATAAATTGGATCATGTTGGGCCATTTCAAATAATTGACGTAATTTATCAGAAAATCGTAATGGTTTTGCAGCTGTGCCTCTCTCTATTCCATATGTAAATATATCATAATCCCATGAATATGTATCATAAATAATATTTGTAAGCTCTGTTGGCGTATTTGACCGTGTATGCGACGCCCTGGTATAACCATACAGTGCAGCAAATGTTCTAACAGGATTCAAATCAACAACGAATGCTGCCTTTTTATCAAAACTTGGTGTTAGTGCTCTATACATTTTTTGTATTATATCATCAGGTGACTTTGACTCATTAAATAAAAATACAACATCTGTACATGGTAAACTAATTCCCATACTTAATTTATCGCCTGCTAATATAACAAGACCCTTTGGAGAGTCTTGGCAATGTAATCTGCGTTCAAGAGTAAGAATTGAACCTTTTAGATTATCATTAATAATATGTATATTACTGGATGATTTAATAGTGCTATCATTTATAACACATGCAATTTCATAATTATCTCTCCACCATTTATGTGTCATTAATAATGATGCCCATGCACATAATAAATGGTTAATATTAGAACCAATACCACCAGTTGGCATAAACATTAATAATGTAGGCATAGTTCTATCATCATCCAGACGAAACCGACTCTTCACATCATTACTTATAATATTAATACGCCCTAGTATAGATGGTTTAATCATAGACCCTGCAATTTCATGTAGCGGTTCACCGCCTTCCATTTCAAGTACTTCAGGTTCAATAAATGTTTCTTTTGGGGTTATTAGACTAATCATATTTTTAGGATTTTTAATATCTGCAAAAATCTTATATGCATCTGCTCTTACTTTGTTATCAATTCCCTTCACATCCGTATCAGATATATCAGTTTTTTTAATTCCAAAAATAGCTGACATGCTAAATCCAGAGTCTGGTCTATATTTACCCTCTGCTGTAAAACGTTCTAATGCCTCCTCTTGAAAATCAGCGGATATAAAATATAAATCAGGGAATTCAATATATGCATCTGCCATATTAATTAATGACTCCCTATACGATATGCGTTTTTCAATAACTTTATTTACTAATTCAAGATTAAATCTATTTCGCAAGTTCTCTAATGCATTTTCCTGATCCGTTTCTGTTGCAAGTCCTCGTGTCATCAATACATCAGTATAATCCCATATAAATATATTATCTTGTTGTATTTGATAATCAATTAAAATATTATAATATGTAGCTGTTAAAAATATAAATGGTAATTTTTTACTGCTATATGTAGCAATAATATTATCAACATCTTTTTTAGTATGTTCTCCACCTGCTGTTTTATGCGCTTCATCAAAAAATACTATACCAAGTGTATCTTTACCAACTAATAGTTTTTGTAATTGTTCCCTCTTTTTAATATCCCTTTTTTGTGAAATAACTAATAGTTGCGAAGAGCAGAAAAATATAGTATGTGGTTTTGTTTTCACAAAGCGTGATGTCGCATCTTTAACCTCTACAAATTCAAAGTCAACAAAATCTTGAAACTTATCAAAAAGATCCTTCTTTACCTGTAGCAATGTTTCATTTGGTGCAGCAGTAAGCCAAAATACATTTAAATTTTCAATAGCATTTCTTCTCAAATATTCACGTATAATGCCTCCTGCAATGTATGTTTTGCCACCTCTTGGTAACACTCCAATTGTATATAAATTATTATTTTCAATTTCACTACTTGTTTCTATTCTATCACAAACTCCAGAAACTATAATATCCTGATGTAATTGTAATGATAGACTTGGCTTAGAGCTTGATGTAAAATATTGCAATTGCAGAGCATCTATTAGACTTTTTTCATGGATATCTGAAAACTCAAATAATGAACGTCTTATCTCCTCTAAAAATGGTTTAACATCTTCATTCCATCCAAAAAATGTGTCTGGTATTTCACGTGTAAATCTACGAAATGTTCTATTATTTACTATTTGAAAATCTGCCTTGCTTTTTAAAAATACAATGATACTGAACGGTTTTTGTTCAGCAGTTAATAGTGTTTCTCCAGCATCTTTCAAATCTGTTATATCATAATTCTTTTCAGCTGACTTCTCTTTTCTAAACCATTTAACACTCATTAAATATGTTTTTATATTGTCCTGTGGTAGTATATCACATTCAACCTCACAATATGGAGAATCTGCGTTTACCTCTTTTCTATCATTTCTAATATTTTTAAGTGTAATATCCGAAATACCTGAGCCTCTACTTGCAATACACTTCATTTTCCGAAATGCATCTGCATTGTTGGTATATACTTCTGGAGCACTTCCTTCTATCTGTTTCATAAATTTATAGTTTCCGCCATCTCTTGGATTTACATTATTAATACCTCCAAAAAATACAAACAGTCTTGATAAAACTTCAAATATGTCTGTTCCCGCATGCCTTTTATCTGATAATTTGAACGAAACCATATCATCGAGTGAAATGTCTGGATTAATAAACACGGTTGTTAAAAAATCGTATATTGATGTATCATTTGTAAGACCATATAGACCTACAGGTGTAGTATCTAGCTGAAATTTTATTTCGCGAACCCTTCTTTCTAATGCCTGAATATTTGCAATCGGTTCACGTGTGCATGGATCAAATAGTTCCGCACATGGATTAATAAGTATATTTGTAGCTTTTACATCAATTGTTGCAGCAGTATGCTCTGGTCTAGCAACAATGCCTGTGTCTGTTGCTGTTGCTATCGCTTCTTCATTTTCTCCTTCACCAACTTTTTCTAATGGAGGCAAATTTGCATATATATTTTCAGTATTTGATGCATCACGATGTGTACCTATACTAGAATGGGCACCTGTATCACCAACTAAAGCAGACTGTTGTGCGATTGCCTCTGCAATTCTATCCCTTTCCTCTTGTTCTGGATCATACTCGGTAAGTAGTCTATAGTTACGTCTAGGTTTTTTAGCAATACCATTTCCAGGTATATCACTCTCTCCTACATTAGCACTTACTGCACCCGCACCCGCGCCTGCAGGTGCTCTTGTACTTACTACACCAGTGCCTTCGTTCATATTATTCTCATCTTCATTTGAACCTGAATTACCACTGTCCACTTCCTGTACTTGTGTTAAGAGTTTTTGCAATGTCCCCTGTTTTACAGGGTTTACATTCACTCCATTCGTCTGTTTTTGTGTCTGTCTATTTTGCTTTCGTAAAATAGACGCAATATTTGTGTTCTTTCTTGTTTTATTTTCCTTATAAATACCTGATTCAAGACGTTTTGTAATTCTGTTAACAAACCGTTTAAACTTTCCTGTAATACCACTGTTTTCCTCATCGGGCCGGGTGGCAGCGGATGTAGTTGTTTCCATCTACTATTTATAGCAACAAAATATCAAATAATTATACAATAATCCATTCACTTTCGCCCAGCCTTCCACTTCTTGTATCCATGTGTCCATTGCACAAAGTACGACGAGCCCAGCAACTCTTCCGCCATTATGTGCAATTCCCTCTCTTTGTCATCAAGTTGTGCCATAAACTCTTCATAGTCCGCTGGCTTTACAGGTGGAGGTGGAGGTGCATACTTCTGTGGCGTTACAATCGTATTCTGAGACCGCGTGGAGGATGACATTGCGTTGCTACCTTCTAACGAGAGAGGCTACTTCATCAATTTTATAGAGACACAGTAAGTAAGAGGGCACGATGCACTTTAAAGATCGCAGAGCACTCCGTCTGCGCACGCCAGAAGACATGCTCGCCATTCTTCGTAGCTTTGGAAATGCTGAGAGTGAATTTCGTCCAGGGCGCACTGTTCACGCAATTAACAAAATGGATCGCGACTATGTCTACACACTGAGTAGTCCAGTCGGTCAGGACTTTGCAGAGGGATTTCGCCCTGATTTGACACCTGCTGAAATGTTAGCACTCGGTGTGTTTGAGGGCAAATACCTTAACGACTGTCTCCTCGAATTTCCTCGCGAATGGTTTATTCGTGCCATTGCTCTCGACAAACTTTCACCTGGTGGCGCTGACATTTCTGTGAATGCGTTTCAGATCAAGTCGCGGTTGCCCTTAGAGACGTGGTACGATTACGGCTGGATTCCTGGATCTTCAGGTGTTGTCGCAAAACAGTATCCGCTCTTATCTGATTCTGGTACAAATCCTGATAACAGAGGGTGGTTTCAATGGTATTGTCGCTACTATATTGGACGGCGGTTGCCCGAGTTGGATGTGATCCAAATTCAGAGATGGAATGCGTTTCGTCGGCACGCGGGGCAAATTCGGGCAAATTGTCGCCCAGGTGATCTCGCGTGTCGGCCACGGCAGAGACAGGCTTTACTACAGTGGGCGCACGATCCATTTCTGTGAGCGGGGGTGGGCAAAACCCTTCTGCGGAAGCTTGCTTCCGTTAAACCCCGTACCCCCTCCTTAACCATTTTCAAATAACTAAGGGATAACCTGAAATATAAATTTATTATAATCTACTTTTCAAGTTACTTGAATAGACACTATTTGCTCATCCCATTTCTGTGAGCGGGGTTTTTTGTGTATATAGAGTATAGAATGGACATGTATACACGGTTATTCTGGCTAAGTTCACTATTATTTATCTCACTGTCCTTTTATTTACTATGCTGTACAAAAAGAACCCCTGTATTTTATGCTCAGATTGCATCAGGATGTGGTATGTTTATAACTAGTAAAATTGGACGGACGTTTCTAGGATTAGAGTAGGGTCTAAATCCAGGGATGGGCAAAATAGCATCTATTCAAATAACTTGAAAAGTAAATTATAATAAATTTATATTTCAAGTGTCCCTTATTTCTATAAGAATGGTTAATAAGGGGTTTAGGGTCTAAATCATGTAATACCCGCGAAGTGCAAACAGCCTGTCGCGAATCATATACTGAAAGTTTCTCAGATTTACCAATATACGCCTACGACGCCGTGACACATGTAAAATATCATACATAATATGTTCCGTTTTTATCTGCCAGCGGTCATTCATTGTATCTTGGAGTCTCTGTACCGCACGGACATCGTGTGTTGCTGTGCGATACGTTGGAAGCGATTTGATACGATTCATATACCGTTTCTTACTTTCACGAATCATGGCAATATATGCACCGACCTCCGCTTTGTATTCGCTCACAACATCGCTCAGCTCTGTGCGAAATGCGTGAACTGACTTTTTGGCGATACGGTCTGCTTTCTTGTATTCTTTCACTGTCGCCTTGACTTCTGGATTTGTTTTGATAAGATTGTCAACATTTACTTCTGGTTCTCTTGTCATATTCAGCATATCATATCTATTGCCCAGCATAGCTGTGAGTTCAGGGTCTGTGAGCAGAAGATTGTGACAGGTTGTGCACCGAATCCGAAATCCATCATTCACCATTCGTTGCATAGTACAGTGGTTGTGTGATATATGGCCACAACGGTAGCGTATTTGTCCCTCCTCTTGAAGAATTGTTTGATTACATATACAACAATTTACAATATCCATTGTTATATATGTAAAATATAGGTGCTTTATGTTGGTTAAGTTATGTGGAGTTATTTACACGCGCGCTCCATAGGGTGTGAAGACTACACGCTGGCTCTGACTTGCATTTGCAGGATGAGTAATCGGATTCTCCTGTGTAACAACAATGACGGATGATGAATGGGCTGTGCGAGTCGTTGCAGATACTGTGCGATTGCGATTCCGTTGCGACTGTACAATCATTGCGCCAGCAACTGCAATTGCAATTACTCCACCGACAGCGCCCACAATGCCACCAATCATGTTTACACTCGATGCGCTAGTTGTAGGAGATGATGGTGGTTGCTGTTGTTGCGGTTGCTGTGGTTGTTGCTGCCCGCCAGTCGTCGCAACAACGGATGTGCCACCTACCGAGGAAGCAAGTGCATTCATTGTCGCATCACCTGAAAGTACAGAACCGAGATCCGTTGTCATCGCATCTTCCGTCGGTGCAACGATATCATACTGAACATTCACGGAATCTTCCGTGGTCTGGAGACGACGTACTTGACGCAGACGCAGACGTGGCTGTTCACGAATAACGAGGCACTGTACTGAGCCATTTGAGTTCAGACGGGCGACACTCAGGTCTGCTACAACTGGCTCCTCAAGTCCCGTCAGTGCACGACGGATCGTAATATTCTTGATTTCAATATTCTCCAGAGGCATACGTACTGCACAGGCAATTGAGGCCTGAATCTCCTGGAGCTTGGCAGGACGAATCAGCTCCGTTACATTCGCGCGCGGGAATGAAATTGTCGCAGGAAGACGATCAGGGAGCGTGAAGTTGATCGGTAGACGTGAGCGGGCAGGAGGACGAGTGGGAAGAGAGCTGAAGAGGGGTTTAATGATCATCGTGGGTTGTGCAGAGCGAGAGGGAAATGGAGGGCGACGAGATGGGAAGGCCGATACACTGGGTTTGATGGGAGGTGGAGTAATTGAAGGACAGGCGAGCATATTGCATAGCAGGTCTGACCCACCCTGTGTAATACATTGACGAATTGCGAAGAGACATTCTGGTTTGGCAGGGTCACAGCACTGAGGCATATCCGATGGTATAGATGGGATTGGTGTAGGGCACATGAGAGCCTGGCACATAGATGGGGGATTTCCAGAGTCAAAACAGCGTTTCACGGTTTCCATACATTCAGGTTTGACGGGGTCACAGCAAGGTGCAGAGGGAAAGGGAGAGAATTGTGGTAGTGTCGTATTGGTACACGCAAGTGCATTGCATACAGCTGGAGGTACATTCTGTGCAAGGCACTCTTTGATTACAGTCTGGCACGATTGCGTAGAAGGATCACAACAGGGTTTTGGGGATGAACTGGGAGTTGGCTGATCAAGTGGGCGTTTCGTGGGAAATGGGGTGAATGTTTCCATTGGAGATGGTGGAGGTGGTGGGCGAAGTGTTACAGATGCAGTTGGTGGAGGTGGTGGGCGAATTGTGAAGGATGCGCTTGGTGATTGTTGTGGTTGTTGCGGTTTTAGTGTTTGCGTAACAGATGGGCAGATGACCTGGTCTGCAGTACACTGTGTGCGCGTTGGGTCACAGCACTGGACAGGAAATACAGTAGGGAAGGGGCTACGTGATAGAGGTGATGGAGTGGGGCAGACGAGCGACTGGTAGCAGAAGGACTGTGTGTTGCCTACACCAATACAGGCCTTGATTGCGTCTTGGCATGTCAGAGTGGCAGGGTCGCAACACTGGCTGGATGGGGGTGAAATAGGAGAAGATGGTACAGGCATTGGTGTGGGACAGGCAATAGAGTAGCAGGAAGTTGTGCCTGATGCACCTGTCGCCGTGGAGTTCGTGTTTGCAAAGCACTGACGAATTAGTGCCTGACATTCTGCCGTTGTTCCATCACAACAACGGGGTGACGGGTTTGGAAGTGGCGTGAACGTCGTATCTGATTGTTGGCTCGTGGCCATTGCAATTGCAAGGCCGGATAGCAGAGTGCGCAGCATTGTTCCTGATTTCATCTGACATTTTAACGAGCGTTGTGGGTTGAGTCAAATTTTTATATTTCAAAGCCCCATTCCTTTCAGTGCGAGGAAGACAAGCATAAATAGCGCACCGCCCCACAGTGTGTCTGCAACCGCAATACGCCAGTCATAATCCTTGAGTAGAGCATAGCTCGTGAAATCATAGACTGCATATGTTGTTGCACCAATCATAAATGCATTGCCTGCACTGGTTGCAAGTGATAGCAGGTACGCCATCGCAAGATAGACTACCGCTGCCGCACCGTAGCGGAAGACGACAGGTGATCCCTGGATTTTCTCCGTCATTTTCACCGCTAACTGCCCCACGGTTGACAGCCAGAACATATCTACGAAAAGTAGCATTGCAATTGATATTAAAAAGCGTTTCATTCTGTGTATGCGCGTCCTCTACTTAGCGAAAAGACTCTTTCACAGACCTAGTGATACAGTGATGGCTACGACGCAACAAACAATTCGCGTGGATGCATTTGACACAAATTTGCACGGCGCAAAAATTCTCGCACAAGGTCCATTCCCAAATAATCGTCTACCACCCCTTATGGATTATGTGCAACACTTCCGAGACCCGTTCAAGAAACGGGTTTTACTGACACGGTCTCCATTCGCCATCTGCAAAACAATTTCGCTGAATTACGACGCAACGTACCTTGTCGGTGATGTACAGGATTGGTCGCTTGCATTAACATATATTATGCACTGCCCGAAACCTGCGCTCGTTGTCATTGATGATGTTCCTGTGCCTGATGCAGTTTGGACAAAATTCACACGAGCCATAACCGTTGCCCACATTGCAACAACACCTGTGAGAAGTATGGCGCCGTACGATGCTGTCTTCTTTGCGCCCATTCAAGATATTGGAGGAACATATGCAGATTATGTGTTTCGGCAGATTCAGAATATCTTCCGTGCATCGTACACACAGAAAGAGTACAAGGATATTCTGCAGGAGTTGCGTGTGGCAGAGGCAGGGCTGATGTGGACACGATGGGATGAGAGTGTGTCTGCAGGGTCTATGTACTGGTACGATCCAGTTTCGAATCAGAGGTCAGATACATTGTCTAAAAAACAGTTATCTGATATCTTCTTATGGTTGCATAATCAATGCGTAGAGTGAGTTGGGTTATTTACACCATACCCGCCGTCAGGGCAGCAACCTGCTTCGCCATATCCGCCATCGCGCCAACCTGGTTGCCAGACGTATCTACAAATCCACCGCGCTTACGCTGGGACTTGCGCTGCTGCTTCTTCTGCTGTTGCTGAGCGCCGCCGCGGAACAGCTTGAAGGTACCGCGCTTGGGCTTGAATCCGAGCTTGAATAGACGCTTGATCGCCTTCTTGCCCGCAGCGTGCTTGCGACGGCTGACAATGCGACCGGACTTCACCTTCATTAGATCAACCTTCTTCAGGCCACCCGAGGTGTGCTTCGCCGTACCGTGGAATACTTCCGCCTTGGAGCCTACCGCCTTAATCTTCTGTGTTTTGGCCATTTGTTCTACTTATATGGTAGCTATTTTTCTGGACGCGCGGGGGATGCCTGGAAAACAGGGATGTGCAAAATAGTGTCTATTCAAGTAACTTGAAAAGTAGATTATAATATATTTATATTTCAAGTTGTCCCTTCGTTATTTGAAAATGGTTAAAAAGGGGTTCAAGGGTTTAACGGAAGCAAGCTTCCGCAGAAGGTTTTGCCCACCCCTGCTGGAAAAATTGAACACATCTCGGTGCAAATATGAAGTGCGCAAATCTATCCAAGTCTGAGCAAAATGTCTGTTGCCACTGTTGCCACTACCGTTGTTACTGCCGTTGTACGCCTGAAGTATATTCGCAATGATGAGGGTCTCTTCGTTTGCCCCACGTGTGGCGTAACGAAGGAGAACCAGAATACTATGCATTATCATATGCGCAAACACGCAGAGAAGACGCCTCTTTCCTGCCGATTCTGTAAGAAGGGTTTCCTTCAGCGCACGGCGATGGACCTTCATATTCGGTCGCGTCATGCCGACGAGCTGGCTGCCGAAGAGCTTCCCAAGCCTGCCGCCACATTCTCGTGCCCATTTCCTTCGTGTCCCTTTACGTCAATGACGAAGGGTAATCTCCGTACGCATTGCCTTCGTACGCATTTCCAGAGGGAGTCTGATCTGATTTGCCTCGATGATGAGGAGACGGATAGCCTCCAGTGTGTTGAATGTGAAAAGTTCTTCAAGTCAAAGACGGCATTCTATTACCACTGCCATGGATGTATTCACGTCCACGAGAGTGATAGTCGTTACGCGTTTTACCGCGCGATTGCATAATGCCAGGGATTTCAATACACTGAAAATGATAGATATGTCATCATTTTCTAATTATGAAAAAAACCACTAAATATAAGCACTGTCAAATACATAACATATATTGCTACAGGAATTGTAATACCTGCTATGATATTTTGTTGCTGTTCTGTTAGCGTATCATGTAGATGAATACGTAGTGCTGTTAGACTGACTGGATTGAGTATTATAAATGTTATAAAATATAAAAGGAGTATAGGTATGTCTTTATAAAAATTACTAGGCTTATTATTACCCCCACTAAAGAAACCAAACCCCCCAATAGCGAATAGAATAAGCGTAAATACTATCCCCCCAATAACAACAAATCCAAACCATGCTAATACTGGTAAACTGCCTACAACCGAAAAAGCAATCTCAGCATACGAAAGTTTTTTCTTTGCATCGTCGGACATGTTATTTGAGGTTGCAAGTCTATAAATAAGTAGGCCTATAAGGACAATCAAAGGTAAAAAGTATGGCGCAATATCTCTTTTTAATCTCCATGCATTACGAGTAAGCGTATCATAGATGGGTGGGAAATTCATTTTCTACATAATTATGCATATTTTTTATTTTAATCAACTTTAATCGTATCTACAGACCGAGCAATAACGCGTTTTACCGCGCGATTGCATAAATGATGGTTAGATGGATTATAACGACTATTATAATTGTATTTACTAGTAGTGACATCTAGCGTCACTGTTTTTGTTTTCAGGGGGGCACTAATCCATAAACGTTCCATCAACCACGAGTATTGTCAAATAACTAATAAAAAACGTAACCGGGATTGTAATACCTGCTATAATAGTTTGTTGCTGTTCGCTTAGTGTGCCTTGTAGCAAGAGACGTAACCCTGTTAAACTGAATTGATTCAGTAATAAAAATACAGGGGCCGTAAACAAAAATGCATACAATGGCTTTGATGTGAAACGGGTAAGTATCACATACAATGCACCAATAGAAAAGAAACCAAATAACACTAATACGGGAAAACTACCTACAAACGAAAGTGCAATCTCGGCATATGAAATGTTTTTCTTTTCATCCTCTGTCATTGTGTCTGAGTGTATAAGCCCATATGCAATGAGCCCTATGAGAATAATATTTACTAAAAAGAAGGGTATAACTGCACCTTTTAGTCTCCACGCAGATTGAATTGTATTATAGAATGGCGGGAGTTGCATTCTCTACATAATTACGCATATTTTTACAACCTCTAGTAAGTTGAAGATACTGAAAAAAACCCTAATGTAAAATAACTATTGATTATTATTACAGGGATTGTAATACCTGATATTATATTTTGTTGCTGTTCGCTTAGCACATCATGCAGAAACATACGCAGGCCTGTTAAAGTTAATTGATTGAATACTATAAATAGTACACCAAATAAAATTAATTTAACGAATGAGGATAATGGTATATATACGTGTGTTGTATGTATATAAATTGTAACTATAAATAACATAATAAATATATATAGTACTGGCAAACCACCTGCAAGTGATAGTCCAATCTCAGCATACGAAAGTTTTTTCTTTTCATCATTGGAGATGCTATTTGAGTTTGCAAGTCTATAAATAAGTACGCCCATAAGGGCAATATTTACTAAAAGGAAAGGTATACTAAACTTTTTAAATCTCAAAGAAGCCCTACCTATATCATTTAGGGTTGGAATTTTCATTTCTACATAATTATACATATTTTTTATTTTAATCAACCTTAATCGTATCAACAGACCGAGCAATAGAAAGTACGTGATACCCAAGAGCACCAAATCCGCCGAGTAGCAGGAGTTCATAGGAGGCGCGCAGAGACTCCTTTTTGTTATAGCCAATGTAGACGAGCAGAGGTGCTACGAAAAGGACGTGAATGAGGTTAACCCACTGTCCTCCCGTTTTATGCGTATAGCGGAGGAAGAGTTTGTACAGGTGATAGACTGCAATGAACAGGCCGAGAATGAGTAGTACCCAGTACAGCCAGTCGGGTGTATTTGCCCGTAGAAATCCTACCACGAGAAAGAGCGGAACGACGAAGAGGATGTGGAAAATGGCAACGACGATATGGGGGTCCATTATATTCTATTTCATGGATTGTAAAATTGTTTCATATACATGTAGTAAAATTGACACATTTGCTCTCGTAGAGGCAAAATGTTAGAAATTGGTTATAGAATGGTTGAGTATACGTGTGAGATCTGTAACAGGGCATTTTCTCAAAAGAGGGATTACACTGCACATGCACGTAAAAAGCGCCCCTGTAAAAAGGATACTGTGATGGAAGGGCGTATTGAAAAGACAGCACATACGACGAATGATATAATTCAACATACTGCCTCTGCCTCTGCCTCTGCCTCTGCCTCTGCCTCTGCCTCTGCCTCTGCCTCTGCCTCAACCTCTCCAACAGCAGAGGCAGTTCGCGAGGCAGGGCTTGATAAGTTCTATACAATTCCAGAAATTTCCGAAAAATGTTTAGCAAGCATAGGCTCTCGCTATACATGGTCTGATTGGGGACTTGTAATAGAACCAAGTGCAGGAAACGGTAGTTTCCTTACAAGGATCCCTACTCACAAGAAACTTGGCATTGATATTTCTCCAGAGCATACCGATATTATTAAACAGGACTTTCTAACCTATACGCCTCCAAACGATATTGGTAAAGTTCTTGTTGTTGGAAATCCTCCATTCGGCAGAGTAAGTTCTCTTGCAATCAAGTTCTTCAATCACGCTTCAAAATGGGCAGATGCAATCGCGTTCATTATTCCGAGAACATTTCGTCGTGTAAGCGTTCATAATAAACTAAATACCAACTTCCATCTTGTATTTGATGAAGAAATCCCTATGAAACCATGTTCGTTTAGTCCTCCTATGATGGCGAAATGCTGTTTCCAGATATGGGAAAAACGGGAAACGAAACGATCTATTGTTGAATTGTCAACAACACACGATGATTGGGAATTCCTGGGTTTTGGCCCAAAAGATGCAAAGGGGCAACCTACTCCTCCAAATGGAGCAGACTTTGCGATGCGTGCATATGGTGGGAAATGTGGTGAAATAGTAGATACTGGTCTTGAAGAGCTACGTCCAAAAAGCTGGCACTGGATTAAATCGAAGATTGACAAAAATACATTAGTTGAACGGTTTAATGCGCTTGATTATGCACTAAGTCTTGATACAGCACGACAGAACTCTATTGGAAGAGGCGAACTTGTAAGACTTTACAGTGAAGCATATGATTAAAGAGCAGATTCAGTGACTCTAAACCGCATCAACTCATTCCAACAATCATCGTGTATAATTGGACGAATAGCATACTCTTTGATACTATTTTCATCGTTTAGTGAATCAGTTGTAATTGGCCCATGTTGTTTAATTGTTCCGTGTGCATATCCGCCAAAGGATACGACTATGTTCTTCATATCTGCCTTTGGAACCTTAAACACATATAACTCACCCTCTGATTCTACATTTTCTGGAGAAAGATGATATGCGGTGAGTATATACGTTTCGCAGTCATGTGAAGGTCTAATTTGAACAAAGTTGAACTTGGTGTACGTTGCTCCTCCAAGTGATACTTTTACCTCGGAGTTCTTCCCATCCTTAGAGCAATCACCTGTGCAGTCTTCTGCCTTATTTTTGATATAGTTGAATTTTGTACGAATGAATTTTTCAAGTAGAGGGCCATATTGTTGGGCGGATAAATTGTGAATAACACAATATGTATGTGCATCTTTTAGCGTGGCAAGTTTCATAACATGGTCATCATGTTTGATCTTTGAAAGGGTCAAATGCTCTCTCAGCCTTTTCACACGTTCTGATGCATTCATCAATTGAGGCGTGGCAATAGACACTATCACCTCTTCACTGACGATACGAATCTTCCGTTTCTTCTTCGCACTGGGTGCAGGCGCAGAATAGGTACATATTCTCTTAGTATGCCCTTCCTGTTTACATGTAGAGCATCGCATTTGTAATTTACTCAACTTCATGATACATTGTGTCAATTTTTTCATACTACGGTTATTTCCATGGGCGTGAAAATAAGATATTTGAAAATATGAAAATGGTTAAGGCGGGGGTTAGGGTTTAACGGAAGCAAGCTTCCGCAGAAGGGTTTGCCCACCCTTAATTAAAGAAGCATCAACTGAAACCGCGGGTCGTCCAGTAACATATCCGCGTGTTCCAATGCACCCTCCATCCACGCCTGACGTGTACTGAATGACTCGCCACAACAAAAGAGTGTCGGGCGAATATATAGGGCTTCGCGACTTAGCGTGTGTGGATCATATTCTCCTGGTGTCCAATACGTACATCCAGCGTGCCACGGATAGAGTTTGAACTCCGTCGGATCTGGAATGGTCTTTTCAGGATAGAGGGCGCGAATATCACTCATCACTGCCTCCTGTACTGCATATGCGTTGTGGGCTGATTTCATTGCCATCCAGTACTTTGCATCTGCGCCGTCTGTATACGAAATCATAATTGTCCCTTTCGCAGGATTGATCGGAATTACATAGCGGACACGGCGGTCTGTTGTGCATTTCGGCAGATTTGCAAACCAGGCTTTACCGTCACTGCCTTCCGTAGGAAAGACCGCATACATTCGCAGAAGAGGTTCCATCTGTAAATGAGATAGTGCTGGAACGTGTCTACGAACAGATGGCAGTGATGCGATGGCATCGCTGTGAAGTGCGAGAATTGTAATGCGCGCAGAGTAGATTTTGCCGTTCCTGCACGTGATCTGTTCCGTCGGTCCGTGTACTTGACGAATATCTGTGACTTCACGATCTGTGTGGATTTTACCACCAAGTGATAAAAATTCGTCGCGCATTGCATTCGTAATTGCGGACATACCCTCTTTGCATACACCAAAATGGTGCGATGGATTCATTTCCTCTTCAAAACTTGCAAGTGCCATATCTGCACGCATTGTGTGAATTTCCGACCAGTATGGGAAATGTTGGGCGAAACGGGTTGCCTCTTTCTTTCCGTGCACAGATCGCAGAAGGTTGATTATTGTAGATGTTGCAAGTGTCTCTGGATTAAGATGGCGTAATGGATCCAAGTAAATACGTGTCAGTTCTGCGAATTGGTCGTGTGTATGAGAGCCATCCGATGAACGCCATTCACTCGATGTAGAGAGGGGTGCCCATGTCAGGCTGTACTTTTTCATCAGTTTGCGCACAAGCCGATGCGTGGATGCAATTCTGCCTGCGCCGATTTCCCATTGGTGACCACCCTTATAATGCGTCACAATGCGTCCGCCCACGTAATTGTATTTTTCAAGAATGAGGACACGGGGTGCATTGTATTCACGAAGAATACGAATACCTACTCGGAGGCCTGCAATGCCTGCGCCTATAATAATTACATCGTGCATTTGGGGCAGGTGCTCTAATTTGCCAATAAAATATAATATGCACGAATTAATTCTGTGTTTGAGTGTATTATTCATCCAGGTCACTATCATTGTCATCTCCTGTATCATTGTCCTCTTCTTTAACACGACGAGCCCGTTTCCTTCCGAATTTCGTATGTTTGCCTGAGGTCAGAACCCAGTCTACTTGAATATGTTTCACGGAACAATTATATGATTTACTGATTCCAAGAAGTGCCTCGTTCGTGAATTCGCGCAGAACATTCAGTTCCGCGAGAATAGCCAGAACCTCCTCCGTCAACTCTTCTGTGGTATACCGCGGACCATCACCGTGAATACGAATTCGCCGTAGAATATCAATGACTGCGCCCATAAATGCGTCATAGACGTCGCGGATTTCACGCGCCTTCTCGCGATCCTTCTCGCGTTTTGCGAGAAGCTTCATCCACATTTCCTCCGAAAGTTCGTCCATCATATACCGAATGCCAATGTCATTGTTATTATCAGGACGGATATGACGATCCAGAGCTGTGCGCTCATAATCAATGATATGTGCACACATCTGATACACAATCATAAACTGTCCAATGAGGTCTGAAGAGAGATGGTTGCGACTGAATGTACGCCGAATATTGTATGCGTCTGGAAGACCGCCACAGGGAATATCACCTGCGGTACGTGGCTGGCCACCACCCTTGTTCAGCCACTGAAAGTAGTGCGGATTGTGAATCGGCCCTGAGGTCACGATTTTGCCAGTGACCCACGAGAATGGCGTATGACACGACGTGCAGAACATTTGATCACATCCCTCTGATTTCATAATCATCTCACCACAGGATGGGCACGGTTTCGTATCTTTGCGCAGGAGTTTTGCCGTCTCCAGTGTTGCAGGATTGCAGGTGTGCTCCGAGTCCTTATTGGGACCTTTAATATCAAAGCAGTCTGGACAGGCCCAGTGACTACACATTCCGCATTTCCAGGCACTGGACAGAAATCCTTTGCATCCCTCCGCTGTACAACGGCGAATGAATTTAGCGCGTTCCTGCGCAGTCTCTTCACCTGTTCCTGCTACTGCACCTGTACGAACTTGCTGAATCCGCGTATAAAGTGTATTTCGCTGTTGCTGAATTTGGCGTATTTCACGCTGGTACTCGGCTGCAGCCTTACTGATACGCGCTACAAGGACAGCATCTTCGCGCTCTAGGACACGGGCATCGCGCTCCCGTTTTGCCAGTTCCTGGAGCTGTGGAAGATAGCTCTTCTCGCGATTCAGGAGAATGGACTGTCTGTATTTGTGATAGACTGCGTTGAGGAATTTACTCGTGCAGAACGTGGAGAGCGTACTGCGTGGCCATCCGCGACGACAGTGGAGACAATGCGGGTCTTCAATGGAATTTAGAAGATACTTCTCAATGCATTTAATACATGCACTCTCGTGGCAATAATTACAACTGACCTCTTTGCGAAGTGTCGTTGTATAGGATTCAAGACAAATGGGGCAGGGGGATGCCTCCACGGTCACAATGACGTTTGCAGTCTCTGTAGACATTGTTGGGGTGCGTGTTGTATGGGGGCTGGATATATGTCAAATTTTTAGTGATTTTCTGGATGTCCTCGTGTATGATATGTATCATAGTATACACAAGGGGTGGTCCGGTCGACCTGAATTGCACAGGCGACTTCGGGAACTTTGCATTGAGTACGTTTCAGTACTACAGTCCCACACTCTGCTAACTGAGTTACGACCGGTTAGCGACGCTGGATGGAATCGAACCATCGACGACTGAGTTAACAGCTCAGCATTCTACCACTGAATTACAGCGTCAGGTGGATGAGGTTGTCATCCACTTGTACCGTAGAGAATAATCGGCCGATTTGAACGCACCTTTACCCTCTGCCAAACACTGCGCATCCAATTCTGGCACCACTGTGACCCGTTATGTGACTATCGTCGTGGTTGCCTTTGCCCAAGTCATCTGCATCCTGATGAACAATAATGGAGCGTCCCCAGAGCTCGTGGACTGCCACATTTGGCAGATAATAGCGCTTTTTCAAGGTTTTTGTCCGAGGCTTGAGCTCAATATTTCCTAAGTCGCCCGTATGCCTCTGTGCACCGCGAGTTGAGGTTGGACCTGCGCCGTGTGTGTGATTGCCTTTATCATAGTGGGCACAGAGTCCTTTGCAACCTTCTCCGCGCAGGTCGCCTGCTCTGTGAATATGAAATCCGTGTTTTCCTGGAGGGAGTGCGCGAAATGTTGCGTCTAGTTTGATACCACGTTTATACGGGGTGACAACGACGTCTCCATCAATGCTATTGTTTGGTGAGCGAATCACTGCGATAGCAGTTGCAGATTGCTGATGTTTACTGAGGTGTTTTCGTGTATGATGGTGTTTGCGCATCTATTAGTAAAAGAGTCTAAATTATAATCTGATGGTTAGAATAACTGCTATGGAATATGATGATTGTCCACAGGAAGGCATTATTATTGAATATGTTGAATTCCTAATTCGTAAAAAAAATTACGGAATTGCGAATGAGTTTTTGGCAACACTGTCACCATCTCCTTTGCGCGTGTTACTTGCCGAAAAGGTTGCACGGTATATTGCATTTAGCTCTACAATCAGGGGTGGGCAAAACCCTTCTGCGGAAGCTTGCTTCCGTTAAACCCTTGAACCCCTTTTGAACCATTTTCAAATAACTAAGGGACAACTTGAAATATAAATTTATTATAATCTACTTTTCAAGTTATTTGAATAGATCCTATTTTGCCCATCCCTGTCTACAATCCGCGCGGGTACTTCAGTACAATATAGTCCGTTGAAGCGCGTCCGTGTCGCTCCGTCCAATCAAACAGGATACGTTTTGATTGATCATCGTACAGTGGCATAGGTGTCCATAGCTTTTTATCAAATGCAATGACAACATTCATCACACACATCTCATTTGTTTTCCAGAGTGGATACTTTGCAATCAGGTCAACGAACCATTGTTTCTCAAATTTGAGAGATGTATCATAAATCCAAATACAATTCAGAAAATAGGCAGATTCTAAAGCACCAGGATACGCCTGGTCAAATGCACCAAGTTCATCAGGTCTATTCACAAGTTCAAGTTGGTTCTTGAAATATTTCCGTTGTCCCTCAGGACTATCATCAGGGCAGATGAATTTACCGCGCCAGTCAAGTGCGAGAATTGGCGCAATCGGATTTACAATGCGTGAGCCTGCATCAATATAGATGATCCGCTCATACTTGTCCCAAAACCAACTGTCAAATGCGTGGAGTTTTTCCCATTGTACAGTTTTCGTAAATTCGCGTCCGTCACACGTAGGAATAACGAACGGGCGTTCACGGACTGCTTGAAGGAATCCTTCAATTGGAATGCGAGGGAATTGGGCAATTTGGAGATTATAGCGCGCGATTAGATCATCGGTTGGACTGAATCCGACAGGGATCAGTACAATATGTCCGTGCCATTCACCATGTGTACGCAGGTCATTTAGAGTCCGTTCCGCTTTCGGCAAATATCCTTGATCTGTTACTAGAACAACTGCAGTTGTCATTTGGAGGAATTATGGGGAATGTGGTTTAGATGGTTTGGGTGTGCAGGAAAATTGAGTTGTTGTGTTGCACGGTTGCACGGCTGTCTCCAAGCAAAATGTACACGGTTCGCCCATCTGTTCTCACTGATTCCGTCTTCCAAACGGATATGGATAGTATAGAGCAGGTTGCACAGGCTGTGATTACGCGGGTCGGTACTACAATTGGTTGTCTACAAGTGTTTCGTCACGCAGTACACGGTCCCCAAATCGAATGGAAAGGACAGATGTATCAGATTCATCCTACAGTTGCACTGGGTAGTGCAATTCAGTCACTTCTGGGCGTATTCAGCCCGTCTGAACTCTACATTGTAGCCGATGTGGAGGGTGATGAACCGACATTTGATATGGTTCTGGGAAAAACGTGCAATGCCATTATGGAGGAGTATACGGCTGTTCAGTTTGAGGCGGATTTGATTACGACGTAGGGGGTTACAATTGGACCGATAGATGAGTAAAAATCACATAGTATTTTTGTTAGATTAGGTAGAATATAGCCGATGTCATCATTATATACGTGGGTACCCTACACGGGATCTGGTTCAAATGGCTACTATGATATTGCATCATCATCAAATGGTGCTAAGATAGCTTCGTGTGTATTTAATGGTTCCATATATACAAGTACTGATTCTGGAGCTACATTTACAGAACGTACAGGTGCAGGATCACGTCAATGGTTTGGTATTGACATGTCTGCTGACGGATCTATAATCGTAGGGTGTGTATTAGATGGATATATCTATGTAAGTTCAGATGGCGGTGCAACTTGGGATGTGAGACAGGTAAGCGGTACGACACAGAACTGGTCGGCTGTAAAAGTGACACCTACTGGTAAAACAATGTATGCTAGTAATCTAGGTAGTAGTATATATACAAGTACAGATTTTGGTCTAACGTGGACAGCAGTCACACCACCTGGAGGGAGTTCATATTATGCTCTTGCAACATCATCATCAGGCACAATAGTGTATGCTGGAAGTCAAAATGGAGGTAATATTCGTAAAAGTACAAATTCTGGTGCAAGTTGGTCAAATGCAGGTTCAGCATCTGCTTTATGGAGATCTATTGAAACATCCAGTGATGGATTACATGTAGTTGCCTCAATAACTGGCTCAGATGTATATGTAAGTTCAAATGGCGGTACATCATGGACCCTAAGAAGTATTCCTAGTCAAGATTGGGTGGGTGTTACAATGACACCTGATGCCTCTAAAATGTATGTAATTGGTGGTAATTTGCTGTATTATAGTTTAAATTATGGAGTAACATGGGGGCCTTTAACGATTACAGGTAATCCAGGTAGTTTACGACATGTCACTACCTCCTCAACCGGATTAAAAATAGCGGTGACAGGTCAGGGCTCGTATATATACCTTGGCACAGGTCCTGACTATTTGATCTGCTTCCGTGAAGGTAGTAAGATCCTAACGCTCAATCCTGCCACGGGTCGCGAGGAATATGTGCCCGTGGAACGCCTGCGTCCTGGCACGCTTGTCAAAACACATATGAGCGGATATGTACCTGTCTGTATGATTGGCACATCCACTGTTACAATTCCTGAGGGTAGAGAGCGTACATCAAATCGTCTCTACGTCTGCTCGAAGAGACAGTTTCCTGAACTGACAGAGGATCTGTATATCACGGGACGCCACAGTATTCTCGTAGAGTCTCTGACGGATGTTGAACGTGAGGCGTGTGCTGAGGATCTGGGTCGCGTCTATGTCACAGAGAGCAAATACCGTCTGCCTGCGCATATTGATCGTCGTGCTCAGGTGTACGAAGCGCCTGGTGCTGTTGAGCGCATTTGGCACTTTGCTCTCGAAAACAATGATGAGCAAATGAACTATGGCGTGTATGCGAACGGTCTGCTCGTAGAATCGTGTTCCATTTGGCGTCTGCGTACAATGGTTGGATATACGATTATGGATAGCAGGAGCCAGGTGTATATCGTGGGGGACGAGGGCGATGTTGATTCGGGTAATGGTGTTGCGGGACTATTACAGAATACGGCGAGGTCGATTGTTTGCTGAGATGGGATGAGTTTGAAACACTGTCCGCGCATAAATTGCTGCGCTTTTATTTTGTTAGGATAGAATATAACAATGTCGTATACAATTACATCTCTAACGGCTGGGCCACAATCTGGTTTTTATTCTATAGCAACATCATCAAATGGTACTGTACTTGCACAGGGTGTTGGAAATAATTATGTATATGTTAGCACTAATTCAGGAGTATCTTGGACAACGAACCTCGATGATACAACGCGCGGATGGAATGATATCGCTATGTCTGGTTCAGGTGCAAAAATTGCAGTAGCCGATTTAAATGGAAGTACATGGGTAAGTACAAATTCAGGTCTTAACTGGACAGAACGTGCTATACCAAGTAATAATGGTGTATATACAGTTGCATATACCCGCGATGGTACTAAATTATACGCAGCAGTAGGTAGCAACATTTTTCAATCTACCACTGATGGTGTGAGCTGGACTCAAATTGCAAGTGCATCTTTTACAGTGGTTGGATTAGCAGTAAGTGATGACGGTAATAAAGTATTATCATTACTAAATGGACAGGGTGTCTATGTCGGTACATACAGTGGTTCGTGGTCTTGGGTACCATATTTGTCTAGCGGTGTAAGTCCACAATTTCTAAAATGTGCGATTTCAGGGGATGGTACTAAAATGGCAATTGCTATAAACTCTGAAACATTACGTTATAGTACAAATAGTGGTGTAACCTGGGTACAACCTACAGGTACAATTGCAAGTGATATAATTAGTGATGTTGCAATTGCGCAGGATGGTAGTAGATTTACTGCTAATTCTGCGAATACATTGTATACAGCAACAAATCCTGCATCAACCTGGTCAAGTCAGGCTATTTCGGGTACAAATAACTATATCGCAGGTAGCTCAACACTTGCTGTTATATACACTACACGCCAGAGTGCTTATTTACTACGCGGTGAATTACCCGCGCCTCCACCAGTCATCTGCTTTCGCGAAGGTAGCAAGATTCTGACGTTCAACCCTGCAACGGGTCGTGAGGAGTACACTGCCGTTGAGAATATTCGCCCTGGTACGCTCGTCAAGACGCGCATGAGCGGTTACGTACCTGTCTGTATGGTTGGCACGTCCACGGTGACGATTCCTAACGACGCTGAGCGCACTGCGGATCGCCTGTATGTATGCTCGAAGGACCAGTTCCCTGAACTGACCGAGGATCTGTACATCACGGGACATCACAGCATTCTGGTGAACAATATTTCTGATGCGGAACGTGAAGAGTGTGCGGAGGAGATGGGTCGTGTCTATCTGACCGAGGGCAGATGCCGTCTGCCTGCTCACATTTCTCGTCGCACGCGCGTTTATGAGGCGCCTGGTGCCGTCGAGCGCATCTGGCACTTTGCTCTCGACCATAACGACGAGCAGATGAACTATGGTGTGTACGCGAACGGTCTGCTCGTAGAGTCTTGCTCTATTTGGCGTCTGCGCACAATGGTTGGATATGAGCTGATGACGGGCAATGTCTACACGCTGTCCAACACAGTCTCTGCGCCACCTGCGCGTCTGCCGATTGCGTGCTAAGTTGCGGGAATAGAGGGTTGAATATTTTAATTATATTACGAAATATCTGAAGTATTTAGTAATATTAATTGTGATTCAAGATTAAAACCACGATGGCACCAGACTGTGTAAGAATTCGCCGAATCCGTCGCCTTCATACGACATCAGGATTAAACTGATAAAACTCAGCACAATTCCCACGCGTTTTGTCGTCGGTATAACCTCTTTGAAAAAGAGAATACCTATGAGTGTTACAATAACATCGCTCATTAGATCCCAAATCAGATTCATAATTGTGAGTGATTCTGAGCCGAGTGCGCTAAAGAAGATAACAGGATTCAGTGCGTAGAGACCAATAGGGATGCCCAGTAGCCAGCGTGGCCACGACTCCGTTTTCACACCTTTGAGAATCGGTAGCGCAACTGCATCAATCAGTGCAAGTAAGCCTCCAAAGAGGAGTGGAACGAAATTAAAACGCATTGTAGCCCTACTGTAGGCGCGGTATTTGTACTAGACCATACATCAAATGCCGTTCACAGTCTGACCATTTTCGGCCGTGACCTGTTAGTTCTGTTTTGAGTGTTGTGCGTGTTGGAATTTTGTCGCAAAGTCCGAACCGTGTTTTATAGTAATTTTGCAAGCCTACATACCGTTCATCCGCCGTCATTTCCGCAGTCTTCTGTGTTACAGATCGTGGATCTGTACCCAGAATCGGTTCGCAACAGAGTATGATTGGCTTGTTGCGCGATATATGTTGTAGCGCCGTGCGTAAATGCTGTGTTGCGTATCCTGGTGGGGCGGTCGGCGGTGCGTAAAAATTCGAGAGATAGTACCACGGATGTTCCAGATAGTTTCTTGGGAGAGTTGCAGTCGAGTTGCGCCGAATATGTTCCATGATGCGGTGTGTCGGAATGCGAGTTAGCAAATACGTCAGTGCGAAAATACTACAGGTATATGTGGAAAATGTTTAGGTTTATAGTCCATAGCGCGCCTTTGTTGCGTCATAATTCTGGATAATTTGCGCCTGTGTGAGAATCGTATTATACAGATAAAATGCACCCACGTCGGCTGGGCAGAAGTTAAATGTAGAATCCTGTATACCTCTTGGAAACTGGAGAGCTGCCTGTCTTGGCATAAATGATTCACCATTATTTCCAGTTGCAACACGTCGTGTACTTACATACGCATAACTTGGGCTTCCACTACCACCTCCAAAATCAACTACAATAGTATATAATATCCAATTATCATCCCATACATTCGCAATAGATGAATATGTGCCATCTACACTTGAGCCGTTCATTTTCAGATATAGGGAGTTATTTGTATTTAAACTTAATGAATATCCATCATAATCTCCAGTCGAGCCAAGTTGTTTACTTATCAAACCATCCCCAGAGCCAAAATTTGGCGATGCTGTATTTACACGTGCCCAAATCTGCACAGTGAATGATAGGGCAGTTGTTGGATTAATTGCAGCAGCAGCAGCAATTTCTGCGATTTGATTGACGCCGTCAAATGTGAAATATTTATTTGTGGGTGTTGATGTATCGTATGCAGGGCCATTCAGTAGTGTTGCACTGTACGAGCCTCCAGAGTCTAGATTCGTCCATGTTGTACCTGAGCCCGAATACGATGACGAATTTGTTGCGTCCAAGTTAATTAGTCTGCTCGCAGAGAGTAGTGTATTTGTCGTTGGTGTGACAGAAATAATGTCAGATGCTGGACCTGCACCTGTTGCATTCACTGCTTTTAGTGCAACATTATAGGATGTTCCATTGGTTAAGCCAATGCCTGATATCATGACTGGACTAAATGTCTGTGCAGGGCTGAATGCAGTAAATGTTGCACCATTGTCAACAGAGTACTCGTAGTTCGTAATCGCAGATCCGCCATTTGATGACTGTGTAAATAGCACATAGATTGCTTGGTCGCCTCCTACACCTGATAGGGCAGTTGGGGCAGGGGGTGTGCCAGCGGGTGTGACCGATATGGATGAAGACGCAGTACTTGCGCCAACTGCATTGACGGCTTTTAGACGGACAGTGTATGTCGTGCCATTTGTTAGACCCGTAATTACAATTGGACTTGTCGTCTGGTCGGGTGAAACTGCAGTGTACGATGAGCCATTGTTTGTAGAATACTGGTAATTTGTAATTGGTGACCCACCATCGGATGCAGGCGCAGTAAATGCAACGGATACCTGTGAATCACCAGGTGTCCCAATGAGACTTGTAGGTGCCCCTGGTGCAGTTGCAGGCGATACAGGTGTGCCTGTTGTAGTTGCAGAGGCTGTACTTGTTCCCGATGTTGCAACCGTCTTCAGGGCAACCGTGTATGTCGTACCATTTGTCAAACCACTAATTGTAACAGGGCTTGTTGTCTGTGCAGGACTGAATGGAGTAAATGTTACACCGCCGTCAATGGAGTATTCGTAGTTTACCAGTGAGCCTGTTCCGAGATTACCTGCCGTAAATGCAATAGACAGGCTGACATTACCAGCTGTTGCAGAGAGATTAGTTGGTGGACTTGGTGGTATTATAGACGGAGTGAAGTTCGCCGTAGCACCTACGTTAACAGTGTAGCCACTTCCTAACAGGTTCTGTACAACGGCTGTACCTGCACCGTCATAATACTGACCAATGCGTTGCGGGGATGGATCGGATGTCTGGGGATTGTTGATAATTGACTGGCCATTTTGCTGGAACTGCGCAAAGTTCTGCGCCATGTTCTTATCACGGAGACGCTGGATGACCACACGGGAATCGAAATTCCTGTTGGACATTGTTCTTACTGTTATTTAGGGCGAGAGTAATTTGTGTTGTTTCAAACATGAAAAACTATGATTGAAACGACATATGTATGTCACCGTTGCCAACGCTGTGGTCCCACCTGGATTCGAACCAGGGTCACGCGAGTCAGAGTCGCGTGTCCTAACCAACTAGACTATAGGACCTTGTGCGAGTGCTCGCGTCTTACACCCACATTCCTGCCGTAGAGATAAAAATCGGAAAAATTACGCACGAGTTTTTTCAGCTTTCCGTGTTTTTCCTTTCGACACATTTGTATCAGCTGGTACATAAAATGTCGTATTGTCGTTTATATTGCGTTTTGTCAGGCTCTCTTTAAGAAGAAGGACTCTATCGTCTGTTTTCTTCCATGTTGCCCTGCCGTGGCGTGGGTCCGCATTCCGCGTATAGAGAGCGTCAAAACTTACGCCCGTCGTATCAATTATATTTATCTTTCCAATGAAATCCTGATTTGTTCCCCAAATATCTGCGCCTTTGTCTCTGTTACGCATACGAATGTAGTATATTTTTCCTGGAATAACGTCTTCGTGTCCCACGCGTTTCAAATTCCGAAGTTCACCGCCATATTTGCGTGTCGGATACGCGTCCATCTACAATATATTTCTTACTTATTTATGTTTTTTCACACACGTTATATAGAGTAGAGTAATGAAGAACACAAAATTTGCGTACCATTCCGAACAGGTGCATAGTTCATTTCACAATGGTGAGGGACAAACGAAAGTGAATGTCGTCAATATTCGCAACGGCAAAGGAACAAAGTCCGTAACGATGCGGAATAAGCGCGGTGCAGTTGTCGGCAAATCCACCAAGCCCCTCACACAAAAAGAAATTGACTGCATTCGCAACTGCCAGTTTATACCTGGTCTTTTTCGCGATTGCCAGTCGTGTATTGACATTGAGAATGTACAGTCAGTTAGGAAGAGGCGCACATATACGCGTACGCAGACGCGACGCAAGACACGTCGCTCGTAAACTCAGGAATAATGAGCTGAGAGCATACCATACTCTCGCATACACTTTGTAAGATAGACCTGACACGAATGGCACGGCTCCGAATTAAGAATCTCACCCCTAGCGCTAAGACGAACCACGAACAACTTCGTGCCCTTCAACTGCGATGTATCACCGACCTTCTTCAGGACTGCGCGCTCCGCGTGAATCGTGTGCTTTGAGTAACCACAGCCCTTCGAACGACTTCCCACTGCATTGGCCGCCATCTCAACGACCTTACCACGCTTATACAGCACGGCAATATGAAATGACGTGGTATGCTTGGGGTCACAACTATAATCATCAATAATATCTGCAAACGACGCAATCTTCTCAGAGGACATCTTCATAATCGTAGCCATCTTGGATTTTGCTTGGATGTGGAGAGGTGCTTCTTGGCATATGTCCTGGTCCGTCATCAATTTTTCCGCGTAGAGATGCATATTTGTAAAATAAGATTAATTATTCTGCATTTTTGACACACCTTCCAAATTCTACTCTATTTCTTTGCCCACTGCTTTTTCGCCTTTTCCGCCCCTGCCTTATACAGCGCAGCAACATCTGCGTCTGTCAGAGTATCTATCGTAATTCCTTTCGGAACAGATACGAATTTGCGCTTTTTCAGTGCAGGTTTAATAATGTACGGACCATATTGCCCATTATGAATCTCATATTCTTTGAACGATTTCAATGGGCCTTTTGCAGTCGCGGGACCTTCGGCACGAGCATCCAGTTTCGCACAAATCTGTTCATACGTGTCATCAGCACCAACAGAGACAGACAGGTCACCCACTTTCACATACGGCCCAAATTTGCCCGACTTCTTGACAATCGGTTGACCACGCCATTCTCCAATTGGTGCAGAATAAGCCTGACGCTGTGCAATAAATGCAGTTGCCAGCTCGGATGTCATATCCTGAAATGCCAGACCTTCTGGCCAGCCATAGAATGTTGGTACACCATCTTTTGTAGGTGGCTCACATAGCAGAAGTGGACCCTTCTTTGACATAACTGCTTTGCGGTTTTCTCCCAGATCACGGACTTTTGCAGATGTTGTGGGGGCAGTAGATGTTGTTGAACCTCGCGTAGCTGAAAGAGTTGCATACCTGTCCTTATACGATGCCCACGTATCACGAAGTACCTGTTTCCACGGCTCAGTGCCCTCCGCAATCTTATCCAGCCTCTGTTCCATTAGTCCTGTAAATGCGTAATCAAACAGGTCGTTGAAATGGTGGAGTGCAAATGTAAGAGCTGATCGACCTAGATCTGTCGGTACAAGCTTCTGGCGCTCTGCTCCCATCGTTTTCTGGACTGTATTCGTCGCTGGAGGCCATTGACCAGGTGTCATTGAATATGTCGCAACTGAGACTCGCTTTCCTGGAATATTCGCGATTTCCACATAGTTCTTGTCCTGAATTGTCGCAATCAGTGATGCGAATGTGGATGGGCGCCCAATACCATACGTCTCCAGTTCACGTACCAAGGTTGCCTCTGTGTATCGTGGCTGTGCCTTTGTTTCGTGCGGTTCTGCCGTAATACTCGACCAATTCATCTTTGTTCCTGCTGTCAGTATAGTGACTGCATTACGCCACTGAATATCTGCATTAGATTCTTCATTTGTGTCAGGGTCTGCCTCTGCATCCGCATCCAAGTCTGCAACAGCACCTACCGCTTGCCATCCCAGAAACAGGGTGCGTTTCCATCGCGATGTCCACGGGAAATCAGGCGCACCGTCTGCAATATATCGTACAGTGCAGTTCTCGCCATTTGCAGATGCCATCTGACTTTGTAGGGCTCGTTGCCAGATAAGTGTATAGATACGTTTCTCCGTGTGCGACCATTCACCAGGTAGCTCTGCAGGTTTGACACTGATATCTGTAGGACGAATACATTCGTGAGCTTCTTGGGCTTTTGGCGGCGTAGGAGCACCCGCTCCACCAACCGCTTTGCGTGTAGACTTTGGTTTTACTGGAACAGGGGCTTCCGCAGGTTTCACATAATCCGCACCATATGTTTCCGTAATATACCCGCGAATTGACGTCTTTGCCTCTTCTGATAGAATGGCCATATCTGTACGCATATATGTGATATGACCTCCCTCATATAATCGTTGCGCGGCCTGCATCGCTGACTTCGGTGGAATACTGTGCAGTGCCGATGCCTGTTGCTGGAGAGTGGATGTGATAAGAGGGAGAGGTGCAGAGGATGACCACTTGGTAATTGTATTGGACTGCACAGTTGCGGTGTTGGGGTCTTGTAGAAGTTCCATATAATTTATTGCGGACTCCTCGTCTTCAATCTCATCGTCAAGAGTGCCTTTGCATTGGAAGGTGCCAGTAGACCAAGTCCCTCCAATTCGCCACGACCCTGTCACTGTAAAATCGCGGATTGCGTTTTCGCGTTCTACGACACAACGGAGCGCGGGAGTTTGACACCTGCCTGCACTCAGACCGCGTGCGACGTGAGACCAGAGAAGTGGTGAGATTGTAAATCCAATCATCATATCGAGCATTGACCTGGCCTGTTGGGCATTTACGCGGTTCATATCAATCGTACGTGGAGATGCGACGGCTGCCTGAATCGCCTGTTCCGTGATTTCGTGAAATACGATACGTGGTGTTGTTGCGGGATTGAGACGCAAGAGTTTACAAACAGAGAATGCAATTGCTTCGCCTTCGCGATCATCATCGGATGCTAAGTAGACTGTCGTGGCATCGGTGGCGGCGGCCTTCAACTGTTGCATCGTTTTCGCTTTCGTCTTCATATATTCGTAGGCGGGCTCAAAATCATTAGTGAGGCCAATTGCATCCAGGGATTCTTGCAGGGCACGAATATGTCCCATCGTGGCAAGGACACGGTATCCTGTACCGAGATATCCTTGAATTTTGGAGCATTTTGCAGGGGACTCGACAATTACGAGTTTCATTGGGAGGGGTGCTGGAGAATTTGTATATGATGCGTATCATTTTTTCAGGGACGGGGTGTGGGGGCAGGATGCCTCCACTTAAAAAGATTCACGTAGAAATAGTAATGACCTTTGTTCCACAGAGTAATGGTCAAGGTGCACTCTTCGAACTTGTCGCACGTGGTCAGAAGGATACATTCTTCCTTCGTGACGGCGAAACAGGTGTCAATCCATTTGATAATGCATACGCACCCTCTGTACCATTTCTCACCGAACGCAAAACAATTGTCCCATTGAATGCACCAAAGTTCGGAAATTCATTCGAAATTGAGATAGACAAATATGGCGATATTCTCACAGAATGCGCATTTCTAATTGAACTTCCAACGTGGCTCCCGCCTCTACCCACGAGTTTCGGCGGTGTTCCTACAAATCCTGCACTTGCGAACGGAAAGTACCAAATTCGAACAAACCCTGGTGGAAAAGCGTACGGTTATGTGAACTATATTGGATATCTCCTCTTTGAAAAGATTCAATTCTATCAAGATCAGATTCTATTGCAAGAATGGTCTGGAGAGAGCCTGATGGCCACGCAACTCACAGAAGGGTCGTGGGGATCGAGTTTTATGGATCAGGTGAACGCAGGTATGACACAACCTGGTGATGCATATCTTGCATCCCGTGCAACACCTGGGCGACTCCGTGTCCGTCTTCCAATTCCTGGGCTACAAACGCCTGGTGATGGCGGATTTCCCATCTGCTGTGTTCCCAGTCAGAATTATCGGTTTCGTATTCGTCTCCGTAATTTAGAGCAGATTGTTGTGTGTAGCGACCCTACTGTTCTACGTCCTGCGCCGTGGACGGAGAGCGGGTTCCGTTATACATTTCCTACAGGTCAGGAATATCCATTTGTACCTCTTGCGCGTGAACAGATTGGACAACCAACCATTCTGTTGGAGACGGTTATGGCATATGTACCCAATGAAGTAATGAGCGGTCTTCAGGAGCGTACTGTTACTATTCCATTCCGCAAAGTCTTTGAAAATGTCTTTACAATCGGTGAACAGGATTATCGCCCCCTTGATACGGCGGGAATTGCACTTCTGACAAGACGTCTAGATGCGCGTCATCTTGCGGAACGTATCCTCTGGATGTTTCGGTCAGGTGAGAATATTGATCGTGGTAGGCTCGATAATTTCTTCAATGATTATGGTCCAAGCGACAGCCCAAGCGACAGCCCAAGCGACAATACAGATGACAGAGCATTCTACAATGAAATCAAACTTGTGATTGCAGGCCAGGATCGTGAGGCGTGGAGAGAGCCGTTTATATGGCAGGATATTGAGGCCTTAGTCAATGATGAGCGTGATAATGGTCTCGGACTTGGTGAAATGCGATGGAATTTGGGCGACGTGTACGAACGGCTACGACCTGCTGGGCGGCAGCCTGAGGGCGGTATTAATTTTACTACAGCGGATCGCCCAACATTGCATATCAATCTGCGCAATGTTCCTCCGCGAACACAGGCGGAAGGGCAACGTCAAACCGAGTTACGCGTCTTTGTAGAGGTGTGGGCTATTTATGAGACACAGGAGGGACGTGGGCGACTTGTTTTCGGTGCCTGAAGTAGGTTTGGCGGGGCGAATGAATACATTCAGACGACGTATTGGAATTATAACAATGCCATTGGTAGGTGCTGAGGAAAAAGCATTTATCAGTGAATCCACGGTACGTTGGTTTGCAGATCGTGGCGTAGACGTGGTGGAAATTCCATTTGCAATTAGCGCAAAGCAATGTGCGCAGTATATGCGTCGCATTCACGGTCTGTACCTGCACGGTGGGCCCGAGTATAATCCCGTGTATATGGCAACTGCGAAACGATTCTTGGAACTTGCTGTGAAGGCGAACCAGCGTGGCACATACTTTCCTGTCTGGGGAACGTGTCACGGATTTCAAACAATGATGATGGTGTTTGGTGGAATGGCTCTGGACGGGACTGAACTTGCGTCGTTTGACGCATTGAATGCACATATGACATCTTTACAGATTGCACCATCTGCACGTCATACGAGTCGTATGTTGCGCAGAATGGATCGTGATTTTATCACGCATTTGACACGCGAACGGCACATTTTATTTGCAAATGAACACGGAATTACACCACGGATGTTTTATTCGCGGAGGGCACTTGCGTCACAGTTTCGTCTGATTGCAACGGCACGCGATGCACGTGAAAAGACAATGGTGGCTGCGGTGGAGGCACGGCGATTCCCATTCTATGGAACACAGTTTCATCCTGAAGTGGTTGCGACATTGGAGCCGTTACGTGCATTTTTTGTTCGCGAACTCATGAAAAATACGATGCACTTGCGGTTACCGAGTAAGGTAAAAACTGAACGTGCATTTCGGCAGCGTCATACAGCAAGAGCTTGTACACAACGGCCGTCGCGTATTTACCGCAATTCGTTTGTTGACACACGGTGTTACTTCTTTTGAGGACTATGTCACTCCAAGCGCAATATTATGCATCTCTACGGAAAGAGGACCTTCTATCCATGCCCGCGCAGTATGCATGGAATGCTGTCCTGTACTATATTCAATTTACACAGGATGAACTCGTACGTGTAAAGAGCTGGATTGATATTCGGTCACTTGTGAAATATCAGCGCTCCATCACGCGGGAATTCTTAGAAGAGCATTTCCGCGAAGATATTGACGAATGTTTGTTGCTCACGTGGGATGATGTGGATAGGTATATTACTCAAAATACTAAATCTAATCTATAATGTAGTAGATGGAAATTGCAATTAAAATTCCTAGACCTCTTCATCCATTCCTATTTTTAGGATGCTGGAATACACGTGGCGCAGCCCGCGATGCAGTTGCTGCCACAATTGGTGCAAATGCGAGCGATGTCCCTGTACTTATACTGGGTGGCGACAATGTCTACCCTCTAGAGGGTAATAAATCAAAGCTTCATAGTCCTGATGTGTTCGAAGAGGGTATGGCACTTTACTCGCAGTTTGAGGACGAACCAAAAAAATTCCTTTTTCCATCACTCGGCAATCACAATGTGCAAAAAGATATTCGTGAAGTACAACTGGAGCGGTATTCAAAATATTTGAAACCAGATAAAACGTATTATATGCTACGATTTACAGATGAATTTTGTGTCATTGTTCTTGATACAAATATTATGATTAACACTGCTCGTAAGAATAATGCTGATAAACGTATATATGATAATATGATTGAATGGTTGGATAGAGCAATACGCGATGTTGCGCGCGTGCGTGAACGCTATTATATTGTTCAACACGAGCCAATGATATCTATGCGTCATAAGAAGGGTGCAGATAAGGCATCTGTTCTTATTGGATGTGACCGTGTTATGCGAATTCTAAATCGGTATCCGCCTATTCGTATTCTATGCGCAGATACTCATAATTTTCAGGATGGATTCGTTACGTTTGGTGAGGGCGGGGCCGCAATACCGCAACTTGTTGTTGGCACAGGTGGTGCAAATTTGGATGATTTGCCTCATAGAGAGGGTGAATTTACTGTTGAAGAGGGTGGGTTAAAATATAAATATATGGGAGGTAAGAAGGCGTATGGATATTTGCGTATTGATAACCCTGATACATACGAATTTAAGGAGGTTGCACGGACAAAGAAAAACGCTGCGTATATTGCGACAGAGTTGCGGGCGTGGAATCGGTCTACTACACGCAGACGGAGCAGGTCTTCGAGAAAAAATAGACGGAATAAGTAAGCAAGAGTAATGGAAACTGTTGTACGTACAGAGAACGGTGTTACAATGGTATACAGGTATGATAAAATAGGTAAATTACAGTCAATCACACCATATATTCAGGGTGTGATTCACGGTATACAGTTTTTCTACGATAAACGAGGGCATCGTATAAAAGAGGTTGAATGGGTGCGTGGCGAGATGCGTGCTACGCGGAACTATGATGAATTTGGACACATTGTACCGTCATTTACGCGGTATTGATACGTGCTGAATCATCCATTTCGCAATTCCAACGAGGTCTGCACCGCTATGAAGCGGTGACGCCTTATTGTGTACAATGGCTAGGAAACTCGGTACAGTTCGGACACCACAGTATCCTGGGAGATAATGGTCGTCATCTACGTCACAAATGTACCACCGTACATGCGGATGCTGTGCAACAAGTCGGTCAAGAGATAGCGAATTGCACGGACCACACCACGATGCCGTAAAATAGATGATATTATGCGTCGCCTGCTCTGGGAGTCTGCCCTGAAGCATTTGCTCCAGAATCGTCTGGTTGAGGGGGATCATCGCTGATTTCACCGTTTCGTTGATCAGCATCTGACGTGTTTTTGCCGCCATTCTTCCAACTATTGTATACCGACCAGAATGTCTTTGAAAAACTGGCCACGATGATTGCACCGATTGCGACGATGAAAATACTCGAGTTGGCGGAGGATGTTGTGCTACTGTCGCTGTCGCTGTCGCTGTCGCTGTAGCCACCTGCCTGTTTAACAGGTAGCGCTTGTTTTACAGATGGTATTGCAATATCCGTCTCCTGTACTTTCATCGCACTCATTGCAGTGTCAACTGCAGGTCCAACCCTCTGTACCGATTCCACCGTGGACTTCACCATTCCATATGCGTCTTTCAGCTTGAGACTGAGATTGAGTAGCCACTGTGCTATCGGTCCCACAAATGGAATGTAACTCATAACTGTTCCTGCCGTGTGAACAGCCCATACCGTAAATATTTCTAACACATTCGGGCACTTGCTGGATGCATCAGCCGGCTCAGGAGCGCCAAAATATTCGTAATTCTGATCCAGTAGCTGGTCTGTGCGAATAAAGTACAGGTATAGTTTGTAGAACCACCAGACAAATGCAACAGGTGCGAAGAAGATTGTGACAAGTGCAATGATACGAATATATCCTGAGAGTTTATCTCCCACTAAGAATGAGTCGCCACCAAATAGACCCGTAGCAATCAGTACAATTCCATAGAGGAGCATATGCGCGTGCTTACCCAGTTGCTCCTCTGTGCCTGGTGCACCCATGAACATACCTCCTGCAATACCAATTGGCCCGTAGAATGGCGATATCGGTCCTGACACTTGAATCTGTTCTTTATTGAATGTTGCCTGAATTGCATCGTAGAACCATACAAAACCGAGTGTGAATACGCTGAGTAGTGCTTTCACGACGCCCGCCATCGGTGAACGCAAATAGAACATATCGAGTCCAGCCCAGCCGAAAAAGACTGCTAATACCCAGTACCATGTGTAATTTTGTGTAGATGCCTTCCAATATTCTAGCGTTGTCCTGTAAAACGGGTTGCCAATCATCCCTTCCCTACTTTATGTATTACTTGAATTAGGTGGGGGTTTACTCGCCGTTTATTATAATCTGAAAAAGTGTGTATTATTCAAATTCTAATATTGTATCTGATGTATTTGCGCTCTCCTCAAATCGTAAACAGTAATCCGCCATATCCGTTGACGACGCGGAATATATTGTAATTCGTTGCGTACACTCGAATAAAACAGTTTCCTCTGGTCGGTGTTACACTCGGCATATCCAACAGCGGATTCATCGTAATCTGCCAATTGATACTATCAATTCTGCTCGCATTGAGAGTGCCCGATGGCTGTGCATCTTCTGGGCGGAGTGCAAGCGAATAGACATATATGAAATTATTAATAGGCGTCGTCGTATGATATCTGTATGGCTGATATGTACTGAAATATTCGGCATCGCGTACCTGGAAACGGTCATAGCCATCCAACTGTAATACTGCCGTAGAGATCAGATCGGTGCGTGGATGATCGTCATTTAAGTATGTATTCAGTGTTGACCCCGCTGTATCCTCTCCAATTGCAAGATTGCTGTAGTTAAACGGCTCGTTAATCTGTTGCATGTAATCACGCTGTGCCACAAAGATAAACTCTTTAATCGGATGATTGAAATCAACCTTCACATTCACAGTCTGTTGTCTTGCAAGTACAGAGATCGGTGGCGTGTACTGCACCTGTTCAATCAGATACTCGTGGCTCGTACTGACGAAACGACGACGCTCCTCAGAATCCAGAAAGACGTAATCTCCCCAGAGCATAATATTCGTAATACTTGCTGGATTGAGATATGTGGCTGCATCAGGTGGACACGTCACATCTGGAATCGGTGCGGGCGGAGCAGGGTTGTAATAGAGTTTGCTCAGAGGTGCGAGTGTGATATTAATACGAATCGGGTGATATTGTAGTGCCAGGAGTGGCAGGTACAGGCCAGGATTGCGACAGAAGAAGAATTGCAGTGGAACCATTAATCGGAGACCTGGAGAATTCACGCCAGGGATTAAATTGGGCGGTGTATATGTGTCCACGCGACCTATGAGCGAATTGTATGCATCACGCTGACCTGCAGGTGTTGTTAGTTGTGTCCAAATGTCCATCCATGTACCCGTCTGACGATCAATCTCCTGTTCACCGACCTCAAACGTGATTTCCTGAATTAGAGCATTACCAATTCCATTTACATATGACACAGCTGTATTGGATGAATCATTTCGCGTAAGACGGGGCAGAGTGATATCGAGATAGATTGGGCCAAGTAGATCACCGCGACGAGGTACGAGACACGTGATGCGCTGGCCGAAATTCGGCGTACCATCAAAGTACATTGCCTGTGACTCAACAGCGAAATTAGTATGGCGACGATATACCATTTTAAAAAATGAGACTTGCGGATTGCCTGTTAAGAAGACATCCTGCTTTCCTTGTGCAACGAGCTGTAATAGTCCTCCGCCAGCTGGCATCCCTGTTGGGTGTCCGGAACTTAATATGACATATTAAACACTGTTGGCGCACATGGGTATCTGTTCACCTCATATTATTTAACTGTGATAATTGTGTAATTTTATAATTATCACAAGGATATTAGGATATGACAAGTCGTGGCACGCTTGATCTTAATTTTCTAACATTACGGCGTCTATTCCCGTATAGAAATGGCACGACGGATATATCTGCAAATACAATTCTCAGACAGACCCCAACTGGTGAGGTGGAATGGATTGACCCTGTCGACGTATTTGGAGATGTGAGCGGAACCCTTGTCGCAAAAGGTAATTGTGAGAGTGACTATTTGTATTGGGACCAGAGCTCGAAATTATGGCTTGCTGGAGGAAGTCATATTCATATTGGATGTGGAGCAGGTGTTGTTCAACCCGATGCGAGTGCAGTCGCTGTTGCCATTGGTCAGAACGCGGGGCACTCAAATCAGGGAGCTACATCTATTGCAGTCGGTCAGTATGCGGGTAACACCACACAGGGGCTTAATGCAGTTGCAATGGGTTCATATGCTGGTTCTGTGAACCAGAGTGCAGGCGGTGTTGCAATTGGTGCAAATGCGGGTGTTAGCACACAGGGCACAGGATCTATCGCCATTGGTGCGAGTGCAGGTGCTGTGCGTCAGGATTTGAGTGCAGTTGCGATCGGTTTCAATGCGGGCTTGAACATACAGGGCGCAGGTTCTGTTGCAATGGGTGCATATGCGGGGTATATGGATCAGAGTGGAAGTGCAGTTGCGATTGGTTTCAATGCAGGATCTAATAAACAGGGTAGGGGTGCAGTTGCGATGGGTGCTGGTGCTGGACTTGCATGTCAGACAATGAATGCAGTTGCGGTTGGTTATTACGCAGGTTCGGGCAATCAGGGTGCAGATGCAGTTGCTGTCGGCGTGAATGCGGGATGTGATAGACAGGGTATCAGTGCAATTGCAATGGGGTCACTTGCAGGATCTGCTACACAGGGTAAAAATGCAATTGCAATTGGTTCCAATGCAGGTCGTGATACACAGGGTATAGGTGCAGTTGCTATTGGTGCATTGGCAGGTAGTAATGTACAGCTCAGTGGTGCTATAGCAATTGGGTCAAATGCTGGATTTAGTAGTCAGAACTTTAACGCGGTTGCGATGGGCATTGGTGCAGGCTACTCATCACAACGTATTGGATCTATCGCAATTGGTTCCAATGCTGGTTACTCTACGCAAAATGCAGGTGCCGTTGCAATAGGTATTGCATCTGGATTTTCAACACAAGGTGAAAAGGCTGTGGCAATTGGATCCAATGCTGGATTTGGGTCACAGGGTGTAGGTGCAGTTGCAATGGGTGCTGGTGCAGGGTATTCAACTCAGAACCCAGGGGCTGTTGCAATTGGATCGAATGCTGGGTTTAGTACACAGGACGCTGGGGCGGTGGCGATAGGTCTCAGTGCGGGCTGGAGTAGTCAAGGTGCAAATGCTGTCGCGGTCGGTCTGAATGCAGGTGTTAGCACACAGGGCACTGGGGCAGTTGCGATAGGATCGAGTGCAGGTGCGACGGATCAGAGTGCAAATGCGGTGGCGATTGGTGCGGGTGCAGGTACAGTACGCCAAGGCACAAGTGCGGTGGCAATTGGCTGGACAGCTGGCTCGAATGTGCAGGGCGATGGTGCCGTTGCAGTCGGTCTCGGCGCGGGCTTCTCTACACAAGGCGCGAGTGGTGTTGCAATTGGTCTGGGTGCTGGTTATTCCACACAAAATACAAATGCTATTGCAATTGGCTCTAATGCGGGTTATTTTACACAGGGTTCGAATGCTATTGCGTTTGGACAGGGTGCAGGTATTTCAACACAGGGCATAAATGCAATTGCAATCGGTTCCAATGCAGGTGCTAATGTACAGAAGATGGGTGCTATTGCGATGGGTACAAGGGCAGGATGGAGTACACAGGGTGCAGGCGCGGTTGCAATCGGTTCTAATGCAGGTGTTATGGATCAGAGCGCAAATGCAGTTGCAATTGGTTTGAGTGCAGGTTGGAGCACACAGGGTACAAGTGCAATAGCAATTGGTTCGAATGCAGGATATTCGTCACAGGGGTCATACGCAGTTGCAATCGGGGCGGGTGCAGGTGCTATAGATCAGAGTGCGAATGCAATTGCCATCGGTTCCAATGCAGGTACAAATCAAGGGGACGGTGGTATTGCAATTGGTGCTATACCTGCAACACACATTCAGAAAAGCGGTGCAATTGCAATAGGATTTAATGCATTCAGAACGACACAAAATGCAAACTCTATCGCAATTGGTAATAATGTGTGCGGAGCAAATGCACAGGGTTCAAACGCAATTGCAATTGGCTATAATGCGACATCTGCTACACAGCCTGCGAATAGTATCATTCTTAATGCAACGGGTGTAGGTCTGATGAATGCAACACAGCAGACATTGTATTTGGACCCTGTGTTGAATTATAGTGGTAACTCTGATCTAACGTATCTATTACAATATAGAACTGGGTCCAAGGCTGTTGTTTATAATGATAATGTTTCCATTAATTCGGCGACGGGTAGAATCAATGTGTCTGGTGATATTCTTCCCATTGCAGATATTACGTACTCTCTCGGTTCAAGTGCTCTTGCATTCAAACATCTCTATGTGAGCTCCATTATTACCGATACATCGAATGTTGCCATTTCTGGAGATATTGTTCCTTCTGCAGATAATGTATATTCGGTCGGTTTGTCTACACAACGGTGGAAAGATATGTTTGTCGGGTCTGGTTCGATCTATATTGGTGGGTCGACGAGTAGTACACGGGCTACACTGGGGTCATCTGGAATGGATTTGCTCATAAATAGTGCAAATACTGGAAATGTAGGGATTGGTGTTATTGGTGGTGCGCCTACCGCGAAGTTACACGTTGAAGGTACGACATATCTTGATGAGACTGTTACACTTGGTGGTGATATTGTACCTAGTACAACAGGTACACATGATGTGGGAACAGCATTGACGCGTTGGAGAGCGGTATATACATCGACTATTAATTCTGGAAACATTTTACCAACAACTGACAATACATTCAGTCTTGGACTGAGTACACAACGGTGGAAAGATGTGTTTGTTGGACCTGGCTCCGTCTATATTGGGGGGTCGACGATTAGTACACGAGTTTCACTGGAGTCATCTGGAGCGGATTTGATCATAAATAGTGGAAATACTGGAAATGTAGGGATTGGTGTTACAAATCCTACTGCACGACTTGATGTGAGTGGTACATCGAACTTCAGAGGTACAATGACGGTAAGTGGTGATATTGTGCCTTTTAAAGCAGATACATATGATTTAGGGTCATCGGCGGTACGTTGGGATAATATATATACTAATTTTATAGATGTATCGGCTGGATTTACTTTTACAGGTGATCTTGAACCAAGCGCAGACAATACCTATACACTTGGTAGTATTGCGAAGAGGTGGAAGGATTTGTATATTGGCACAGGTGCAGTCTATATTGGGGGAACGGGGTCGGCGACACGGGCTGTGTTAGAGTCGAGTGGGAATTCGTTGATTATTAATAAGACGAATGGTGGATTTGTGGGGATTGGAACAGCGAATCCAGCAGTTGCATTGGATGTGTCAGGTACTGTAAATGCAAAAGATATGCATATTCGGTCAGATGTAAGCGGTGTACAAAATGCACTTAACTTTCTTGTTGGACCTGTACCTATATTTGCATTATATAGACCAGGGGGTACAAACGATTTGCGGTTCTACAATTACTCAGGCACTTTTGACCAGCTCAGTCTGAAATCAAATGGTAATGTGGGTATTGGTATTGGTAACACAAATCCAGCGACAACCCTTGATGTATCTGGGACAGGTATAACTGTTACAAGTTCAGGCCCATTAATAACGGCTACAACAACTAATCCTGGTGACATGCTTGTGCGCAACTATGGAACAAGCGACCGCTATGGTATTGGTCAGTATATAAATGGTAACATGCGTCTATTTGCATCAGGTACCGTTAATTATGCCAAAATCCATCTGTCTAAACCGACGAACGCTTTACAGACGGGTGCGGGAGCAACCTTCACGGATGTGATGACAGTAGATGTGTTTAACTCGCGCGTGGGTATTGGTAGTACAAATCCAACACAAGCGTTAGATGTGTCAGGTAGTGTAAATGTAACAAATGGCGACATTGATGTGATAGGAACAGGTCAGCCAGCTGTTGCTGTGACACGTAGTGGTGTCAGAGGCGGTATGTATATGTCAAATAGTAACATACTGACATTTAATACATCCTTAAATAATTATCCAATTAATCTGCAGGGCCAGTATGTGTATACAAATAATAGGCTTGGTGTTGGAACTGTGCCTAATGCCAGTTATGCACTTGATGTGAATGGTACGGGTAATTTTAGTGGAAATGTTGGTATTGGTACAGTCCCTGATGCCAATTATACACTTGATGTGAATGGTCCTATTAGAAGTACTGCATTTATTTCAAGTAGATATATTACAGGCAGTGTAATATCTGGTTCTTCAACTACGGTTAGTACAACTAATTTGGGTATTAATGGGTACACAAACAGTGCATGGTTAGTCTCTATTATTGGTAATAATAATAGTATACTAAGTTTTGCATCTGGTACATTTATAAGTGTATATAATAATATATTTTCATTTTCACCACTTGCTCCATATTTTTGCAATGTGACACTTATTTCGAATAATTTATCAATACAAAATACCTGTGGAAATACACTATCGTACAGTGTGTTTGTATCCCGTATTTCTTATTAAATTCTATTAACCCACAGCCACCCCAGCCAAATTCACAATAATCCACCCTGTACCATACGCGCTCAGCACGGCGCTCAACCCTGCCTTCGAGAATGTCAGTTTTCCAATATATGTTGGTGGCTGATATATTATGCCATCTTTATAAAATACCCCTGTAACCTCAACTCCTGCCGTTTGACTAATCACAATCTTTGACTGACCCTGAACATTACCTGTAGGAAGTACGTGTGGTCCTGCACCGCTCACATACGAAACCGCTGTTACAGGGTCCAGCGCGGTTGTGCCGCCTGGTGTATCTGTCGGCGGAGGGAGAGGCTGGATGAATGGTCCCACAAGACTGTATAATGGCATATAGTATGGCGTACTATTCACGGAAATCGGCGTGAATCCTGTAATACCATATCCAGGCAACAAATCATTGGACGTATTCAAGCCGAACTGTCCATTGATATTCACAACATAGTTTCCTGAAGAAGCTGAACCAAATGTTGTGTTCGCGGATGTGATTGTGAAATCCTGAGATCCTGCAACAATACCTATAATTGAATCCGTCGTGCACGTTAATGCAGTTGACGAATTCGCAACGGTCGTTGAATCTCCTCCCACTGTGCCTTGAATTGTCAGATTCTGAACATTAATCGGACTCTGAATCTGAATTGTACCGCCTGCCGTGAGAGGAAGAATCACATCTGCGCGAAGTACAGACTGTGTATTCGTATTCTGAATAACCTGATTCGGTGAATAGGGTGATGATAGAAATGGGTTCGCATTATTCATGATATATCTGTTCGCATTTGTTGTAGCTATGAGTGGAGTATCTGCTTGCGAACTCATTTCTATGTAGAGTGTGAGGTATCTTTAGTTTGGATTAGGGATGGGCAGATTAGCTCCAGGGGTGGGCAAAACCCACCCCTTGAACCCCTTTTGAACCATTTTCAAATAACGAAGGGACAACTTGAAATATAAATATATTATAATCTACTTTTCAAGTTACTTGAATAGACACTATTTTGCCCATCCCTGATTAGCTCATTATAACCGCTGGATTGGTAATAACTACAATCCATCGTGTACCATCGAAATTCAGTACAACTGATGAGCTGTTTGTTGTGAATTGCAGATTTGTGTAGGAACTGCCGTCATAAAAGAATGTGCCAGTGACATTCACGGCTCCAACTGCATTGTTAATAATTGTTTTGGTAAGACCTACATTTGTGGCAGTAGGAAGTGGAAGTGGATTTGGTCCAGCTCCTGCGAGAAATGTCACTTCCGTATACGTATCGATTGCAGTTGTACCACTTACAGTGTCGTTTGTCACAGTAGTCGGTGCGCCTGCACCACCACCTCCTGTAGCACTATACACACCAAGTGAGTATGGTACAGAACTAATATCAATCGCTACGTGACCAATCGCCTGTTTCGCAGTTGTGTCAATTGTCGTTGTCAGTGCAAGTTGACCATATAGGTTCACAACATACGTATTATCGCCATTTGAAAATGTTGTCGTACCCACTGTATTTCTCATCGCTACTGCAAGATTAACTATATTCACAACGGAAAGCGGATTGCATTGCACAGATGTGAAATCCTTGCTGATTTTATCAGTACTCGGTTGAATTCCATTCACGGTAATATTGATCACATTAATCGGTGCGCCAATGAACACTGTTGCGCCAGGAATTGTCGTTTCAATCGTGTCCACGCTGATAATTGGTTGATTTGTCTGCGTATTCTGTTTTATTTGCGGTGCAGATGGAGAGATCAGATAGGGATTCGCATTATTGAGCACGAAAATCTGGTGTTTGTTTAAATGCTCAAATCCTCGGGATGATGCATTCATTTGCTACAATTGGATGGAATTTGTATTTAGGCTATGTGAACAATACAAACGGATTTGTTTGAACGATCACCCATGCATTAATTCCGTTATAACAGAGTAAAATAGTAGCGTACTGTCGTTTGAAGGTCATTGTTGTATATGTTGCACCGTTCCTCCGAAGTGCACCTACAACTGCAGACACAACAGTCTGGTTTGAAGTGGAATAATATGCAATTCTATCAATGTTATTTCCGCTGATACCTGTATAATCGCCGCCAATATATAGATTCAGAAACGCGTCTGTTGCAAGTGCAGTGCAGTTGTTTGCATCGGCTATACCTGTTCCAAGTGCATTCCACGTTTCTAGTGCAATATCATATCTTGCAATTCGCGCGGTATTTAATACAGAGTTAACTAAGGTAAATGATCCACCTATATATACGTCTGTTGCTGTCACGGTAATTGCTCGACATGGCCCGTTTACGGGTGTAATATTTGTAATTGATGACCATTCATTCTCAGAAATATCATATCGTGCAAAATTTGCTGTATTTGGAATACCGTCTGCACTATCAAATATACCTCCCACATAGAGATATGTTCCACCTGTAGCCATTGCTAGACACGTATTAGTATCAGCGCCTATTAATCCTGATGTACCTAGCTGTTGCCATGACAGGCCATCCCATCTTCCAATTGAGCCAAGAGTGGTCCCTCCTATACTCGTAAAATCGCCACCAACAAACACAACACTTCCAACTTTCAAAATTGCACGTACAATGCGTGGAGTAGTAAAACCTCCAATATCTCCCAGTGCGGTTGACCAGGTACCTGTTACCGTGTTATACACTGCTAAACTACGCGCAGATGTTACAGTGCCATTCACCCTTTCAAAGTCGCCACCCACATAGAGATTGTTGGACACATCATCATAGTATGTTGCATAGACAAAAGATGCAACTGTACTTGGTGAAGATATACCATTCCCTACTAATGTCCATGATGTGCCATTTGAATTATAAATACCACCGCCTGTATTGCCATATGGATTATCCAATCCTGCAAAGATATTCGTCGGCGATACGGATGTAATTGAGTTGCAGATTGTGACAGGTAAATCTGTTCCCGCAGATGAATATGTCTGTGTCTGTGGATTCCAGCGCACAATTGAGTTGGTTACTAATCCGCTGACATCCAACGACTGTCCACCAATATATACAGTTGTTGGGCTTGTGACTGCAATTGCATTGACATCCGTCGCTGTTAGAGCGCCTGGTGCAGGTCCAAGTGGCGAAAATGTTTGCACATTTGTATTCAAGTTAATCAACAGTTTCTTCTGACCTGCGACCGTGCCTATTGGAAGAGTGTTTGTTGAGCCTGAGAGATATGATATATCCGTATTCGTATTGATAGCAGTTGTACCCGTGACCGTCTCAGAGGTTGGAGTCGGTACAATGGAAAATGATGCGTCCGCGAAAATAGGCATACTGTATTGTGTGTCATTTACGGCGAGTGGCACATATCCTGCAAGACCCTTTTGTGTTGTTGCCACTGTGTTGTATATATTCCATTTACCACCAATTGTGACATTGTAACTTGTCAAAGCACTTGCAAATTGGGCATTACCTGGTATGAATTTGACCTGTTCATCGCCTATAATTGTATACCGAATCGCAGCGAGATCCGCGCGAACCGATGTTGCACCGTTACTGATTTGACCAGCACTTCCAACCGAACTACCATTCACTGTTACGTTTTCAATCGTCACAGGGGCACCAACCTGGATTTCAGTATTGGGTGTGAATGATGTGATGACGTCTGTGTAGACAACGCGTAGTGTATTCGTTTGCTGTGTGGACTGCAATGGCTCATACGGCGAGACTAGGTAGGGATTTGCAGGATTGTAAATGACAGTACTTGATTCATCTTTTAATATGCCATTTCCATTTCGATATGCATTCATGAATGGTGGAGACCTCTATGTGTCGCATCGGTAGTTTAGTTTAGATTGTGTATTTCATAGTCTAAACCAGGGGTGAGTATTCTCTTCTGCGGAAGCTTGCTTCCGTTAAACCCTTGAACCCCTTATGAACCATTTTCATATAATTAATGGAGAATCTTAAATATGAAATTACTAAGAGTGGATTTCCTACTAATTTCAAAATGACTTATTTTGTACATCCATAGTCTAAACCCCCTATACTTTTCTGGAGACAGAGTTAGGTATGTCTGGTAGCGCAGCCAATTATTATCAACCCTATCAAAGTGACGGGGACAACAGCGACAGCGACAGCGACAGTGGCAGTGGCAGTGGCAGTGGCAGTGGCAGTGGGCGGTCATCACCATCATCATCCTTTGACACCGCCGCACGCGGACTTGATGATCCCCGCTATGCAATTATTCGTGCCGCGGGGCCATCGCTCAATACCGTGCAGACCCAGCTCACGTATCATCGCGGAATGGGCTCCGCATACGATGCGCAAACCGCAAGTACTATCGGCAATTCACCACTCTTTAAAGACCCGCCAAAACGCACAATCACAACACTCTTCAGCCTCAAAAGCTCAGACCGTGATAAAACATCCTATCTGACATCCAGCGACTTTTCCATCCGTCTCCCTCGCGCCTTCAAGAATATTACACAGATTCAAATCGTACAGATGTCCTACCAGCCATTCATCAGTTATGTACCATCCTATCCAAACATGTCAAATACGGTTCTACCTTATCTTTCCTCTCTCGCAGGTACCACCGACCTCTCCTCCGCACTCTGCTGTCTTCCTATGGGCAGTCTCCTCAATAGCATCGGCATCAACGAAGTTGGACGCACAGATCCACACAATCCAACGAAACCTCTGATCAATATGATTAAAATTCGCCCCAATCGCTACAGTGACTATTCGCTCGCACAGGAGATGGCGTATCAGATGAATGATACACCACCATTTAATATGATTAGTTATACTGATTTCCGCTCGAATTATATTAAAACACGGTCACTGTTCCCACTCTTCAACGAACCTGGACTCTATTTCTACCAGCGTCAGGCAGGCACATTCTATTCATTCGCAACATCCAATAACACGAAACAGGTTATTGTCAATCAGTATTATCCTGTGGGATACGTACAGCCGTGCTCACAACCAACGGAGCAGGAGGCATTTGTTGCCTATTACTATCCAGTTCTGAAAGAGGCGATGATGAGCGATTATTATTGGCAGTTCCTAACATTAAATGGACTGACATACCCTCAGGCCTACAATCAGATTGTGCAGAATTTTCAGGGATTGGACAGTTGTCGCTACTATGGCCTCTGTTCATCAAACCTATCCTTCCTGTCAACATATCGCGAACAGGGTACGTTCAAGTACAACCCTGTCTATGAATACACCTGGCAGTATGATAACGGTCTGAAGAATTACACGATTTCGCACACGACCCTATCACAGTCCATTCGCAATGATATTAATGTAAATCAGGCAATATACCTCACAGAAGCAATTAATAATGCTGGGATTATCGGTGCAAACGGATATTCTACGATTGTCGGTGACTGCGTACAGACGAATAAGGTTGTTGTTGCATTACAAGATACCCTATATACAGCTCTCACGAAGGTTGGTGTTCCTTACAATCTCTATTCGGCGGCGTTTATGTATGATGCAAGTAATATTATTCAGACACAGCCACCTGGGAATCTACCTGTTAACTATACAACTCCAAATGATATTCTGTACCAGAATCTTGCAACGGGTGTATTGCAAGCATCCACATTTACTGGAACATATACCAAATCTATGCCAAAGTACGATTTTAGTTTTGTTTCTCTGCAGGATCTGAGTGATCAATCTACGAAGCCTTCAGCCGATTTTAGTGCAAATTATTACACGGCTGTGACGAATATGAACACGGCGAGTGCATTCGATAGCGCATCTCTTACGTATCAGGGAATTACAAGCCCTGTATATACAAATGATATTTCAACAAATAACTTCAGTCAATTATACAGTACATTCCGATCCTATTATTCTTCATCTGTATCTTATGCATCAACTGTCAGTTCCGTTATAAACTACCAAAACTCGTCAATGGTTGGATTTATCAATTCCAAGTATAGAGGCGTCTTACCACCTGATATTCTTCCTGTATACAGTGATCCCTCCTGTATTAGTGGATCTGTGTACACAGGTATACCAACCGCTGGGAAAGTTATGTTTTATACGAGCAATGTTGTAATTCAGCCGTCATCACCCTTTGACAGTTCAGGCTGTTCTCGAAATACAATTGTTTGCAAGACGCTGTTTGATATGTATGCGAACTGGTACAGTACTATGCCACCGAATTATCTCGTGACTACATTGCCGTGGAAACTCGGATTCCGTGATAGCGACGGCGATGTGCTTTCGTATTTCAGCACAGTGACGAACAATGCACAGACGACGCCTTATAATACGTATATACAGTTGAATATTGAGAAGTCGCTGAATAATATGGCGGTGGCGACAAAAGAAAATCTGCGACTCACGAATGAGCCCGTTGCAGAGGCAAAGGTTGTGTTAGGGAAAATTCTAACAATGGGTCTCGGTGTCGGCGACGTGACACAGTCTATTATTCAGAGCCCCGCGCAATTCTTTACACCTCTCGGCAAAATAGACCATCTGCACTTCTCACTATTACTGGATGACTTGGTACCACTTGCGTCACTCTATCCTTACGATTTCGGATTCATGGATTGGAATGCGACAATTCAGATTGACGAAGAGGTCGGTATGCTGGGGCGCGGTACAGAGTTGACAACAGTGCCAACAGTGGATGTGCCTTTGGGAGAGAGACGGTTTTGAATAGGAGTTTAAATATTCTACCTGTGATATACAGTAAGAATGACTACATTTCTCGATCGGTACTTTGGTTTTACAGAGCCTATGTGTGATGACGACGGTCTGTATGATGGATGTCTGGCACCGCCAGATCAGGCAACATTTCTGTATTGGATGTCATGGATGGGAATGGTGACAGGCTTGATTGGCGTGTGGAATGGTTATACGTGGCTTGGAGCAGGCACATGTGTTGGCTCTGTATTTGCGCAAATGTATTGGTCAAATCCCACCTATTCGTGGAGACGTACGTTGGATATGTCGTGGATACAGTTGCTCATTTGGACACACCTATGGGTTGCGCTGAGTAGTTCACATGTTATGATGTATGTTCTAATACAGATATTTGGAGCCGTGTCCTATTTTATCAGTTGGATGTTTCTGCGACAGGGACATTCATGGGCAGGGACGTTTACACATGCCCTTATCCATCTCTGTGCGAATGTGTCACTCCTTGTGCTCTATACGTCGTAGAGGGTAGGGTCAGAATCAGGGATGGGCAAAATAAATGTATATGATTATTTTGAAAAGTAGGTTTATATAATTTTATATTTCAGGCTGTCCCTTATTTATATAAGAATGGTCAAGGAGGGGGTACGGGGTTTAACGGAAGCAAGCTTCCGCAGAAGGGTTTTTGCCCACCCCTGCTCAGAATTTAAAATAATGGACATATGTTTACAATAACATGTCCACTATTCTTATGAAGTATTTCTTCGGTCTTGAGGAGCCTGTATGTGATAAAGACGGACTCTATAATGGATGTATAGTGCCACGGGAGCAGGCAGCCATTCTCTATTGGATGACGTGGCTCGGAGCTATCACAGGGCCTATTGGTATTTGGAACGGTTATACATGGCTTGGAACAGGTACGTCAATTGGTGTAATCGTTGCACAGGGATATTGGTCAAATCCGACATATTCATGGAGACGTACACTGGATATTGCATGTGTACAGGTGCTTCTCTGGGCACATATATGGGTTTCATTGAGCAGTTCACAGGCTGTTTTGTATAATCTTATTATAGCATTTGGAGGGGTGTCATATGTTGTAGGATGGATGTTTACACGGCGGGGGCAGTCGTGGGCAGGAACATTTGCACATTGTATCGTACATTTGTGTGGACAGGGTGGTGCTACCATTTTGTATTTATCGTAGGTTGTGGGTGGGGCATAGCGCTTTTTGAGCCAGGATATATTCTCATCTATTCTCAATAGGATGTCCGTTACGCAGCCCGCTGATCGTCAAGGCGCTGAGCCCTACCCATTTCAACAGGCAGGGACTGAAACTGAATTATTTCCACCTGTATGTCTCCGTTCCCATTGGGATCCCACGATGATTCTGCGCCATGTGCTACCAGAAGAGGGTCGTGGTGCAAGCCTAGCTCTACCTATGGATTTCCGTCCATACGTAAAAGTTTGCAAAAACTATGTTACATCTGCCCCCGCTGTTCCTGCACCTCTGCCCCCATCCAATGTAGTTTTCCCTATGGGTGGTGAGTTCTATCCACCCGGACGTTACGCAAATGCGATTAATAATGAGTCCCGTCTGCATTATCTGGATCGTCGTCTCGATCGTTGGTGCCAGACGAAGGAATGGGTGCCCAGTACGCGCAGTGATATGTACGTGCCGAACGGGACTGTTGTACGGAAAGGCGGGCCTATGTCGGCTATGGCCCAAGAACTCGCAATGCCCCAGTCCGTTCTCCGCACAGAGGCCTATACGTGCCGTTCTGCCGATGACCGTGTAAATTGGGAAAAGTCGGGTAGACTCTTTAACAATCCGACGAAACAGGACAGATACGGTGCGGAGAGGTATTATGCGCTGCCTGGTGGAAAACTTGTCATACCCCACGGCGAAGCACAGCCTGTTCCACTGACGGCCTCTGCGCGTGCGGGTGCAATGGCGATTCCCCGACCTGGTGGCGATGGCGTGTCAATGGATCGCGCATTCGGCGGAATTAAGCCTATCTTTGAACGCCCTCTGCAGGCGTCGGGTCCAATTGTGGGACTCGGTGCTGCGGGAGCACAGGCTCCTGCTTAGGAGCTGTACTTTCCCAGCGTATGTTCCCAAATATGATGCACCTGTTCAAACATTGCATTTGTAATTTCATACGTATAGATTGTACCTGTTGCCATATTGAAAAATCCAATTGAAGTTACACCTGGAAATTCGCGCGTATACAAATACGTCTTCAGCAGAAGAATAATCTTTTCATCCGCTGACGGCTCCGCATTTGCATCAAAATAGAGTTGGTAGATTGAAGAATCTGTGAGAATATCGAAATGAATCGGTGCAATCTCTTTGCCCGATGGAATTCGCGGTTGGAACCTGACACAGAGAGTTGGATTGGGAAGTGACATAATCCACGGATGAACAGCGCGAACCATTGCACTTGTAATTGCAGTCATCTCCTGTTGCACCAGGAATGGGAGGACTTCACGGTGCTGGTACAGAGGAATATTCCGTCCCTCTGCAACACTTGTCAGTGATGCCATATACCATAGGTCTCCCTGAAGTTCTGTCGTAGGAATGGATGTATCAATGACCCTATGCCAGCTGTGCAGAAGAAATGGGCGCAACTCCGTGGGAACTGAATTCCGCACATTTGCAAATCGGAATTCGTCCAGGTTGAATCCGCCGTGACGAAGTGGGCGGAGCTGTCCGCGAATTTTTGCGAGAATTACAACGGCCTGTACAAGTTGCTGGATTGTCCATTGAATATGTGGAAGACGTTCTGCAACATACAGTTCAAGATCCGCGTATTCTACTGCAGGCATCCTGTATGTATGTTTCAAGAAATGATGAACCATATGCTCTAATTCAGCCTCGTATTCTAGCCAGAATCCGATATCTTCCTTATAAATTCGAAGAGTCAGGAGCGTCTCATCCACTTCTGCGGTGCGGAGTGAGAGTGGCGTCTCCAAATCCACGGCAGACTGGCGAAGAAGAATCCAGCGCAACAGCTCCATCCACGTTTCGCGAATATCCATATCTTTCACAAACTCGGGTACACTGAACATTTCCGCAAATCCGTAAATAGCCTCTGTCGTTGTTGCTTGCATACGTGGTACACAGGATCTAGACCGCAACGTGTACCAGTCATCGCCATCAAACCCTGTAATCATATCACCAACTGATAAGATTTGTGTCGTTGATTCGTATGTACTGAGTTTGAATGAACTGATATTGTGATAGGTTAGGAAGGGGCGTGGAATTTCGCGAACAAATCGGCAGAGGGATCTCTCCTGTTTAGAGTACGTAAGTACCAGCTCTTTGCGGGCCCGTGTCACACCCACGTAGAAAAGACGGCGTTCCGAAATAATATCTGCATCCGTTTTTCGCGATGGGAATACATCGTCGTGCAGATTCATAAAATAGACAGTGTCCCATTCAAGTCCTTTGGATGCGTGTACTGTTGCGAGCGTGATACGACGTAGATGGGATTTGGGGCGGTCAGGATCATACTTTGTACAAAGTGTATAGAGCATATTCCGTTGATGGAGACGCTCCTCAATCTTGTAGAGGTCGTGATTGTAGCGGGATACAACTGCGAATGTATGTGGTGTTTCTTGACGATAGACTGCCTCGATCTGATTCACAATCCAGTCGTATTCGTCTGAACCACGGAAGAAATAGTGGACAGATGGACGGGCACCACCTTTAGCGTGTGCAACCATCTTCTGTTTGTACGGAAGTGTAGGAATGAACCGCATTACTGAATTGGCGACCGTGACAATTGCCTCCGTTGACCTGTAATTGCGACAGAGTTGGTAATCCATGACATTACGTACGTGGGTGTGGAAATTGAGAATGAAGTCCACGGATGACCCACGCCACGTATAAATATTCTGCGCATCATCGCCGACAATGGACATTGTTGCCCAGCGGTGATGAAGAAGTTGCAGGAGACGCCACTGTACCGCATTAATATCTTGAAACTCGTCGACAATGAGGGCTTTGAATTGAACAACCCACCGTCTACCCCGTTCCGTCTGTAGCCATTCTACGAGACGGTATGGAAGTTCGTCAATGAAAGGCTGGTCACGGAGTGCTTTTGGTTCATTGTCGCGGAGAATTTGGGCAGCGAGGGCGTGAAATGTTCCGCAGTAGATAGGTTGGGGGCCGACGAGACGAATGACACGTTCGCGCATTTCGGAGGCGGCAGAGCGACTGAATGTTACTAAGAGAAGATGATTGGGACGGATATTGTAATGTTCAATGAGATAGGCGATGCGAGAGGTAATAGTTGTTGTTTTACCTGAACCTGCAGATGCCAGGATTCGCTGGTTTTCTGTGATGGGCGATGTGACAACACGATATTGTTCTTCGTTGAGTGTCACGCTGCCATGTGAAAATGTCAGCGTGTAACTGTCGGCACGGGTATCTGCTTCTGGCGCTGTCGCTGGCACTGCTGTTGCTGTTGCTGTAGCCATTGTTATTATAGAAACTTGAAATGGACTTAGGTTGTCATTGCTGTCAGGAGTGGGCAAACCCCACCCCCATACCCCCTTCGTAACCATTCTCATATAACTAAGGGAAAAACTTAAATATAAAATTATATAAACCTACTTTCCAAGGTAAACATATTAACTTATTTTGCCCATCCCTGATTGCTGTTGTGCGTTGCAGTGGGTGTTGCGAAGAGATTCGGGTAGTGTAGAGAAATGGATGTATCTGGCGCAATTGATATAATTTGCAATGAAATTAGAACATTTGTGTCCCCGCCATCTACACTTGCATCGCTCCAATTCGAAAATCACCTGTACGGATGTCTGAGTGTTCTGGAGATGCTTGCCGAAGACGTATCTGGAATTGCCGATCTGTCTGCGAATTTTTCTGGCGTCGGTCACGAGTTTGGTTTTTTTCACGATGAACGATCTATACATGACGGATGGTCAAACTCGTATCGTGACACGTGGCTATGGATTTGGCAGACGGTTGGACGGGAGAGGCGTGATATGAGCGATGTGGAGTTGATTGAGAGTGCACTCATTGGGCAAATTAATGATGTGTCTGGTGTAAGTGCTGGTGCTTGCACTAGCACTAACACACCATTTTCATTCTTTAAAGTTGCACTGGAATCAGGTGACCTTCCTGACAAACTGTATGACGAATGCACTGCGTTAATGGAGAGTATGAAGGTTCCTGCGAAGAAACGGCTACGCGGTACTGAGCTAACTCGTCGTGTTCACGGGCGGAGAGCAATTACGCCCTTGCGCAAACGGGCACTTAGCGAAGATGTTGTATGCAAACGGTTTCGAAAGACGAGGAAACAGTAGAGATTCAGAGTAGGGCAAGATATAATACCAAAAGGCTTTATGTTGATAATTATTTTCCAGGTAATGATGGTAACTCACTCGTATCAACATTGCGAATATTATTTAAAATTGGTTTCAGATTATTGGGTAATGCATGTCTACGTGTTTTCTTTAATAAACGTGTGCGCCAAGTTGGATTGAGAATTCTATTTCTTAGCTTATTTGCACGGTTTGTGCGCCGTTTGATTTTATTGGGACGTGTATTACTTTGCGCTGCAATTCGCATATTAATATATGCAGATAGAGGGTCATATACTTTAATAAATAAACGATGATTTGTTTTTGTATGAGGAAAATCATAGAGAACAATTCCAGTATTATTCCAATTTTCTACTATCTCCCTCTCTATTTTAGTAGAGACTGGATGCACATTTGTAGTACGTAATATAATTGGAATGTCAAGTAAATCAATAAATTTATCTTTAACTATTTTTTGTAATGTTATTACACCTTTATTTTGAACTACGTCTCTAAATAGCATATTTTTGCGAATTAGTATGCGATAAGGACAGCCTATTGGACATTGCTTTTTCGTATCATTTGGCAATTTATCCAAATATGACTCTAATTTCTCATTTACAGGTCCAATAACTGTAGTATATGATTGAATTTCAATACACGGTTTTAGTTGTTTAGTGTGAGAGGATGGATATGACTCTTTTATTTTTCGAATCATATAATTAATAACAAGTTCAATAAATATATGTTGCACCCTATTGTATTCCTTAACAGAAAGGGCTGGATTTATATCTATTGAAAAATCAAAATCACTTGGAAATGTAGTAGGTAATGTAGGATTTTTTAATAATAGTTCTATTGCATTTCCACCTTTTGCATAAAAACGTAATTCATCAGGTGATATATCCTCTGTTACCATTTGCGTAATATGTGTAATGATATCAAATACAAGATTAAGAGTTGGCGTATCAGACCATACCGTTTTGTATTCTTTTGTTTGCGCGTTTTCTTCATATGAATGGACCGACGTACCTGCGCCACCTGCAGGTTCAGCAGACGACATCTCTATATTGTCTCACGATTTAAACATATATATTATTTGCATTGCAGTTCATTCAAATGCAACCTCCTACAATTAGTGTAATTGTCTCCTGTTATAAGAAGCATCTTGTGAAACTAATGCGTCTTCTGGACAGTATTGCATATCAGACCGTACATCCTAAAGAAGTGATTGTGAGTTCCTCCTCCTGTGAGCCATCGGATGTTCCCGCGTTAGCACAGTATCCATTTCCAGTCACACTCATTCTTCACAGAGAGCGGAAGAATGCCGCGCAGAATCGCAATATTGCCATAAAACTTGCTTGTGCGGATATTGTCTCTTTCTTTGACGCAGACGATATTATGTTGCCACGCCGTTTGGAAGCTATTCGTGAAGCATTTATACAGGGTGCGCGGTTCGTTGTTCATAATTTCACACAGAATCTTGAAGCAACAGATGCAGAGACGGGTGGTGAAATCGTCATTGAACACAATGTTCTACAGCGTGCCCCATCTCTGTGTATTATTCATACGCGCGATTTCCGAATCCCGCTCCATCATTCGCAATCCTCTGTTGCACGGGATATTCTGAAGACGATTCAGTTTCACGAAGAGGTTGCATACGAACGGCGCGAGGATGCTGTATTTTGCGGTGATGTTGTTATCAATGGGTGTCCAACTGCGTATATTGCAAATAAACTTGCGATATATGATATGGCGGGGAGCTGGTGAAAGGGATGGACAAATAGTGTATATTCAGGTAACTTGAAAAGTAGATTATAATAAATTTATATTTCAAGTTGTCCCTTCATTATTTGAAAATGGTTCAAAAGGGGTTCAAGGGTTTAACGGAAGCAAGCTTCCGCAGAAGGGTTTGCCCACCCCTGGTTGGTGAAAGGGTCTAAACCGTTTGTGCGCATACGATATAACGTTATATGAAAACACTGTTTGTTACTGCGTTCTTGTCCATTTATGAGGCAGAAAACGCAACCGCCCTGCGCGGTGCAAGTGAACGTATAGCCAGCTTTATTAAACTTGCGCGAACAGGTATTCATATACGCATATTCGTCTGCCCCGTGCACGAACCCGCTGTTCGTGAGGCGATTGAACCGTATCCCAATGTACAGATTCATCGTGTGCTGAACCTATCGGAAACACATACGTACAATGTTCTTGCACCATATCGCGATAGTCTACCCCCTACACGCAGTGTTGTCAAAGACACATTTGAATATATTACACTTATGAATGCGAAGATGGAGTTTATCACTGAAATTATAGATGCATATGATTATGAACAGTATGCGTGGGTTGATTTCAATATCTGGTACATTTTTCGCAATGATCTCTTATCATCCTTTACATTTGCATTACTTGCAAACAATGAAATACAATCAAACGAGGCGATTTATATGCCAGGATGCTGGAACTGGAATAAAGGTATGTCGGTGGATCAGGCGTGGACACGTGTTCTATGGCGTTTCTGTGGGGGATTCTTTATCGGCCGCGCCGAACCAATGCGCACAGCCTGTCATGCAGTAAAAGAGAATCTCGGTGCGATTATTGCCGAGACAAATGCCATTACGTGGGAAGTGAATATCTGGCATATTATGGAGTCACGTGATCTATGGGCACCTATCTGGTATTCTGCCGATCATAATGACAGTATGATTACCATTCCTGGAGAACATATTCGAATGCCTGTGCAGTGTAAAACACTGCTTAACGGTCAGTTCCCTGTTGGATGCCTACACGGAAGTCCAGGTACAGTGAATGGTGTCTATGGTCTATTGCCACATATGCAAGGATTTACGCCATCATCTGTTGCATTTTGTCGGCGTCAGGGCGGAGAGCGTGTCATCAATGTGCGATATGTGAACTACGAACTCACGCCACAGGGTGCATACATTATTTATCATCCGCAGGGTCACCTCTATACGAAGAATATTGCCTGCATTCTGGATAATACGTATGCAATTCAGAGCATTCATATGATGGCCGATAAGCCTGCAGGTCTGGTGGCACGTCACGGAGCCATTGAGGGTCTTGAGGATATTCGGCTCTTTGAAGTGGATGGTGCATTACATTGCATTGCAACACAGCGCGAATTTTCAGAGGGGAGTGTGAATCGTATGGTGGTGGGAACATATTCACTTGAACGACTGGCATATGAGGATGTGCGCGTGATTGAGCCACCGCAGTATACCGGTTGCGAGAAGAACTGGGTGCCGATTGTTCGTGGGTCAGGTGCAGAACAAACAGTTCAATACATTTACTCGTGGGGGCCAATCCGTGTAGGGACAATTGATGATGAGACGAAGACACTGACAATTACTGATACAATTTCATCGCACTGTGATGGAATTCTGGGAAAAATGAAAGGCTCATCCACGTTTATTGACTGCTCAAATGGAACTCTACTCGGCGTGATTCATTATAGCGAAGAGGGATCACCACGGCGGTATTTCCATTGTCTGATTCGGCTTGACGCGGACACGTTGCAACCGATTGCACTGTCGCATCCGTTTGTATTTCAGAAGCTTGGTATTGAGTTCTGTATCGGATTTGATATTGAGGATGGAGGGGAGCGGTACAGATTCTGGTATTCACAGCACGACAAGAGTCCAGCGTGGTGCTCGGTGCCTGTTGAGAACTTCCATTTTTATAGGTGTTAATAATGTGTTTAAATAAGCGCACACTGAACATTGTATGAAAGTAAGGGTACAGTACGGATGCTAGAGATATTATTTATTGTAGTAATCATATGTCTAGTACTAACTTTTTTCTATAAACAGGCTGTATGTGAATTTCGGTTAAATCAGATTGAATGGGAGCAAGCTGGCGAAAAGATGGGTGATTTATTGACCGAAAAGGTTCCGATCATTGTACGCAGTCGCCCACCCACCGCATTTTGGACACAGGAGGATGTTCATTTGCGCGATGTTTATTCTACGGTTCCAATATTTGACAATCAGACAATTGCCGACTGGATTATGACTGCTACGCCTGATACGGTATGTCCTTGGACTCGCGAACACGCACGAATTCTTGCACTTCGCAGTGTAAGTGGTCTGGAACACTGGGTTGACCGTGCATTGAATCCTATCATATACGGGGCAAATGTGATGGTGCCGTTCTGGTTACGGCCGATCTCCTATTGCTGGGCTGGAGGAAAGGGACTCTGGAAGACCGTTGCGCCTTGGACCGCAATGTTTGTCAGTCAGGGCGCAATTACAATTACAATTATGACAGATTCAGTCGCATCGGCGCTACCTGATGTATGGGAGGGAGTATTCCCTGGAGCACTGACAAGTTACGATACGCCCTTCGTCAGTGATCTTAAATTTATTGATATTGTTCTACGCCCCAACAGTGTCCTGTTTATGCCTGCACATTGGTATGTGAGCTGGGTTGCGCACGGAGAGGGAGAGGACACGATCTGTCCAATGGTTTGCACAGTGGAATATCATTCGCCAGTCAGCCGATTTGCAGAGTGGGCGGGTGGCAAAAAATAGCTTAGACTGCGATCGATTGTGCCTCAAGAATACGATAATCGTCTTGATACATGATGGAATTTGGAAACCAGCGATCAGGCATACAGAGTGTGGGACGACGCGTATTCAGATAAAGTCCCCACCAACTGAACGAGGAATTTGCAGAGATTCCTCCCAGACCGCATTGTGCCATATGAGAGAGTGTTTGCACTTCATCCGCATTTACAAATCTATGATTGATATCAGCAAGTCCATCCCAGCTTTCACACCAGGCAATATCATTGGATACAATATGCGCCACAGCTGAGCGTGGAAAACGCTCAATTGCACGGCGATAATAATCACGTAGATCAAATTCGTGAAAAGTGTTTCCTACATAGTCGCCACGCCGAATATGTAGAAAATATGCATTGGATAGATCAGCGTCTACAGGATTTAATGGAAACTGAGAGAGTATCTCGGCCTTGTAGGGTTCAATGATGGATCTGCGCTGGAAATAGCCCTCCATCCGAATATGAGTTACGTCTTGGTATGTACGAAGTGTATTTATATCTGGAGAATATCCGTCTTTTTCTTTGAATATTGGTAGATTAGGTTGAGGGGCAATTCGGTAGCGGAGCCACGGACTAAGAATGGTTTGTGTTGCATCCACAGTAGAATGTGCAATCTGTAATTGAGATAATTCATATATGCCAAAGGAATGGCCCGTCTGTTTTGCTATAGAATAGACGGATGCAAGTTCAAACATAACATTGCCCAAACCCCCCAATGGTACAGGAATTAGCATTGGATATGTAATTTGTATATGGTATGCTTTAAATCAGTAAATCTATTCACAGGGATGGGCAAAATAGGGTCTATTCAAATAACTTGAAAAGTAGATTATAATAAATATATATTTCAAATTGTCCCTTATTTATATAAGAATGGTTCAAAAGGGGTTCAAGGGGTGGGTTTTGCCCACCCCTGCCTATTCATTCACTTGAATAATGGTTGCCTCTGGAAACGATAGACAATTCTCAGTGTAATTCGCCTTGTTTGGATTCCAAATACTCGGTAGACATAGCGTTGGTCTCGCTGTATTTAAATAGAGCCCCCACCAACTAAATGTGGAGTTCACTGCAATACCGCCATGTGCACAATGTTTCATTACTGAGAGGGTATTTACATCATTTTCTTGAACAAATGTATGACGTACATCATCTAATACAGACCACTCTCTGCACCAGCGTAAATCATTGGATACAATATATGCAATGCTTCCAGCTGGATACTTAGAAATAGCTGTTTTATAATAATGTGTTAGGTCCATTGTGTAATCTGGATTATTCACATAATCACCCCTGCGAACATGTAGAAAATATGAGTTATTAATCTCATCATATTGTGGCGCAGAAAGAATATCTGTATCAAAATGAAACAAATTTACAATTTCGTCGCGATATGGCTCGAGTATCGCAGACCGTTGCCAATACCCCTCTAGGTATATAGTTTTACTATCAGGTATAGTTTGCAATGAGTTAACGTATGGATATGTATTCCTATGCTCTACATACTGAAGTGTAGGTTGGTTCCGTGTAATGTAACGATGTGTTTTTTTAAAGATAGTTTCACTATAATTTACGAAACTATGCATAGCTGGTGGCATTTTATAACGTTGAATTCCAAACGTGTGACCTGATTGTTTTGCAAGAGAATAGACCCCTCCTAATTGAAACATGTGGTTACCCAGGCCTCCAATAAAGTCTGGAATTAACATATCTGGAATATACATATATGTTATTTTTAAAATTTTAAGTTGGCGAAAAGGAGCTTAGACGGTAGGCGGGTTTATTTCTATAAGAGGATGTCCGTATCGGACGACGGAGAGCCTGATCAAGATATAATTACATCTGCCGTGGAAGAGATGAAGCAGACAGTGCAAATGCTGGACTCCATTCTTGTGACGTTGCGCGAGCTACTGACAAAAACGGGCGGAGTACATATTCTGTACAACGGCGAGAATCAGTCTCTCAGCCGTCTTTTGCCTACGTGGAAAGAAGAGTATGATCAGAGTGCAGATCATACAATTACGTGGGGGCAGTTTATCATTGAGAAGTTGCGTGCAGGGAGCAGGGAACAGGGAGCAGTGAGGTGACAATCTAAACGGACACAGGATATTATACTATAAGAGAATGGCGTCTTCAATTACACTTGCAGACCATATTCGTTTGTTGCGCGACGATGATACACTGTCCAAAAAGCAAATTCTAGAGATGTATGGAAAAATGGGTGATTCTATTGCAAATACCCTGTGTGAAGCGATGCTCAGTGAGGATACGTGTACAATTTACTATAATATTTCACCAAAACAGGTTCAACTTCGTTCGCGAACCAAGAAAGGTCTTGACCCACACAGGCCATCATCCTATACACTACATATTGATGCAGAGGAGGATACCTGTCTCGTTCGCGATATGAATACACCATACACGCGCGCAACGTTCCGTGAATGGGACGCGCCGTTTCTGCAGATGCTCTTTGATACGGAAAAAGTCGATGATGTGAATTCGTGGTCTCCCGAGATGCTCCTTATGCGATACATTGGGGATACATATTCGCGTACAGGGCGGAAGAAACCGAAGTCAGCGACGTGGATGGAAGAATGGGCGACACGGAAGTCTACGCGAAAACTGTTTAATAAAAAAGTCAGTATTCTATGGGAATCTCTTCCGCGAATTGTGGCGTATGTGCAGAATAATTCGTCCTATGTTGCATTTGAACGGAAACTGGCGAGTGCAGCGCGAATGCTATGTGATACAGATACGAAGGAACGGTATCAGATGTTCAAGCGTAAGAGTGGACTACGTGACTTCTTTGATGCACTGAAGACGCGAATGCATCTACCAATGCTGTATGGGCGATATGTGATTTCTGCAATGGCCGCCGCGCGTTATACAAAAACAGATATTATGAATGCAATTCAGAATCCCACGAAAGCGTGCAAACCGCTCCGCGAAATGCTTGTTTTCTATTGGTTTCAACTGCTCAGTCCATATGATGCTGAGTTTGTAGGAGAGGAGTGAAGATGAGGATGATTCGTGAAGGTTCTATACGGGATCTGCAGGATCTACTGTAGCTGGTGCGCGCAGACTCTCATAGAATGCGAGGACACGTGGATGTGCCTGAAGCGCACCTGGGTCAAAGTCGTGAATATATAGCGACTCCAATGCAGTCACACGGGACAGTGCTACATAGGCCTGGCCATACTCAAAGATTCGGTCGCCAATATCAATCAGCGCACAGTCCAGCGTTGCACCCTGTGACTTATGCGTCGTCACCGCATACGCAAGTCGTAGAGGAATCTGTGTGCGATGGACACCTGGATAATCTTCCATCTCCCAATTTGCAGGTTCAATTGGAAGTTTCATTCCATTCATAAACTCCACAATCGGCGTATGATGCGAATCCTCGCGAAATCCAGTTACAACACCGCGACTTCCATTCACGAGTGAACTGATCGCGTCCATATTTTTAATTAGCATCACCTGTGCACCCAGACTGAGTACGAGCTCGGGTAAATAACTTGCATCACGATCAAATGTTGCGAGGTATGTCTGAAATCCTTCGTCCCGAGTATTCAATGCGCGTGGGGCATTCTCGCCCAGAGTAAGCGATGCCTTATACGTATAACGAGGTCCACTCAGCGCCTTCAGATTCGCATCATTAATCAAATCCACTTCTGCACGGCGCGGGAAGAGCAGGGTTGGCCGAATTTTACGACTCCGCCAATCCAAATTCATACGTGACTGGAGAATACTGATTGACTCCGCGGACAGTTTGCCCACACGTGCCTCGCGCAGAATCTGCTGAAACACAGGGTCTTTCTGACGCTGAATCTCTGTCAGCTCCACACTCTCATCAAAGAGGGATGGCCACAGGGACGATTCAAATGCGAAACGAATCTCTTCGCCTTTTGTGACAGGCGGAAGTTGGAGGAAATCGCCAATGAACAGGAGCTGGAGACCACCGAATGGCTTGCTACGATTTTTCCGCATTTGGCGCCCAATTTCATCCAGTTTGTCAAGAAGGTCGGGCTGGAGCATACTGACTTCATCCAGAATGAGGAGATCCGTAGTGACCCAATTCTTCTTTGCACGGCCATTGCGTCGAATCTTGTAGATCAGTTCGTCAATTGTGCCTTTACCGAGCCCAATACCTGCCCAACTGTGCAAGGTCTTTGCGTGCGCACTGAGAAGCACGGCAGCACAGCCCGTCATTGCCGTAACTGCAACGCGGATTCCTAGACCTGACTCTCTTGTTGAGATGGCAGGAAGATGCTCGTGAATTGTGCGAATCAAATACGATTTACCAGTGCCACCGCATCCCGTCAGGAATACATTCTTTTTGGAGACAAGTGCGTCAAATACTGCGCGTTGTTCAGACGTTAGCGTGTCCATTGTGTGTATGCTGTGTTTTCCATTATCGAAGGCTCAATTTTACGCGGTGTCTGACGGCAAATATATGGCAGCGAATTTAAAAAGCTGGCGAAGGGGGTTCGTCGAGTATGGTGAAAATTTGAAGAGTATAGTGTAATGTAATGTACAAGCATACAAATGGCAACTACATATTCTTTCTCCGGTTCTAGTACGTCGGGCACCAGGATGGAAGAGGTTGTTCCAAGCACTATTCAGAATTCTATCTTTGCGAGTAAGGGAAATATGGGTTCACCGTCCGCAAGTCCTCGCCTGAGGCCACGCAAGCTCTCTGTGTCGGCAGGCGGTGCGGGTGCAGAGACCGTAAGTGCTGGCGCTATGGCACCTATTTCCCTCGAAGATGCATTCGTAGAGCCGATTCTGCGTGAAAACCCGAATCGTTTCACCCTCTTCCCTGTCGCGAAGCCCCGTCTCTTTGAAAAATACAAGCAATCGTTGTCCGTCTTCTGGGTTCCTGAGGAGATTGATCTGAGCAAGGATATGCGCGACTGGGTGCGTCTAACCGATAATGAGCGGTACTTTATTAAAAATATTCTAGGATTCTTCGCGGGCTCAGATGGAATTGTACAGGAGAATCTGGCCACTCGCTTTATGAAAGAGATTCAACTCCCTGAGGCACGTGCATTCTATGCGATTCAGAATGCCATTGAGCAGATTCACAGCGAGACGTACTCGCTCCTGATTGATACATATATTGAGGATTCGCGTGAGAAGCTGGAGACGTTCCGCGCCATTCAGAATGTACCGTGTGTGGCGAAAAAGGCTGAGTGGGCGCAGAGGTGGATTGAGTCGACGGAGGAAGACTTTGCTACGCGTCTTGTTGGATTTGCAATCGTTGAGGGCATCTTCTTCAGTGGATCCTTCTGTGCCATCTTCTGGCTAAAACAGCGGGGTGTAATGCCTGGTCTGACACTGAGCAATGAGTTTATTGCGCGTGATGAGGGAATGCACACGGACTTTGCCTGTGCACTGTATGAGGAGATTGAGCGCAAGTTACCGAAGGCGAAGGTGCATAAGATTATTCGCGAGGCGGTGAAGATTGAGAAGGAGTTTATCACGAAATCGCTACCTTGTGACCTAATTGGTATGAATGCGCGCCTGATGTCGCAGTACATTGAGTTCGTTGCGGATCGTCTGAGCACACAGCTGGGGTATGGTAAGATCTATTCTGCGACGAATCCGTTTGACTTTATGGAGCGGATCTCGCTGGAAGGCAAGGACAACTTCTTTGAGAAGCGTGTGAGCACGTATGCGAAGGCAGGGGTTGGTAAGAAGCAGGAGGAGATGACATTCTCTACGGATGCGGACTTTTGAGAGCGCTTTATCTATAACGCCAATAATCAGGGCCATACGAAACAAATAATTCTGAGCCTGGCTCAATATCACGGATTGCGTGAATAAATGCCTGTTTCTTATCTTCATCAATCTGAAACTCACAATTAATATCAAGTGAAATACCTGTGGCACTATAATATGCGACAGGTGTAACATCTATTTTTCGTTTCTTTTTGCGGATATACTGGTTGGGTATGAATGTGCAGTCATTGATCATCGCCATATAACAACGAGGGATACTGGCAGCGTCAATGAGCGCGGACTTTGTAAGAAGAAGAGCATATGCGCCACCATAATCGCGATTACAGAGTTCCCCCTTGTATTCGTCAATTCGTTCTCCCGACAGAATACTGTCGTTTGTAAATACACCGAGACCTGCTGATGGAATTTGGGATTGTGCAACGTATAAATTGAAGGATGAGGAATGATAGTACATTGGTATTTAGTATAGGGTGCTATTTAGATTATTTATGATATGAGTTAATAATGCCCTATATTTTGCATATCTATAATTAGAGGAAATGGCAGCAGCAGGAAGAGCAGGAAGGGCAGCAGCTGCTGCTGCAGCAATGAATGATGAAGTGATTAATATATCAGACTCAGATAGACGCAGATTAGTGCTATATCCATTATATCGTGTAGATATTATTAAAGATTCTATTGATTTCGGCGGAATTACGTCGCCAGCTGCACGACAGAAGGTGCGTTTTATTGTAAACACACTCTTTAAACTACAGGAGATGCGATATAATTTAACACATTATAGAATAAACAATACAATATTACAACGTTATGCAGCCCTCCTTACTGAAAATACACGTGTAGGAGAGTGGCGAAAAAAGCAATATGATATTGTTGATGAGGAATTGCAAAACTTTACACAGCGTCCAATATTATATCCAACGTGTCATCTGGGCTATTTTCAAGATAGAGAGCCCAGTGCACATATTGTAGTACCTGCATTATATAATAACAAACCCTTGAAAGGTTTTCCAGAATATCATGTGAACTTTGGAATCCATGACTCGGGTAAACCTCCCAATTTTTTTGACAGTGATATTCGCCAAGTACAAACACCTGGCTCATTTATTGATCCAGCCTCGCGTAGTACTGCAGATCATCTACACATGATTGATCTAGATACTAATGATTTTCGCAGTATGGGATTATCACATTTATTGGATGAATTAACGGTTACTGAATCACATGGAAGCGATGTTAAATATGTAGTCACATTATCATTAAGTGGGTCTACTAAATTTACATTTGAGTTTACTGATAATGTAAATAAACCTGTAGCTCCTAGAGAAAGTAACAATAATAACCTGTTGGCAGGTAATAAAGTCAAAAATGCCTATATTAATAGTGAAGGTTCAACACCCGAGACAAATATGAATTATATGCTTGTTAAATTACTAGGCGATTTACTGCAAGTGTATTATGGTCGCAAATTAATAAATAATAGAACATATAATAAAAATCAAATATGTATATTTACATCTGATAAAAACGTTACACGATTGGCACAAATCTTTCAAATTCCATGTCTCAGACAGGATCTCGAGCATAAACTACAGGGGAGTGAACGGTCATATTATACATATTATGCATATAATGATGGAAGAGACCCGAATGGAGACCCAATAACTTCACATATGAGAATTAATAAGCTTGAGTGTAAAAAAATAATTAAACACAATACTGGAATAATACGAACATTTACAGAATGCTTGGATGCAAGCGCAATCTATGTAGGTGTCAAATCATTTAGTCCTATACCTCCGCCAGTTGTAGCATATATGACAACTGCATGCACTGTTATTGCTGATGTGAATCGTACAATTGAATCTATTCATCGTACATCAGGCACTAATGTATATGGTGACACGTTATCATTACAGATGAATCCACTTGAATTCAAGGAAGTTATTGACAGGTATAGAGCAACAGATGCTGTACGATTTACAGATGTAGGGGATGGTATACGCGCATATTCTGCATTAACTACACGTCTCATATTTCCATTACTGGGAGCAGGTAATATTGTGAATACATCTATAAATGCACTAAAAGGTGATCCTGTATCTAGAGAGTTTCGTCAATTTGTCTATGGCTCTCCTATGCGTGTTCGTGATATGCGTCCTGAAGAGGCTGGTGCTGGTGCTGTGGCCGCTGCCGCAGCGCCCTCTCCTGATCTTCTTACAAGAGCAGTTGAATGGCTGAAGAATGTAACAAGTATTGATGGTATTATAAGGGGGGTTCGGTCTGCATTTGTCAGTGTATTCCGTGGTGGTGATGGGAAAAAAGGCGCTGCTGCGGGTGCGGGTGCAGGTGCAAATAATAGTAACCCATATATAAATGATATGCCAACCACTGAATATAGTAAAATATTAAATAGGACTCAATACAACGAGCTAAATAATAAAATTCATGAGGTGATAGACCGTGTTATTAGTGGCATTAATCCCAAACCTGATATATTTATTGAGGATGTATTAGCACTTATCTATCCGTATTTTGCACTGAGAGGACAGTTTACAATTAATCCTACATTTTATGAAGGGTTTATTAATTATATAACACTCGCTGATTTTACTGGATATATTGATACACGTGTAGTTGACGTTGCATATGAACGTATACATTCTCCTCCTGGCGGAGCAGGTGCAGCAGGTGCAGCAGGTGCAGCAGCTGCTGCAGGGGGTGCGGGGGCTGCTGCACCTGTTGCACCAGGTCCAGAATATAATATCAATGGAAAGGTATTTCTCCAACCTAGTGGTAAAAATGGGGCTATGAATATTGAAAATGGTGGTAATGCAGGAGTTGCTGCAACTGCACCTCCTTCCGCTGCTGATGCAGATAATCTATATAATAGTATCCCCTCTATTCTTGAGGCGTGGCAAGGAAAAGATATTGTTGGACAAATTAGGTCAAATAGACCTAATAGACCAGAAGGGTATGATATGAATGATGATATTATTAAAATGAAGAGAATAAGAACGGCTAAAGATGAAATCAGAAAATCAAAACGAAAGCAAATAGCCAAGAAGGCACGTATAATGGCGATAGTAAGAATGGCTGGCACAAATAAAAAATCTAAGATGGGAGCAAAAGGTGTGAAACATACATCTAACCCTAAAAAAGGTAAAAACCCTACAAAACACAGTCATGCTAGTAAAAAAATTAGAAAATCTATTCGTGATAGTAGAGTTAGACCCGCTGGAGGCAGTCCTACTGAAGGCGTGCCTCCTCGCAAAGATGATGGTGGAGGTGGAGGTGGTGGTGGCAGTACCCAAATAAACTTAGAACACAGTGGCGGTGCTCATCCACCCCGCAAAACTCGCAAAAAACGCGTCAATACCCTCAAACGCAAGTTACGTAAATTCAGAGATACTGGAAGAATCTAAACATTCTGCCAACTGGTTAATGTAGCGTCACACATGTCTCATCGGTACGTATGGTCTGTATTTTCCACGGTTGTAGGAATGTCTGATAAAGGCACGCGTATCACAACTGTCTGTTCCCAAGTGATTGCAAATCACATCGCCCTACAGCATCAGCTGGTCGATCAGAAAAAATGCTATGTATCATGGACAAATACGAAAGAAACTCCTGAACAGGCCCTTGTACGTCTGCACGACGAAATTCTTGCAAATAAAGCGACCCGCGTCGTGCAACCAATTTATTTTGTGCGCGAACATATTTTGTGCAATGATATGCCTGTCACACAATGTACTATGTGCAGGGTCGGTATTCCAGACTGTCTTACTCTGAAATGATCTTGACTTCTGCAAGTGGCGACTGTTTGAACAGGGCGTGCAGTACAAGCGGATGACGCATCGGGTCTTCTAAGAATTCGGCAAGATATGCGTGCTTGAGTTTTTTCGCAATTCGCATATACGCACTTATATCCCCTTTTAGAGCATATAAATGCGTAATTTCACCGTGCAGTTTTGAGGTTAGTCTGCCACTCATAAAGTCTGCATAGGCTTCGTTGGACAGTTCAATCCGAATTAGACTCAAGTCATCGTATTTTTGAGAACAGCTACAACAGGTTGGGCAGAAACATTTACGAAGGACAATTGTCATAATTATAATATATGGGATTCCAAGCCCAAGAATAATTCCTAGTGCCATTTCGTTCATTTTTGCGGGTGCGGGAATGCATTCGAGGGATATTAATATCAAATTTTCGCGGGCTACAATAGAACAAATGAAACTCGCGTATATTCTCATCTTGCTCGTGCTACTTTTCGTTGCTGGACTCTATGTGTGGAACACGGTGCTAATGACACGGCGTGTACCTGTCCACCGCGCAGATGAAATACGCTACTATCCCGTTGTGGAATACCCCGTGAATGAATATCCTTATTATTACGGTTGGTGGTGGCCTTGGTATGGTGGTTCGTATAATATTGTAGGAAGTCGTTACGGGTCTCCGCCACCGCATCGTGATTGGCGCAATGACGGTGGTCATCCTGGTGGTGATGGTTTACCTGGTATGAGACCACCACCGCCTCCTGGAGGTCACGGTGGATCTGGACACGGGCCATCTCCTCCACCTGCACCTGCACCTGCACCTGCACCTGCACCTGCACCTGCACCTGCACCTGCACCTGCGCCTGCGCCTGGACCAAGTGGACCTGCTCCTGGACCTGCTGGAGGTGGCGGTCACTAACTTAGGCTAATTCAATTGTCTGAATTGTAGATGGAAATTCAGGTAAAGACCCTTTATAACCTTTACAGCTGAAATATTCTAGAGCAGGTGGGACAGGGCCAAGGTTTTCACAATATTTATTATTACTCGGATTGACAATTGCGAGAGATATTAATCCCTACGTGACTAAATTCTATTTTGATGATTGCAGTCACATAGACTGCACAATACCAGATGGTTCAACCATCCCAATCAGTCTACGAAATACTAACATTGCATTTCATGGTGCATCCTGGTACGAACAGAATTTTGGTGCTAAACCTGTTACAGGTCATTCAGATTACAGGCGTCGTGTAGAAAGCTTATATAATCCTGATAAGAAACCTCCAACATTTGATTTTAATAATCCTGACCTGAATGAACTCTTAACCAGGGATGGGCAAATAGGATCTATTCAAATAACTTGAAAAGTAGATTATAATAAATTTATATTTCAAGTTGTCCCTTAGTTATTTGAAAATGGTTCAAAAGGGGTTCAAGGGGTGGGTTTTGCCCATCCCTGATCATTAGCCTGTTCTGATGATTTTTAACAGATGATACTATATGTAATAATAACGATGGGTCAATTAAATTATTATTAAGTAAGTAGTTATTAATATCATTTCCAAGAATATTCAGTTGTGCACGTGTTATAAATTCAAGTGCCGTGTTATATTTTAAATATCTCTGCAAATCTTTATTTGAATTAATGTTTTGTTCAACACTAGACATCTCTACTAAAAAGAAATAATTTTACAATTTGAGGAACAGTAAAACTCTAAAGCCAATGTGGCACATGTCGTCCCGTATATTTAATGAGTCCTCGTTCAGCCTTTGACGTCTTGTAATAATGCCTATAACACCGAATTGGATCTCCACAAATTTTATACTGATCATCCATCGCTACAGCAAATCCACGACGAGGAAATCGTAGAATGGTCGGTGGCGGATTACTGTACAACCATCGCACGTGTTCCTCACACGAATGTTCGTGACCAAACCTGTGCCGAAATTCACGTGCAAGTTCCTTTCCCAGTCGTGCGAGCCACTTATAATTTCCATACGTCTCGCGCGTCCAAACGGCACATGGATGACTCACGTGACACGGACGATACACCTGTCCCGTGGACTTTGCACGAGGGGCACATACTAGAGACACGGGCGGTGCGAGGAGTTTCTGTGCGCGCGAGAGTGCCTGTGGTGAACGACATGCCAGTAGTTCACCATATGCAAGTACCCAGTGTGCAGTGTACAGGAGCTGACACGTTTCTAGTAACATTTTCACAACGTGTTTATCTACGTGCCATCGAGCACACTTTCTTGGATTGGGGTGCAGGGCGAAAATATTCATTATGCTGGGTGTGAGTGAGGGTGGCATCGGGTAATTGTATTAAAATCTATCAAATTTTTCGGGTGGAAAATTTGATAGGTTCAGGTCCAGGGTCTGTATCGGTACGCGCACCGAATGCCAAAGTACGAACATGTCAACATCCAAGGGATCCCATTCCTCGTTGATGAGTCCCGCGTCGTCTACACATACGAACCTCTCGCAGGAGGATCGCCTCCTATCCCCATCGGATCCATTAGCCCTTCGGATAACACCCTCCAGCTTCACACTGATTGGCGGGAGGTCACCGAGGAACGAATTATGTCATGGCGAACCCATCTTGTTCCCACTGAGCGTGGAAAGATCCGTGAGCTCTACAAGCCTCCAAAGCAAAGTCGCTCCCGAAAGTCTGCTGGAAAGTCTGCCACCAAGCCCTAAAATACTTCGTATTTCACGCACTGACTTTGAGTGTATGGTTTCCGTTCTCACACAGTACAGGCGCCATGTTGAACGCATCGCATCACGAGAACAGCGTACTAATACCTAATTTAACGCGACTGCCATCACCTGGAAAGCCGGTTGGCTGTGTATATTGGGCCTGAATATAACGTATTTTTTCCTGCTGTGTTCTGAATATAGGGCAACCCGTTCCAATCAGTGTACCAGACTGTTTGCGCTGGTTAATTGTATTAAATATTGCGGTGGCCTGTTTATTTTCACGCAGTTCACTTATATCTGCACCCGTATTGTATGGTACAGTGGGATTTGTTGTGAATTGCTCAGTATTCAGTGTCGGATTTGCCTGATTTGCAAGCCAGATTGAACGCAGAGCAACCTCTTCTGTTGCTGTATTCGGTGTATTGTACTGAAAATTCTGTAGAGGTGGGATGGGACAGACTACCAAAGGCGCAACCTGATTTGCATTTGTACATTCACACGTTGACATTCTCTATTTAAAGAGCGAGGGAAACTTTTCGGACGGGGAGAGGGTTTATGAGAATAAGGTATTAATTCCCTTCTTTGGAACATTGCTATCGCCTGGGTAGCCGAGAGGCTGTGAATACTGTGCCTGAATATAGAGTATCTTCTCGTGCTGTGTTCTGAATACGGGCATACCTGTTCCAAAAAGTGTGCCATTCTGCTTGCGAAGATTCACATTATTGAACACAGTCTTTGCCTGTGTGTTTGTACGTATCTGATTTGTATCTGCACCCGTACTCAACGGCCAGTTCGGATTTGTGGTAAATGGGGCAGGGTTCATACTCGTATCTGTTTGACTCACAATCCAGTTCGATCTGAGCGGTGTTTCCGTGCCCGTGTACGGCACATTATAGGGGTATGTCTGCTGAGGTGGTGGAGGACATAGTGTTTGTGGACGAACACATACAGAACTGGAATCACAGCAACCTGACATTTCTCTACTTAACATGTGCATTATAAAAAAGAATTTAAACATTCCTCTGCGATTCTACATCTAGAGAAATGTCAGTTGCAACTACACAACAGTCAACGGTAACCCCTCCCAAAGTAATCCGTCTGCATACGAAAGCATACAAGGATGGGAAAACACTGATCTGGCTACGTGACCAGGATGTGTCCAGTGCAACGACGTGGAAACGGTGGCAAAGTGTCGTAACGTCAATTGAGGATTATAATAAGTGGCACGCCATTGCAAATGTACGTTATATCGTTCTTCGTACAATTACGGCAGAGGATGTACCTATTCTAAAGGCAATTCCAAAGGACAATATTATTTTCTTCATTACTGACGACGTGCTTAGTGTAATGCCTACAAATGAGTGGCAGACGTGTGGATTCCAGTTTGTTCGGATGAACGGAATGTTTGCTATTTATCCGCACCTGCTCCACGAGTGGGATGGCTCTCTCGAAGATGCAGTGGCTTGTATTGCTACTGTATTTCTCTTCCGTCATATTGCGTATTGGAATGGCAGTGATGCACGCAAGAATTCGCTCACCGTAAACAATGTTCGCTGGAAGGAGGACAAGGACTGTGTACCTCCGTCACTCTGTGTGATGACCCAGTACTTTGTACACGGGAATGCAAAGCGGGCACGTGAGATCCGTAAGTGTCTGATGAATAATTGTAGCAATCCCCTCGTGGATACGATTGTACTTCTCACGGAGACGGATCTCTCGCGTGAATGGGCATCATTCAGTGGTCGTGAGAAGATTCGCCAATATATTATTGGGACGCGTCTCACGTATACTGACCTTCTGCGTGGAACTGTGGATCACGTTGCACCAAACACAGTTGTTGCATATATGAATGCTGATATTTATCTAAATGATACGATTAAACATGTATTTGATCTTGATATGAATGATAAAATGCTCGCACTGCTACGCTGGGACACGGATGAGAGGGGCACTGCACCTGTCATTTTCGGCCCGTACTGTGATTCACAGGATACGTGGATTGTACTATCCGATTCTATTCACGCACGGGCACGGGCTTCTACGCTCGACTATGGGCGGTTTGATTATCAGCTCGGTCGCGCAGGATGTGATAATCGTTTCACGGCAGATATGCTTGCAAACCGATTTATGATTATCAATCCAGCCGATACAATTCAGACGCTCCATATCCATACGTCAGCTGTGCGTGATTACAATCGCAGTGACATTATTATGTCACCGTACTATGTATACCCATATAATACGCAGATTTACGATACGAATCTGGTGGAACAGTGTAGGGATGTTGTAGATAAGGGTAAGGGACATGAATATGCTGTACAAATTCGTTGTCCTACGCCTGCAAATGGTGTCACTTGGTGTACGATGATTGGGCGCCACGGACGGTTTGTATGGGAACACGGTGTGGAGCATCGCGTACAGCCTGTGCGCCCTGTCTACTCATGGTCGCATGCAATGGCAACTATTGCTGGGATTGTGTATACGACGCGCGATACGTATGTAGGAAAGTCCCTACAGGATTTTGCAAAGGAAGCGAATATATCGCTGTCTATTGATCCTGCAAGCACGAAGACGCATGTGCCACTGTATTATGCAGTCCCTGTACAACAGACGTCTACGTTCAATCTAATTGATAATTATCTGCTCTATTATCTGTCTCGTGCATTTCAAGTGGGTGCCAGTACCGATATGCAAGGACATTTCCTGGCCCCTCCATATGCACAGGGTGTTATTGAATCATTCCAACGTGGTCTTTCTCAACCTATGAATGCGATTCTTGTCACACCATCAACGTCTATCTTTAGTGACCGTATTGTCGGGTATATGCCATCTGTATATGAAATCAGTCGCGATGATATTCAAGCACTACGTAGCCATTTTGTAGGGTGGTCAGATGTGATTGTGCCGAAGACGTGTGTTGTACTGGTAAATCGTACGGAAGATGAGCGTATTTCTCCATTTACGGATGCGGTTTTGGACGGTATTCGCGCGAGCCTGGGTGAGGGATGGAGTGTAGATGTTATGGATATTAATGCATCGGGTCTTGATGCGTACAGACGTCTTGTAGGCAAGGAGATGTGCGTATTCTTTGGGGGCGAAAAACTTAATAACACGTGGCCAAAACTGTGGGCACTTCCTGCGCGATGCAAAGTTGTGGAATTCCAGAATGAGCTCAAAACGCATGGGGAATTCCAGCAGATGGCGGGGGCTGCCGATTTTGATTCATGGCTCATAACTCTACACAAAGGGTCGGGTGATGAGATGCGTCAGCAGGCCGTTGATAAGTTTCAAGCGTGGCTTGCAAGTGGGCGCAGTTAAAATTGAAAATATTGTGAGGCGGGTGTGAAGTACACATCCAAGCAAAATGGGCGCATCGTGTACCCGTCTTGATATTTCACCATCTGTTGTAATTGGTTCCAAACCGATCATCGTATTATCCGATTGTCGGTTTGAAACTATTTGGAAATTCCTTGGGCCTTATGTAAAAGGTGCAGTAGAGAGGAGCAAAATGCGCACACTCTTGCGCACATACTTAGCAAAAACTCCGTGTCGTGACCGATACTTTGTCCTTACTCTGAATGATCGGAAATGGTTCTTTGAAATTGCGTCATATCGGCCTGGTCCAGAGTATACAGAGGTTATTTTGGAGTCGCGCCCTATACAACAGGGATGGGCAAAATAAGTTTATATAATTATCTTGAAAAGTAGGTTTATATAATTTTATATTTCAGATTGTCCCTTAGTTATATGAGAATGGTCAAGGAGGGGGTACGGGGGTGGGTTTTTGCCCACCCCTGCCTATACGGTAGTTGTTGTGGGCGCCTCTAAACCCAACATTGGCTTTCCCCATTTCACAATTTCCGTTATCTTTTTTTCCGAGAGTGGTGTGCGATAACAGCGGAAATCAAAGAGTTTGCCTTTGAATAATTCATCCGCATTCTCATACAGGCTCGTCACAGATGACCAATTGGACTTGCCTATGTAATTATGTGTTGTTGTATTGGTCTGTGGCAACCATCCAGCAGGCTCCAATAACGCAAGCTCCCCATTCACATACACTTCAATATCAGGGCGCAGTGCATCCGCCGTTTTCGCAGTAATTGTAATATGAACCCATTGTCTCAGAGAGATGGCATTTTTCACTTGCATACGGAATTTACGTTGCTGATGGTCCCAGATTTCATAGACAAGGTCTGCATTTGTAGAAACTCCTGGTGCAGAGGCCTGTGGTTGCACAGGTGGCATAATCCGACCATATGCCTCAGCCTTCGGACACTTATATTCATTCACATTGGCAGCGGTTGTTTTCATCAAGGTTTGCGGAGATACGATTTGGACAGGTTGGGCACCTGACGGCGCTTCTGGTACAGTGGACTCATCACCTGCACATATCCTCTCGCGAATCGATTTTGCGGTGGTGCCCTCATTGCCACGTCCAATAATTCCACACCATACATTGTCCTTACCCGCACCATTTCCAAAATCAAAAATGTGCGCATTATTTGTGAATTCGTCAAAATAGACCCAGAAACAGACGGCGCGCATATATCTGAGTTCAACCTTGTCGCCCAATTCCATATCCCTGTTATCACCAATTCGCAGATACTGATCTATACCGTTGAATTCCAGTGTACGAGCCTCTGGGATTAGGCGCGGAATCGGAGGCATTTCCTCCATTGTGATGGAACCGGCCTTATAGAGCTGTATGTTTTTCGCATAATCTACCATGTCATCGCGGAGACGTAGCCATATGATTACGCCCTCATAGAAGAGCAGAAGAGTCTGAATATCGGGTGGTGGATTCGCATCCATTATCGTCTTTTTACTAAACTCAGTGTCATTTGCCGTATTACATCTGACTTCAAATGAGCCCTCGCCAGCCTTTACAATCCGACAGTATCCGTCACGACCACTTTCCAACCTCCGCATATAGTCATCACGGGACAGAATAAACCCCTGTTTCGCAGAGGGTGTTCTGAATTGGAGAGACGAGAGACCATCTGTTCCACCGAGTGCACACGCAAAAAAAGTGTCCGTTGGGTCAGATTCTTTTGCAACCATACGACAATAATCCTGTTTTGACCCGAGACGCTGAATGTCTGCATAGCCATTGAAGTAGCGGTCATCGCGGACATAGCCCTTCTCCTCTGCATACGACCCTACGTCTCCGCGACGCGGGACAAATTTTGCCCAGAATGGACTATCTCCGAGTCCAACGAGTCCTTCAAAACCCTCTGTAATCGCAGTAGGGTAGAAAAGTTCAATACACGCAATTATGAGTAAAAGAACAACACCTATCCAGAGCAGAAGCTGGATCATCCCTGCTTGTTCCTATGTTTGATTTTTCGCAATTTATTCATAAACACTTGTCAGAGGGTACTGACCATTATGATGTCAGATATGAAACAAACCGGGGGGAAACTGTATGATCAAGGCGGATATGGATGCGTCTTTCTACCCACATTAACCTGTGCGCCTGGGTCGGAACAGCGAGCAACCGATGAAGAGTCTGGTTCAGGAATTCGTTTTATTGATAAACTGATGGACCCTGATAATGCTCTCATTGAATACACTGTTGCACAACACGTCCGTCGTATTCCATTATGGAAGAACTATTTTATCGTCCCTGTATCCACCTGCACACCTGCACCCGAGGCACAGCAGTCAGAGCAACAGCTACGTATGTGTGATGTGATTGACGGTAATCCAATTCAGCAATTCCGTCTGCTTCGTATGCCATTCGGTGGAATGCCTCTGTCGCACGCTTATCTGCGAATGGACAGGGATGGAGATGCCGTATATTCATTTCTTGTACATTTTCTTGAGGGATGTGCAATGCTACAGATGTTTGGTATAGTGCATCGTGATCTGCATCAGGGTAATATTCTAGTAGATTCTGCAGGTGTTCCTCGTATTATTGATTTTAATCTATCCATTGATATTCGGAGACCGCTTGTTGACCAGACCGAACTCCTTCACGGGATTGGATACGACCTGTTCCAAGAACCGCCTGATTCGTGTATTATTAATGCAGTTGCACAGGGAAAAGACGGGTTTGATGCAATTGAGAAATTCCTTCAGTTACGCAAAAGTTTAGTGAAAGTACAGAGTCTGCTGGGTATAACCAAGGATGATATGCGAAATGAACTCCAGTATTATGTCAGGCACAGTAAGTCCGTACAGACAGGTAATATTGTAAAATGGTTTCAGACGTATTGGCATACTGTGGACACGTGGGCTGTTGGAATGAATATGGTAATGTTACTTATAGATAATTTGCGGTGGCCTACATTTGCAAGGGGCGAGTATCAGACATATAAACACAGATTACTCCCTGTTCTGCGGGATATGCTTCAGTGCAATCCTACGAAACGGATTGATTGTGTTCAGGCTTTGGCGCGACTGGACGCAGACAATTATATTATTCGGACATATGGACGGAAATGGCTGGATGCGCGGAAAGGGCGTTAGTGTTGGCGTCAGGGGTGGGCAAACCCACCCCCGTACCCCATTTGGAACCATTTTCAAATAACTAAGGGACAACTTGAAATATAAATTTATTATAATCTACTTTTCAAGTTAATTTTAATGGGTTAATTTGCCCATCCCTGGTTGGCGTTTTGTGCGCGGGTGCTTTTGGCGACGTGTTCTACGATGTTTGCCGCCACGTTTAAAATGTAGCTCTTTTGTGCGGGGGGCACAGAGATATCCGCAGAAGTACTTGTAGTTTAATCTGCCTCCTTTATCGGTGTAATTACGCGATGCAAGATCAGGGTTATAAATCACGCGTCCAGTCGCATCTGTACGCTTGACAGGTGTTGCACCTGGTTTATGTGACCACAATCCATCCCTATCCTGTCTGTAAAAATGGTAATCTTCCTGTGGATCTACAACATATGCAATTTTGCTCGTGCCTTTCGGACAGCGACGGGTGAATGTCGTTTTGGAGAGTCCAGGAACCTCTGCGAATAGACGCGCAAGAAGGTCGGGGCATCGTTTTCCTTGAATTTCATTCCAGCGTGGAAATCCCGCGCGACGTCCTGGCTGATGAAACGGTGTTGTGCACTGTTTCTCATTGCATTCATTCTCTGGCGGAAGTTCCTTATGATTAAATGCGTATGCAAAACAATTGTGGGATTCGCGCATACGCCGTGTTTTGTTATACACATGGGGCTCATAGAAAGGTTCCCATCCTGACAGGGGTGAACGAATAGGGCACTGTGTTGCGTGTTTTTTACAAAATGATTTACCATTTTCTGGAGGTAATTTACATCCAGACATGCATTGACACCGTGCTTGCATGCGTGTACCTATTGTAGGGGCGGGGAAATTTGAGCATGGAAATGCATGGGAAATACATGCACTCATTCAGGAAAATGTCCTGGTTTCGCAAGACTACTGTATATAATTACGGTGAAATCATCGCGGAGTTGCGAGAGCAGGTTCATAATGCAATTGATGTTGGAATGCGTGATGCGCGGAACAGGTCTCCCCATCCAGAGCTAATGTTTCGGTTCTATGCATCTAAATCGTGGGGATTTGCACGTTCTATATACGTAGAGAATATTCCATTTAGCGCATATACTGAATCCATTGAGCGCCTATTCGGCGCTACACAACAGTATTGTATTTCTGCAATCGGTGATCCTGGATATTGGTATAACGTAGCGTTTGTTCAGGGACGTGATGCGGTTGTCGTGCAACCATTGACATCACGTATGGCAAAGGCTGCCATTGCATTTGCAAAAGAATCCAATGATGTATGTCCAATTACATTGGAACCTATTACATCTCTTACGTCTGTTGCCGTTGCACAATGCGGACACGTCTGTTCCGAGGGCGCTCTTGCGTTAGATAAATGTCCGATATGTCGTGTGCGATGTGCGTGGACGTTGTATGCGGGCGTTTAGACCCGTGCTGATTTTAAATGAGCATATATACTAGGTTCTGGATATTTATCAATTTAAGTTTGGACATCATCGATGCGCCTATTCCCTAACATCTTTAAATCTCTGACTGTTAGTCTATGTGCGCAAGGGTCTTTGTGTGGGTCGCTGCAGGATTTGATCGACTTATATTTAAGATAGAGTATGTGGTGGCATTTTATAGAATGATACGACGTGCGGAGTTGATCTAGACCTACCCGTTGGCCGCCCTAGCCCAAAACACTCATTTTAAATCCGCATCGGTCTAAATGGGTTGGATATACACATCTATGTAGATATGGACCCACGTGTTCACGCACAACCTGCAAACGAAATTATTCCACGTTTGTGGCTCGGAAATGCCCATGCCGCCGCAGACGAAACTTTTTTTCGCACTCATCAAATCAATGTCGTCATTAACTGCACGAAAGATATCCCATTTTCTGGACACGCACCTAAACAGTATCGTATTCCTGTAGACGATAATCTAGAAGAGGCTGAGATTCGCAATATGGCACATTGGTCTCCTCAGACGGTGTACACGATTATGCAACATTACAAAAATGGTGACCGTATTCTCATACATTGTATGGCAGGGATGCAACGGTCGGCATGTGCGGTGGCTATGTTTTTGATTTGTCATGCGAAGTGCCATACGACTGAGGCAATTCAGTTCATTCGTTCAAAACGGTCTATTGCATTCTTCCCGCGCGCAAACTTCTTGAAATCAATTGAGTATTTTGATGAATATTTTCATAGCAATATTCGCCCAATGATTGAGGAGAAGAGTAACTAAACAAGTATATTCGCATTTGGCATATATGCCGTTCCTGATGCAAGAACATTCTGTAGAGTGTTGGATACGAGAACGCACGGGTAATCAAAGGGGCGTTTTCCACGACGCCAGTTCTCAACCGAACGATAACAATACATCGTATCCCCCATCATCCATAGACGCACTGGCTTCTTTGCAACTAAATGTGACATATCTATGGTTGGATTCTTCGCATCCACATCATCACCCATTAGAATTTGCTGTGACGGCGGTGAATACGATAGAACAATCGCATTTTCATCCATATCCTCTGCTTCTGCAATATGGGACGCAAGCCATCTCATATTTCGTTCAACAATCGTATTATTCATTCCAATATATTTATCGCCGATTTTCATAAACCGCGTATAGAGTGGCGTGCCGAGAAGAACAGTGTTTTTGATAGAGGGGTGTGTCCAGGACGTATTTGTCATCATTGTAATATTTGAATACTGTTTCACAGATGCTGATACATTTGCGATTCGTTCTTCCATTGTTGTCTGATGTTGCGCAGAATGCATATAGTGAATTTCATAATATCCTGGTACCCAGAGGACGTGATCCCAGTTCTGTGAGCACCATGCCAGAAATTCATTCCCTTTGCGTGAATACGGTGAGCAAATATCGCCAAGTAGGCAGAGAATGGGCGCTGTACCTGGACGAAGTAGTTGATGAAAGGAGAGTGACGGGTAGCGCGTCTCAACGAATAGTTTGCTTGCAAATTGGAGCATTCTCTTGGTTTGTTGGGCGACGGTTTGCTATGAGAGGTTGATTCTGTCAAATTTTACAGGGGTCTAAACCATATAGATCCTAAAGAGTACAGTGTAGAAGGTTACGATTGTACAATGTGTAATGTACGAAAAGTCTGCCGATTAATCACAGGAAATAACGAGTCTGCACGTCTCGTCCAGCATTTCTCACGTTTGACTGATTTAGATGATGTCCAGCGCGAGGCCATTCGTCTACGTTTCATTCATATTCTCGAGGAGTTTTCATCGCGGTGTACGCGTTATTCTGTCCTCTATCACATGGGCCATCTAATTATCACGGTTGGTTCACTCATTGTTCCTGCACTACTCTCTGTACAATACACAAGTAATGATATTAATTTTATTCCGATGTCAAATATGCAGGCAAATATCTACTGGCTAACGTGGAGTCTCTCTCTCCTTGTTACTATGTTCAACGGTATTATCGTATTGTATAAGGTTGATAAAAAATACTTCTTTCTTCATACAACACGTGAGAGGTTGCGAAGTGAGGGATGGCAGTATATTCAACTCACGGGGCGGTATGCAGGCGGTCTTTTACAATACAGGGTCGCGCCAACACACAAAAATCAGCTCGTCTTCTTTTGCCATAATGTGGAGAAGATTCGAATGCGCCAGATTGAAGAAGAGTACTATAAGAATGATGAAGCGAATCAGACGGCGAGTATTCAGGCACGGAATATTCAGAATGCGGGTGCAGGTGCAGGTACAGGTACTGGTGCAAGCACGGGTGCAGGTACTGTCTCTGGTGCTGTCTCTGGGACGGGCGCAGTCGATACAACTGTGGCACCATCATCTACAAAAGAGCTTTATCCACCCACATTTTCAGATGATATTGACCGATTTTATGCGATGACACAGCAATTCAAAGATGCACCACAACCTGTCCAAGCACTCTTGGGTGCAATGATTCGTGCAGGAAGAAGGGCAAGTATAACTGCACTCAAAGATGCATCAGGGAATACTCTTGTACCTGATGCATCAGGTAATACTATACAACCACCACTTATTCCACGTCCATCGCTACAACCAAGTGTATCTACATTACCACCATCCAAGCAGTTTACGTTAGACGCAAGTGCAATTACTGAGCGCCTTTTGGCAACAAATGGTGATTTTGGCGTAGGAACAACAAATGATATTGTCTCTCCTGAATTACCGCCCTCGCCACCATCTCCACAAATGACTAGCATTCCTGAAGAGAACGCTGACGGTGCAAAAATTGATATTGCCACGGAGAAGTGAGTCCATTACGCTCCAAATGCTAACTCGTCATTTCTACGAATCCGATGAAGTTATCGGCGCGTTGCAATATACTATTCTACAGGGGCGCACACTTGAAATGGCATTTTGGATGCAGGAACTAACTGATTCCAATATGTCATATGACGCATTCCGTGCAACAGTTGGAACATGGTTACTCTATATTGGTGCGAATCATCCATCGTGGCTTACTCGAGCCCTTGCATCGTGGCGCGGTGAAGATGTGACAGGCCAAGAACTTGGTATCAATCTCATCCTCTGTCCTGATCGTGATATTACGCCATTTGCAGTTCTTGCCCAACAGTCTGAACCAGTTGATCGTGTTACTGGTGATGCAGGTGCCAATACTATGGAAGCTTACTTTCAGCGGGCTGTATGCCAATGTCGTGTTCGCAGTGCGTGGTGGGCGGCACAGGACATAGGGTATGGTCGTGTATGGGATCTACTCGCGGAATTCCACGAGGGACGCTACCGCGATTGCATTCAAATGCTCCGTGAATTGTCAAAGAATGAGCCAATCTGGCTATGCGGTGCAGTAGCCTTTGTGAGCCTTCTACACGGTAGACGTGCAGATGCAACTATCAAATGGTATGCTGTATCGAAGGAACTTGACGCACAGATTGGTCAATGGGATACACTGAAAGGGAGGAGGGCACGTCGTTCTGTAGCTATCCCTGTCAGTTCCATCTGTGGATATGGTCCGCGTTGGAATATTCAGAAATCAGAAACAAATCTTCGCCGTCTCTATTCCTTCGAGTCCAGTGTATGTAACGATGGCGCTGGATTCTGGTGGGACACTATGAAAAGTGCTGGACTTAATGTTGCCACACGAGAGTGGGTGTCCGATGATGCGAAGGAGACATTCTATTCCACATACTTTCCTGACGACATTCCTGACGAATGGTCACATGCTGATCAGAAAAAGTCGCACGGCACAGGAACGTTGCGTCCCGATGAAGTTGGAGTATCAGGTTCGCGTTGGGCACGGTGCTGGTTACCAACAGGTGCGAGCATTCTTGGCGCGTGGGGGACAGAGTCGGGTATGCACAGTGTATTCGGCAGGTGCGCTACATATACTGAGGTTGAGAGGCTACCTGTGTGGAAATGTGCAAATATGGAACAGCATCTTCGACCTGTTCGGCGTGAGTTTGTTGTAGATGTTTGAGGCTGTGTAAACAATATATTAAAATCACTCTATTATTTTGTTAGTGCTAAATAGAAAATGCCTAATAATGGTATGTCGTATGGGGTTACATTTAGCGAAGAAACAACATATTTTATACATATACTGAAAGAGCAGTATTGTAGGTCTCTTATACCAAATACTACGGAATATAATGATACATTTTGTACAGATGCAATACTTCGCATATTACGTAATTTACGTTTGAAACCACGTGATATTGTATTTATGCCAACGCGCCAAAATAATCTCCATAGTGGTTATAAACATGGTAAACTTCGTCAAGCATTTACATTTAAAATAGGAGATAATCTTAAATATACATATCCTAAGGATACAGCAGTTGTCATACGAAACGATACAGATGTTATAATTCTAATCAATGAAGATGGATCGCCTAAAATATTCGGCGAAAGACCACAACCTGTTCGCTCTAGACGAAACCGTACCTCACAAAACAGTCGCATTTCGCGCAGACGTCGCAGGACTAGACGTAGTACTCATTAACCAGGGAGGGTTTCATAGGAAAATTGATCATTTATTTTATAGCAGAGCACACGTACCCACACTATGTCTTCCAATAATTACGTGAGTATTGGAATTGACCAGGTGTATGATATCTGTTCGTTCTGCAAAGTTGCAGGATCATATCAATCTGCGCAACATATGATGTGTCCCTGTGGATGTGTTCTCCCTGTCCATCAGGAATGTCTGCAGAGCGCCCTTCGCTCATCCATTCACGCCGTTTGTCCGCGATGCAGTCTTCCCTGGCTACACGCCCTCACTGTTGCACATCCGCCACAAAAACGCATTTGCACAGATGAGCAGGGTAAAAAATGGTCGTTCGCAATGAAACTGTTGTTCACTCTTATTGGTATTTGTATTCTTGGCATTCTTGTGTGGTTTTCAGTAAAATATAGTACTAATTAGCAAAGATTATTTAATCCGTCCGAAATAGGGTGAGAATATTATTTTCTGTATCATATTCTCCCACAACAGCACCCTCTGCATTAATAACTGACCCATCAGGGCGTTTCCAGAGTGGTGGGCGGTCAGGAGAGTTAGCAAGTTGAATCACGTGCGATGATTCCGAAGGCTCAAAGACCTGAAGCCTTTCCCGAAAATGGAGGAAACAGAACTCGGATCCGATCGTAACAGGGCGTCTGCAATGATGTGTGACTGACCCCGTCTGAACATATGCGTGACATTGCATATCTTCCGTCTGTGTATCGTGCAAATAGACGCTGATTTTAGAGGATGGCATAACTTGGCGGAGCAATTCCTTTTCATTGACCTCGAGACGTTTTGCAACATCTTTCACAAATGCGCGCCCTTGTGCGAGAAGAACACTCTCCAGTGTCTCCCATAGGATACGCGGAACTTGATATTCTGCCATTGTTTGCTTGAGCGATGCTTGTTGAGTACCGGTTCACACGCGCGTGTCCATAACATCAATTTTTTAGGATTTTACTATAGTTCTATGGAGGCGCCGAATATTACAGAATGGGGGCCAGCTCTTTGGAGAATTCTTCATACATTTGCAGAAAGGGTGGGAAAACGTGGGTCAACAGGAGGACATCAACACGAATATGAACTCTGGATGGCACTTCTCGGTGTATTAAGTGAATCTATGCCCTGTTCATCGTGTCAATCACATTACAGCGGATATAAACATGCAAATCCATATACCGATGCATTTGCGATAGATGGGGGTGAGCCCAGACGTGTTGCTGTTCGCACGTGGCTCTGGACTCTTCATAATAATATACGTACACGGAAAGGACAGAACACTATTCTTTCCCTGGAGGCAATTCCATTTATTTATGCGTCATATGTGCCAAGTACACTTGATGCAGACTGTAAAATGGTTCTATCACATATGGCACGCGCAGCATATTTACGGATTATTCGGCAAGATATGATGGGGCGATTTACTACAATTATCAATAATATGCGCAAATTTTATGATTAGGCACGAGTTTTAACGTTGTGCCTGACCCTGTGGGAGACAGGCGAGTGGCTCGTCCTGCATCGCCATCGGTTTCAGAATCCGATTTGCAATACCGAAGACATCCGATAGACGACCCTCCGTATTTGCAGAGAGTGTGCTGTACCACGACGCACCTGCGGTGCCAAATATGATCATTCCAATGAGACCACTTAGGATAGGGTCAAGTTTATTTGCGAGTCTGTATACAACAATTGTTACTATAAAGATCACAATAATTGCAATACTAATTACAGCCTGTGATTTACGATTGGATGTGCCCTCTTCGAGTAGTTTCTTTGTTGACTCGGATGCAATTACAGGGTATTTTGATTCATACTTGTACAGGTCTACTGCATTATTTAGCAGATAACCGAGAATAAACATCATCATTCCTGCCCACATACCTGCTGTCGTATAGACGGGTCCATTGTTTGTTGCATTTGCAGGATATGGTGCAATGAGCGTAGAAATGTCTGACTTGTTGATTGCAAATAGACCTGGTGCACCGAACGTAGACCCTGCAAATTCTGAGAGAATATTAAGTATGTACCATAATGCAGGTACACCGATCAGAACGCCAATTGCCATAAACAGCATTGAATAGTTTGCAGTCATCAGACTGACTATGAGCAGTGTGCCCACAAGTGCAAGTGGCATATTTAGAAATCCGCCTATGAAGAATGCTTTGACATCTCCTATCAGTGTTAGTAATGATGGCGCTGACGTTGACATTCACCCTATTTAGGTCTCACAAACTACGCCCAGGGATGGCAAAATAGTGTCTATTAAAATAACTTGAAAAGTAGATTATAATTAATTTATATTTCAAGTTGTCCCTCATTTATATAAGAATGGTTCAAAAGGGGTTCAAGGGGTGGGTTTTGCCCACCCCTGACTACGCCTGAGGTGCAACAGGTGCGCACACATATATATCACTGCCCTGTTCCGTCTTATTTACAAGATATGGCAGTCCAAGAAGATTGATGCCCTCTACGCCGAACTGTGCCTTCAGCAGAAAGAAGAGCCCCACACCCACTATTGAGCCAAAGAGTGTTGCAAGCGCAACCTCTGACATTGATTCACAGCCCTTTCCAAAGACGCGGATCAGAATGACTGCAACGGGGATTAGAATACAGAAGATCAGGCCGAAAACGAGACGCCCTGTCCATTCGGGACCCAGCGAATCAAGTGTATCTGAGAATTGTGCCATACTGCTTATCATATACGTGGCAAGCGAGACGAGCGACATAATAGAGAGGGACGGGTATGCGCGATTGCGCAGAATTCTGTCAATTTCCTTACGAGCCACTCGGAATCCTGGTGTACATGATTCAATATATGCGGAATTGCCGGAAGAACCAGTGCTTATTTTACCATATATCTTTTCAATGAAAAATGATATTACCCAATGTGCTGTGATGGTGAGTACCATAAAGATTGAGAGAATGCCATATGGGGCAGAAAGCGTAATCATATAAAGTATCAGTGAGCCGAACAGTACCGAGTCAGGGAACAGACGCTGGAGTTCCTGTATTGTACTCATACCGCCAGCAAGCACTGTTTTGATTGAATTGACGAGTGCCGACTGTCCAGATTGTTGTTGCATTTGTGGGACTGGTGACGCCATTTCCTTATTAATACTGCTGAAAATTTGATAGAGGTGTTTGTAGGTAGTGTGGGTATTACGTGTAAAATGCTCAACGTTGATAGCACTGAAGTTACGTTTGTATCATTCTCACTCGTTATTCTCGTATGGATGCTGGTAATGATGGATAAACTGTATGCGACGAATCTTTCACAGGAAATGCGTATTATTCGCCTCTCTCATAATTTGCAATTGGCAGAATGCAATACAGGTCAGCCCTATTACACGGGTATCTCTATTCCAGTTATGTCCTATGAGCCCAATATTCTAACTACGTATCGAACCGCAAAACAGCCTTCTACGATTGTACGACGTAAGAGGGCATTTAGTATGTAGGTGGGGGTCTAAGGATTTTGCGCATATATTTATTAGCTTATTTTTATACCACAATGGGCATTCCATCGTATTACAAACGCCTTCTTGACAGTGTCAACGGGCTCTCACGGAAAAGCCATCCAGGGTCAATTGATTGGCTATGGATGGATTTTAATTGTATGATTTATCATTGTCTTCGTCGTCCATCAATGCCTGCGTATCCTGGGAACACGGCATCGAGCGATGCACTTCGTGAATGGGAAAAGGCATTTCTAGCGGAGATTCAGGCCTATCTTGCAAAAATTGTTCACGAAGTTCGTCCTATGCAGGGTGTCTACATCGCAGTAGACGGTGTTGTTCCAATGGCAAAAATGCGTCAACAGCGTCTGCGTCGTTTCAAATCGGCCTGGCTCGCGGACAGGGCTGAGACGGATCAGTGGGATACGAATTCTATCACACCTGGCACACAATTTATGACATCCCTGCGTAAGGCACTCGAGGGATTCTGCACTAAAAAGAGCACGGATTCTATGCGCTACATTCTCAGTTCCAGTGATGAACCTGGTGAGGGTGAGCACAAAATTATGCAACAGTGGCGTACAGGGGAGTACGATGGCTCCTATGCAGTGTATGGTCTTGATGCAGATTTGATTGTACTGTCGCTGTTGAATGCGGGAGAGCATCCGTGCTGGCTCTTTCGCGAAGAGATGGAAATGGGTCAACGTGGAGAGCCAGGTGATGAACAATATTGCTGGCTGTCTATGAATATTCTGCGCGACTATATTCAAACACAGATTGGTGAGGGTATGCGCATTGAGGATTATGCATTTGCAATGTCAGTTCTTGGCAATGATTTTCTGCCATCCTCGCTGAGTTTCAAAATGCGAGATGATGGACATACGAGTTTGCTGGAATGTCTGCAACAACTGCCTGTCCGTCTAATTTGCGATGATGGGAGCATTGCGTGGGATGGAGTGGAGGCGCTACTTGCCTGGCTTGCAAAGAATGAAGAATGGCGTATGCGCAGGTTTGTAAATAAAAAGCTGAGTTTAGCGTCAGGTGTTGTACCTACGTGCGTTATTGGCGATGAGAACTGGCCTCTTTTCTGCAAAGAAGAGACGATTCTGATGAATGAAGGAGACAACTTTTTTGTAGATGATTGGCGCAGTCGTTACTGCAATGCGTGGCTCGGTGGAAAAGAGGTGGATCAACTATGTGCCGACTATCTCTATGGTATGCAATGGATTTGGGCATATTATACTGGTAAAATGGATACAGTATGCTTCAATTGGTGCTATCCTGTAGGAATGCCACCGCTATGGAGCGACATTCTTTGTAGGCTACGTAGTGGTGGTGGAGCACCTGTATTTTCTGGAACAGTGGCTGTTCGCGCAGAGGATATTCAGCCTGTGGAACAGCTCTGTCTTGTACTGCCACCTGATAGCTGGCATCTGCTTGCACACGCGCCTCGTGAACGGCAACTCCTTGTACGGGCGCCGTGGCTCTTTCCACGCGAATTTGGATTCAGTACAGTTGGGAAACGGTTTTTCTGGGAATGTGAGGCTGAAATTCCCGTGCCGTCTATCGCACAGGTGAAGGTATTGCTGACGTGAAGCAGTGGGTATGGATGTGAAGGAAGGGGGTATGGACAGGGGTGGGCAAAACCCCACCCCTTGAACCCCTTTTTAACCATTTTCAAATAACTAAGGGACAACTTGAAATATAAATTTATTATAATCTATTTTTCAAGTTATTTGAATAGACCCTATTTTGCCCATCCCTGCGGTATGGATGTGAAGGAAGGGGGCGAGGGGGTAGCTTGCTACCCCCCTGCGATAAAAGAATATGATTTGCTTCTTTTGTTAGAATAGACTTTGGTGCAATGGGTGCAAATATATCAACAGAGGCATTTGATCCCGCACACGTTCGCATTTATTCCAATATATTACATATTCAAAATCCTGCAACACGTGCGCAGATGATTCAGACCTGTATGGCAGGTCACGAATTTATCGCATCTTCTAAACGTGCAGGATTATACAGCTATTTGCTCGGATACGTGAGTGCAGTACAGTCCGGTCATACACCTCGGCCATTGCCTGGAGAGGGGTCAACTACCCTTGTGACAGGTGGGGCAGGTCGTGCACCCGCACCCCGTCAGCAGATTGCTCCTCCTATGACGGGCAGTGGATCAGGTGCAACAAACTCAATTCAAGTTCCACGCTCTATGGCACCCCCTCCACAACTCCAAATGCAAATCAGTTCCTACAGGAATTCTGCATCCGATGGGCCTGTGTGGCAACAGATGACTATTAGTCGTGAGCGCAAAGCAGTCACTTACTTTGCCAGTTGTTTAGAGGTTCTCGGCATTCAAGAGGAGGTTGCACTTACGCCCGAGGCACTCAAAAAGGCGTACAAACGTATGGCAGTCCGCTCACATCCTGATAAAGGTGGATCCGAAGAGCAGTTCGAGGCAGTTACTCGTGCATATGCATACCTGTCCGATATTTTACTACGTGTTCAAGGTGGACGCGAGAGGGCACCTGGTGTTGTAGAGGCACCCACTGTACTAGAGGGAAATCGTACAAATGAATCACAGGCCTGGCAACACACAGAACCAGTACGACTCAATGCAAAGAATCTTGATTTGAATGCATTCAATCAGATGTTTGAGCAGACACATATTCCTGATCCAGATACGGATGGGTATGGTGATTGGCTAACATCGGCGGATGGTGGAAAGGGCTCCTCCAGCGCACCCAAATTCAGTGGAAAGTTCAATCGCGACGTGTTCAATACTATGTTTGACGATGAGTCACGTCGGCAGGGAAGTGCAGGGAAACCACAAAGTTCCGCACTTGTTCTACATCCAGATGCAATGGCAATTCTTCCCACAATGGGCGTTGAGATTGGCCGTGATCGTCCAGAGACATACACGGCTGCGCCGAGCCAGAAACAACAGTACACTGACCTGCGCGCAGCCTACACCACAGAATCCACATTTTCAGGGAAAGTTGCAAATGTACAGGTTGAAAACCGTCAATATGATACATACAGGGCACAGCGTGAATCTGCACCTGTCCCATTGTCCAGTGAGGAGATGCAGATGCTACATTCGTCTGAACGCGAAATACAGATGCGGGAGGATATGCGTCAACGCCGTGTTGCAGAGCGGGGCGCGGTGGAACAGAATTATTTTGATAGAATGAAACAACTCGTGATTACTGATGGGGCAACGAATCTGAATAGTGGAATGGGTGGTGGTGGCGGGGCCAGGAGACGTTGAGGACAGGGATGTGCAAAATAGGATCTATTCAAATAACTTGAAAAGTAGATTATAATAAATTTATATTTCAAGCTGTCCCTTAGTTATTTGAAAATGGTTCAAAAGGGGTTCAAAAGGGGTTCAAGGGGTGGTTTTGCCCACCCCTGGTTGAGGAATCTAAAGCATCGTGCAGTGAGTATCATAGAGATGGTAATTACGACGAACGCCCCTGTATACGTATGGTTTGTTGGCGAGAATCGCAAGGATGCGAAGCTGTCTGTATATCAAAAGAAGGGCAAGTTTTATGTGAATTTTGAGGACAATGAGTCAAATGTAGTACATTCTCACAAGTTCCGGACTTACACCGCGATGTGCGAGTACCTGGATCTACTATTTGAGAATGTGCTCCTAGATAATGACTATTACACGCCAATTCAGCGTGTCCAGTGGGATGTGCCTGGTTTCACTGCAACTATTGTCAATGTCGATGTGATGGACAACACCCATGTATATGAGACGTTTACTCGTTGCATTGACTTCTACTTTGCGACTCTCAAGGAGTAAAGAGCAAAGGGCAGAGAGTTTGGATGAGTAATTTATAAATCAATATGATACACACAAGTGTAGCATATTGATTTTTTTAGGTCTAAATAGGTAGTATGGATCCGTTTCCAAAATTGGCGTTAGTCATAGTTATTTTAGTAATTGTAGGTCTCGTAGTAGGACTCATCTATTCCAAGGATATTATTGCGAAAAATCCGTTTATGGATCGCAATCTGCTCCTCCGTGGAATGGACAGGCCCGTCATTTGGCTGTACTATGACCACAGCGATGTCAACAGTCGTTCCTGGGCCGATTTTGGTTCCCGTTCGTCCCGTGCTCTCAATCTCCCCTTCCTAAACCTCTGCTATTCCACAATTGTTGCACAGAACCCCGAATATCGTGTAGAAGTCATTCAGGGTCTCACAGGTGTTGCACAATTACTGGGTGGAGTTGAGGCGCTCCCACTCCGGTTACGTAATCCAATTGCAAGTGTCAACGAAGCAGAAATGAATTGGATACGGGCATCCGTGCTCGCCAAATATGGTGGCCTCTGGCTAACTCCTTACTGTGTATGTATGCGCGGTTTCGGTGAACTCCCCAAGGACCGTGTCCGTTTCTACGGAACAGATATACAGGAGACGTATGCAGGTTCCAGTGGCACGAGCGTTCCTGGATTCAATGCGATCTGGTCACCTCGTCCTGCACATCCCCTGTTCGTAGAATGGGAGCAGATTGTTCACTCTCGTCTTGACCAGCAGAAGGGTGGTCTACAGATTCGTCGTGATGAGAACTGGGACTGGACATCTCTGAGCTCTAAATATTCTGGCATTGAGATTGATGTTCACGGTGAGCTTGCGAGAAAGAAGGGCGGAAAGCGCATCCAGTTAGAGGATCTGCTTTCCACGGGTCACGAGGGACAACTACCATTTGATGTGCCTAATTACAGCGTATTCTGCCCTATTTTCTGGCCAGAACTCCGTGATCGCGAAATGTTCGGCTGGTTCCTGCGTATGAGCGAGGATCAGATACTCGCATCCGATACGGCGATTAAGTACTTACTGGAAATGGGCCTGTCGCAATAGATTGCATCTCTTTGTCAAAGAGTGGCACATCTGTCTGTGTAAACGTCTTGTAAAGTACACTTTGTAGAGCTAGAATGGATGTATTGCCTTTGCAGTAGGCAATCCATGCGTTCACAAGGAATGTGTGAATCCGAACATTATGTGAGAGAATTGTATCACCATAGAATTCGTGAATAGACTGGAAACTTTCAATAATGTCCTCAAACGTATATCCGCGTTTCCAGACGTGAATGAGCGCTTTTGCTGCGTTCACATAATTACCCATCTGCATTGCTCCAAGAAGAGGCACAAAGTCCACATGGAATGGGACAGAACAGAGGGTTTGCACAAGTTTTAGCGTGAGTGGCATATTGAGTGTTTTGGCAACATCGTGTACAAGACGGAGTAGACGGAGCGTATCTGCAATATTGTTCTGTGATACATTCATTACCCAGGACCACATATCCTCTACAAATAGATCCTGTTCCTCTGGTGTATAATCACAGATGCTGAGGAATTTTTTGGGCGAAAACATTGGAAATACCAGATTCATTGTCACGTGAATACAACGAGACTGGATTGCAGGAATCAGGTCTTCAATGGAATTGCCGATGAAAATGAAACGTGTAATATGACAGTGTGTTTCCATCGGACGACGGAGAGCCTGTTGCGAAATTTGGGGAAATGTATCCACATCGTCAATAATTACCCAGCGCCAATTCGTCGCACCGTTAATACTGTGTGGGGCCATTTGACGAATAAATAGACTGACTTGACCACGAATTGTTTGAATACCGCGGTCCTGTTCTGGTGACAAAAACATACATTCGTCGTTTGCCTCTTCGCCCCATGAAGACACATTCCGTTTATTTGTTTTTTGCGCGTACTCCTGCAGAAGCTCTTTCATCAGTGTCGTTTTTCCACTGCCTGGCGGACCTGTAATAAATAGATGACACGACATATTCAAGAGTGATCTGCATTTTTCCCAAACCGACTCTTGTCCAATAAGCGACGACATAACCTTATTGTAGCTGTATTGGCAAATCCTTAGGTTGGGGGATGGGTTAGATGTGATATAGTTGGGTGTATCGAACATTCTTATGATTAGAGGGTATTGGGCACAGCCACAGCAAGCTGTGACAAGATGCCTCCACTAAGAATCTAAACACTTTCCGCGCAATTCTTATAATTGCAATGGCAGACGATCTGTACAGTACTCTCGGTGTTACACAGGGTGCCGATGCGGGTGAAATTCGGAAAGCGTGGATGCGAATGGCAAAGGCCCATCATCCAGACAGGGGTGGTGATGCGGAACAGTTCAAGAAAATTCAGATGGCATTTGAAGTTCTGAGTGACGAGGGACGGCGTCGTGTATATGACGCAACGGGTCAAATTCCTGGTCAGGGTGGTGGAGGTGGCCCTGGTCCTGGTCCTGGTCCTGAGATGGGATTTCCTGGGTTTGCATTTGATATTGGTAATCTGTTTGGTATGTTTGGTGGTATGGGTGTCAGTGTAGGTCCAGATGGTCGTCAGCGGAAACGTCCTGGCAAACCTAATCCCAAAGTGGAACGTATTGGCGTTACTCTTGCACAATTCTATAACGGTCACGTATTCAGCATTTGTCTAGATCGCACAAAGATGTGTGTCACGTGCAGTGGTGACGGTGCGAAACGCAAAGAGCAGTGTGCGAACTGCCGTGGGTCAGGGGTATTTACACAGGCGATTCACGTCAATGGTATGACTATGCATTCGCGTGGGGCGTGCGGACAATGTGCTGGAAAGGGTACGCGTACCATTGAAATGTGCGATGATTGCACAGGTTCAGGCAAACAATCCGAGAAGAAGTTACTTGAGGCTCGTGTAACTCCTGGTATGCATCCTGGTCGTGTTGTCGTCTTTCAAGAGGCGTGCTCTGAGATTCCTGAATTTGAAACTGCAGGGGATCTGCATATTGTCCTGGATTCTGCTCCTGATCAGAATGGATGGGCGCGGATTGGGAATAAACAACAGCATCTGGAGACGTCAGTCACACTCTCACTTGCAGAAAGTCTTGTAGGATGCACGGCGCGTCTCGCAGGACATCCTGCATATGACGATGGACTCTTTGTGAAGATCCCTCCTGCCTCATTTGCAGGTGATACATATTGTATCACAGGTCTTGGTATGCCAGTTGAAGGAGAGGCTGGCACGTATGGTGATTTGCATATTAAAATTAATGTTCAGGTGAAAATGACGGAGCGGAGAATGCTGGCGTCTGATATGGCACAAGAGGGTCTACAGGGAATGTTCCGTAGTCTATGTCGTGTTCCTGATGGGTTTGTAGATGGACAGACGGAAGTACAGCAGGAACTGTATCTGACGCGGAGTTGAGAGGTGGGGACAGGTATATAGTAATCAAAATATTTGAGATATTCAGATTAGTATTATATGGGTTGCGGGAAAATAAATAACAATATTACCAGGGTACAAATGGGGGAATAAATAACAATATTACCAGGGTAAAAATGGGGCTGAGCCACCAATTATACACGGTCACGAGCAGCCGCTACGCGACCCTCTACATCACCGCTGATGTAACCAGGGTTCAGGCCCGCCATATTGTACCCAGCCTGAGACAGTAGCATAGGGTTCATACCAACAGGAGCGAAACCTAGAGCGCCACCACCCTGTTGACGGCGCTGACGACGCTGACGGCGCGTCTGTTTGCGAGAGTGCTTACGAGAGTGCTTCTTGCTCTTGCTCTTGCTCTTCGTGTGACGACGGTGCTTGCGACGACCCGCGCCCTTCTGCATAGCTACCACAGGGGCAGGACCAGGCATATCAGACATACCCGCAATATCCGCCATAGCCTTATTCAGGCCGTGCATCATTGCAGGACCCTCCATCGCACCCGACAGCATTGGTGCGCCACTTACCGCAACCGGGTAAGGCGCAGCACCGCCGTGCTGGGCAGCGTGGTAGTTGGCGAAGTCTCCGCCCTGACCCAGAGACATCTTGGATGGCCAGCTACCCGCGAGGGAATAGTTGACGGGTGCCATTCCTCCACGGTGTTGGCGACGGGAGTGATGACGACGCGAGTGTTTTCTCGCCTTGCTATGACGACGGCTGTGGTGTTTCCGGGACGCGCGGTGACGTTTTACCATTCTCTAATTATCATTGATAAATTATTTGTTATCCTATTATAGAAAAAATGGAACACCAGTGGATGAAAAATATCTCGAGCGATACAATTTGCAACTTCTTTTACTTCTTTTTCGTGTTTTACGCGGCGATTGCCGTTATCACGCTACTAGGCACAATTGGTGTACTTGCGATGTCCCGTCTGCCCAAGAGCCTTATGATTGCGTCTGGCTTCCAAAGTCTAGTCGTGTTTGCCCTCGCTGCGACGGCCGCCCTCTTCCACTACCTGATTTGCGACCGTGCCCTTCTGGCGAAGGTTCAAGTACAAGGTGCTCTAGAGCGCAATCCTGATATGTCACAGTAAACACCGTCTTCGGACTGTGTTTCTGTTTCACCATACCTTCAGCCAACTTCTCATATCGTGTTGATTTTGCGGAGAGAAACAGGAGTGCGTGTGTACATTCACTCTGAATACGTGCATCTCGGAGAATTGATGCCATCTTTCCCGATTTTGACCAATCTGCCATAAATGTTTGACAGGGAATACGCAAATCCTCTGCCCAACATTGAATATACATTGATGAATCACCATCGCTCGGCACTAAAACCTTATCAGGAAGACTACCGAGTTCTTGTAGAATCGGTGTTAGAATAGTTTGAATCAGTTGTGTCTCTGTGATATGTTTTCCTGTGCGCGATCCGAAGATGCCGAGACAGAGCTGTGTCGGTGCATGGGGTGGTGATAAATCGCGAAGGGACATTTGTGCAGGTGATGTTGATGTAGATGGTTGAACTCATTCAAATTTAGGTCAACGGCGCTGTTTACGCTGGGTACGCTGTTTACGTTGTTTGCGCTGTTTGCGTTGTTTACGACCGGTGCGACGACGTCCTCCTTCTAGTCCACGATTATTATCGCTGTCTGATAATCCAATATAACTTGTACTATTATTGCTATTGCTATTGTTATTGTTATTGTTATTGTTATTGTTATTGTTATTATTGTTATTATTAACAACAGGCATTGGTGCACCTGCAGGTGCCATAATTGGATATTCAGGCTTATAGATAATTAGAAATCTAGTAACATTGTGGGCCATATCCTTGTAAATAATAATTTCACTATCTACTGGAAATTCGATACGATGATTGTCTTTTTCGAAAGTAGCTGTTACTGGCACAGTTAGTTTACCACGCTGAGAGAATCCAACACCTCCATATCCACGTTCTGGGCCAACTGACACTACCTGTCCTGGAAACGTTAGTGTTGGCAGATTTAGCTTTACATCTGCCAAAACAGCAATTTTACCATTACGTTGATGATTCTTAAAACTGCGATGAAACTCTACCTGTATAGGTGGAAGTGCCATTTATCTTTATATATTTATTAAAAAGATAAATTATAAAGATAGTAATACTATTTAGTCATCGCCCTGTAGACTGGACAGGTTCACCTTGCGTTTCTGGATCTTGCCAGATACAATGTAAATGGAGTTTTCCGTCATAATCAGGAAATCCTCGCCAACCTTGTACATTTTGCTCACCAGAGACGTGAACTCCTCACGGGACTTTACCAGTACCTTCTCTTTCGTCTCAGGGTCTTCACCAATGAATGCACGGTTCGTGGCAGTTTCCACGAAATAATCCAGCTGAATAGGCTTATCCTGCTGAATCGCTAGGCGCGCAGCCTGCAGTAGAGTCGTGGCGTGAGGAAGGATATCGCCCGTCGGGGCAGATGCAGAGGCAGGGGTAGGAGGGACAGCTTGAGGGGCAGGGGTAGTTGTGTTTGGTGCCGGACTGGTCATTCTGACTTCAACAACGAGTTCGTTTACTGAGTTGAAACGCAGACATTAAAATATACCAGGTTCAATTTTATATACTTTATCTATCTTACTCGTCCTCTTCCTCAATATCTACTGCAACTGCAGTGGCAGCGCCAGCGCCAGCACCACCTACAGCGCCTGTTACCGCTGTCGCTGTAGGAACCTGAGATCGCTTCAGAAGTACATCGCGTGCGTGACATTCAAAGACTCCATTCAGAAAGTCGTATGCCGCGTGAATCTGTGCCATATCGCGCGCACCTGTAATAATAATCCGCCCAGTCCGAAAGATACTCATCGTAATCCGTTTGCACTCCCCCTCGCCCGTACCAATCCCCTGACCTTTACAGAATTTCGCACACGTACAGATTCCTGGACGTGACCCAGTCGTATTATAGAAGTACTTTGTATTCACACCTTGATAAATCGTCTTTTCCAGCATACTGAATAGATTATATTCATCAATCAAGATTTGATGAAGATTATCTTGTTGAATATCGTGATCAAGGGCATAGTCCGTATTAATCAGAGGTACCGCAACCTTCTGAACTGCAGTAGGGGCTACGCCGCTCTCAAATGGTGAACGGGCAAGTGTGCGCAGAATCCCTAGAACAATCATCACAGAATCCACTGCAAACTCCTTGGAACTTACGCCCGTCATTTGAATACCGCCATTTGCGAAGAGTTTGATATTCACCTCTTTCCACGTATTCGCACTCGGTACAAATTTACGCAGAACAATTGTTGACTGATTGAAGAATGATTTGGACGTCACTTTGCGATTCGTGAAGATATCCTTGTATGCTGCGCCCAGCACATTTCCGCGATGCTCAAACTTCAGAATACCTTCACCTGGATACCAGATTGGAATCAGATAATGTTTAATCTGCTCAAAGATTGTCATTAGATTAATTGGCATTCCCCAATTTGCAGTGACAGTCATTGTTGAAATGCGAAGCGGTGTCTTCGTGAATGATGATGACGCCATTGTATTCGTGTGCGTTATGTACCAATGGGTATTTCACATTCAAATTTTTCACGGAACAGTCTAAGAGTTTTGAGCGTATTTGTTTGCAGTAACATATCACTGAATGTGGAATCTGCGAGAAATGTGTATGTTGCATTCACTTGTGTGAGAAGTTCTTCGTCCAGAATGTGAAATGCGTTCGCAAGTAGAAGGATTTCAGAGAGAATTGCAGTGTAATCTGTATCATTAGCCTGTACGAGTTGTGCAAGTTCCTCAGGATGGGCGTGAATATATGATACGAGACGGTTGCGAATATATGCATCCTTTGATGCAAACCGCAGATCACCACGTGTAATCTCCTCTACGCACGATTCATTCTCTTTCCTGTTTGGCGGGTCGTACCGAATTCGCAGAAGACGTTTACGCAACTTCGGATGAATCCTGCTCTGAGAATTACAGATTAGAATCACACAAATATCAGATGCAGGAATATTCAAGATTGTTTGCAGAGAAAGTTGGGCAGCCTCTGTCAGTGTTTCGCACTCATCCAGAATCAGGAATCGCGGGGCCTTGTGCGAGTCCTCTTGACGCCAGTCAATCCGTAGAAATGGATATACCTTCTGCCGAATCGATTCAAGACTGCGCTCGTCGGCCGCGTTCATTGACATACACATCAGAGTCTGCCGTTTCCCCCAGATTTGATCCACAAGCCAGCCTGCACTTGTTGTCTTGCCTGACCCTGGTGGACCAAAGAGAAGGAGATGTTGCAGGGTGTGTGGGTTCTGTACAAAGGATGAGAAGCATAGACGGACACGCTCGCACCAGAATTGAGGGTAGATTGTCTGAGGTTGAGATGGCATCGACCTCTTTACAGAGAGACGGTCTGAAAAGCTTAAACCCCTTTGCGAGTGGCAAGTATAGAATGTCATCTCGCGGGCGCGGTCGTAAAGCAAATCCTGAAAATACTGTAGTTGAGGCACAAGATGCAAAGCCTGTGCGTGGTGCTGGGCGTGGCGGGCGGAAAAAACAGTTTCCTGTGGTTGCTGTTGTAACGTCAGAGGGTATTGAGGGGAATCTACAGCCCGAGTTTCGTCGTCCTCTAATTGCCCATCTGCCCATTCAAAGTCGCGATGTAATTTTCCACGATGAACCGATGAAGTATGATCCGCGTCCGCCGACGGATGTTGCGCCATTCGGATCATTCTCGGACAATCCGTTTTCGGAACAGAGTGAACTTCTTATGGGTGGCGCAGAGATTACATCTGCATCCGTAGCGAACGAGCAGGCTCTTTCTCGCAATGCAGTTATTGCGAATGTGACTGTTCCGAGTGCCCCAAGTGCAACTGTAAAACATGATACTGTTGATTATTATAAGAAGGGTGAACTACTTGTGCAATTCAAACAGGCGGATGAGATTCGGACGATTCCTGAGACGAGTAATGTGGCCTGTTTCTGGTGTTGCCATACGTTTGAGGGGCGCCCCGTTGTACTGCCAACCCATGATCACGGTGACTATTTGCGTGTATTCGGTAATTTCTGTTGCCCTGAATGTGCAATGTCATATCTGTTTGATATGCGCCAGGACACTCATACGCGTTGGGAACAACTGGCTCTGCTGAATCGCGTCTATGCTGATGCAGTGGGCGGTCAGATTCATCCTGCACCTGTGCGCAATGTACTTACGATGTTTGGAGGTATGTATTCGATCGAGGAGTATCGTGGTCTGATTCGCCAGAAGAAAGTTCGCGTAGATGTGCATCTGCCACCAATGATGAGTATTCTAGCCACGATGGATACGAAGCCTATTGACTTCTATGATGTCAGCCTGACGAAGAATGTGATGGACACTGTGAAGGAACGGCTGGAGAAGGCGGAAGAGGTGCTGAAACTGCGTCGTACGAAACCACTGAAGGCGTGGGAAAGTACGCTGGATGCGTGTATTAATCTGCGGGTGGGTGTACAGGCGCGAGTGTAGCGCAAGGGGCAAGGGGCAAGGGGCAAGGGCCAGCGCAAAAATTTGACAGAGTTCGGGTTCAAATTGGTGTAGTGTACCAAGAGAAATGACTGACGTAAAACTCGCTATTCTACGCACGTTCGAGACGACTGTAAAGGCGCTACTGGGTGGTGATGCTGACCTACCCTTTGAGACGTCTACGAGTATGGGGCAGATTTGTGACCATCTGCAAAGTATTCGCCACGAACTGAGTGAAATGAAGACGCGCCTATCGCATATTGAACAACATCATCGCACGAATATCATTATCGAGGGTGGCAATACTGGCACTCTGTGGCAGGATGATGCTTGTGCAGGCGTAGATGCTGAGGATCTGGAGTCCAATGATGATATTCACGCGGCATTCATCGGTGCGCCAATCCCTCTGAAGCAGGTTGAAGAGAAGGCACTGGTGCGTCCTGTGACTCCACCTGTTCTGCCTGATATCGAGCCTCCTGCTGTGGCTACGAATGATGCACTGCCTGATATTGTAGACAAGAAGGATCAGGATGGTATGGATATTGAGGGAGAGAGTGATGATGATGCTGATGCCGATGCAGGCGCTGATGATGAGGAGGATACAGGTGCTGATGCAAGCGCTGATGAGGAGCAGGAGCAGGAGCAAGAGGGTGATGAAGAGGAGGGTCTGTCACTTGAGGAGATTACCTTTAAGGGCAAGACCTATTATAAGGATTCAGAAAACACCGTGTACATTCTGGATGAGAATGAGGATCTGAGTGATCCAATCGGTATCTGGAATGAAATTACGAAAACGGTGCGCTTCTTCGCTAAGAAGTAAACCCCCTCTTATTATAATTAGTATCTAAAATGCAGATAACTTATATACAATTATATTTTATTTGCATTTATTTGTAAATACGCAAGTGCCCAGGAAATTTGAACAATTTAAACGGCATACTGCGAGGTTAGTGTAGTAGAACCTGTGATGAACTCTGTAATTCAAATGATTGGCCCCGTTTGGGCTGTGCGCATTCTAACCACGTTTCGTATTCTCGGTGATATGTTCAGTGCAATTGCGTCTATGACTGTAACATCGGCACGTGCAATTATGAATTTCCTAAATGGTACGTCAAGTCGTTGGGTATTCCTCCGCGGTGGTATCGGCCCAATCCCTGCTGTAATGGTTCGTAATTATATGTCATCTCCTATTGTGACCTGGGTATATGACTCGCAGTCAAATACCCTCTATTATATGAACCGTGATGGACTTGGTGCACCTGTTGAGCGCACCCTACCTGTACTATCTCTTGGAATTACTACGCCCACGCGTACCTACAGTGCAGATGAGTTTAATGCAATGTTCTCGTACTCTTCACCACGCGGTGTATCTCCAAACCCTCGTCTACTACTCTATTGCTGGTCTGTTCACTCCTCTGTATGGTTTGCTCCTAACCCTGTAACTGAAGAGACCCCTGTACTAACTATCATTGACCAAAATGGCGAGTCTATTGACCAACCCGTCTTCTTCCGTTCTGATGAACATATCACGCAATGGGATACACTCTTCCGTGAAGATGTTGACGACGAGGAGTCTGGGTCCGAGTCTGAAACTGGTTCTGCGTCTGGCACGGATGCAGATGAAGATGGCACGGATGGCGATGATGAAGGCGAGGGTGATGTAGAAAGTGAAGAAGAGGATGGGAGCGCAGAAGATGGTGCAGGTGAAGAGGAGGGCGATGTAGAAAGTGAAGAGGATGGTGCTGATGCGAGTGCAGATGATGGGGCAGGTGAGGGTGAGGAGGATGCAGGCGAGGAAGAGGATGATGCAAATGATGTTGGTGTAGATGATGAAAATGCAACGCCAACGGTAACGACGGAACTCAGTGATTCGTAAAGAATAATATCATATCATATATTCAGGGATGGGCAAATAGGGTCTATTCAAATAACTTGAAAAGTAGATTATAATTAATTTATATTTCAAGTGTCCCTTGTTTCTATAAGAATGGTTAATAAGGGGTTTAGGGGTGGGTATTTGCCCACCCCTGCATATATTACATATTATTTTCATATTTTGTTGGTCACCGCAAAATTTGAACTTAAACTCCCATACACAGCAATGTGTAGGCTCCAATATGGCATCATCCCTGTCTCTTGACAATGCAATCCCCTCTGGGTCTTGGACCCTCTACTTTCACTCCCCTGAGGAACATAAGTGGGATATTTCCACGTTTGTAAATGTTGGTACTGTAAGTACGTGGCGCGAATGGTATTCGCTTGTTGAACAGATTACTACGAAAACGATCGGCGACGGCATGTTCTTCTTCATGCGTGACCCCATTCCCCCACTCTGGGAGAACAGTCGTAATATTCGCGGTGGTAATTACAGCTATCGTGTACAGCGTGCTGAGGCGGGCGAGACGTTCGTTAATTCCGCAATTGCCTGTATGCTGGATCGCGCAATGGCGAATCCTGAGAACCGCGTACACGGTATGAGTATCAGCCCAAAGAAGGGATTTAATATCGTTAAAATCTGGAACATTGATTCCACGCGGTTCAAGACGCCGAGCGATATGAACAATTTCCTGGAGAATATTCGCCCAGAGGAGATTATGTACACTCCGTTCCTGGAGAAGAAGATGTAGAATGGAGGCATTCTGCCCCCATACCCCCTGACTTATTATTAAGGCATTTCACCCCATACCCATCACAGTTATTTCAAACAATCTATTTTTATTAGATTATTTGAAATAGTGTATATCCAATAATTTATTCTTCCAACAGTAGTCGTTCCTGAACCACGGTGTCCTCAACAACCTGTCGCATAAAATACTGGCCATTCCAGTACACAAGCAGAGCAGGCATTAGACGCATATAGAATCCTGGCGAGTCATATGGAATATTTTCATTAAAGATTGACATAATCGTACATACTGCCTGTGCAGTACATCCTGGTGCACGAATCCATACATTCATTAATGCATTGATACGTTTCTCTGTCATTCTGTTCAGCCATCCATTCCGCACTGCGAATAACATTGCATAATCAATACCACCTGGCAGACCCGTTGTGAAGAAGAGGGAGAATCCGATGAGTGTGTACGCCTCTACAATAAGTGGAACAGGAAGTGCAACTCCAATCATCAGAATATGGTGGAGCCAATCGTCAAATCGTAACTTTTTGAAATATCGCAGAATGTGATAGATATGAAGCGCAAAACAGAGTGAAATTGCAGTGGAACTTGGAGAATATGATGTAATGTTTTTAAAATCAGTAATTGTTGCCAGAACATCAGGCGCAGTATAATATACAATTAGTCCATTGTGAATCGCATGAATGAAATAATATGGGCTATTCACAAACTGGGTCAATGCATTATCCAAAATCATAAATGTAGAAATATTTGCTAGTGTTTGAAGTACAAAAAATACGTCAAACATTATTACGGTTCAGTCAGACTCTACATTTTATAAATAATTAAAATCCTTAAATGGATTGCTCACTTGCCACCCGCCTTGCCATCCGTCTTCTGCTTCTGTGGCGCGAGCAGAACACGCACCTCACCCAGATTCGCAACCATATACCGCAGAACAAGTGGAGCATCATTCTTCAGATGAATATCAATCGTCGGGCAAAGATTCGTGCATTTCGTAAACATAACAAGATACTTCAGTTCAAAGATACCCTGGACGATTTCAAGAGAGGAGGCAGGTGCAGATGCAGAGGATGCAGAGGAGGCAGAGGCGGCACCCGCGCCACCCGTTGGCACAATCGCACCCCCACCTGTTCCAGACCGTTGGACGCGCACATTTCCCTGATTCTCCGATAGAATCACCGTCTCACCATCCACAAAATCACCAATACAACGGAAAATCAGATCCGAATTGGAACTTGTAATCTCCAGCTTCTCCGCGAGCGCATTGAAGTCACGGCAAATCTTCTGGAAATCCGTGGATGGCATAGTAATAATAGACGTGAACTGAATATTCGGTAGCTCAATGTTCATCACGTTCGTGTCAAACAGCTTCATCATCCACGTATTCGTCGTCTGTTTCTCCGCATTCTCCGTGCGAATACCGAGCTTATTCGGATTGGAGGCAGGCAGGAAGAGCGTCAGAGAATCATTATTCGATAGGGTCTTAATCAGCTTGAACAGATAGAGCATATTTACGCCCAGAATGAACTTTGCAGGGCAGTAGAAATACTCAAACTTGTCAGCGTGCAGGCGCAGGTAAGTTAGTACAGTATGGGTCTCATCAACATCAATAATACGGATGCCCGTCTGATCGAACTCCAGATTCGCCTCTGCGAGAATCTCCTTTAGTCCCTCAATCAGCGTGCGAAATGCACCTGATTGGACAGTTCGAACTTCAAATAGATTTCCATTTGAATTTGGCCTGGCAGAAGAAGCAATACTCATCGTGTCTAAATCAATCTTCCGAATAGTCTTTAGACCTTTGCTAATTATACGCAGTTACACGGTTTGGGAGAGCCGGGTGGGCAGGGATGAGGGGTTCAAACGCAGTGGGATGGGGCGATCAGATGTAATCACATTCTTGTACGCCATAATCATTAGGCGGATGAAGTTTTCTCACAATTAACATCGGTTTTCCACATCCGTATATAAGTCCCTCGCGAACCAGACGTTCACATTCCTCTTTGGGTGCATGCGGATTCATCGGTTGCATTGTCGATTTGATTACACCATGACGTAGAATACGACATCTGAAATCTGTGTCATAAATAATAAAATCCTCATTGCAATGGGTACATTTTAATACATAGACTTTTTCCTCTGGCATAGTTTTCTTATAAATATTATATAATTAATAATATTATATTTATACACAAATTAGAGACCATATTTATTTGCGACGAGTAGACCGCGACCGCTTTCTCGTAGGTTTGTTCATCAGCTTGTATAGGCCCAGTAGTGCAAGAGGCGCCGCATATTTGGCTGCCGCCGCTACAAATCCCTCGCCAATGGACGGAAGAAATCCACCGCGTTGTTTACGTTGTTTGCGTTGTTTGCGCTGTGTCTTTCTGCGTTGTTGCTTACGACGTTTACCACCTTTCATTGCAATTACAGGGCGAGCGACTGAACTTGTTTGTGCTCCGCCAAAAAGGTCTTTTCCTGCGGATGCAGATGGATCCATTCCACCTAGACCCATATATTTTGCTGGAACAGGGACTGACATAACACCTCTATATTAGCAACATATTTACTGCAGGTTTGAGAACCTCTTTTTGGGTTGTACTATACGCATCGTAGAGTGTATCCATAAGCGCTGTTTTCATTTGTCCAGACACATCTGTCAAACCCTGATGAAATACCATTAGATTCCGTGCAAATTCATCCTCAGATTCACGAATGAGCCGATAGAGCAGTGTCATAAACTGCGCATTCTGTGGAACTGCCCGTAGAAGGCTTGCAGTGTCCATACTGCGAATACGCATCTCCAACTGACTCAGCATTGAATAATAGAGAAGTTCGTAATTTGTGGAATATGTTCCTGCAATTCTTGTGATACCCTGTTGATCATCTACAGAGGCTGTTTGCGAACTTGAAGCCAGAAGATGTTCCATTGTTTCCAGAATCGGACGTGTCAATGTAATATAGAGCGCCTGTTCCACGCGATTCTTGTATTCGTGTGCAAAATCAGATTGAAGCATCTGCACTTTTTCGCGCTTTTCAGATGCAGTGCGGGCGCGTACAAGAAGTCCCGTGCACGGCAACGTTGCCACATACACGAGCCAGGTTGCACAGAACGTGAATGTCCAGAGTTGGACTTTAGAGAGCACATTCGGAATACCTGTCGTCGTATCCAGTGCGGTTAATCCAAATGTTTTGAATGTACCTAACACTGCTCCCACCAGTTCGCCTGAGATAATTGCGAGTTGTTGGGGAGAATACCAGGGAATAAGAGTGGGAGGAGTTTGGGGTTGTTGCTGTTGCTGTGCAGAGGGTTGATATAAAAGATAGATATATGTGCCCACTGTTACTGCAAGAAGAACAGGCAAGAACCCCTCGCCCAGAAAATAGAGGAAACGACGAAGAATATGCCACGCAGTTGTCCGAGTTTGTCGCGTGTGCATTCGAATGGATGCCATTTCCGTGGATCGTGACATACAATGATCACGTAGTTCAATCAGCTTTTTCCCAGAAAGACTAACAGGGTTAGGTGAGATATATCCATCTTGTTTTACATCACGATGAATCTCAGCAATCCATTTCGAAACTGTGGTGTGAAATTCACGCAAATCAATGTGGTGTTGCTGTTGTTGCAGAGTAATTGCAGAAGCAACCGCTCCTGCCATCCCCCACGTTAGTAGTGTGTATGTGCACATAGTTTAGATGGGTGCGGGACTTACTGAAAAATTGACCAACCTAAAGCGCATGTTGTTGAGCTGTGAACTAGTTACAATGGCAACTGAAACCTACAAGCGCCATACCCATCGTGAGCATATTCTGGAGCTACCTGATACTTATATCGGCTCCACTGACACTTCTACCGAATCCCGCTGGATCTACAACGAGGATTCTGGCAAAATCAGCTGGAAGAGCGTTGCATTTAATCCAGGCCTCTACAAGCTCTTTGACGAGATTATCGTCAATGCACGCGATGCATTCATTCGTGCATCAGCTGAAGATTCTGGGCGCATCCCTGTAAAACATATTGCAGTGACCGTGGAGCGCACCGATGATAATGAGACTGTCATCACCGTTGAGAATGATGGTGATGGCATTCCTATTGAACTTCATCCTGAGGAACGCGTCTACATTCCTGAGCTCATCTTCGGACACCTGCTAACATCCAGTAACTACAATAAAGAGGAAGAGAAGATTGTCGGTGGTAAGAACGGGTATGGTGCAAAGCTGACGAACATCTTCAGCAATCGCTTTACTCTTGACATTAAGTCTACCGTGAGCGAGAAGGCCTATAAGCAGACATGGCGCGACAATATGAGTGTTTGCGAGAAGCCCAGTATTCGCAAGGCAACGGGTGCAAAGGGCCACGTTCGTATTGAGTTTGCACCCGATACCTCGCGGTTTGTGGGTGCATTCAACGAAGAGGGTGCAATGACCGACGATATGATTGCCGTCTTCCACACTCGTGTCGTTGAACTCTCGGCGATGGTCGGCAACTCCGTCAAGGTCAGCTGGAACGGTCGCCAAGTTGCGACGAATACATTTGAGAAGTATATCAAGCTCTTCCTACGTGAGGGTATGACGGGTCTTGCATTCGAAGAGTGCGGTCCACGCTGGCAAGTCGGTGCTGTGCTCGCCCGTCATCTGTACTGCGATGACGATGGTATGCCCGAAGAGCGCCATATCTCGTTTGTCAACGGTATTCTTACCCGCAAGGGCGGGACTCACGTGAATTACGTCAGCAATCATATTCTGAAGGATTTCTGTGAGGCTGCGAAGAAGAAGAAGGTCGATATTAAGCCAGGTCAGCTGAAAGATTCCGTCATCTTCTTCGTGAACGCGACAATCGTCAATCCGAGCTTCGATTCCCAGACGAAGGAGTGTCTCAATACGCCATCCAGTCGCTTCGGATCTACTCCACGCTTTACTGGAAAGCTGGTTGAGGGCCTGACCAAGCTCGGACTACTGGAGGAGGCACGTGCTGTTCTTGAGGCACGGGCAATGCGTGATGCAAAGAAGACGGATGGTAAGAAGCGTACCACTCTCCGCGGTATTCCCAAGCTAGAGGATGCTCTTCTCGCAGGCACGGATCGTTCCAATGAGTGTACACTCATTCTCACGGAGGGAGATTCAGCTGCCACGTCCGCCATTTCAGGCCTCAATGTTGTCGGTCGTGAGAAGTGGGGTGTATTCCCTCTACGAGGCAAACTCCTCAACGTCAAGGACATCTCCATCCAGAAGTTCAATGCGAACGAGGAGCTGACCGCCATCAAGCGCATTCTCGGCCTGGAGCACGGTCGCACGTACACGGATCTTCGCCAACTGCGGTATGGGCGCGTGATGATTATGGCAGATCAGGATCACGATGGCTCACACATTAAGGGCCTTGTGATGAATCTGTTCCACACGGAGTGGCCCAGTCTGCTCCAGCGTGGATTCATCTGTACTCTGATGACCCCTCTGCTCAAAGCGTCCAAGGGTGGTCAAATCGTGCCCTTCTACTCACAGATTGAATACAACAACTGGGCGGCGGCACGGGCAGATGGTGGGCGCGGTTGGCACGTGAAATATTATAAGGGTCTGGGTACGAGCACTCCTGCCGAAGCGCGCGAGTGGTTCCGCGACCTACACGAGATTCAGTATGACTGGGATCGTGATTCAGATGAGGCCATCTCACTCGCATTCCACAAGAAACGGTCTGATGATCGTAAGCGCTGGCTCGCACACTATGACCCTACAAAGATGGTTGTTGCAGAGGATGGTCACGTGGGATTCTCGCGATTTGTTCACGCGGAGCTGATTCACTTCAGCAATGCTGATAATATTCGCTCTATCCCTCATCTGATCGACGGCCTCAAGCCATCGCAACGCAAGATTCTCTTCAGCTGTCTCAAGCGTAATCTGCGAAGTGAGATTCGTGTTGCACAGTTGTCAGGGTATGTATCCGAGCACGCAGCATATCATCACGGCGAGGCCTCGCTCAATTCCACGATTATCGGTATGGCACAGAACTTTGTCGGCTCAAATAATATCAATTTCCTCAAACCCGTGGGTCAGTTCGGTTCTCGTCTGCTCGGTGGTAAAGATGCGGCTTCGCCACGTTATATCCATACCTTGATTGATGAGATTGTGGATACGATTTATCGTAAGGAGGACAGTGTTCTTCTGAAACATTTGGAGGATGATGGTCTGCGTGTGGAGCCTGAATTCTACCTACCTGTAATTCCGATGCTCATTATGAACGGTGCGGTGGGTATTGGCACTGGCTACTCAACGGATATTCCCCCATACAAGCCGAGCGATGTTGTCACGTTGCTCCGTCATCGTCTAACGGGGAGTATCGATAGTCTGGCAGGGCGCGAACTTGACCCTTGGTGGTTCGGATTCCGCGGTCGTATTGTGCGCGTAGATGACAGGACGTGGGCCACGAAGGGTCTCTACGAGTTTGACGATGCCAAGAAGACGATTACTGTTACGGAACTGCCAGTCGGTACGTGGACGAAAGATTACAAGACGTTCCTGGATGATCTCATTACACGTGAGGGCGGAAATGACTTCGGTCTGCGAAGCTTTGATGACCTGTACAATGATGTAGATGTGAAGTTTGTACTCTACTTCAAGGATGAAGGGTACACGGAGGCAGATGAGAATCGTGATCAGTTCGAGCGCAATTTCCGCTTGGCCACCACGTGGAAGACGACGAATATGTGTTGCTTTGTTCCCCGTCAGGTCGCGGAGGCGACGCGGAAGGCTACCAAGGCAGCGCGCCCTGCTATGGGTGGTGCAGGTGGGCCATCTGAGGATGATGCGAGCGAAGTTGCCAGCGATTTTGGGAGTATGAGTGAGGACGGCTTCGTCATTCAGAAGTTCAAATGTGTTGGCGACATCATTGAGGCATTCGTCGAGCAGAGGCTACCTGCCTATGAGGCGCGTCGTGTGCGTATTCTTGAGGTTCTCGTGAAGGAGATGCGTGAACTGGAGGCAAAGAAGGCATTCTTGGAGGCGATTCTGGAGGGTCGTCTGGAACTGATGCGTAAGACGGATGAAGAGATTGTAGAGGGGCTGAAGGCGTGTGGGATTCCACCACTCTCTGATCCTGCGCGCGCCGATGAGATTGAGGGATATGATTATGTTCTGCGGATGCGTATTGACCGCGTGAAGGCGAAGGCTGTTGCAGATCTTGAGGAGGAGGTGCGGAAGAGGCAGGAGGAGGTGGCGCGTCTGGAGCGCGAGACTCCTGCGAATATGTGGCTCTCTGATCTTACAGATTTCGAGGTTGCGTGGGATCGGTACTCAACTGTCCGTGCGGATGAGATGCGCAAGGGGTGTGGTGATGTAGGTGCTGGGGGTGGTAAGAAGCGCCGTGCGCCTGCAAAGAAGAAGGCTGTCGCTGGCGCTGTCACTGGCGCTGGCGCTGTAGCGCGCAATGTAATTGTTGAGGCATAATCAGGGATTGGCAAATAGGATCTATTCAAATAATTTGAAAAGTAGATTATAATAAATTTATATTTCAAGTTGTCCCTTAGTTATTTGAAAATGGTTCAAAAGGGGTTCAAGGGGTGGGTTTTGCCCACCCCTGGGCATAATATAGTAAATTAGATAAAATATTTAAAAATTAAAAGATATATCTATTTTTATTCGAAGAATATATGTGTATTGGTTTGAGGCAATGGCTGTTGCTGAATCTGTTGCGGTTGTACAATCTGATTGTTAACATAGGGTACTACTCGTTTTATATTTTCTATACTTCTTGGTGGATGATATACAGGCATCTGTGGTTGTTGCGTAGCACCAGATGCGTCATACATATACCGACTTGGCGGATGTTCTATTCCGTATGTAACAAGTCGTGATACGTATGTTAGTTTTGCCTCTGCATTATGGCAACGTTCAAGTGCCTTTTGTAATTGATACTCTAAACGTGCGACATATTCTTCCATTATCTGTTTTTGTCTTGCTGACATGTCTCCAGAAATATATACAACCTACTTAAATTCTTTGCATTGTAGATCAATTATAGAATGTCGCTTGAACAAATTACTGGCAAATGCTACCGTCTGCATAGTAATAAAGGGCAACGTATCAGCCTATCTACACAGAAGAGGTACTGCATTGATCATTCCCATCCAATGATTAATATTCTAGGCATCTGGGAATCTACGGACGAATGTCTGCGACTATATGGCGGTGACGTGGAGAACAATAGGATAGGTGGTTCACGTGGATTTATTGCAGATGCAAACTGCTGGGATGTACTTGCTCGGATTCACGATATGGAACAGGTTGAGCAGAAACGGCGGTGGTATTTTAAGAAACAGGACACTATGCATGTTCGCGTGCAGAATACAATCTCTGAATAATCATTGTGGTATATAGATTGTGCGCAATGACAATTTATTTAATACTAATATTTATTGGTATACTTGGAATATTAGTATTATTGTCTATTCCAATTATAATTATCTGGTATGTTGCATATATTTGCTTCTTTGAAACATCGACTCGTGAAATAGACGCGTATTCTTGGTTGCATAGTAAATTCTGTCGCTATTTCCTGGAGAAGTTGCCATCTCCCCAATCATCACAGGTTGTATTTCGTGATAAGGAAGCGATTGATAAACATAGTGCAGGAGGAAAACAGATTCTCTACGCACTTCATCCACACGGAATGATTGCACAGGGGCGACTTCTTCATATGATCCATTCATCGTCTGAGTTATATCCTTACTTTGTTCGATCCTATCAAGCAATACATTCTTTTGCGTTCCGAATTCCGTTTATGCGCGAGTTCCTTTTAGCTGGACGTTGCATTCCAGCACACGAATCATTCTTAGATACATTTATTACACAGGGCAATAATATTTCAATATTTCCTGGTGGAGTTCGAGAGATCAAATACTGTTCTATGAAAGATGGTGATAAACGAGATTATTATTATCTGAAAAAACGCAGGGGGTTTATACGAATTGCATTAAAGCATAAGATGGCAATTGTGCCTGTTCTATTCTGGGAGGATCAACAGACATTCACCTATGAGCGAACGCCTGCTGTAAAAAGTATTGAGAGGAGCATTAAATTCATAACAGACTATTCAGTTGATTTGGGAATTTTTCAGATGTTTCGCTGGAAAAATATACGTCAACTATGGAATGTGATAACTGGCAAATGCGATACACAGTATGTTTATGTAGGTGCACCCATTGAGTTTGCAGAAGGTATAACACTCGATGATGCACATACACGATATATAGAGGTTATTCGTGAATTGCATACATTTGCAAAACAGGATAGAGGATCCGATAGAGAGTTAGTCATTACGTAAATGGCTGCAGGGGCAGTGAGCGAGTGCCCGCAGACGACATGCTCATCGGCTGTGACAGGGGTACGGGCATATGACTGATGTCCTTCAGATAATAGTAATAATGATCAACTTCACTCATAATACGAGGAACACACCATTCAATCACAAGATTATTGAGTTCACGTACCTGTCCATCAATATTTGTAGGATTGTTTTTCGCGTACTGTAGATACAGTCCACGCATAATCATCTTCAGTTCATCAATGCTTTGATCGTCAATTACATAACGTTTTGGACCACTGCGTGAATAGACCTCGTTGCGAATCGTAGACTGTAGAAAGGTTGCGTTAGTTGCGGTAAAAAACCGGTCAGCAACAGGGTTTTTGTCCCAGTTTCCCCGGAGCATATCACCTACAAAACTGGCTTCGGCGCGAGTCGGTACGGCAAATCCTGCCGAATCAGGTACGGAGTATCCTCCAGCATTCTCACCGCTACGGGGGGCTGCCAGATTGACTCTACCATTTTGTCCTCCGAATGCGTATGCGGTATACGGGAGCTGAAAATCTGGGATAGGTGCACCGGCCATCTCTGAAGGTCGCCGTGTTTTTTTTCTCAGGTAAAAATATAAAATGTCCAGCGTACAGTCTTACATCAAGCAGCAGAATATCATCTATGGCGCTCTTTCTCCACATGTAGAACTATACACGTTCACGCAGACGGCTGCCACAGTGCCCGCTGTAGGTACGTTTACACGTGTCGCTGTCACGGTAGACAGCTCCGAGAACATCACCCCCATCTTCCGTGATATGGGTGAGGTCATCGTGAATGCGGAGGGTCGCACGTTCCGTCGCGTACAGATGCTGACGAACTCCCCTGCCACGTATGGTGTTCAGGGTGAGCCCGCCGTCGCCCCTGCGGTGGATGGTTACCGCACGTACTTCGCGGAGGTCAGCATGATCAACGGCAAGGGTGTCATGAGCAACCTGTACCAGATGCGCGGATAAACATATTGTTTATCTGTGATTATCTGTATTTGAATAGCATAGTGTAGTATTATTTCATATTTGCAGTAGTGATATGAAATATTACTTGAAAAGATTTTATTGTATGAAGAATTAGAGGTATTGCTATGAACATTGCAATGTTAGTATTTATTATTGTCGCAATTCTTGTCGGCGGTATGGGGACATTCGCTTTTTACTCCAGCGGACGTGCAATCGGTGCATTTATCTTTTTTATCGGGTCAATTCTAACGTTCGTCTTCTATGGTATTCGTTGGTTTGAGGGAAAGGGTGTATTAGGCTCCGATTCTCCGGTCCAGTGGCCCCCATACGTCAATACGTGCCCTGACTTCCTAACATATTACAAGCGCAAGACTTCGAATGGTACGGAAACAGATACATGTGTTGACCGTATTGGTGTATCGCGCAATAACAAACTGAATGTATTTCCCACAGATGCCAATGTAAATAACGAGAATGATTCGTACTTCTTCCCGCTCAAGACAGATAGTGAAGACCCTTCGAAAAAACGTGCACAGCTCTGCGCGCGGACAATTGATTATGGTCTGACATGGGAGGGTGTCACAGATGGCGAGACGTGCTTCTCGCCTGAGGGTACTGGTGTTGCTATTGCAACAAGTGCATCAGGTGGTGCTGCATCATGTGCGTGATAAACTTGCGCAGTAAGACCGTCCTAAAGAGACTGAATATAGAGACTATTAGTATTTGAGAATGGTTCGCACCAGTCAGGAAGAACAAGAAACAGCATGTCTTCATCCAGAAATTGAAGCAGACATGCTCAAATGGCTTGAAACCCGTTCTCATCCTGCATTTCTACTTATCGGTACACCAGGTCTCGGTAAAACGACACTCGGCTATCGCGTCTGCAAAGAAGCAAAATACTGGGTTCAGGAATTCAATGCAAGTCATACGCGAACCGGCTCGTCATTTTGTCAAGTTATTCTGCCACTCCTTGTTGAAGTCGGTGTCAGTAAATGGATTCATCCAAGTACACCAAATGGACGCGCTGTACTTCTCGATGAAATGGATGGCCTTTCACAGGGTGAAAAAGGTGGTCTCCAGGAACTCCTCGATTATTTGAAGTCTAAGCGCGATTTCAAACAGGACTGTCCTCTCATCCTCATTTGTAATGTCATGGAAGGGCGTGTTATGCAACAACTCCTGAAATATTGCTGTGTGCGTCACGTACGTATGCCAAAGAAGGAGGCGCTTATTTCATTTTACAAAAAAGAAATTCCAGATGAACTGTATCGTCTCGGTGATCTCCGCAAAGTATCGCAACGTATGATGTGTGATACAATGCCAGTTGGATATGATGTAAATGTCCCACAGGAGGATGAGACTATTCACGTTGCAATTCGGGCAGCGTGGGCAACACTTTATCACACGTGGAATGAAAATGATGAACTGGATTTGGAAACAAAAGATGCAAATCTTGCTGGGCTCCTATTTCATCAGAATCTGCCCTCGCGAATTCCATTTGAAGCATATTACAGACTGCTATCTGTAATGCGATGGAGCGACCGTGCCGATTTCTGGGCATTCTTTCACCAATGTTGGAATTTGCTTCCGCTGTCATATAACCTCAAATTGAAATATCCGAATAAATATTTGACGTATTTTACACAGCCTGAAGGTACACCTGTGCCACAGCCACAAGAGCTCCAATATACACAAGTTCTGACAAAACAGTCTGCGCTGTTTAATTCCTGGAAAGAGATGAACCGTGTATCCAATGAAATGCAGGTGCCATTCCGTTGTGTCAGTCAATGGGCAACCAGCCAGACTGGCAAGTTACGCGATATTCTCGGCCTACCTATTCGCCAATTGGTACCTGCACAAGAAGCTCACCCAGTTGCGTCCCGTTCTGGGCTTGTACTCCATTCCCACGATGAGTTTCAGCAGACGACCCTTGGGAATATAATTGTACTACCTGCAACGGGGTCTGGCGCCCCACGCGCTGTGCCGAAGAAATCAAGAGCTCCCGCTGATCCGAAAAAGCCAGCTCGTAAAAAAAAATCAAGTGCTGAAGCCGTGTCAGTGAAACCCCGCGAATAAAATTCATATCGGACACAAACAGGAGATCAATCTTTCCTGCATTGAAATCGTCTACCACGCGATACATTGTATTCGGCTCAATTCGTGCATAACGAATTCCCATACGCTCTAAATCGGGCATAAGTTGGTAATAATTATTCTCAAACATCGTAAATAACATCATTGGTTCATTACGATGTTCTCGAATATACCGCAGACAGGCATCGTGACGATTATGAATCACTGCACTAGATGCATCTGTAGGGGCATCATCTGTAACTACATTCACCATATCGTCAAAATTAATCTCACGCCGACACGTTGGACAGCCTGTGTGCATCAGTGAATGACGCAGTATACAATTTCCACAGAATGCATTCATACAGCACACGGTCAGTACACGATGTACAGGTGTATCCAGACAGATAGAACAATCGTCACTGGCTTTATTCGTAATCACCTGTCTTCGCTCATTATAACGCTCAATCAGTTCATTGGTTGTGTATGTCTGAATACCGACCGATTCAAAAATGTGGGGGATTTGACTGGCGCCAAACGGTTCACCCGACATTTGACGCAGAGTTGATACTGTGTAGTATGGGCGACATTCAATTGTTATTGACTCTGGTATAGGTAGTTGCAAACTCCCCTGCACAGTTTCTGACAGATTTCTCAGAATGAGTGATGATCGGGCTATGTGATGATATGGTATATATTGTTTTAGGAAATTGGAGGATGTAATAGATGTCATTATACTGCCTGTTTGCCGATTTACATCTACCAACCACTGTTGGCAGTCAGTATGTAGTGTGAGACGGTCGTGAATATAGAGCAGATTTGACGGCGTAATCCATATATTGCGAAATAGAAATCCGAGCCAATGACTGGAGATTAGCCAGAGAAATTCGAATTCCAGTTCTGGATCATTGCCTGTTATATGAATGGACGCAGCATCGTCAACGAATACGTGTTTCCACCGAATCCCGTGCTGAATAGCATAATCGTGTACGTGTCTATACACTTTTTGTGAAACGAGTGCAAAATCAGATTCACAGAGGGATGCGGGAGTGATCTTTGTCCGTAGAACACGCCGATTCTCAATGATCGCAGCGGTAAATGTTGTGTGTTGTGCAATTTCCTGACGCCACTGATGAAAAAGATGATTCGGTACAATGATAAGATTCACAGCCGATGTATCGCGCACCGTTTCAAGATTGTGTGAGTAAAAATAGCGATTTGACGCAGGGTCCAGCTCTCCTTGGCGCACATGTGAGCGAGGAGGAGACTGTTGTGTACGACGTGTTAGCAGATTGGATATATAGGACAGAACTGCAAGAGTTTTTCCTGAACCTGGTGGATCCCCTACAATCCCGAGTTTCCCGTGAACAATCTGATTATTTGACACAAAACCGTGCGTCATCCGCATCTCGTGTGCGCACATTCCGTGAACAAGAGATGTCTGATGGGGCAGACGTTCCGTGCGAATGTGTGGTGTTTCAATTGGTGCAATATTCTTAGGGAGGCTATTTCTATACACGCTGTTAATTGTGGATAACTGTTCAAACAGACTGATATCAGACATTATTAATCATTGGTACGGTTTTTTCTTTAGACTGCGGGGTTGGGAAGATATAGTAATTGCATATATATTAATATGTGTAATTACTATTAAAGTTAGATTAATTATAGAGGAATTTATGATGTTGAATAGAATTCGCGCAGCGATGCATCTTTAATAATGTCACGAATCTTCATCGTCGTCTCGCGGAGCATTGTATTTGTTCCACCGCGCAGATTATTCTTGTCAAACGTATTGTCCGAGTGGCACATTACCAGAATCGTCTTCAGAGGGTCCAGCTGAATCATCGGATTGCGATAATCATCCAGGAAAGACTTTTCTTCCGCATGTGTTTGTACCTCATTGTACCGATGTGACGCAAGATACGAACGACGATATGCAATTGTACCGTTCGTTGCATGGTTTGGTCCATATGGGCCTGCGCGAATAATCTTTTTATCAATCGTGAAAAACAGGAGCATTTCACTGGATCCCGCAAGTTCTACGCGAGGATTTTGTGCAAACTTCTGTACAACGTGTGCAACGCGTTCAGGTGGGTAATAATCGTCGTCGTCCATTGCAACAAGAATATCACCACGTGCCAGATCATTCATCATATTACGTTTTTGACCAATCAGTAGTTTCGTCTCGTGAGGGACATACCGAATGTTGGGAATCGCACGGCTGGCCGCCTCAAACAGGTCACCGACCTTATCCGTACCATCGTCTAGAATAATCCATTCCATACGATCCTTTGGATACGTCTGGGCATTATATACACGAATTAGGTACGGAATGAATTTACGGCGATTGTAGGTCGGAGTTACAATGGACACAAATGGACGGCCACCAGACATTTGGAATCTACTGGAGAATAGAATTAGAGTGAGCTTTAGGTAATTATGCGTTCTCAACCACCTCTTTCGAAATCGGTGTATGTTTCACTTCATTTCCATTCTCATCCTTCTCTGTATAGGATTGCCGTTCATTCAGAGTATTTTTAAACTTGGCGTATAGATCTGCAAATCCGCCGATTTTCTTCGTTGCCTCAAAATCTGGGAAACTGGAGCGAACACTTTCCAAAAACATTGTGTACATCCGAGTCATATTCAACTCTTCATCTGCAGGATAGTATGTGAATGGATATGTAAGTATAGTCATCAATGTCGTATCATACCGATGTGTTGAAAGAGGCCAGAGTGTGTATATGAATGGCATTAGCGGGAGTTTATCAGCGGGTTCCTTGCTAGTATTTATATATGCACGAACCAATACAAATACAAAATAATATGCCAGAAGACCTACCAGTAAGAATGGATTCAGCATACAACCCACAAGTGTGAGAGGGAATATCAGCAGTCGCATTACAAACGGATACATTATCATATGATTTGTCACAAGTGATGCAACTATCAGACTGAATACGACAAGTAATGTTGTAATAACAATTGTAGAAATAAGAGCCGTGCGCTCTGCCGCCTCAATCTGTTCAGGAGTTAAAATGGGCTCCCCTGTAGAGTTATTTGAGGCATCTGTTGTTGTCTGAAATGTCTCAGCCTTCGTTGATGCAGGTGATATATATGTTGCAATGACCTGTTTTAGTTTATCTACTGAACCTGATAGAATGTCAGTAAGTTTCATTCCTGACATTCAATTGTAAAAAAACTTGGTGTTATATTACTCGGCTGTGTATATCTATTTACGACGCACTGCCTGTTGTGCTTGACGAAGCTGTGCGCTCAACTGCATATTCTGTTGACGCAGTGATGTAATTGTTAAATTTGCAATAGTGAGTCGCCGTGAGAATGTCTTTTCGGTCTCGAGAGCTTGCTGTGTCGCCTGTAACTTCTGCTCTGCCACCTGTAGACGTTGCTGTAGATCAGTAATTTGCGCGACATATGCTGGGCGGGGAAGAGGATGTGGCGTAGTCGGCGTCACAGGAATACTGGATGTCAGATTCGGCACCTGTGTAAATCCATTTACAACCAACTCCTTTTTCACCTCCGTATAGAGTGTTGCAATTGCCGGATAATAACCAATTCTGCGTAATACTGCAATTAATGCAGTTGTCATTGCACCTTGTGGTAGATTTGTTACAGCCGATACTGTTTCTGCAGCATAATCATTGTCCTGGCATCCTGAGAAACAGTAGATTCCACCCTGTGTTGTTGTCTGATTTGTAGTCTGAATACCTTGGTTTGGTAAATCCATCACAGTTCCACTGCGACAGCAGTCAAACACAGTAACACCTGTGCCCCTCAGACGACCGAGGTTAGCCTTAATCATATCGTCGCTGATAACACCGCTTGTTGCAAAATCAACGGGTACAATACATTCATCACGACCATCTGCCTCATCGCGACTTACATCAGGCACACTTACACCGTGTCCTGAGTAATGCACATAGACGAATTGAGGATTCTCTTGTACAAGTGCATCCATTGCGGCTAAAATACGCGCCTTTGTCGGCATTGTGGACGGGTCATCATCACGCAGAACGCGGATTTCCTCAGGTTTAAATCCATACGCATCCATTAATACACCCTGTATCTGAAGTACGTCTTGAATACATCCATAGAGTTGCGCGCTACCCGAATAGTTAATACCAATAAGAAGCGCACGTTTTGTGCCCGTTTGTGACATATTCTACAGTAGGTTGCGAAAATAATTGGGGAAGGGGGGACTGATCATAGGGCATACTTCAGACCACCCATACCCGCGCTGATTGTCACCCAGTTAATGCTCTCCACATAGACTGTAACATCATACATATAATTTGTATTCAGTGCAAGTGGATAAATGTTTAGATCCACCTGGAGAAGACGAATACGACTGGAGTTGACAGACCCGTCTGGTTGGTCACGTGGTGAGTATAGACTGAACGGATAGACAAGAAGACCAGTCTGTGTAGGATTACCTGACATATATTTCCACGGCACATTTCTACGGAAATAGCTGATCGGTTTCTCCTCTTGCAGTTCATTACCGTCACCAAGTACGCGCAACGTCTGTAGAACCTCCTGCTGTCCTGCACTCGTTATGACACGACCTGTTGAATAAAATGCAAACGGTGGTACTGCAGATACAGGTGGCAAATAGGGCGCATAGGGCGATATCCAATTTGTAAAATTCGCATAATCATTGCGGTATATGAGAGTATCTGACCTGCGCGGTACAATAAGGAGACGTGTGATTGGATTGTGTGTATAGAGTTCCACAATTTCTCGCTGTGTCAGTCCTGGAAATTGGTATGTTGTCACCTGCCGAATCAGATACTGCAGGGGCATTATCGCAAACTTTTTGCGCTCCTCATCTGTCAAGTAGACATATGTCATCTGTATACGAGGGTTGAGTGGCCACGTTGAAATTAGTGGCTGTGGTATGCCAAAATCTGTGAGGAAACTACCAATAAACTCGTCAGGGCAATCGCTATTACTCACATACGCAGGATTGTTGATATCTGAGAGCGTTGTGATTTGGCGAAACCCTGGTGCAACCAGGTTGCCAGATGCATCTTTAATACGATAAAGCTGTGAAATAGGGCGGAGTGTAATCTGAATCTCGCATTCCATATACTGTAGTGCAACGAGAGGAAGTGCATGAAAGGTTGACTCTGAAAACCAGAATGGAATGGGCACGGAGATGGTACGCGCAGGAATAGATGGGCGATTGATATTACCACCGTCTGGATCTGGAACAACACTTGGGTACACTCCTGGCGTCGGGATGTAATTTCCTGGAACGGAGAGGTACGGTGCATAAATACCATTTGCAGGGTCAATGAGTTCTGGCACATCCCCAACGAGCTGTTGCCATTTCGCAAACGCATCTGTATCTAAGTCCGCAAGCGCACGGGCTTGAATATAGTTTCCATCAAACTCCTGAATCTTAGAACCTCCAATGAAAATTCCAATATTCTGGATAATAGAACATCCTAAATAGCGAGCCCAACGGAATTCATACTGCGACTGGCGCGTGGCACCGAGCAGTTCCGTGCTAATCCATTTGCTGTAAATGTCTGGAATGTCAAATGTAAAATAGACATCGCGCGCCAGATCAGCGACACGCTGTATTTTGAAACGAACCTGAATCGGCTGATCAATAGATAGTTCCTGTGTTCCATCCATTGCAAATGTGACAGATTCTTCCGCAAAATGGGAATATTTTTTGTAGACTTTGTAAAAATATGTGAAATCAGGATTGCCACTGAGATTCACATTTTGTGCTCCGTAGGCAACTAGACTAAATAACCCACCTCCAGGCATTCCACTATTTTGACTACGGTCTTTAATACTCTTATGTTTAGACCCATGATGATCAGAAAATGTATATAATGAAATTTGGGCAAATCTCATTATGTACTATCAATTAAATACGATATAGGTTTATGCATTCTCCGTCCACCAGGAATCGGCCAGGTAGGGCGCGAGCATTCCATTCGCAGAGCTGGCGAACGTTTTCGATGGACCCTGTGCCATCATCGCATTAATCTCCGTGTAGCTGAGAGCATAGCTGAAATATATAATGCGACTGACAACACCCTTCATTGCACCAAATACACTGAATGTTCCGCCATTGAGGGATGGGACAGTCTTGGGTATTTCAATACGACGCTGGCTGAAGCAGATAATATTGCCATAATTCTGGTACGGTGCAAATCCATCAAATCCCATACGCTTGGAGAGGTTGCCATTCACAAACACCTCCAGATGACCTGCCTTGCAGACAATCGCCACATGCACCCACTTGCCCACAGGAATATTCTCAACATCCACGCAATTGTTCCACGTCTTATATGTGTTCATATACACACGGAGGGTGTTCGTGTTCGCGCACATATACACACCGGGACCGAGAAGAGGCCACTGATTTGGATTACCCTTGTGGAATATATGGAGCAAACCCTCTTCCTGACGGAATGTACTTGCGTGTGCAATCATAAAAAACGAGTATGTGAATTCGGGGCCTGTGCGCTCGTTATTTGACAGATTCGTTGGTAGGGCGGACGGCTCGTTGGGATTCTGTACCACCGTGTATGTCTTGTCTTCCGTTGCATACGAGAGAGGCATTATCTCCGTGCGGTACTGTGCCATACGATTCATATAATTATAGATCGACTCCATCATACCGAATACAATGTAGATAATGACTACAATTGCAAGACTGATCAAAATTTGTGATACTGCAGACGGACTTGCGACTGCATTCGTCATTGCGTTTTGATTCGTTCTGTTTTCCATCCTCCTCTACTAATTAGACATTAATTGTGGATTGTGGCTGGAAAAACGACTGCAGGTACGAACCAAGATCGCTCACAGGGGCAGGTCCCGCCATATACGACCGATATACCTGATCGGGAGATACAGCATAGTTGTACATACTTGTGCCCGCAATGTAGCCACCGAATCCGCCGAAACCTAGCAGAGTTGCATTATAACCACCGCCGTCCACCTTGAAATGTGTCGGCAGTACACAAGAGCGGGCGAGTTTACCATCAAGATATACATCACACGTCTTGCCATTCACGGCTACCGTGAGTTGTACCCAGCGTTGCATATCCAGTTCGGGGAGATCACAGAGCTGATTCGTAGAATCAAGTAGGCCCGATGCTGTGTCCAGATTTGTGAATAGAGCATTCTGCGCTGCCTTATCTAGGCGATCGGAGGGGATTAGCCCCGTATTCGATGCACCGCCTGTGCTATTTGTTGGCGTGGCATCGGTGGGTGTATGTAGACGAATATGCAGTTGTGGCTTATTACCACCCAGGTAGATACGAATCGTGTCAAATGTATTTCCGCCGATGCTCAGAATGTGCTTATTTCTGCCCTGGCGATATGACCAGTTCTGGACATAGACCCACATAGAAATGGAGAATTCACCACCCTCGTAGAGACCAGGCATATTCGAAGCAGAGATGGTGATTGCGCCTGTGGGCTCAACCTGTGCATTCGTCTTTGGGCCCAGCAGTGTTGTTGAGGAGAGTGCACCTGCACCGAACAGATATCTGTATAGATAAAAGAGACCAACGAGACCCAGAATGATAAGTGCGATTTGAAAGAACCGCGTCGTAGCTGTTTGTACGTCCATGAATGTATCTGTAGTATGGACGGGATTTTTGTTAGATTTTATTCATTGGATGAGAACCATTATCTAGAATACTTTAATTTGCGTGATTTACGTAGTAATTTACTACGTGATTTGTGAGTCTTTATCTTTGTTTTTTTCACTGACGATTTATATTTCCTGTATTTATTTCTAGTCAGCTTTTTTGATTTTTTTAATTGTTTCCTTGTTAATTTCTTATATGCGCCCATATAGTTATTATTGGATTCTGTATTTGGTGAGACTGGGGCTAAAGCAGAGACCCTTGCCCCGCCTAACACTGGGGCAGGGGCAGGGGCAGGGGCAGGGGCAGGGGCAGGGGCATAGGCTGGGAGTGGGACTAATGCTTCGGCAGGGATTGGGTCTAATAATAATGCATTATCTGCGTTATCAGGATCACTTATTTCATCAATTAATCTGCCTATATAATCAATTGGACCTGAAATAGCCATCCGCCTCATAAAATTGGAATATACCATATTCAATGCAATATTCCACAGTGTATTGAGTTTTTGATTTAAAATAGGAATATGTTGAACCTTTTGTTGAATACCACTAATATAAAATATAAATGCAATTCCTAACCCATATGAATCGCACGTTTTATTATATACGTCTTTAAGTATAATTTCACATTCAGCAGATCTGCGTTCATCAGGGCTTTCGCGTATTTTGTGTATTAATGTAATTATTGCATCTTTATAACCTTCGACAAGCATAGTGAAAAGTTCATCTTTATTCATTATTTTATAAAATGCAAATAAATCTATTACTGTAGCATAATGATCTGTAATATGAGTTAGTGCCCTTTCATTTATTGCTGTTCTAATAGCATCTACCAAAATATATCGCTGTATACTTTGCTCTTTAATATACGTAAGTAAGTCACCTGTGTTATTTATAATATACGATTCAATTGGATATGAATATTTCATTCTATAATATTCTACTTCAGGACGACCTATCGGATGTAAAAAATCAAAATCAATTACTCGTAATTCGCCTGTGTTCACATTACATAATATATTTACATCTCGAATATCCCCGTGTATATAACCAGCCCTATGAATAGAGTATACAGTTTCTGCTACTTTTTTCATATTGCCTACTATATTTATAAATGATACGTGAGTGAGTAAGTATTGCTGTAATCGCTCGTTATTATATATTTCAAACAAATCGTACCCCATATCATTCATACGTACACCATATAGGGGTGTTTCGGCTGTTACATTTATTTTCTTTCTCTGAAAATGATTCACAATTTGTTTATGAATGGCCTCATTACGTATGTCTTCTAATCTGATATGTCGCGCATATGTGTCAATATTATATGCTAGTTCAGGAATCCTTTCTTTAATTACTTCCATATTACGGAGTGTCTTATTATATGTATTTTTTCTGAATAGTAGTTTTGTTACTTTATTAGGAAATGTATGTATTTCACCACGAATTATATTATCTATTGCAGGTGAAACAACTGCACCATAACTACCTATGCCACCACGTAGAATTCTATTTCGTACAGCACCTGTGTTAGCATTATGTTCATTGCCATTAAAATTATCATTTGATGGATTGGGTCCACCTGCACCACCAAGTGGTGCAACACGACTAAATGCCATTCTCCTACCTATTTATTCGATATTAATTATATATGTAATTTATATCGAATATAATTGTCTACATACTTTATTTAATTATACGGAGAATACCACGCTTTCAGTTGATCTGATGGAGGCTGTGTCACGCCATTGCACGGCATACCTGGGATACAGATAGACCGCAACTTCATTGAAAATGGAATCGGCGGAAGCTGGAGACGCGTGTTTGCAGCCACAGGCATACCTGACGTATCAGATAAATGGCGCATCTCACGAACCACCTCACTCGGTGTCATTCTGTAGGGTGCAACAATCACATTCACAGCTGAGCCCAGCATCTTCTTATCGCCAATACGCAGAGGATTGGATATCACTTTCGGGTAATTTTCGAGACGATGAGATGCAATAATCTGATCATTGTACATTATATCAAACCGCCGACCATCACGTAAAATGGCTACCATTACCCACTTCTGCATCGGAAGTGGAGGAACAGGGACAACTTCCGTAGATGCCTGTCCTGCACCCACTGTCACAACGCTCAGTTGTGCGGAATCAGGTGAAACCTCAAATGTTACAGCGCCATCAATATTGATGAGCGGAAGAAGACCACTTGTATTTGGATTTGCTTTTCCAGTTCTATCACCATATTGGACATTCACAAATACAAGAATTGATGACCCAGACGAACCTAGAAGCTGTGACTGCACATTGTACGAATCGTAGACCAGTTTTGATTCACTGAGTTGAAATACATCAGGTGCAACATCTTTGCCTCTGGCTGTCGCATATACATAGCGAATTACGAAATAGGTTATAATAGCAAGAACGATAATTCCTATTATAATAAGTACTGTTTTCGACATATACCCAAATACCTATTGTAGTGGTGGTAATTAATTGCAAATACCCGAAACACCAGCCTTCATCTGTGTTGGATTGAATTCTGAGGCAGATGCAAGGGACGGACGGGCGTAACGCATCTCTGATGGTGTAATCGGGCGTTTCCAGAGAATCAGATTCTTCACCTTCGCCATTGTCGCCATATCCCCCTGCGGTCCCTTGAACCCACCACCCTCACTCTTCACAGGTGCACTGAGAGGGAGTGTTTTGTATAGACGGCCATTCACATACACCTCCATCACACGATCCAGCAGAACGACACCCACACGGAATGGCGTCTGTACAGGTGCATTTGTAATCACAATATACTCTTCATTATCGGAGGAATTTTGTGTAGATATGTGCAAATCTGTCGTATTGGACACAAGGGCAAATCGCAGATTGTAACTGTCACCTAACAGACCCATCGTCCGTTCCAGGAATACACGCTCTGGCTTGGAGGCAGGTGCAGGCACAAATGGCTCTTCAATCAGAATGTCCAGAGACATTGCCCAATTCGCACTCTGCGAGCCAAGAATTGTATTCTTCAGCTCTGGATCGTTCGGATATGTTTTCCAGTAGACAGTTGCATCATTTGTTCCTGGGATCGGTATAACACCGGGACCGCCAGGAGTAAACTGAAAGATTGGTGTAATTAGAAAGTGAACAAACAGCAGAATTGCCAGAAGCACAATCACAATTGCAACGAGATAACCAACATATTGCAGTGCAGATTCTTTTGTTAGTAACCACGTAGTTTCATTCGTGTTTGCCTGTATGTTAATATTTGCAACATTTGACATAAAAGCAGGCATTTTAACATTCATTATTTTTGGTAATCCGAACAATGTAGTTGCCATTCGGTTATGTTGATCCCTGATTACATTAGATATTTATTAATCACCCACACAGCTCCACCCAGTAGAGATAGACCTGCCGTGCCTGTAAGAAATCCGCGAACGAAACTGGAAACATCCACCTCTTTCATATCCTCCTTCGTCCATACAGGCGTCCTCTCCCGCTTTCCCAGCCGTGTGTAATAATCAATCACCTCCTGTTCCGTCCAAAACGGTTTATTCAGCATCTTATTCACTTCGTTATGAATCATAATCGTCCATTTGAGTAAATCACGGCGAGAATCAAGGAATGGTCCAATCGGATTGGTGCGCAGATGTGTCGTGTAATGGTCGCGACAGACTCCGCACGGTAGAAGAAATGCGAACGCCTCATAGAATTCTTTTGCAGCGCGTTTATCCGTATAGGTTGGCTCTTTCGGATATCCGAGTGCGACAATATGGATTGTGTGCCAGAAAAATGGACCCCATACCATCGGTGGAAATTGCATGCTTGTTTTGCCCCTATTGTGTAATGAGGCTAAAGAGTTGCCAAGTCTAACTCATAATTGTATATGCATGAATACTGTTCATAGCACACCCTATAACAAATACTATAATTACCATAGACGTTACACTCCACAATGCCAGTGCACAAACTGTGGAGAATACGGCCATATTTTGCGCAACTGCCCATCGCCCATTACCAGTTACGGAGTAATTGCTGTGCGCCGACCACCGAGTGCAGAGGGGACAATGGATGATAAATTCTGCTCAGCCAACCCTCTTCTAACGGCAATGGAGGCACCCGATTCCTACGAATTTCTGCTGATTCAGCGACGCGATTCCCTTTCCTTTGTGGAGTTTATTCGTGGCAAATACAATATTACAAATATGCCCTATATTCAACAACTCTTTCGTGCAATGACACGTGGCGAACATCATCGTATTCTCACACTCACATTTCAACACCTCTGGGAATCTGTATGGGGTTCGCAATCTCTCTCGCATAAAACCGATTATGACAATTCAGAGGCACGATACAATGAACTGCGTGGAGCAGATGGACGGGGTATTGAACGAATGATTGCCGAGAACACATCTGTATGGGATGAGCCAGAATGGGGATTTCCTAAAGGACGTCGCAATCCGCACGAGAGTGATATTCGGTGTGCGCTCCGTGAATTTGAAGAGGAAACGAATATTCAGCGTACAGATGTGCAACTAATTTCCAATATTCAGCCCCTCACTGAGACATTTTTCGGGTCCAACCAGGTGCATTACTGTCATAAATACTGCATTGGGATTTGTGCACCAACTGTCGTTGCAGAGCTGAACACGTCAAATCCCCATATGACTCGTGAAATCGGTGCAATTCAGTGGCTAACACTGGAACAAGCACTGCAGAAAATTCGCCCGGATAATGTTGAAAAACGGGAGATTTTACTGAAAACGGGGCGCATTCTACGCAATTTCTGCCCTGTTCCCCATCACATTGGACGACCACGGTTGACATAATGTGAATATACTATCTAATAAAATCTTCCTCGGAGTTGTATAGAGATGGGTGATCTTGTAGCATTACCTGATGAAGAACTCTTAACCCAATGGGATACGACCGTTGATTTTACAGAACGTGATCGTATTCTGGAAGAGCTGAAACGTCGCGAACTGTTTCCGCGCAGACAGATGACAGAATGGGAGGCGGAAACGGGCTCCTATCCACTCTTTGGAGATCCCGAGTTTCTGCAGAAATTACTTGCAAAACGTGAATTTGCGGAATCATTACAGACCACTTGGCGACCCGAAGAGGATCCGTGTGGCGATGATACGAAGTTTGAAGTCACACCTGTCCAGCGCTTCGTTGCCAATCTACTTTCACCGAAAAGCCCCTATATGTCAGCCCTGCTGTACCACGGCGTCGGTGTCGGTAAAACGTGCGCTGCCGTCCAGATTTCTGAGGCCTGGCTGGAGGCGTTTCCGCGTGACAAGGTGATTCTCATCACACCACCCACCATTCAGCAGGGATTTTATCGTACTATTTTTGATACACAACGTGTACGGCTTGGAGAGGGTGATGGCGTACCGAATACAGCAGTTGGATGTACGGGTGATAGATATATGCAGTTGACGGGGACACTTCTAGAACGCGACACAACACGTATTCAGCGTCGTGTTCTCGGTGCTATTCGCAGACGGTACTCTTTTTTTGGCTATATCTCGTTTGCAAATCACGTACGTGAACTCCTCAAAGCGATTCCTAAGACAGCATCCGATGAGCGTCGTGCAAAACTGGAGGCCGATATTCTGCGCAGAGCATTCAGTGGTAAACTTGTAATTGTAGACGAGGCGCACAATCTTCGTGATCTCCCTGACGATGTTGCTGATGAAGAGGCAGATAGTCCTGGTGGGGCCGCCGAGAAATCCGATATGGCAGCGGGAAAATTGCTTACGCCCTTTCTCCGCAAAGTCCTGACCTATGCCGAGGGTATGAAACTTGTGCTCCTAACTGCCACACCTATGTACAATACGTATCGTGAGATTATTTTTATCTTAAATCTGCTCCTAATGAACGATAAGAAGGCTCTGCTCAATGAGACAGATATTTTTGATAGTCGCGGACAGTTCCGCAATGCAGAGGCGAAGGAACGAATTGGTCACGTGGCGCGTCATTATGTGAGTTTTATGCGCGGTGAGAACCCGATCTCATTCCCTATTCGTCTCAAACCGATGGATGTTCCTTCATTGACAAGTGCCCTCTATCCGCGACAGAATCCACGCGGTGGTGTCGTTCCTGATCCTGAAAAGATTTTCGTCGATCATCTCCCCATTATTCCCATCCCTCTGACAGGTGATACACTCCGTGCAACAGTTGCATTTATGGAAGATTTGCCTGCAGGCGAGGGTGGTCTGAATACGATCCTTCTCGAAAAGCTTGTGCACGCGGGCAATTTCATTGTACCTGCAACGGAAGATACACGTGGTGACGATGTAGATTCGTATCGTTCACGTACAGATATTGATTCACTTGGCACTGTATTTACGAAAGAGACGGTTGCAGGTGAAGTTCGCTACAAGGCGCGTCCAGAAGTGGGCGCACGGTGGCTCGGAATAGACCAGCTTGAGCAGTATTCTACAAAATTTACGACGCTCATTAATCGTATTGTGTCATCTGAGGGTGTTGATTTTGTATATACACGCTTTGTGAGTGGTGGCGCAATCCCTCTTGCGCTTGCTCTGGAAGCGAATGGATACACACCTGTTGGGCGCAAAACGGGACTTCTTGTGAATGGAATTCAGACTGCAGGTGGACGCCAATGTGCACTCTGCCCTCTGCGTGAAACTGCGCATCGTGACGGCGCGGTAGATCACGATTTCGCACCAGCCTATTATGGTCTTCTCACAGGTGATGTCACAATTTCACCTCATAACGAGGATATTATTCGCAGAGAGCGTGACCTGGCGAATGCAACTGGTACTAAGATGAAAGTGATTATTGGTAGTCAAATTGCATCAGAGGGTGTTGATTTGCGGTTTGTGCGCGAGATTCACGTCCTTGACAGCTGGTACCATTTGAATAAGACGGAGCAGATTCTGGGTCGTGGTATTCGTTTCTGTTCTCATTCGGCTCTGCCACGGGAAAAACGCAACACGACAGTCTATCTGTATGTTGCAACACTGCCTGCTGATATACAGAAGGAGACTGCTGACTTGTACTCATATCGTATTGCCTTTCGTAAGGCACTACAGGTTGGACGTGTGTCTCGTGTACTGAAAGAGTATGCGATTGACTGTAATCTGAATCACGACGCAATTATAATTGCAGGCCAGGATGCAGTTCGTCAGATTGATTCGCAGAGACGTGAGAGAGTTGCAGTGAATATCAATGATATGCCGTTTACTGCAGTGTGTGATTGGACTGAATGTCCCTATGACTGCAAACCGACGATTGAGGTTGCCCCTGCAGGCACCGATGACAGCACATACTCTGAGTTTGCAGCGCGGTGGAGAGAGAATGCACTGCGCGAACGTCTGCGGGCTTTATTTGCAATTCAGACAAGTTATCGCATTGAGGATCTGACGGAGATGTTGGATGTACCACGTCCAAATCTGTCAGAGTTGCTAATGTCGGTTGTAGATAATCGGATGTTCCAGGTGACTCACGGGGGTTTATCAGGGTATATTCGGTATTGCAATCGGTATTTTATCTTCCAGCCAAATGTGTATGGTGACCTTGCAATTCCGATGGCACTGCGGGTTGCGAAAATCCCTGTACGTCGTGATATGTATCAGCCTGAACTGCGTGCAATTGAAGATATTGAAGTTGAGGAGGTTGACGCAGATGCAGGGGCAGGGGCAGGGGCAGGGGCAGGAGCTGGTGCAGCCAGAGCAGAGATATCCTCTGAAAGTATCGTTGCATCGTGGAATGGAATTGTGGAATGGTGTTCTGAACTTGCAGAGAGAGGTGTTGGGGTGAAAGTGCACGATGCTGTATATGATCGTATGCGAATGATTAGTAATGGCGATACAGAAGTGGAAGCACGGTTGCGTCAGATTCTAGAAATGATACAGTGGTTTCACAGGGCATATAGCGCATCTACTCGTCAACGCGCTGATAAGTTCCGTCTCGCTTTACTCGAATTCTTCTGGGATAACTGGTACACAATGGAAGACCAGCGTATGATATTGACCAGAGGTGGCGTAGGTGCATCCGATATGATTATGGAATCAGTCTATCGTCTGGGACGCACATCTATCCTTCGGTTTGTGAATCAGAAGGATGGTTCGCTCATCTATGTATGTGAGGGTGGCGAGCCGTGCAGTAAGGCATACATTGATGCAATTGAGAAGGACAAAACGGAGGATCCGATGAAACAGATTGATTTGACGGGACGGCGTACAGGACACGTGTATGGATATATGGTGCCTAAAAATGGAGGGGCGATGGTGTTCAAGACAAATAAGCCAATTGCTGTGGCAGGTGGTAAACCTGGACGTGGTGCAGAATGTGCAACTGTAAGTAATATGACAGATCATCTGAAGAAATTGTATTCACTGGGTGAGGCTCTTGCTGCGGATGGTCGGACTGATTTCCAACTCAATAATGTTGTTTTACTCGGCACTCATCGTGTTGTGCATGCAAATCGTGCGTGTTGTTTGATGGAGCTCGTTCTGCGGTATATGGACAAGATTACTCTCAATGAGAAACATTGGTTCTATCGCGCAGTTCCTGCATACTACACGGGTCACAAGGGCCTGTTCCGTCTCGGTAAATCTGCGAAGGCTGGTAAATAGGTTGTCGATAAATTTGAAACAGGTCGAGGTACCTAAACATAGTACGCAAGTAGAGAGAACATGGAAGCAACTGCATTCTTTGAACGTAAAGTTGGTCTGACCCCACGGGATATTTCGTCGCTCAAGAGCAAGACTGTGAATGATATTCTAAAGGAACGTCTCGCAGAATCTATTGAAAATAAGTGCTCTGAACACGGCTTTGTGCTCCCCGGTAGTGTAGAGATTCTATCACGTTCTATGGGATATTTTGAACAGGCTCGGTTCACCGGCGATGCAGTCTATTATGTCAAGGCGAAGGGGCAGATTCTCTATCCCGCCGATGGTATTCGTGTGACAGGTGAAGTGATTCGTAAGAACAAGCTGGGTCTGTACATTGTCCATCGCGATGCTCTGCGCATTCAGGTTCCTCGTGATTTGCACATTGGAAATGAGGAGTTTGACAGTGTTGAGATTGGAGACACTGTTGAAGTGGAAATCAAGAAGTCGCGGTTTCAGGTGAATGATCCATTTGTTCTAACGAATGGACTATTTATTGGAAAACGCGAGGAAGGTGCCGCTGCCGTTGTTCCGACTATTGTTGCTCCACCTGCTGTTGCGCCAGTTACTGCTGTAATGGGTACGGTAGAGGAGAGTGATGAGGATGAGGATGAGGATGAGGATGAGGAAGAAGAGGTTGCTCCTGCTCCTGCACCTGCAACAGCTGTTGCCGAGGATGAAGAGGATGAAGAATCAGAAGCAGAGGATGAAGATGAAGCATAACCACGCGTATCTTGTCCATTACTTTGAAACAATACGGGAATAGAGCGCCTCAGTCTAATGTCCCATCCTGTTGATAAACGCCGTGCCATTCACGATAGTCTGAAACATCTAGTAAAAAGTGAATATGAACAAATCTTCCGCATTCTCAAAAAACATAATGGACAATATATGGAAAATAGTAACGGTATCTTTTTTGATATTATGACCCTACCTGAGGAGGCGCTGGATGATATGCTCCGTTTTATTGACTATTGCAATGAGATACGCCGTCAGGAGCAGACGCGCATCTCTGAAATGACAGAACTGACTGCGGAGGTGAATTCAGCTGTGACCGAGACGGCTTAAGGTTTTGCGCAAGTTTCTTACATAAGAACTCGTGCAAAATGGCATCCTCCACTGATAATCGCCAAAATGTAAGTATTGCCCAGCTCCTGGAGTGGGTCGATTTGAATCCCAATAAGAGCTCTACGCTTTCTCCTATTGGTATTCCCGATGAAGCAAGCACTGTGCGCAAACAAGACAAACAGAGTGCAAAAGAGACGTCCACGCTTGAAGGGATTGGTCTGAGCGAGTTTGAATCCATTACACTCACTCCGTCAGGAATTCTGAGTGCTCTTGCGTGGATGTCCGATTCTACCTATAGGTATATGACGTCTCGGTCACGTCTTTCATATCTACGTGATATGGCGACCCGTCTTCAGCAACAGACGGACACTCTGGCAGGTGGTCCCCTCGCCAGGAAACGGCGTAAACTATATGATGGTATCGGTGCACTTGCAAATACTGGGGCTGTAAAACCTGCTGATCATTTTGATATTTTTAGTGGTCTATGTGCAATGCTGTCTCTCCAGGTCATTTTCGTGAAAATGGCAAGTGTTGTGGAAGAGTCTGGGCGTAAAACGGTAGAGGGGGCAGATGATGATGACGATGATGTAGACGGGTCAAATGAAAAGAAGATTTACTTTTCTTCCAATCCTGGTGCGTGGGTTCCCAGTGAAAAAACATTCATTGTCGATTATTTCGGTCGCTGGATTGCATCTCCACTCAGCGACACGTCTATGCATTCTGTCCTGTATTGGATGGAAGATCTGCAGATTCAGGGTTGGGTTGTAGAGTGGCATGCGGATACTTCCCTCACGAAAGATGCTCTTGTTACCCGTCTCTCTGCAATGCGTGGCTGGCAATCTGAACACTCCCGTCAACTCAAGGCAACACTGGCCGAACGACTCTCCAAAATTATGGCACTTGATGCAATGGAAAATATTGTTCGTGGCTCGGCATAAATTTGACAGAAAGCTTAAGGTAGTTTTCACAAGTGTAAAGTAGAGTTATAATGGATCTCTATTCCGCGGAGTCCAAAAAGATCCAGGCCCTTGTTCAGGATTGGAATGTTCATCCCGAACAGGAATTGGAGGCAACCTTTGGTGCAGGTGGCGCGGTAGATGCGACGACATTTCTAAATATCGCACAACGCCTTCGGACCAAAGGGTATGAGCCTCTTCCACAAGATGATCGTATGAGTATCCTAACACCTAACCATATTCGTCTATCTCTTCAGGGTCTCGGTGTTCTGCAGAATTACTGCCAGACAAATTCGCTCGGAGGCAAACCATATACGGCTATGATTAAAGACCGCACCAGTCTGGAAAGTCAGATTGATCTCGAAGAGTATCAGTGTCGCATCAAATCGCGCCGTGAAATCGCCCTCAGTACGGACGACCCACGGGTTCGTGAGATGATGGAGAACTGGGCACAAGTCAAGAAAGCGTATCGTCTCATTCGTCGCTGGACGTTCAAGGGCAAAGGTATGCGTATTGATATGTCTATTGTGCGCAGTACGCCCAAGGACTCGCGTGGTGAATATCGCTGGGCGCGTACATTCCAGGACTTCAATATCTTCGGAAGTGCCCCTATCTATGAGGTTGAGGTCGAGCTTCTGCGCGAGGAGGCTACATCTGCACCCGAGGAGGCTCTCAAGTGTCTCATTCGCGGTATGGGTGAGATTCTCCGCGCAATCCAGAAGAATACTATCCTTATCCGCAAATCTGTCCGCGATAAAGTCCTCTCTCAGTACGCTCTGATGAACAAGTCTGACAAGTTCCGCGGTGTTGCTCCTATTACTCTGGAGCGCTCCAATATGATATCTGAAATTGACGAGAAGATTCCTAATATTCGGTCTGGCTACAATGTGACCGATAAGGCAGACGGTCTACGTTGTCTCGGATTCTGTGACAGCAAGGGTGATTTCTTCCTCATTGATATGGGTATGTCTGTGTATCGCACAGGCCTGAAGAATGAAGAGTGCGCAGACTCAATTCTTGACGGCGAATGGATCACAAAGAACAAGGATGGTAAGGCAATGAACCATTTCATGCTCTTTGATATCTACGTAGCACCTGGGAAGGAGGTTGTAAGTAATCTACCCTTTGCGATTCCTGGTGCACCTGAGGCAGATACAATGCGGACGCGCTGGTATCAGCTTCGTGAATGGGTGACGAAATGGAACACGGATGGCAAGACACAGATTGTAGCCAAAGGTCTGACGGATACAACGCGTATTCGGGTGGCAATGAAGACGTTTATCGTCGCAACGAGCACGGAGCCCACGTCTATCTTCACGGCCTGTACACGGATTCTTGACACGCCCCAGATTTACAACACGGATGGTCTCATTCTCACGCCCAATGCACTTCCACTACCCGCCAAGTCTGGCGACACGTTCTACGAGCAGTTCAAATGGAAGCCAGCCATTGACAATTCCATTGATTTCCTCGTGAACATTGAAAAAGATACGGATGTTCCTTCAATGGACAAGGTGACCACAGGGATTCATCCTATCTCAGGGGAGACGACTCGGTTCAAGACCCTGCGCCTCTATGTCGGCTCTGTGCGCGACTCTGCATATGATGACCCACGCACAACTATGCTCAATATGCTCCCTCTGCCGAATCCTCGGGCTGCGAAAAAACAGGTGTACAAGCCTGTCCTCTTCACGCCATCTGAATTCCCTGACACGATGGCAAATGCATGTTACTGTCCTGTAACAATGGACACTGAATCGGGTCAGGAAGTTACGCTAACGGAGCACACCGATGAGCCGATTGCAAATCGCAGTATCGTGGAAATGCGATATGACCCGCTACAGGAGCCTGGGTGGCGCTGGATTCCTATGCGGATTCGTCACGATAAGACCGAGCGTCTACAGCGCGGTACGATTGCGCGTACGCTGAACTCTGAGAAAGTGGCAAATTCCGTGTGGAATTCCATTCACGACCCTGTAACGGCCTCGATGATTCGTACAGGTGCCGAGGAGCCTCTGGAAGAGGAGGCACGTATGTTCCGTCGTGCAGATATTGCGGATATCGGCAGGACGTACTATGATCGCAAGAGCCCTGCGAAGGATCTACTCATTGTGCGTGGTATGCGCGATTTCCATAATCGCTGGATTAAGGGCAATATCCTATATGACTCGGTTCTTGCAGAGCGCGGTAAGACGATTGTCGACTTTGCGTGCGGTAAGGCAGGTGATATTCAGAAGTGGCGTTTTGGTAAGGCAAGTGTTGTTATGGGCATTGATATTGCAGGTGAAAATATTCGTGATCAAAATAACGGCGCATACCGTCGCTATATGGACACTGTTGTCCAGTATGGCAAAGATCGTGTGCCACTTATGATATTTGCAATCGGCAATACATCAAAGCGTCTCATCACGGGTGAGGCAGGTGCTACGCCAGAAGAGCGTGATATCCTTCGCAGTGTCTTTGGTAAGTCAACGCCTGAGGGACCTGTTCCAAAGCTGATTGAGATGGAAGGTGCAGGCGCACTTCGCGCAGGTGCCGATGTGGGCGTATGTATGTTTGCCATTCACTACTTCTTCGAATCGAAGGAGTTCCTTGATGGATTCCTACAGAATGTTGCAGATACTGTAAAAGTGGGTGGCTATTTCATGGGGTGCTGTTTTGACGGCGCGGCCGTGTTTAATATGCTACGCGGTGTTGAGCGGGGACAGTCAAAGGTTGGTATGGAGGGTGAGACGCCTATCTGGTCCATTCGTAAGGAGTATGGTAATGATGAACTGACGGATGACGACGACTCTGTGGGTCTGGCCATCGATGTTGAGTTTATCAGTATTGGTACAACTCATCGCGAGTACCTTGTATCGTACGACTATCTTGCACGTCGTATGAAACAGAATGGATTCCTGCCTCTGACGAAAGAGGAGTGTGATGGGCTGAAACTCAAGCACTCTACCAGTATGTTTGAGGGATCCTATGAAATGGCAAAGAAGGCGGGCAAACCATATGAGATGCCTGATTCTGTAAAATCATTCTCATTTCTCAATCGCTGGTTTATCTTCAAACGCGCAGGTCTGGCAGAGGTTGCGGATGTTACGGAAATGGAGTCTGCGATGAAACTTCTGGCCGATGCAGATAGGGCTGTGGCAGGTGAAGGTGAAGGTGCTGGCGGTAATGTGATTGTTGATGCAGATGCAGGTGCGGGGGCAGGTGCTGGGGCAGGTGCGGAAGACGAGGATGAAGGGGCAGGGGCAGGGGCAGTTGCTACTACAGGCCCTGCCTTACCTGGTCCTGATAAGAAATTTGCCCAGGCAGAAGTATTCCTATTCGGCACGTTTGTAGGTCAGCAAGATACACTGAAAATGGGTGATGCAAATGCAGGACGCTGGCTGTCTCCCAATGCCCTCTTCCCTATTCGCGATCCTGAAGAGGCGGGTGTTGAATATCCCAGTGTAACGCATTTCCTTGCGGGTATGACACTGAAATATGGCGCAAAGAAGTCTGATTTGGCGAAGACCCTGTTCAGCTCCGCAGGCAGTATTCATCAGCGGTTCCAGGCAATGCGTGTTTCGAAGAGTGCATCTGAGGATGAGATTCTCAAACAGGAGATTGAAGCTGTCAAGAAGGCGCTGATGCCAAGTGATCTTCGTGCATACAAGGTAAAGATTGATATTGCAGATTGGAATGCGAAGAAGGATGAGGTGCTTCGTGACGCTCTAGAACAGCGTTGGACGCGTGACGCGCGTCTGCATCGTATTGTAGAGACTGCGCGTAACAGGGGCAAATATCTGCTCTACTACACTAGCTCATCGGGTGCTGGAGCGTGGCTCAGTGGCGTGCGTAAGTCAACAGGTGTGATTGAAGGTGAAAATAAGGTTGGCAGGATTCTTATGGAACTGGCTGGGTTCAGGTTTGAATAATTGATGCAGACAAATAACCTAAACCACGGACGCGATGTTAACATAATAATACAAACTATACAATGCCCCATCAAGAGTGGCAACATCTATCTCGAATTAATCACCATCCACGTGATGATCGTATTTATTTTATTGAAAGTACGCACACATATTACGTGGATGGGGATTCGACTGGTTACATTTCCGTAACAAAACTATTACACGCATTCTTTCCACATTTTGATCCTGTTGCAATTATCAAGAAAATGCGCCGTGGCCCGAAGTGGGCAACGAGTAAATATTTCGGTATGACGGATCAAGAAATTACGCATATGTGGAATGAGAATGGGCGAATTGCATCTGAGGCGGGGACTGCGATGCACTTAGCGATTGAACAGTTTCTACACGGGTCAGAAGAGATGATTACAGCGGAAATGCGTGAAACTGTAGAATGGAAATACTTTGAGCAATTTTGGAATGATCACGGTGCAGATCTTGAACCTTATCGTATGGAATGGGAAGTGTTCGCTGGACCTGAGCATAAACTATCTGGATCCATTGATGCAATCTTTCGTCGCAAGTCAGATGGGAAGTTCTTGATTTATGATTGGAAACGGAGCAAAGAGATTAAATCTGATAATCCCTATGGAACAGGGTTTGCTCCTATTGACCATCTGCCTGACACGAATTATTGGCATTACACTCTACAGTTGAATGTATATAAGTGGATTTTGGAAACATATTATGGACTTGATGTTGCAGATATGTATCTTGTCATTATGCACCCAGATAATAAATCATACAAGCGGATGCGATTGAATCATATGGATGACGAGGTTGCTGATATGATTCAAGCACGTCTTCGTGCTGTGGAAGGTGGATGTCGCCAGGCTGTTATTTTGCCATTGCCTGTTGATGCAGTGGATGAGAGTGAAGAAGAGAGGGGTGATACTGGTGGGGGAGCGTGTATGATTCGTTTAGCGTAATATTGTATTTCCTACATAGAAATGGCCAGTCAGAGGGTAGTGCAAACAAGTATAGGCAAATTTAGAGTTAAAGTTGAGCCAAGAATGCATACTAATCTAGCTACACGTGAATATACACAGATTGGATACAATATAAGTATCGGTGGTAAAAAAGATAATTGTATTTATATAACAACAGATTCTACACATATTGGAATGCTACATAATTTAAAAATCAAAGATCTTTCCTGTGAAATAAATGATAAATTAATTCGTGGACCTGCAACCATTCATATGTTAAATTTAGCATTTACAATTGTTAAAGAGGTTGTTCCACATGTATCTCATATACATTTTACAGACAACTCTAATTTTAATTGCAATATTGATGCTGGTCAAACACTTGGTGTATCTATTGCATTATATGAATTAGCATTTCATCAAGCAACATGGTATGAGCGTCATTTTGGAGCTGAGCTTGAAAATCTGGCATTTCGTGGATTATATAACAAAGATGGGTTTTATAGTCAAAAACCTAGGACTTTTGATTTTATTAATAGTACTTTAAATGCAGAATTAGGACCAATATATGAAAGAACTTCAACATGGAAGCAGTTTTTTAATGAAATATATCAAATGAATGAAAAATGTAAAATTATATTACCGTGGTACAAACATGCTTTACAGATTATTATGGGAAATATATCATTTGAGGGACAGCCATGGATTATTGATTTACACAATCCAAAAATAGAGTATATTTCATATAGAACTGTAGTTGAAGGGGGCAGGCGTTCACAATATATGACGCGTTGTAAACATAAATATATAGATATGTATACAGAGCCGATGATAATTACATATTCTCCGTCTGATTTTACGCGCTTAGGGTGAATTATCCATACCAATATCCCCTAGCAATTCTGCGAGTGCAGCCTTTGCTACCGATTTTGACGATGTTGCGGGTTTGGGTGCTGGTTTGGGAGCAGGTGCAGGTGCCGCAGCAGATGCAGACACTGGTCTACGAGTTGTTGTCATTAGTTTACGTGTATTTCTTTTATTTGAATTTGAGCTGTTGGAACGGCTTGAATTTGAGTTTGAATTAGTGTTCGAATTTGAGCTATTGCGGTTGGACTTGCGTTGCGTATTTACACGCACTGGCGCTTTTGATGGGGTGGATTTTGGTGCTGGTTTGGAAGCAACTACTGCGGGTTTTGGTGCAGGTGCGGGTACTGGTGCTAGTTTTGGAGCAACTACTGCGGGTTTTGGCGCGGGTACTGGTGCTGGTTTGGGAGCAACTACTGCGGGTTTTGGCGCTGGTGCGGGTACTGGTGCTGGTTTGGGAGCAACTACTGTAGGTGGAGGAGCAACTACTGCAGGTTTTGGTGCAGGTGGAGGAGCAACTACTGCAGGTTTTGGTGCAGGTGGAGGAGCAACTACTGCAGGTTTTGGCGCGGGTTCGATATTATTTAAACCCATTTCTCTTGCATACCTCTCTAAATCATTTTCTTCATCTTCGTTATCTTCTTCATCTTCGTCCTCCTCATTGGAAGATGTATCCTCTCCTAGCCCTCTAGCAATCCTCTTCATTTCCGCCTCTTCATTGACTGTATTAAGAGATGAAGCTTCGCTATTCGCGTCCTCTTCATTAGATGCATTAGGAGATGTATCCTCACCTAACTCTTTAGCAATCCTCTTCATCTCAGCCTCTTCATTGACTGTATTAAGAGATGATGCTTCGCTATTCATGTTCTCTTCATTTGATGCATTAGGAGATGTATCCTCACCTAACTCTGTAGCAATCCTCTTCATTTCAGCATCTTCATTGTATGTATTTGTAGAGGTACTTGATGAATTGCTATTTGTATTCTCCTCTTCGTTGCTCTCTTCATTTGATGAATTGCTATTTTCAAGTTGCTCTGCAATATCATTATTAGTACCTACAGAAGATGGGCTCATATCAGGTTCATACGCACGCTTCTCAATCATACTTCTTGGAATAATACCAACCGCTGGTTTTTCTGCAAAGGATACTCCGCGTTTAGGAGGTGCAGGTGCTTGTGCAGGTGCTTGTACAGGTGCTTGTACAGGTGCTTGTACAGGTGCTTGTACAGGTACAGGTACAGGTGCTGGCTCAGGTGCAGGTTTCGGTAAGATAGACTGTGCAACTACACCCTCTTCCACAGCCCCATCTTCGCGCCGAATACGTAGTTTTTTCACCTTTCCAGATGTGCGTTTTACACGTGTGCGACGGTCATATGCTTCGCGCAATGCAGACGGTAGGGCAGACTCTGCCACAAACGCATTGCCCTCCTCTTCGACAAGAAGTCCCAGCCTATCACCCTCCATAAATACAATCAGAACTAATGGATCCATATCCTCATTCGCACGTCCTGCAAAGTAAAATGTCGGCGGGTCAATGCGCAAATTAATCACACCATACGTACGCCGTGTCATCGTCGTAAGTTTATGTATATTGTCGCCCGTCAGAATCACCGCATCAGGTGCAATTCCAACCTCCTCTAATGGAACACCCAGTACAGGCATAATCGCAGAAATGGTTCCATCCTCTGGCATCCACAAACGCAACTTTGTGGCTCCTAGACGGCCTGCCAACTGCGGTGGTAATGGCTCTATCGACGCCTCCTCCGCCGCCTCACTCTGACGCATTTCCTCATAAAACTTCGGTTTATCACGCTGTGTTATTGCCCAGTCCATACGTAACAGGTTGAGCCATGTTGGACTACCCTCTGGAATAATATATTGGTTTCCTTGCCGAATTGCCTCTGTAATTGTCGCAACACGTGACACATCACGTGACAACAGCTGTTTTCTACGATTCGGGAAACGAATCAACTCATCAATTAGACGCTTGCTATACATAATTACTGTGCTAACCTCGCGCTCACGTGTACCATCCGCAGTTAATCCTAAACTTGTTCTCTCAGGAACGTGGAGTTTGCAACGTGGCGATGCCGTCTCATCATCTGCCCAATGACACGCACCTGTGCACGCATCCTCTGTATCAATAATACGACAATCCTTTCTCATAAATGTGGCAGGCATCTCCCAATGCTCAGGATCAGGGTAAAACCACGTTGTTAGCGTAGACATTAGAAGGATTTCCAGGCGCTTACGTTTCTCATATTCGGGCAGACGTTTTGAGAAGATGATTGTTTCTACATCCTTGCGTAGCGTTGAGCCACCGCGCTGTGTGGATAGCCAGTTTGCAAACGAAATGCGGAAATGCTGATAGAGTTCATTCACCTCTTTCATAGACGATGTGCGAATCAGACTATCCTCAATCTTGCCACATGACCGCGTAAGAATATCGCGATCCATTGTCCATTCCATCTCTTCAATCGGACGGCGCTCAAGTCCTGCAATATATTCTGAATCTGTGCGAAGAGGGTTCGTTGCAGGCACGTGAATACCGTTTGCCAATTGCACCGCAATAATCGTACGCCCTGTTGGGATTGTGTCGCCATATGGATATACACCATCCTCTGCAAGATACGATAGACTCGCAATCTTGTATCCAGGATATAGTTTACCAACAGCCGGCTCCACAACAGTCTTGTATATACGTACAACCTCATCGGCAGGTGCTTGATTATAACTGCCCCAGTCCAGTACAATATCAAGACCAACTGCCATATATCCATCATCCACCACAGGGATTGCAACTAAACTTGCAGACGGCGATGGACCGACGGGTATGAGAATGGCAGCAACGTGATTGTAACTGTCACGCAGTACTGCACGACGGGTTGAGAATAGACGGACTGCATCGGATAGACCGAGAAGTGACATCGGTTCAATTCCACTCATCGCAGTATACGCACCTCTGTAGCGCGAGACGCACTGTGTATAGAACTCGTTCACACGGCGCTGTACGATTGTAGGCCACGATCCGCGATTCTGATATATCCAACGAACGTTGTAATTGTGAACCTCTGCCTCGCCACCCTTTGCAGGAGAATTCTTCGTATGCACAAAGAGTTCAAATAGACCATTCTCATCGCGCGACACAAATGTAACGTCATTCTTCTTGTGGCGCTCAGTAGATAGACCATAAGGTGGGCAACGAATCTGTAGTGCCTGGTCAGGTTTTAGTGAATGCCAGTCAATAACACAGAGGTTAATTCCGCGAGACTCCACTGTAAGTGTACCTTCTGCAAGGAGAGGTGTGATGTGACGCAGTTCTTTTCTTTGTGTCGTCGATAGAATGAATGCCTCAAAATTCCTGTATGCATTGTAAATTCTTGCAATTTGTGCAGCGCTCGTCCCCACACTAATAGAAAGATTACTCGATGCCCACATACCCAGCTCTGTCGCAGTCGGTTTTGTGCCAATCGTAGGATCATAGAATTCGTGGACGAGATTACCGAAGTTTGCAGCCACAAAGACGCGAGGAACACATACACTCAGAATATGCGCTTTCACTTCTGCAACTGTATTCTTAAACAGTAGCGGAGCAAGTACGCCGAGCAGTGAATCGTTCACAGAACTATTATCTGTACCAATACGAATAAATCCTTCGCTCACTGGGCGCAACTCTTGGCGAATGGCAGTACGCTGGATGATTTTTCCAGAATCTTGCTCAAAATAAGCGTCAAACAGTGTTGGGACAACTGCGATTTTCCCTGGCTCGAGTGGATGTTTTTCAGGACCCAGTACATAATCGCGATAGAGACGCTGGAAAAGGAATGCATATTCTATCGCCTTTGTTGCAGTGGTTGTGGACGCAGTCGTTGTTGTCGCAGTCTCATCCTCATCGTCACTGTCCTCGTCTTCATCGTCCTCCTCATCACCTGTATGCCGACGTTTCGCTTTGCGCATATCATCATACATACCTGATGCTCTGAAATGTGCAAATGCAGGGTCGCTGATACGCATCGTATGGCTCTTTACGTGACAGCAAGGAAGTTGGTATGTTTCTGGATGTGTCGTTTTCTTCGCAAATCCGATATACCTATGAAAATTCGTAGAGTTTGGCTTATTTTTGCGCTTATAGACAGTGTAACCTTTCATCGGCTTGTTCTTGTTCGTAATCAGTTTGCCAAGACAGAAAGGACACGTATTTGCCGGCTTCGGTTTTCCTTCACGATCCTTCACCGCCTCAAAATCGCGCTTGCGAACCATAATTTCATCAGCCAGACAGTAGTATTCGGGGCAGAAATAGTAATTGGGATTTGCAGGATCTGAACCGAATTTGACGAGCGTGTAGATCTCGTCTGGAGAGACACCTGCTGGCGCATCCTGCTCGTCATCGCCCTCCAGTGGGTAGATGCGGAAAAATATCTTATTACGTGTAATATCGTTTTCGTACTCTTCCATCATTCGGTCAAACTGTGCCCTTGTCAGAACGGCCGGCTGACGATCATCGTTGGCTGCACAAATTCTGCTGTATCCGTTTTCACCCTTAGTTGCAGGTGTGAAATTGAAAAGACGGCTGTCAATCTCTTTGAGTTTATTGATAAACCAACTCTTTGGATCTATGACACGGTCATCATCTTCTGCGCGACGACCAAGAGGGGCTAGGGCTGGCTCTGGTTTAGGGGCAGGTTTGGGCGCTGGGGCTGGAGCAGATGCACCTGCACCTCCTGCAGGTAGACCAGAAGCGGGTGCTACTTCTGCGTCAGCCTCCTCCTCTTCCTCGCCATCTCCCATCAAGTCCATCATAAAATCAGGGAGTGCATCTGCAGTTCCTTCCTCTTCGCCATCCACTGTACCTAATGGTGCCGCCGCCGCTGCCGAACCACGTTCAGGCGCAAAGGATGTATCCTCTTCCAGTGCAGCGTGTCCAATACGCTCCGTCACCGCTGCAAAATCTGCCTCTGCTGTTCCCTCTGTTGTAAATATATCGTCATCCTCTGCGAACATCAGACCCAGTAATGTATATATTCTGCGGAATGCATCGTAACTATCAATCCGATTCACTTGAACCGTGTAGAACGGATGCTGTGCAAATACGTGAATATCAATACCAGGATTAAAACTTTCCATAAACTCGTTCTCATCAGGAACAACAACAGAGAATGTGCCACGTTGTTCAAACCATTTGTTAATCAGCGTTCTTGCCTCACGCTCAGGAAGCTGGAACTCCGTCTGGAGCGCAGACACCATTTCACCCGTGGCAGCCTCACCCTCTAACATTCTCTGTGTGGTGTACTGTGTCAAAAATGAGTATATTTTATCTTCCGATGCATATTGCGAAATAGCCTTATAACGAAGAGAGATGAGAGAGGGTGTTTCCTTGAGAGGCGCAATCTCCTGGAAAAATGTCTGGAAGAAGGGGAGACGTTTCAGCAGACGCGCCTTTGTAAATCGTGGTGCACGCAGTTCCGTCTTCAAACTGAAGATGACAGCAGTCTCACCCAGATGGAATGATTCCACGCGTTGTGGTAGGTCGCGTAGTGCCGTTCCAAGAATTGTAGAGAAACCGCGGAAGTCTGTGTGTGGGTCTAATCTGCGAATCTGTTTTGGTGGCTGAAGAAGTATGTCTGCTGTGCCGTCATCAAAGATACGAATTGTTCCGTAAATGGGTGGAAGAGCACCTGCACTCTTGCGATGAACGTATTTTGCATACATAAAATCTTTACCCGCTGTGGGAGAGGTTTCTTTCGCCCATTGCAAAATAACCTGAGGATCCTCAAGAGCTGGAATGGGTAGTACGCCTTTTACTAGAATCTTTGTCACCGCAGTACCCTCGGCTGGCATTAGACGCAGGAATGGGCGCTCATCAGTTGTCGCAATACGATAGAAAAGTGATTCACATCCCTCAAATCCTGATGGGGGCTTCTGTAGCACAAGGCGGAGCAGACGAACACTTTTCAGTTTAATATCTGGAAGAGGGGTGCCCTCCTCTAACACATCATTGAGACGCGCAATGCTACCTTTGCGACTACGAACATATTTGCGAATCTGTTTGATGAATGACTTGTCCTGTTCTGTTGGTGCAAAGGGGCCCTCAGAGCTGATATTTGGGAAATATTGTGCAAATTTGCGGTTCCATTCTGATTCGCCGATAGGTCTCGGTCCACGATATTCGCGCAGAAGTGTATCGAGTGTGAAAATGTGGAGAACTGGCATACGTCCTTCGCGCGGTTTGAGGAAAATGTCCTCTGCAGTGGAGCGACCACGAGGAACCATAGAGATGGCTGGGAAACTGCCATCAGCTGTTGCGAACTGAGGGTCTGGATCAGTTAGAGACCGAATCGGATTGCGGAGAATAATTGTATCGGATGCCTTATTCGAACCTGCGGGAAACCAGAGATAGTCCAGAGGAAGATAGGATGTCTCTGCTGTAGGTGCAGTTGGAGCATCGGATGCCTCGCCAAGAGGTACACCCACAAATGTGTATTTGGGGTGAAACGCAGGGTCGCGTTTGAAACGCGCTGTTATTTGGCGCTTGATATCATCGAGCTGGTCAAACGGAAACACTGATTCAAATGTAATTGTTTCAAATGTTTCACCGCCCTTCCACAATATACATTGAACCGGGGGCATTTCGTCACGAAAACTCGTAAGATACTCTGGATTTAATATCTGACCTATGTCTCGTAGGACGGACATACTACCTATACGTTGCGCATATTGAAAAATTGACACTTATTCTACAGGATTATCAATATGTAGATAGAATGACCTCTAATACACAACGACCCAGTCTATGGTATGATATGCTACACGTCTTTCATACGGGCGACGATATGCATCCTGAACATCCTGACCGTGTTCGTGCCATTGTAAAGCGACTTCGGCGACGTATGAAGGGTCTACTCACGTGGAATGTATTGCACGAGGAGTTTACGACCAGTGCGTGTCGTGCGAAGGGTACAGAGATTGAAGAACACGGCGGACACGATGAGAATTATGAGGAGAATCCATATAATGAAGGTGGTCCATCCGCTACGCCGTGGCAACTGACTGCAGACGGTGACACATATATCACCGATTATACTACAACACTGTGTGAACGGGCACAGTGGATTCTATCCAATGCGATAGAGTCCATTGTGTATGATGGGCAACAATGCACATTTGTATGTATTCGCCCACCAGGTCATCACGCTTCATCTACAGGTCGGCCGAGTGGATTCTGTCATCTTAATAATGCGTGGGTTGCGGTAGAGGAATTTCATCGTCGGCGGATTCGGTCAATTGGTATTTTAGACTGGGATGTACATCACGGAGATGGGACAGAAGAGTGTATGCACACACATAGTCGCCGTATTCCTGGCGTACGATTTGCATCCATTCACGCATTCGGAGATGGTGTGTATCCTGGAACAGGTGCATCGGGTCAGACTGGAAATGTGCTCAATGTGGGTCTGCCATCACATACACGCGCAGACACATATATGCATATGTTTCGGACACGGGTGATGCCGTTTCTTGGGCGGCCTGATGTGCTCATTGTGAGTGCAGGATATGATGCGCATTATCGCGATCCGATGCAATTGATGAAACTTCGGACATCTACGTATCGGCAGATGAGCGAGGCTGTGAAACAAATTGGGTGCCCTGTCCTCTTCCTTCTTGAGGGTGGATATGCACCTGAAGTACTCGCCGAGTGTGTGGAAGAGACACTTGGGCCTTGGGTGGAAGACTGATGTTTACATTTGTCTGATGTTCAGGGCCGAATTGTACCAATCTCAAACTGCGTACCATCTTTGGAAGGATCATACCGCGGAGAATCTGTAATTGACATTCCACAATACGAGACTGGCTGTGCCTGGAAATCCATATATGTATAGAGTGACAAGGCTTCCGCTTCTTTTAATAGCCATCCAAAGTTGTTCCAAAATGCAGGAGTATGACCCACATCACGTGTGCAAATATGTGCAAGTTCGTGGAGCGAAACAAACATCATAACATTTTCTTGCACGAGGCTTTCATCGTTCGTCTGACGCTGGCGGAGACAGAGGTGAATCGCCTCACCTTTGTTCACAGAATACGATGTATGATGAGCATCAGGTGTTGCTTCAAGAAACCGATCAGGGTCTGCTCTAAAATTCGTTGCAATCTGACGTACTTGCGCCTTGTCTGGATATTTGCGCAGTAAGGCATCTGTCAATGTTGAAAGTTTCAGGCGTAGCTTCGCAAGCATATTGGCTGCGTTTTGTTTATCTTCCATATCGCGAACTCTGTATGTCCTCCCATCCACTGTCGATGTTACAGGGACGAGTGGATAACTTGTTGGAAGTATACCGCCAAGAAGTGATTGAAGAAGTTGTGCCATACCCTAACCTAATCATAGGGGTGGCAATAATTTATCCATATCTTCTATAAAATATGGATCTACAAATGGATGCTCTGTCGGGTGCCGAACAACAGGTAAAATTGCGAAATGTGTAATTTCAGGAATTTTATTTATACCATAGAATGGCTTGCGCGTAAATATCAAATCCATACGTGTAATCGGCATTTTGTCATAGAGTGGTGATGTAAGTCCGTGACGTTTCACAATTTTCAGAATTGTTTCGAGATCATTGAATGTGTATACCAGCATAATATATGTTCCACTTTGCACAATTTTATTCGGTATTACACGTTGCACAATTTCTTTAAAAATTGGTGCATATGTTTTTTTCGGAATTGCACTGACTTCATACAATTCTTCAATCATTTCACGAATTGCTGTCATTGTATATGTTTCACCTTCATCACGACTACCGCCAATTCCACTCAGAAATGGTTTTTTCTTGTTTGGCTGATATCCAGCAAGAATGTGCTTCCCGTCTGTAAATACAACTCCCGCTGCCGTAAATGTATCAGGTGATTCAACTGTTTCATTAATTAGACGAACAAATGGGACTGAATTGTACGAGTTTTTTTCTGATATTTTTTTGCGCGTAAAACGAAACATTTGCCTATTTTTGTTATATATTATGTGTGAAATAATAGCAAATAATATTATACACTTATATAATATTATAACTAATGTACGAATTTCTTAAATGTGCAATGAACAGTGGTCTGCACCTGTTTACGAGCCGAGCTCCAGAGGGCGGTGAGAGATATCAGGAGAGATTGTGGAGTTCATGAACACAGACACAGGCACCTGGGGGTTCGGGGGCTCAGAGCGGAGCTGTAGATTGGCATTGCGCAGGCTCTGGCCAACCGTGTTGACACCAATCAGAGCACCCGCAGATAGGAAGTTCTTGCCCTTCAGAGAGCCAGGACCCATTGGGTTCTGCTGGGCATAGATGGAAGACTGGTCCAGAGGGAGTAGTTCGCTGGGGGTCAGCTGATCACGAGGGTAGCAACCAGCAGGGGCCTCAGCACTGGCAAAACCAGCCGGACCCTCAAAAGACGCTAGATCCGCAAAGCCTTCGGGCTGTTTCTTCAGCTCCTGACCTGCAGGGACGGAAGCACCAGCAACCTGTCTATTCTTCGCGATATTCGGGTTAGCATCTGTAACTTGTGCAACTGCGCCACCAGGGGAAGCACCCGCCGCGGGGCCACCTGCAACACCAGTTGTCATCTCGCGACCACCGCCAGCGAGGGTACCCTGCTGGCCGAGTACAGCTGTGAAGCCTTCACGACGACCTAGCAGGCCAAATAGAGTATTATCATACTGATACAGGATGAATAGAGCGACAACAACAATCAGAGCAATTAGGACCTTATTCTGCATCGTACCTGACATACGTTTCTATAAAAGAGCGAGGACAAGTTTTTCTACTCAGAATCACTTTCTGACCCGCTTTCTGACCATTCGGAGTCGGTCGCCTCATCTCCATATTTTTCTATATAACGGCTCATAGCCCGCTCAACTTTGTATTGCGCAAGACGTGCCCGTAGTCTTGCCTCTTTTAGACGGCGCTTGTCATAATGGCGGGTGGAGCTGGGTGCATATGCGTGGCTATCGGATGCGATGGCGGCCGCAAGTTGCGCACCCTCTTCATCGCTGTCAATATCATATACTGATTCAATCTCCGTAGCATCTAGTACAGGTTGATGGGTGCTGCAAACCTGGTTTACTGCGACAGGTGCTATGCTCTGTATGCCGGTCACGTGATTGGCTGGGGGCTGCACAGTCTCATCCACGTCAAGAGCCGGAATGTGAATACGTACCGCTTCATATCGTACTGTCCATACCAGACCAATCTTACCATTGTAAATTGTAAATTCAGAGGGTGTAAATACTGCAATCGATGCTTCATCATCCGTACACTGCAGTGTCCCTGGTGCAACCTGGGCACTGAGTGAGCGCAAAATTGCCTCTGTCGTATATTGTTTTGCGAAGTACTGAGAATTACAGCGGAGAAACTCGTCAATTAATGCACGGAGAGCTGGCTCCTGGTCACGTAGAAGTTGTGTCAGATGTTCCGTATCTGTTGGATAGGTTGCGCGATCAACGGTATCTGATAACTCCTGTCCACCCTGTACTGCAAACCTATAACAGGGTTCAATTGCGCCCGTTACTGTATTACGAATACGAGTGTATTGTGGTTTCGAAAAACGAATAGTAGATGCAGATTGTTGCTGTACAGATGCGACAGACATCTATGTATATCTGAAGCGAGCGGTTAGAAATACTATAAAAAAACCAGCGCAATGTGTAATGAGCAATAGCCGGGTGCCAAAGGAATTATTTGCAAAAAAGATTCGCGAATGGGTTGACCAGTTTGCGCATACATTACAAAGCACTGACATCAAGGAATTTATTCAGGAGCTTGTAATTGACCCGTTTATGAACTACATTTTGAAACGAACATTCCCGTATATGATTATTGCATTTTGTCTTTTTGGTGCAGTTTTTTTGTTTGTTGTGCTGACATTTGTACTTATACTTTTCAGACGCCCTGATATTATGCAGTGTCCGACGTGCAAGACGTTGCTACGGAGTGGAGGATAGCTGAGTGGGTTTGTTACCCCCTGTAAATTGACATACCTTTCGTAGAGGTATAGGTAGTATGGGCGATTCCGGGCAAAATCAGATAATTGCAACAAACGTACGCAACTGGTTGCATTATGATACACTTGCATCATCACTGTATAAACAGTCTACACGTGCACGTCAAGTGCGTGACGAATTTGAGGGCAAAGTCATTCAGAGTCTGCACGATCAGGGCAAGGAAAACACCGTTATTCAAATTAATAGTGGACTGCTACACGTCGTTGAAGAAAGAACACCGAGAACATTGACATTTACTGGAATTGAGCAAATGTTGCATATGTATTTTCAACACAAAGGTGCTGGTGTCCGCGATGACACAACTGACATTATGAATTTTTTCCGTAAACACCGTGGATATACAACAATGAAACGCCTTCGCAAATCGGGTGGAGTGTCTGCGCCACCACTGCCACCGCCACCACCGTCTGGACAGGGTATGTTATTGAATGGTGGTGGCGGTGGGGCAATGGGTGGCGGCGGTGGTAGAATGTAAAAGGAACCCAGGGATGGGCAAAATAGGGTCTATTCAAGTAACTTGAAAAGTATATTATAATAAATTTATATTTCAAGTTATCCCTTAGTTATTTGGAAATGGTTCAAAAGGGGTTCAAAAGGGGTTCAAAAGGGGTGGTTTGCCCACCCCTGAAGGAACCTAAACTCACAACACAACTACTATACAGTATTGTACACACAGTTGTAACACATAGACATAAATGTCATCAGCAAAGGCTAAACTTGTTGCATCCGCCTATCCCACGGTACAGGAGGATTGGGTTGATTGGCTACAAACACGGTATCGTAGTCCATACACATATCATACAGATCCAAATGGTGAAGAGGAGGAGGGTGGTTCCTGTTCACTTGCAGGATGGGCACGGTCATTCATCTATGATTGTATTATTCCACGACTAACAGATAAAGGCTATGTATTTCATAAATATCGTGGCGGAGTGCTCAATGCATTTTTGAATTATCTATTTCGCGTAGACGGTATTCCAAGTGGATTTCACTCTGGATATACGGGACTACCTCGTTATTCCGTAACGTGTACGCGAGATGATATGGAATTCTATATTACGCACAAGTGTCCAATTGATTTTTGGGCACATTTGCGAAAAGAGTTTGCAATTGAACGATTTGCAGATGATAGTATTTTTGCAGACCGTCTATGGGCAGATCTGCCGTGGTTCATTTTCTATCAAATTAATATTAAAGATTCACCTGCCACAGAGGAACTAGCAGAGCGGATGGCATTTGAGGATGGTGAAGACAATGAAGATTACAATACTGTTGCACGTCGCAATGGTGTTGACCCATATTTGATGGAATATGGTAAGAATCGGTACAAGGGTGGTGGTGGGGGCGGAGGCGGAGGCAATGATGCTGGGGAATCTTACTCAGACCACGCACTCTGACGGAATGGTAGTACACCAATCTGACCTATTTCGGATTTGTATTTGAGTTCTTTTTTGCGCTGCTCCACCGCCTCAGGTGTGAGTGGCGCATCTTTGCCCGACAGCTTACGTTTAATATCGTGCTCTGTTTCGGCTGGCTTATCACCATAACAATTGACACCAAACCGTAAATCTGGGTTATCAAAATAACCGCCATTTACGCCTGGCATACCACACTGCAGACGCTGGTCATCCGTGCCATATTGCAGTTTCTCCCACGTATCCTTCTGTGTCGGGTATACCGCCGCCTGACCTTTCACCCAACCATAGTTGCACCAATCCGCACCATCTTCCCACGCACTCTTCACCTGTTCATATGTCGCGAGCTCCGCACCAAATGCACGGCAGAGTGGCTCGGCATCGGAATACATATAACGGTTCTCAGATACGTTGAATACCTGCTTTTTACCTGGCAGAATCTTGGAGACAGCCTCCTGTCCTGTTAGAATATTTGCAACATCTTCTGCAATAGCCTCAACCTCCTTACCAACATCTGCTGTAACGGCAACAGCCTCCTTGCCCGTATATCCAAGAGCAGTGCGAATCTTGTCACTTAGCCAGTATACGCCATCCACAATCTGACGATGAAATGCAATAATAAGACCAACGATAACAACGAGAAGGCCGAGCGTCAGTAAGATGGCCATCGATGGACCCGATGTCGGGACAGCCTCTACAGATTCCATAACAGGTTCGGCAATATTCTTCATCATATTTGTGCCCGTATTCACAAACGATGTCTTGAAATTATTTGCAACATTCGCAATCTTTGAGGCCGTATTTGTAACAAATGAATTTACACCCTGTGGAAACCCTGGAACAATGTTATTCGCAATCCGTGCATTTGGTGTTCTCGGTATATTCATTCCTATTTCAGTGTGGTTATTTTAGACCAGGGATTGTAAAATAAGTGTATATGATTATCTTGGAAAGTAGTATCATATAATTTTATATTTCATTTGCCCCTTATTTTTATAAGAATGGTTACTAAGGGGTTCAAGGGTTTAACGGAAGCAAGCTTCCGCAGAAGGGGTTGCCCACCCCTGTTTTAGACTAGCTTGGCTACATTTTGTGTTAGCAAAATGCACCTATAGATTATATTCAATATTTAATAGATATACTAAATATTTAATATTATTATACTAATTATAGTAACTGATTATACACCATCCTCTACCGTACGATTGCCACCACGTGTATTAATGAAGTTGCGCTGCTGGGGCGTTGTGCAGACACATCCACTGTCCGCAGAGTAAGAGGCAGAGCAACATCCTGGCTTAGCCTGGTTATTGCGGAAGATGAACAGGTTATCAGGGCCTAGTTCAACCGCAGGACCGAGGAGTGGCTCATTGGGAGCCGTGTAACGCCACGTGCTGACATCATTGCCCGTAGACAGTTTTACATTATCAAATGGACCCATCGCCTTGTAAGTGTCCTTCGCCCCGCCTGCATTTTCCAGGAAATAACTCTCGAAACCCTCCTGACCACGGCGCGCAGTCATACTGTACATCATTACGATGTTTGCAACTAGAAGCAGAACTAGACCTGTTAGGAGAAATGCAATACGCATCTGTGAATATCTGTATGAGGGACAGACTTTTTGTCACGGATACAGGGATATGCAAAATAGTGTCTATTCAAATATCTTGAAAAGTATATTATAATACATTTATATTTCAAGTTGTCCCTTCGTTATTTGAAAATTGTTCAAAAGGAATAGTTTTGCCAGCCCCTGCACGGATAAGGCCGGGACTAAATAGGGGCTAACCGCGCCTCTACACATTTATTCACTGATTCTATACGATCATATCCAACCTCTGTGTAATCTCTATATGTAACTGCATCGCCATTTGTACCATATGCGACAAATGAACCACTCTCTGTAAGTAGATGAATTCCATCGACTTTGCAATCGCAGGTAGTTGCTACCACAGGTGTACGTTTCCATATACCATCGTCTGAATCATATACGATCATACCTGTTGCCCATAGATCAGATGTTGGATCGGCATCTGTACGTATATGACATACGCCCACTACAGTTGTTGGCTGTTGCGACATTGCATCACTATATACTTTATCACCAACACGTATAGAATCAATCTGACGGTCGCCATTTGGTGTCATAATACGTGTATTCGGAGACACAGCTGGATATGGCATCTGTGCCCCTATTGCATTTGACCAAGTTGTATTTGGCGCAGTTTTATTCAGTTCCTGCATAACACGGAAATTCCACTCAAAATGCCCGCGTGTATCATCGTCTTCCAGCTCCTCCCAATCTCTGAAACGTAACACTGTACCTGTATTTGTAACTACAGGAATACAGTGAGTAGTCGTATTCAAACAATAAATATATCCATCTGTATATGCGGTCCGTATAGCACGCGTGTCATCTGCAACAGGATGCCACGTACCTGGTTTGGCAGACGATTCAACTAGATGCGAACCTGATACATAGACACCATCAATTAGCCAGAGAGGCACATCACGTCCAGAGAACTGCATAACACCTTCTATTATGCCACCATCTGCAAGTACATCTCCTACAGCAAGTTGACTGATTGGCCGTTGTGTTCCATCACGCAATACAACACGTGCGGTCGGAGAAAAACAGAAACCTGAACGGAAACTTGCCGCTTCCGCTGCCACAGATCCCACAGCAACCGCCATAATTGCTCCAATTACTGAGAACACAAGTGGCAAGAATGGAAATAGAATGAAAAATAGTAGAATAATAAGTGCAATCATAATTCCCATAATAATCATAACAACTTTGATAACAAAATCCACAGAGTTGAGAATACCGCGAACCATTGTTATACCCATAAATGCCACGCTGAGTAGAGTTGCATTCACACGTTCAAACGCTGCACGAAGATGGAGTGTTACATTGCGTATCTGAGTTGCAACTGCTTGGTATTTAGCCATATATTCGGACATATACGACAGAAACTGGTCATATATAACACGGAGTATCTTGCGCACAGTATTCATAACTTCCGTTATCATTGCTGAAACACTGAACTGCGATTCCATCATGGTCTGAACGGGTTTCATCGCAATTGCGGTTGCGCGTTTTGCGAACTGATCCATACAAAATGTGAAATTTTCCTGTGCAAATTTGGTTGCAGACCTCGGATAATCGGGTGGCTTGAAATATCGCGCCATTGTCATAATCGGTATATCACAACGACGATTTGTCCAATTTGCCATAATTTTGTCTTTTTCAATCTGTGTTATAGCATAGCCTATCACGGCTGTCAGACCAATTGTTAATAAAATAAATGGCCATACTAACATCAAGTATCGGTTGCCCCCTGTTCCCTGTTCCTTTTATTTGCAGGGATGGGAATAACTCGCCGTGCAGGCAGGGGTGGGCAAACACCCACCCCTTGAACCCCTTTTGAACCATTTTTAAATAACCAAGGGACAACTTGAAATATAAATTTATTATAATCTACTTTTCAAGTTATTTCAATAGATCCTATTTGCCCATCCCTGCGTGCAGGGGATCCCCTGTGCTGTTAACTGTTCTGCATAATACACTTCCGCATCCGGAGAGCAAAGTTCTATACTATCACGTATTTGCATACCATTTTTGAGTTCCATCGTGGAAGACGGTGTAACAAAGAGTGCAATATACACCTTGGGTAAGTCATATGTATGCACATCGATGTGTTCCATTTCTCCTGCACGAATCCAGGTATTACGTACAGGGTGCCATACAAGCGTAGATGGTGCAATATGCTCACCATCTAGAATACAATATTCAGTTATTAGACGATGCACTTTACCAACGACTGTCCCCCCTGTGGATAGACGTGTTCCCAACTGGATAGCACCCGCTGTATGACACGAACCATTCGCGCACTGAATCTGCGTAGATGGAGAAACAGATGGCATATATTCATTAAATCGATATGCTGGAATATTTGTATGGGTGTCTGTAGCAGACGCATTCACTCGCGATTCAATCATACGCATCGTCTTTTTATCCACATCATTGTCCTCCGTTTCATCGTAATCCCTAAACATATAGTCTCCAATTGGAATTACGTGATCCGATGTATTGAGACATATCAGACTCTGAGCATCATATGGCTCCGTTACCGTTGCATCAGGATGGAATTCAGAGCGTATCCATCGACCATTGTATGACATATAATGATTGGAGCTCACATACACCTCTCTGCGGTCTGTGGGAGATAGAAGACGTACCATCGGCTGTCCGTGTGCGTTGAAATGGAATTTGGATGTAACAGTCGAGCGTGTGGGTAAAAGTGTGTCGCCCAGTTGCACATCTGCAATCGGTATTGTTGCAGGACGCCCATCCCGTTCCACTTGAATCTGCGTAGATGGTTCAAAACAGAATGTATCTAAAAATGAGAATAGCACTGTATTGCTGAAACTTTGTACACCCGTTATCGCAGATGTTCCCATATAAATGACCGCAAACATTGTTGTATACATTCTTGCCATTAGCATTTTCATACGAATTGCAGATTGACGCATTTGGAAAAAGAAGGATGAAATTCTGTCAACAAATTCCTGGAAAATGACATTGATGCCTCCACCGAGTGATGCAATGGATGTACGCATTCCATTTGTTGCATTTAGCAGTACACCCAAAATACTTGTGAATTTACTCATAATTGTTGCAAACGGTGCAGTTATGCCAACAGACTGCATATCAAAAATATTGCCCATACAGTAATTGAAATTCTCGGCAGTATTGAATCCATAGAATGATGCAAATGGCATTACAGATGGATCACAACGGTATTTGTCCCAGTTTTCTTTCACATCGCGAATATTATTCACCATTGTTATGCCGTATATGGCCAGCAGAAACAGAATTGATAATAAGATTAATGTAGCAACTGCATTAAATACAAACCATACCTGCGAGCCTGTATCAGCCCCTGTAGAGTCCATTCCCTATCCAATCGTATGAAGAGAAGATATTCAAAAATACATACATATGTGTGACCAAGTGTACATATGTGTGTATATGTAAACAAGATATGATATCCTATATTGTATATTTGCTGACAAATTACTTCTTCAGCGGGTAGTTTCTGCGTACCCAGTCGCGGTCAATTGCGAAAATGTGCGATGCGTCAGGAGCGGTGCGAGCCGATAGTTTCGCAACCGCATCCAGTTTGCGGAATACACCGAGAGCACCGTAATGCTCGATGGCGCGTTTCAGGGCGCCACGGCGAATTGAATCAGATAGACGGTACGAATAACCGAATTTCAGCAGTTCGCCTTTCCGGAGTTTTGAAAAACTGCCCTGTCCTTGACGGGGCCCTTTACCGGGTAGACCACGATCCTTAATACATGTGGCAGGTACGTGGATGGAGTTCTTCTTTGGGCGCACGGTGAATACATGGCTTCCACGACGTACCGTGTATCCAAGCTGTTTCACCGTGTTCTTGAATTTACGCGTATATCCTTTGCGCAGAATGTAGCCATTGGGACATTTGTTGTTTTTTCGTGTATTGGGTGGCGCCATTCCAGTACTCTACTGTAGACGGAAGATTAACCTAACTCCTTCTCCTGTACATATGGATGCCTCTTCAGGCTATTTTCAATATACGATGAATATGGGACACGTTTTTCAGCATCCCTATTCTGTGTTAAAAATGCGTCATAGAGCACTATCACATCATTTGCAGATGAACGTGCACCCTGTGGCAGAACGTCAATATTCTGTTCGCGCTCGCCCTGTGTAATTGTATTGGACTCCATCCTGGATAGAGTATCATACAGGGCGCCTAACATACGTACATAGTCATTCAGTATATTTGTGTCTTGTGCCTCATCCGTATTTTCATTGTTTGCGAAAATGACTGCAGAATAAATCAGACGTTTTGTGTCTGTCAACTTATTTGCAAACTCGGGATTCACAAACGGAATATCAGACGGGTTATCATTCATTGTTTCATCATCCTGAATAAAATCATCAATATCTTCTGGAATTGGTGTTGGTGGCCGTGCTCCACCGTATAAACTATTCATATATTTATGCGACATTCTACCTCTACTCTCTACTTACCATACCGTAAACTATGAACAAAATACCACACACCGCAACAACCGATGCCGTTCCAGAAGAATAATTTGCAAATCCACTCACAAATTGGGGATTTGTAGGGCGTTGTGCAGGTGCAGGATCGTACACACCGTCAGCTGTGGCCTGTGCGAGCATCATTGTAAGTTCCTTGTTTTCCGATAACAATTTCTGCCCTGTCTCTGTTTGTGTCCCGGAACCTGACAGCCCTATTGGTGCTATACGTGTACCCTGTACGGATGTGCTGTTTGACATTGATAGATGGTACTCTATAATTAACCTGCGCTAAATTCTCCAGATAAATTTGCACCCAATATGCAATGGAACAGCGTGGTGTTGATCGTCAAAGCATCGAAGATGCAACTCGCGAAGCAGAGGCTCGTAGTCTGGATTTCAACCCCCGTGAACGGGCAACACTCATTCGCGAAATGATCAGTGTTCTCGTACCTCTTGTCCGCGCAGGAAAACTGGAACACGAACTAAAAACGGCATATCCATCCTATGCGGAACGGTATCCCGAACTGTTCAAGAAGATTGTGACCAAACAGGATCTAACCCCTCTAAACACAATGGTTGCTATGCTAGATCGTATGGCAGATGGAAGCATCAGTCAACACCAGGCCTCTATCATTGTGGGCCAGCGCCTCGTTGACCGTTATGTAACGCCTCAACTGAACGGGCGCGCGCAGGGTAGATAGGAACACTAAATGTCTTACACCATTGATAACTCATATATTCGTGTTTTTGCAATAAATCACGAATACTTGTCTCATCTGCGGAACGAATCACGTCAAAGACACGATTCAGATAATGTGTCTGCTCCACAATAATTCCATTCTGACAATTTCCAATATGCGACGTGAACTCTGCAGGATACTCACCGCCATACAGAGAGTTTTGTACAAATCCGATCATCTGATGTGCACACCAGTTCTTCAATTGAACCTTCACTTCATCCGATGCACCTTTGAATCCACGACCAATAAAATATTGTTCTGGATTGCACGGCCGACTCGTTGCAGGCTTGTACAACGTCCACGATTGGAAGAAACACGATAGATAGTAAATGAGATCAGATGTACCCTTATGATAAATATCGAAAAACTTCATCACAAAGAATCCGCCGTCTGCAAGAACCTCAAATGCAAGACGCGTACTTGACAGAAGAAGTGGAAATACAAACCGCTCCTGTGCAAGATAGTCCATTGAGAAATCGAACCCACCATCTGATGTGAAAATATGCACCTTCTGACCTACAGATGTGATAAAATTATCTTGATTTTGGATTTTTGTAATATCTCCCGTATTATCTGCGCCATAGGTCACTTGCACTTGGCGCGATTTGCGTAGAAATGTAATGGCCCGTTTCCATCCTGGAACATTCGGCTGATTTGGGCGTAGAGTCATTGCCGTCATCTGTGTGACTGCTTTTGACCGTTTCGTCGCCTCTTCCAAAATCGCCTCAATAAACCCACCTGGACCCTCGCAGACGTGTGCGGTTCGTATCCGTGATTCACGTTCCATTGTCTTGAAAAAATCGCTTACAGACAGCATTTCAATCATCTTGAAATACGAACGACTCAGTGGATGCAACAGACAGACAGATTCAGGAAATGCAGGATACTTCTTCTGCGTGTAGATGAGTTCATAAGGATTCACAATCTTTTTATAATACTCCCACTGTCCATCGGTGCCCTCTTCATAGTCGTGAATCTGTTCGCGCAACGTATTCAGATGTGTTTCTGCATCCGTATAGGTGTGCGTCCAATTGTTATATGTGCCAAAAAATAATGTTGGATTATATACATTTCCTTTATAAAATACAGCATTTCTCCAAGGTTGTTCGGACGTTGACATATGGAAATCACTCGTCACTGCTTTAATATGGTAGTGTTGGGTGTGTAATTATGTTATTTATTACTCATCGCCCTCCAGAATTGCAATCTCAACATCAGGCTCATCCAGCCCTTCCACAGTCGGTGGCATAGAGATGTTCATCTGGAACTGCGTCGTCGCACAAGGATCTACAATCATTGCGCTCGCATCCATCAGATCACTAATATCTCCATCCTCCTCCTGCTCCTCATCCTGTGCATCATCACTCATACCTTCACTCAGTCGAGAGGCCATCATCTCATCCAGCAGAATCTGCGAGAACGCAGTACCGCCACGGAAGGGCTGTCCCGTCATCACATTCGCAGAGACACCCGTGACTGGATCAACCTCACCAAAGAGTGCAGCCTTCATCGTAATCTTACTCGTCTCCTCGAATGACATCTTGGCAATTGGGCCAATATCATTCTTGTTGATACCATAACGGTCCGCAGACATCAGACGACCCGTACGTGTCATCACGTCACAGAGCAGACCCAGATGACGATAGTTCACACCCACCGAGTCAAACAGCGACTTCATCTCCGTAATCAGAATTGCGCGGGCTGCCTCGAGACCCAGAATCTCCATAATATCGTGGACATTCGTCGTGTATAGGCGAGTAGGATCTACAGCAGGGTGATTTGCAACCTTGATGAAGTTCGTGCCATCCGTGTCCAGAATGTACTGATCCACTTGCTCGTACTTGCCATTCACCAGCTCCGTCTGTTGCGTGTCCTTGCGGAACGTCACAGCCTTGATGCCAGGCACACCGCGAATCACAGTGTTGTTCAGGAGCTTGTTCATGAACTTCTTCAGTGCAAGGTAGTCGTCCAGATCATTTGCATCGGACTTCACGCGAATACGCATGACTAGCTTGTCCGCATTGTAGTCATTGTAAATGACATCAGCGTCCATGTACTGACTCTTAATTACGAATGCGACATCCGCCATACTGATGTTATTGTTAAACATCTCGTCGCGATTGAGCTCGAGACGCATAATCCACTTACTCGCAGGTTTCGAACCCTGTTCCTCGTGAATGGCAGCCTCATACATACGATAGAACTCAATCAGCTCGCGGTCCTCCTCAATATTCGTGGCCTCATCCGTGGGATCCCAGTAAATCGCAATCTTGCGCGTAATGCTACGCAGGAGAGTGAGCTCCAGATCCTGTACTACTTGACGCGCCTTATCCTTCGAGGTGCGGAACTCAGGCTTCAGGTAAATCGTTAGAGAGATTGCCTTCGGGTTCTTCGTAATCTTCAGTAGCTCACGCAGACGAGGTACACCACGCGTCACCGATGACTTGCTCGCTACACCTGCCTGGTGGAACGTGTTCAGTGTCATCTGCGTGGCAGGCTCACCAATACTGTGTGCAGCAACAATACCCACCTGCTCACCAGGCTGTACCCAGGAGCGCATATGATTCACAATCACGAGCTCACAGAGCATATCAAACGCATCCTTCGTTAGGCGCTCCTTCACAATCAGTTTGTGAGGCGCCAGATGGAAGCGCAGAAGTGCCGTCCAGATGCGATGATGGTCAGAGCGCGTCTGCTCAATAATCTTTGCAATACCCTCCAGGACATACTCAGGCGTCAGATCCGTCTTGGATTCACCCGTCAGACCGAAACGCACCTTGATATTGAGAATCATACGTGCCAGATTGACAGGTGCATTGACCGCACCCGCATCCAGCGCATTGCCCATAAAGACACCCTCGATGAGCATCTTCTGATCTGCAATGATCTCATCGACATATGCACGAATGACTGTCTCATCTGTCGTGCGCATAGAACCATCTTCATACACGGCTGCCCAGTCTACACCCGCCATACCAAACTCGCGACGAATATCCTCGTGGCTCAGTTTGCCCAGAGGCAGGCTCTGGCCCTCCACTTTCGTGGCCATAATGGAGTCCTCACCATAGTAATACTGCACAATGCCCATCTTGGCATCGCGGACAGTGCCATCGTGCTGAACAACCAGGTCCTCCATCGCCTTAATGAGCTGACGTTGGATATATCCTGTATCGGCCGTTTTAACAGCCGTATCAATGAGACCCTCACGACCTGACATGGCGTGGAAGAAGAACTCCTGGGGCGTCAGACCACGAATGAAGGAGCTCTCAATGAAACCACGGGCCTCCGCAGAATCATCGTACTTCTTGTAATGGGGCAGAGTGCGGTCCGTGAAACCATAGGCGATGCGCTTGCCCTCAATGGCCTGCTGGCCGAGACAGGCGATCATCTGGGCCACGTTAATCTTGTCACCCTTTGAACCAGACTTAACCATCGACATTAGACGATTCTCCGTGGATAGCGAATCGTGTGCCGACTTGCCTGCATCATCGGTCGCCTTGTTCATAATACCGAATGCATGATCTTCGAACTCCTGCTGATTCGTCTTGCCCGTGTTATTGTCGAAGAGATCCGTGTGGACCTGCGTAATGAGCTCTTCCATCTCGCGCTTACGCGTCTGAATGACCTCAGTAATCTGCTTCATCGTGTTCTCGTCGGCAACAAGATCACTGATACCAATACTGAAACCACTCATTACCAGGTAGTTCTCAATTGTGGTCTGGAGAGAATCCAGCAGATCGACTGTGTCTTTTGGGCCATAATCATTGTACGTCACGTGAATGATACCCTTGCCTGGTTTCATATACACATCCGTATCAATAATGCCCTGTTCAATGTTGCCTTGAACGATTTTTACATAATTGTTTGATGATTTGTCCTCCTTCTCACTGTCAAAGGACTTGTTGCCCATCTCAATGTTCAGAGGTGGCAGAAGTTGCGAGAGGACCTGCTGGCCCGTGAAACGACTGTTAGGACCCGCGGGCGCGGGAATAGTGCCGTCAAAGCGCTTGTTGGTCATCATCAGATTCATAAACTCACGGCGCGTGAATTCATTGCCTGGGCGCGTTAGACGGTACGAACCCACCAATGTATCTTGGAATACACCAATGAGCGGTTTTGCGTGACGAGGTGTCACGATATTGTGTGGAATGGCAGCAATCTCTTCGAGCTCGACTGCTGCTTCTTCTGACTGGGGAGCGTGTAGATTCATCTCCAGATGATTCCCCCAAGTTTCCAAGGGGGGTGGACTATATCTTGAGCTACATCGGGCTGACTAGGCCGTCATATGTAACCCGCTACCATTTAGTCTCTGAACCTTCTCCATACCCGTGTCGTGTGGGGCACAGGAGCTTGGCTGCGGATTGCCGATTTCGTGCGTTTGTTAGCACTCATTTTCAGAATTATTACCCTACCTCCAGTATTTCTCTGGAGCCAGCTCACGCTTTCACGTAAACCTTGGTATCTGAAACTTTACGGGTTTCCCGAACAATTTGATGGCGTTGCAGACGTTGGAACGTCCACTAGGCAGTTATATTATTCATTTGGTTACACGCAACAACCAGTGAATAGAGAAGCTTACACCATTACTCCTACGTAGCGGCTTTCTCAGCTGCGTAAGTGGCTACCTGTTGGTGACAAGATTTATCACCGTCAAAATCAGCATTATAAGGACGCGTCACCAACACATTCAGACGAAACGTCTTGTATGGGAGCACCTTGACGCGGTGTGCCATCATTGACATTTTGTGCAGAGTTGGCTGACGATTAAAGAGCACGATATCGCCGTCCAGCAGATGACGATTCACAATGTCCCCGTTGTAGAGAACAATGTCCTTCGCATTCACGTGCTTCAGTGAAATCATACGACCATCAGCACGAACAAGCGTCTTCGCACCTGGGTACGTATCCGCACCATTCTGTACAAGCTTGTACATACGATCGCGATTATACGGCGTAACACGCTCAGGGTATGTGAGATTCGACGCAATCTCAACGGGAACACCCAGCTCCTGAATTGAGATATTCGGATCTGGCGTAATAACGGAACGTGCACTGAACTCGACACGTTTACCCTGAATGTTGAAACGAATACGACCCTCCTTGGAACCCAGACGATCCTGAATCGACTTCAGCGGACGTCCTGAGCGCTGTGCCGACGGCGCAACACCAGGAATCTGGTTATTCACAAGGGTTGCAATATGATATTGTACTACATTGGAGCAAACCTCGACTACATCGCGTGAAGCATTGTTCTCAATCTTCTGCTGTAGCGTCTTGTCACTCTTAATAATCTCAAACAGCTTGTGGGTCAAGTCGTCCTCTGAGCGCTGGTTATTGTCCTGCACAACAGAGGGGCGCACCTGGGGCGGTGGAATCGGTAGAACGGTGCAGATCATCCAATCAGGACGGCACCAGTAGCGCGAGAGCCCCATAAAGTCGACATCCTCATCCGTGATACGACGGAACAGACGATGCGTGTACTCAACCTCTAGGTCCTGTGTGCGATTCATTGCCGTGTAGTGTGCGCGAATACGAGCAATACCTTCGCGCGTATATTTGTTTGGTTGTGGTGCGCCACAACCATCCTCCGTCTGCTGGCCACACCGACTGATGGAACCGCAGGCAGCCAGGACTTCGCGCCAACGCGCCTCGCCACGACGTCCCAGAACGCCCTTGTGTAGATCCTTGTCAATGAGAAGTTTTGAACAACGGATGCACACGCACTTCAGGACGTTCATCACAATTGGCAGGAATTGAATGTAATAGACTGGGCGAGTCAGACGATAGTGTCCGAAATGTCCGGGACAGCCGTGATTAGTCTGACCACAGGAACGACAGATTTTGCCATTATCAAGTACTCCCATCCGTGGATCGAAGAGTCCACCGATCTTTGGCTCATTTCCTTCGTACGTTGCTTGCGATGTGATTTCCACAACCGAGCGACGTTCGATCTCCTCGGGTGAGAAGATTGAAAACTGAATGCCAACGATGGACTCTAGATCGGATGATGTTTGCGTAAAACCGACCGGCATCTGACTTATTGATAGAATTGATTCCCTAAGTTCTTTTCGTACAGGGTTTAGGTCATTCAAATTTTGGTGGTGTAGAGGCGAGGCGCAAAAGCTTAACCCAACTATTGATGAAATACTTGATAAAATACTATTATATTATCAATTATTTGATAAACAACCCCCCTTAATTAAAACATATCGCCAACATTCTCCATCAGCATTCCCAGACCAACACCACCCATCACAACCACACCAATGCCCATCAGAATAATGCTGAAAATACGTTCCGCACTGTCCGTCTCATTTGCACGCTGTGCCTTTTTGTAGAGGATGAATCCAGGTATGAAGAACACTAATCCAAGTAAAATATAGACCATCATCGCCGCGAACGCACCCAGTCCAACGCCAAATCCAGTCGTAATCAAGTTACGCATTGATCCTGTCGCCATCTTGTGTTTCTCTATTTTAATCCAGTAAAATCATTCATGGTCTAAAGTAAATCTACGATTCTTACATAATTTGGGCTGGAATGGCATATATTGAAACAGATGAACAACTCGGCGCAACAATCGTATGGAATAGCGCGAATGTCCTCTATCAATACAATACACATCGTGGAACACGACTTGAATTTGTTGAACGCCCACGATGGGGTCTCAGTTGTTTTATGAATGGAGTTATTCAAAGTTGCCAAGCAGATGAACATATCTATCATCGGACACTCGTTGACCCAGTCATCTACGCGCCGAGGGAAGAGAATGACTACATTGTTGCCATTTTCGGTGGGGGAGAGGGTGCAACTGCGCGCGAAGTGTTAAAATATCATCACGTAACTGCGGTTGATATGTTTGAATGGGACAGCGATGTAGTAGATATATTTCAGCACAATTTTCCACAATGGGCACAGGGTGCATGGAATGATACACGTCTCTCTGTGTTTATTCGAGATGCATTTCGTGTAATTACTACAATTGGCGATGGGACATATGACACTGTAATTATTGACCTGTTTGAGCCTGATGAGCAGACGGAAGAGGTGTGGTTGGAATTTTTGAGCCATATATCACGTATTTTGCGCAATCACGGAACACTAAGTATCTATGCAGGTATGTATGACATATTTACAAATGGCCAGATGCAGGGTCTATTATATACTATTCTCAGCAGGGCTGGTTTTATTAATATTCATTGCAATCGTGTATTTGTACCGTCCTTTTTGGGCGAGGCGTGCTTCATTTACGCGGAGAAGAATCAGACAGAGGGTAGAACGTAACAGGGTGCGTCTGTAATTGTGCAATCTGCGATGGGATCTGGGTCTGAGTATGTGTATGGGTTGGTGCCTGTTGTAAATGAGGAGATGTTGTTGTAGGTGCAACAAACACTCCCTGATCCTGCTGTCCTCTTGCCACCATCATTTGGTCCATTCGTGATTGAAACTCACGTGCAACTTCAGGATTTGTTGGACGATACGACGATGACCCGTGTCCATCAAATCTACGTAATGCACACCGATTTGTACTACATGCCATTCTTTACTAACATGGTAATTTAAAATTTGACACGTGTTTGACACATAGAAGTAAGCACGTGCCCAATGACCTCAATTCAAGGTATTCTCTCTACTCGCAACTATAAGCAATTCCAAATTCTATCACCCGATGACGGGAAAACTGTTCTTCACGAATCTCCTGCTCTTGAAGGATGTGGAAATGTCTCTCTTCTCGCAAAAGGGTGTCTGCCAGGAGACACCGTTGAATGGACTGGATCGCGTTATTCACTCGTGGAGCGTACATCCCATCCAATGCTCGTAGGCACTCTTGAACTGGCGAGTCGTACGACATATGGTATGACCTCGCGTGGATCATTCATCTTCCTCTTCGTACCCTATAACAAGTCCTATCCTCCATTCCTTGTCGGGTCATCTGAAAAAGACCGATCAACTCATCGTCTTGCGGTCATTCAAGTAGACTCGTGGGATACTGCCACATCGCAGTTTCCACGCGGTTTGCTGGAACATATGCTCGGTCCCGTCGGTGAGTTGAAGGCTGAAGAAGATGCTATTCTCTGGCACGCCTGTCCTTGGCCCAGCCTGCGCAATAAACACGTTATTCCACCAAACCATCCCATTCCTGCCATCGAGGCAGATGCACGTCGTCGCAGACTCACTGGCTATACATTTAATATTGACCCACCTGGCTGTCGTGATATTGATGATGTCATTACTCTTGAACATATTGCGGGTACACAGCGATGGAATGTTACGATTACCATCGCAGATGTGGCTGCCTTTGTAGATGAAATGGGCGCATTGGATATTCTTGCGAGTACATTCGGCCAAACCCTGTACAAAGACGGTGAGGCGGTCCGACCTATGCTTCCTCCCACATTGTCAGAGGGCACCTGTTCTCTTCTTGCGGGTGCAGAACGTCGCGGTGTCAGTATGACATTTGTATGGGATCGGGCAGGTCAGACGCGCGGAGAGGTTCAGTGGTTTGAGAGCGTATTTACCAATGATGCATCCTATACGTATGAGCAATTCCAGGTAGAAACTCGCCCGAGCCGTGAGGTTCTGCGCGAGGTTGCAGGCGGGTCAGATGATTCACACAAATGGGTGGAAGCAATGATGCTTCTGTATAATACGGAGGCTGCCAAACTCCTGCGCAGTACGCGTACAGGTATTCTGCGCCGTCATACTGCTCCTGATGCGGAACGACTTGCACGGTATGTTTCGTGGGATCCCAGTCTGTCACGTATTGCTATGTCATCGGCCACATACTGTCTTGCAGATGAGACCGATGTCGCTCATTTCGGAATTGGCACAGAGGTCTATTGTCACGCATCCAGTCCTATCCGTCGCTATGCAGATTTGATGAATCAGCGGATTTTGAAACAGATTATTCGCGGTACAACGGAGGGTCTTATGGTGTCTGTGCCCTTGGAAGACCTGGTTGTACGTGAAAAGGCGGCCAAACAATATGAAAAGAAACTGGTATTTATTCGCGAGTTGCTCGGTGGACCACGCACCGTTGTAGGGCGTATTCTTGAGATTGTGCCTGAGAAACAGAAGATTCGTGTATGGGTTGAGACGTGGAAGACGATTGTCTCTGTGCGGGGAGGAGCAGATTGCGCAAGCTTTGCAGAAGGTGAGGAGGTTCAACTCGAATGTGCCATAAATCTACTGAGTCGGCGCTGGTCAGAGAAACTAATTGTGCGGGTTTCTAAATGCGCAAGTACAGACTGTCAGGAAGCACAATGTCCCGCACCAGCCGACTCTTAATCTCCACAATTGACTCAATCTGTTCAGGGCGTTGACAGAATGTCGCCAGTGATGACCATTCATCCAGCAAATTATTCATTTTTAGTATAGCTCGAGTGAAATTGCCCTCAAAGATTCCATATTCTTGGCAGATCACTGCCATATGGTCGCCTCCGATCCAGCGCAGAATCGGCTCAATCCAGAAGAGGGAGAGTTTCCAATAATCGGGAGATGAGAGAGTTGGGCAAATCTCATCCTCCAGTGTCATATACCGCACCGCAATGTCATTTAGGGCATAGAGCGCATTACGTGCGTCTGCAGATACACGTAGAGTACTAATTGACGGTTGGCGAGTAGCCTCATTTGGCTTATCCTCGCCTTCCATAAAGGCTGCCAGGAGTGCTACAAGGTCATCACCAAGTAGATTGGATGCAGATCCCTGCAGGAATAGCTCTGGCATCATAATTGGATGACCCTCATTCACCTCTGTTGCCAGAATACCACGGTGTGTGAGATTTGTTGCAGAGAGTTCTTCTGTAGGCAGAGCATCGTCCATTGTGATAAACTCGGCGCGACGGAGAAATGCAATCACAGGCTGGAGTTGCTGATCACAGGCCTCCAACGTCTCAAGGTCCTTGTGAATCGTTTCAATCTGTGCCTTCGCAGTATGATACTCTGGATAGAGACGTGTTGCAGTTGCCCATTTTGCACCCATATGCTTATTATCCCATTGTCCCAGTTCACGTTGTGCCTCTCGCTTTGCTTGATTGACGCTTTGTTTGATACGCTGTTCAAGCATCTTTCGAACCTCAATCTCGCGGAATGCATCTGCTGAGACGTGTGACTCTAGTGTGACAATGGCGGATTCAGTTGTGCGAAATTCTTCACGGAGTTCGCGCATATGTTCTTGACGCTGACGAAACCAATACGTTTGTTTCATCAGATTCAGCCAACGCAGAGACCCTGTCTGCATCGTTTTGAGGAGAAAGTCGTAGTGGAAATCCATACGACTCTGCACCGGCTGGCGATTGCCTTTCATAATTTGACGAAGTTCAGATACAGATACAGGGGTGCGGTCAGGATGATAAATCACGAGACCCTCTGTATCTTTTCCACGCCTGCCTGCACGCCCTGCCATCTGAATATACTCGTCTGTACGAAGGAGACGCATACCCTCTGCGCGGTCATCGTATTTCATCAGACCCGTGAATACCACCGTTTTGGTCGGCATATTCAGACCCACTGCGAACGTCTCTGTGGCAAAGAGGAGACGAACGAGCCCCTTTGTGAAGAGGATTTCGACAATCTCTTTCAAGAGGGGCAGGAGTCCGCTATGATGAAATGCAATTCCGCGTTTCAATAGGTCAGAGATGAGGTGAAACTGTGGCATAGTTTCGAGGGATTTGTACCGCGAGAGATGGAAACCGATAATATTGGTCACCGCTGCAGTTTCGGATGATGACAGCAAATCGTGCGATACACGGCGAGCATATTCTTCGCATTTCGCACGACTGAGAACGAAGAAGAGTGCGGGAAGAGATGCGCGTGTATTGAGAAATCCGACAAGTTCATTCAGAGTGTGTGTGAAATCGGCTGTATGCACTTTTCCTGCAACCGCGCCCTCCTGTCCTTGGAGGCGTGCATTGCGAACAGTTTCCTGAAAACGGTCGTGAGCCTTTGCAGTCTGTGTACGTGCACGAATCCAATCCGAATACACACGGTCATTGAACGTCTCTGCAGGGTCCAGAATCGTCTGGAGGTGTCCATCGTGATATAGCGTATGCGTCAATGGAACAATTCGATACTGGGTCTGAATGAGATGGATTGGGCGCTGTTTCAGTTCACCGAGCCAATCTGCGAAATGCTCAGGACGATCCAGTGTTGCACTGAGCATAATTAGCTTCACATCGGCAGGCAGAAGAATCATTGTCTCTTCCCAGACTTTTCCGCGATCAGGATCATTGATATAATGGCATTCATCAAAGATGACTGCGTCCAACTCCGTGAGAGAGAGCGATGCAGTGAGACCGAGATTTTCAGTCTGTGTGCCTCGTTTGTAGAGTAGATTGCGCAGAATTTCCGTTGTCATTACAATAATCTGGGCGTCAGGGCGGAACTTGATATCACCCGTCATAATTCCCACCGATGCCCCAGGATATTGTTCCGCAAGGTCGTGGAATTTCTGATTGGAGAGTGATTTGATTGGCGTCGTATAGAAGATCCGCTTGCCTTTTGCGAGAGAATAATGAATCTGATATTCGCCGACGAGCGTTTTTCCTGATCCTGTTTTGGCACAGACGAGAACATTGTGTTCCTGTTGGATGGCACTGATTGCGTGTTGCTGGAAGGGGTCCAATGCGAAGGAGAATGGAATCTGTGCTGTATCATATTTGTCTGCAGGAGGTGGAGTGCATAGGTCAGGTTGCACAAGATAGGATGACATAGCAGTGGCGGTTGAGGTCATTTCACGGCTGTAGCATATGTTGAGGGGTTCTTGTCAATTTTGTGAGTAGAAACTAACCTAAACATTACGCGTAGTTCTTTCTAAGAGAAATGTCTGAATTATATCATCCTAAACCTCGCGTCGCATTTATCACGGGTATTACTGGCCAGGATGGCTCGTATCTTGCCGAGTTCCTTCTAGAAAAGGGCTACACGGTCTATGGTATGAAACGGCGTATTTCAAGTATTGTAAGTGGACGGATTGACCATTTGCGTCGCGAACTCCGTCTGATGTATGGTGATATGAACGATGCGGTGAGTATTATGAATATTATGAGCACAATTAAGAGTGCCCATTTTAAGGGTGGAGAGGATGATGCAGAACGTCTAGAAATCTATAATCTGGCAGCGCAGTCACATGTCCAGGTGAGTTTCCAGGTTCCTGAGTATACTGCTGAATCCGATGGTACGGGTGTGCTCCGTATGCTGGAGGCGATTCGCATTCTACGTCTTGAGGGTATGACGCGCTTTTATCAGGCATCCACGTCCGAGATGTTTGGTCTTGTTCAGGAAATTCCACAGAAGGAGACGACGCCGTTTTATCCCCGCTCACCCTATGCGTGTGCGAAACTGTATGCACATTGGATTGTGAAAAACTATCGTGAGGCATATGGTCTATTTGCGTGCTCAGGTATTCTATTTAATCACGAGAGTCCTCGCCGTGGCGAGAATTTTGTGACGCGTAAAATCACGATTGGTGTGGGCGATATTGTGCATGGACGCGCGAAGAAACTGACTCTGGGTAATCTGAATGCACTTCGTGATTGGGGGCATGCGCGTGATTATGTTGAGGGTATGTGGCTAATGCTACAGCAGGCTGAAGCCGATGATTTTGTACTTTCCACAGGTGAACAACACAGTGTACGTGAATTTGTTGAGCGTGCATTTGCGCATGTAGGTCGTACTCTGCGTTGGGAGGGCGAGGGTGTTAACGAGAAGGGCATTGATATTGCAAATGGTGATGTTCTGGTAGATGTCAGTCCAGCCTATTATCGTCCAACGGAAGTGGAAACTCTGCTCGGCGACTGTTCAAAGGCAAAACGTGTTCTTGGATGGAGGCATCGGACTTCGTTTGAGGAGCTCGTTCGCGAAATGATTATGGAAGACGTGAAGTAACATTATGATCAGGGATGGGCAAATAGGATCTATTCAAATAACTTGAAAAGTAGATTATAATAAATTTATATTTCAAGTTGTCCCTTAGTTATTTGAAAATGGTTCAAAAGGGGTTCAAGGGGTGGGTTTTGCCCATCCCTGATTATGATGGTAAAATCTGCGTACTTTCTTTACGCGCAATAATCTTATTTCGAATAATATATACAGATGATACTGTGAGTAATGTTATTTCAAATGAACTTCGCACAATCATAGGCAGGTCGTCTGCTCTGCTACTATAATATATCCACATACCTGATGATAAAATGCTAAGAATACAGAAAAGTAGGGACAAACTGTTTGTGCTTTTATTTTTATATAATAAAAACATAAATATGAATCTACCAAATACTGATATTGATGTGGCAGTATACGGTATAATTTTAAGTTCTGACTGATTCATTATATATGGTAGGTGTATGTGATTTAGGTCAGAGGCAGGGGTGGAAAATTGACTCGACTAACATATATAATGAAGTGACACATACAGGATGTTTCGCTTTATCGTAAAATTCTTCCAAATGCATAATGAGCCACCGAAGATTCTTGGACGGTGGGGTTATCACTGGGAAAGCAGGATGCTACATCAAAAGTATTATGATTAAAGCAGGGGTGGGCAAATACCCACCCCTAAACCCCTTATTAACCATTCTTATAGAAATAAGGGACACTTGAAATATAAATTTATTATAATCTACTTTTCAAGTTATTTGAATAGACACTATTTTGCCAATCCCTGTTAATGATTAAAGTGACCGCAGAAATTGCACATCATTGTCTGGTAGCTCGAAGAGCCCCCTTTCAATACTTGCAAGTACATTCTCTGCGCACGTCTTGGCAAGATCCCTGCGACCATTACGAATGGCATTCTCAATAAAATACCAGCGAATCGGGTGAAAATCGCGCACTACGTAATTATAGTTAGACGCGGTTGAGTAGTAATCGCCATAATAGAGATGGAACATATCTGGGAAACGAGTATATAGATAAGCGAGCACAGCCTCCTCATTGTGACCAACGCCCTTTGAAAGCATTTCATTAAAAATAGAGAGGGCACGCGTAAATAGTTTATTCACATAACTTTTTTCAACTGAAAAGATGGTTGCTGCCAGAGCACACGGATTTCCTGCATGCAAATACCTCTCCATTGATTCCACTTCGTGCACGGGTCTATAATGAATATACGCACAGGACACCTTGGGATTTGGAGATGCAAGCATTTTTGGTAGATATACATCGGCCTCCTTTGCAATATGCGCACAGCCGAAATCAATCCAGAAATAATGGGTTGCATCAGGGAAAACCTGTTCTGCAAGCTTGATTGCGTGGAATTTTAGACTAGTTGTAATACAATAAGACGAAGTATTACGCGATTCGGTGTAGTTTGCATTTCCCCTGCGATTTTCCATAATAATACTGTGATTTAGTTTATAATGATCATATTCTTGCAGAGATTTTTCAATGTAGACTGTTTCTACACCTGGTGCCAGACGTGTGCGAATCTCTTCAATCCAAGGGCGAGTTTCACTATCGCATAGAATTACCATGCGGGTCTGCTGAGATAGTGTCGTGCGACCATTATTCACATAAAATTCGACTGGGCGAACTGCATCTGTTGCATCAGGTAGTGCTTTCAAATTAAAAAACATAGTAACCGCAACTGACATTGTATAATCTATTCATAGAGAACTTGTGTTGTCTTTATACTGATTTAAACAGTGTACGTTACTATTTATTAGATATTTGTCGAATGAGTGCAAATGTACGTGTCTATCTGCCATCGGGTGAACATTGTGTCGTAGAGGTTACACAGACATCAACTCTTACTGAGATTCTTTGTAAGACTGGGATTGTTTGGTCAAATGCGTATGTATTTATGAATGAAGGACATACATATATGATGAATCATACAATGACACTTGTAGATTACAATAATTGGTATGTAGAAAAGGGGTTTATTCCATCATTATATATTGTGGATCCTAATATTGTATAAATATTAGCAAATTTTCAACATAATATATTTATATGATTTATTTCTGGAGAGGTAGTCGTAAAAATCCGTATCAGTATTTTGTATCTGTATTTGTTCAAAATGCGGTCTAACATTCGTAAAGTAAAGTGCAATTAGACCTTGGTCATTTGTAATACTTATAGGGAATATGAATAGAAGATTACGTAAGTTATCAAATGTATCCACTTGAATAATAGAGGTATCATATAGCATTATTGTTGTTTGAAAATAATCAATATTGAGATTAAATGTTGATTGAAGCATTCTATATTGTTGAAAATGATTTGAAAACTGGTCGCCTAATTTGTTCCTATACGTTGGATATGCATCGGAATGTGCAAGGAGCTTGTCTTTTTTCCGTGACTCAAACATCGGTGTAATATCTGAAAAAATCGTGATACCACAATCAATATAAAATATGTAGTCCCATTGTTTAAAATATGTATTGAAAAGGTGTAGTTTATGATATTGAAAGATTTTTTGGAACCAATGAGGTGGTCTAGGAATTGCCCGCTGTATATTTATAAAATCAGCTGGAAATTCAATATCTGGAAAATGCTTAATGATAATATTATTTTCTTGAATAAGACTATTTTGCAAAAGGGGGCTATTTACTAAATCATTACCAATAACTAGACATATTGGGCCTCTATACTTACCAACTGTCACCAATTCGGTACATGTTTTAATAAATTTTGGAAAATATGCCTGGTTACATAAAAATACTACACACTGTGTATCTGTCATTTTTATAGATAGATATATAGAGATCCTATTTCTTTAAATATTGTGGATCCTAATATTGTATAAATCTGGGCGAGCGGGTGGACGCAAGCTGATCCATTGTTCCTGGGCTCATTCCAAATGTCTCTTGACGACGAGGCATTGTCTGGTAGAAGATTACAATTGCGATAATAAGCGTGAGCGCGAGTAGCCACTGTGATATGCACATTTTCTACATAGTCAGACGGAAATAATCTAATGAAAATATCTGTAGAATATAACAATGACATCGTGGCACTGTTACTTTCTATTTTCTACAAATGGCCAAACATATATCGGTGCAACAGTTGATCCCGATAGACGCTTGCGTCAACATAATGGTGAATTAGTGGGTGGCGCACGTGCAACTACGATGCGGGTCGGTGAGGGCCAGGCGTGGCGCAGAGCGTGTCTTGTCTCTGGATTTCCTGACCAGCGGGCTGCCCTCCAATTTGAATGGAGATGGAAGAGTCTGTCGCGAAAAAAAGAGCTCCGTGGACTCCAACCTGTAGATCGCCGTATTCAAGCACTTCACGAGTTGATTGCATTGGATAAACCAACACAGAGTGCTGTTCCATTCGCAGACTATCCTGGAGGTGGCGTACAGGTTGTTTGGGAGTGAATTATCTGCGTGTATCTATAAATAGAAAATCATTATGAGTACCATCCCAGCAAGGATTTGTTGATTTATTATAATTGGAGAAATTAGAGAGAATATCATAACCCTGTCCCCGAAGATATGTTAGAATTGCTTCATAGTCAGTATTATAAATTTCAATAAGTAAATAGTGTGGTCTCCATTTATCAAAGTTGAGCCCTTTCAACACATTTAATTCATAACCCTCTGTATCAAGAGACATAAAATCAATATTTTGACCTTGAGTTACAGCTCTATCAAGAATAGACGTGATAGTTGTGGCAGGACATTCAAGTAGCGAATGTGAAGATAAACGTGAACCTTCAATAGATGACATTAATGATCCATTAAAATCACCTGTAATAGTTGCTGATTCATAATCATTTGATACACATGCATAATTATGCACACTACTATTTGGCCTATTGATAACACACTGTTGAAATGCACTTTTTGATGGTTCAATAAGAACACCACGCCAACCTCTTGAAAACTCAAAAAATGCAGTGTTACTTTGCGTTAGACCATTATTTGCACCAAGTTCAATGTAAAACCCATCTCGTTTATGATTAAATAAATCATCTAATTTTTTATCAAGATGAATACCTGCATTGTCAGCTAAACTATAAAACATATACGAATTTAGTGTTAATTCTCTTTAAGTTTAAAACAAAAGATGGAATTATTAATTATGATGTTGTGGCACTGCGAATTCTATATACATATGTACGCTGTGCATATGTAAATTTCTTAATTAAAGTTTTCCGTTCCGTGTCTGATTCTGCATTCACAAGAGATGTTGTGAATTTATTCCAACGCGCCTGCCATTTTGGACATTCAGACTCATCACCTGTATATCCTTCTTGAAATGATTTGAATTCTTCAAGATCAGGATTATTACTCCAAGAGCTCAGAATAGTTTCAATTGTCCATTTCTTCGGAGAAGGTGTCGCTCGTTGTTTGCGCTGGTCACATTCCCTGTCTTTGCGAAGTTTGCGAATAAACTTCTCAATTACAGTTCTACGCACCTCTTCGTCTTCATTTGCCTCCATAGACTTGATGAATGTTGTCCATAGAGTATTCCATTTGTCACCTGCAGTTACGCTCGTCTCACACCATTGTTTATATAGGTCAATATTACCTGTTATGTATGCGTTATAAATGGAGTCGGTTCTCCAGTGTGCGGGAATGACGAATGTTGTAGATGTAGGATTATCAGGTTCAGGTGTGATAATTGTATTTGTTGGTGATTCAGATTTGCCAATCCTACCGCGTTTTTCAGTATGATGTTCGTGATTATTCTCCGTCTTATTCCCTAGACGTAGGTCTTCTGCCCAATTGCGATATGTTCCATCTTCATTGAGTGGGACAGTATCATCATGTAGAACAATGCACCCATCTGCGATAGGACCATGAAATGTTAGATAGACTAGATGATGAACATAGTATTTGACATACTTACCTTTTGAAACTGCAATAGGGAAGTATCTATATTTCTTACCACGTAGACGTGTTCCAGTACTGACTGTAATTGTGTTCTTTACACGCCCACGATTAGAAACCATATACATACCGACAGTATGCTCGGTAATAGCGAGAGGTTTCCATACTTCTTCAGGAAGAGTAAATGCCTGCTGAATTGGTTTTTTACTAGATGTCTTTGCACCTTTGCGTGCATTTTCAGATTGCGATAACCATTGCAAATTTGTAATAGTATGATTTAGCGGGTTATCATCCATATGGTCAACCGTCTGATTACGTTGAACATGTGGAAATGCAGATGACAACATAATGTGCGTTATCTGATAGTTTTTAGGAGTTTGGGCATATGTAATACTAATATATCCATCATGCATATTGTTAAAGTGGTATTTTACAGGTTTACCTGATGTTTTACTACGAACAAGTATAGGATAGGAACTATTATCAAGAAGTACAAGTTCGTATCTAGTGACTGGAATGTGTTGCGCTGTCATCTCGTCTGGTGGAATGCGAAGGGGTATCCATTTTCCATACGTAAATGCACCATAGATTGGATGAGTACCCTCTTTTTCAGAAACAGTGTCAAGAAGAGATAAGAAGTCGGTTTTGCCTTTTTCAAACAGTAAGTCTTCGTACCAATTGCGATACATTCCATATTTATCAACAATGTCTGGGTTATTATTAAAGATTACACGGCCCTGTTTTAGAGTTTGCACAGGCAATTCTGAGTGTGCATAGAAGACTAAACGATGGAAGTATAGGGTATGGCTTTTAACTTGCATAATTGAATAATGACCACAACGTGCATATGTACTGATATATGGATATATGATTTTATTCTTATATTGTATATTTCCAAGACTGGATGCAAGAATTTCCTCGCCATATGTGAATTCAATTGGAACCTGTTTCCAAATCTCTTTTATCTCATTAATCTCCGTCATTTTATGTAAATAAATATAGCAGATATTTTCCGTCAAATTTATTTATTACCGACTTTAGTTCATTATTTGATTTATTATAAGATATAAAACTTTTTGCAAAAATGAGATAAAAGCAATATGAAACGCGCGACTAGTTTGAGTAGGCAAGTCCACCCATACCAGACATCACGCGCAGTACGTTGTAGTTCGTGGCGTACACGCGCACCGTGGAGCTGGTGTTCAGGCCAACGGAGTTGTTGGACAGCGTCAGCAGCAGGGTCGTGTTATCAATGCGGGAAAGATTGCACGTGCCGCTGGGCTGGTGCTGCTCAGGCTGCAGGGCGAAAGAGTACACGTTCACACCAACGGCGGGGATGTTGGTGTGGTGCTGGTAGGGCTGGACCAGGTTAAAGTAGGCACCCTCACGCACCTGGAACCGATCGTGGCCGTTCAGCTGTAGCAGGGCCGTGATGACAGGGTTCTTGCCCGCCATGCCCTCTACGCGGGTCACGGAGTAGCCAGACTCCAGCACGGCGCGGTCCCACCAGTCAGAGTAGTTGAAGGGCTGCTGGCCATAGTAGGGGTTGATGACGGCGTCATCGCAAGACACGAACGAGTCGCGCTGTACCACCCAGATGAGCTCTTTGCAAGGGTGGTTGAAGTTCAGCTTCAGCTTGTTGGAGCTGGACGTCACGGACTCACCGCCCGTGAACTGCAGTACGTCAATCAGGTACTCGTGGGAGACCTGGGCGAACTTGCGGCGCTCGTCCGTGTCCAGGTAGATGTAGTCCACGTACAGAGACGCGGCGGCCAGGCCCGTCTGCGCGACGCGGTTGCGCACGGCGTGGGGGTCAGACGAGTTGGAGTAGTCCCAGCACAGGTTGTTCAGGGCGTTGAACTCCAGGTTGATGCGCACCTCGTGGTACTGCAGGGCGATCAGGGGCAGGGCTAGGCCAGGGTTGCGGCAGAACCAGAACTGCAGGGGCACGTACAGGGTGTACATGGGCGCGCAGCTGCCTACACGCTCAGAGGCGTTGGGCTGGCCGGCGTAGCAGTCGTTGTCGCAAGGCACACCACCCTGAACGATCAGGTTGGTCAGCTCAGGCACGTTACCCACCATCTTGGCGTAACCGGCCTGCTTGCCAGGCTCCTGGGTGAGCTCGTTCCAGATGTGGAGCCAGTCACCATAGTGCTTGTCAATGCGCTGGCCACCGATCTCGAGCTCGACGTAAGAGATCAGGTTGTGGCCAACCCAGTTGAGCCAGCGGAACATAGCGCCAGAGCCATCGGTGACCTGGAGCTGTACCTGGGGCAGAGTGGCCTGCAGGTAGATGCGGTGGATCAGATCACCGTTGCGCTGGATCGTGCACGTCACCTTCTTGCCGAAGTTGGGGGCGCCGTTGAAGGGGTTCTCGATGGACTCCATCGCGAAGTTCGTGTGGCGACGGTATACTACCTTGAAGAATGTAATCTGAGGGTTGCCAGTCAGGTAAACGTCCTGGGCGCCGTAAGCGACGAGCTGCATAAGACCACCACCTGTCATTGTATATCCTGTGTTCACAAAAAAATTTTGGCAGAACGCAAAAGGAGTTTTTTAAAATACATAGAAACTATTTAAACCTGGCTCAGTTGTATTGTTAAATACATTTGGATGGGCGAGAATGTCTTTTTTAAAGTAAAAAGTGCAAAACAGAATAATCCGGAGACACGATCCACTTTGGATGCAATTCATAGCCAACGGATAGGTGAACTGCAGGCCGAGCGTGAGCGAATTCCAGAATTTAAGCAACAAATTGCAGTACTTGAGGAGCAACTTTCGCAAACTTCTAATGTAACTGAGCTTTGGCGGATCGAGCAGAAAATAGAGGCGCTGAAAAGAAAACTTGGTCAACTGGAAAATAACGATGAAATTATGGATTATTACTTGCGAACTGGTGGTATTCTGTTTGACTACTATGATGTCCAGGAGCAAATTCAACAGGGACGTGCAGTGGAGACTGGGCGGTCTCGTGTAAAACCTGGTAGCATTCTCGCAATTTTGGATAATTTTGCGCGTCAAGAGGACGTGTCTGGAGAGGCACATGCTGTAGGAGGGGCAGGGGCAGGAGCAGAGACAGCGACAGCGACTGCGACAGCAACAGCACCAGCACCAGCACCACGCACCCTACAACGCAATGATTTGCTCAACAAATATCTTGCAAGTGAAAACCCATCTATGATTTATCAGGATGAAGTTATAACCGAAGATGAATGGACCTACTGTGATTGCTGTGGCGCAGAAATGACAATTTGTATGAACGAGGCGGTACTGACGTGCCCAGATTGCGGAAATCAGGAGCAGATTCTGATTGATTCTGACAAACCATCCTACAAGGATCCGCCACGTGAGGTTGCGTATTATGCTTACAAGAAAATCAACCATTTCAATGAATGGCTTGCACAGTTTCAGGCAAAAGAGAGCACCGATATTCCACAGGAGGTGTATGACCAGATTCTCGTCCAACTCAAGAAAGAACGGGTTACAAATATTGCCGCACTCAAACCGTCCAAGTTGCGCGAGATTCTGCGCAGTATGGGTAAATCAAAATATTATGAACATATTCCTCATATTATCAATCGTCTCAATGGCCAGAATGCGCCGTTTATGAGTCGCGAAGATGAGGAGCGGTTGCGCCATATGTTCCGCGAGATTCAGCCAGCATTCAAGCGCCATATGCCAAAGGGTCGTCGCAATTTCCTGTCATATGCATATGTTCTGTATAAATTTTGCGAATTGCTGGAAATGGACGAATTCCTACCCTGTTTCTCGCGCCTCAAAAATCGCGAAAAACTTATTATGCAAGATAGGACTTGGAAACTCATATGTAATGAAATGAACTGGGGATTCATAAAGTCGGTCTGATACAACAGCGCACTGTAACACGTGCCTAAACCTCAGCCTAAACCTCAAAACATCACTTTATGTATAGTTTTATAATGAACACTATACATACAGTAAATTTTATTCCAATTATCTGTCCACAGCGCCAATTTCGCGATAAAACAGGTACGCCCAACGCATACGTAGACACAAATCCATCCCTATACGTGGATAGTTCTGGCAATACAACGGTTCTTGTACGTCAAGTGAATTATCGCAAATTCAAAGACAGATCGTTTTTCGTGGGTGAAAACCAGTCACGTTCAGAGTATTATGCATTCTATGGCACATATACCGATGGAAAATTTTCAATGCAAACACATATGCCCGTGAGTAGCGAGACTGCGCTACAGCGTCATCCTACGTATTGGTATGGTCCAGAGGATATTCGGTTTATTGATGGCGAAACAATTCTTGCAACGTATCCTGAGCTCGGTCCAGGTGGAAATCCACGCATTGTTGTCGGCAACTGCGCAGAGCAGGGCAAACTCCGTTTTACGCAATTGCTAGACGGCCAGCAGGTTGAGAAAAACTGGATGCCATTTACATATATGAATACTACATTCGTAATTTACAGTGTATCTCCACTCTGTGTTCGCCCTTTGCGCACAAATGAAATGATCACAATTCACCCTCTACCAGATCTTGCAGGATATCACGGAAGCACAAACGGAATTCCATTCGGTCGCGGATTCCTTTTTTTGATTCACAAATATGATACGAAAACCGAACATCGCTGGCTATACCTGCAACTACATGACCACGCCGTTGCGTATTCTGAACCATTTACATTCTTTGAACACAGTTATATCGAGTTTCCTTGCTCACTGGTTGAACTACCCGATAAAAAACTAGCAATTTCTCTCGGTGTCAATGATTGTATGGCATATATTACAGTTGTGGAACAGAGTGTTGTAGAGCTGTGTGAATTAGTGCAACCTAGTCTGTAGATCTAGGATCCAGATGACCCAAATCCACCTGCACCACGCGCAGTGTCAGAGAGAGAGTCAACAATACGTACTTCACGAATCCAACCCATGTCTGGAGCCAGGATTTGGAAGAGTCGCTCGCCCTGTGCAACTTTTCCCCACGTTGGGAAATTTGCACAGAATTCATCACCCTTCGGATGAATGGCGAGCATTCGTGGGTCAAAGGAATGATGTAGGAAGACTGGGGCTTTCAGTTCACCACGATACGTCTTATCAATCACGCCCATACTGTTCGCCATTGCGAGCCCCTTTTTAAAGATAGACGAGCGTGGTGAGAGCCAATAATGGACGTCTGCTTCCTCTCCCGTTTCATTATTCACACGGATCATTCGCGCCTGAATTCCAAGAGGGAGCAGAACAGGTGCGCCCGTGGATGCGAGAGAGTCCGCAGAAGTGAAATCGGTAGCCTCTGCACAGTAGCAGTCATACCCTGCATTGTCATCAGGGCGATCTACAATTTGCGTGTAGCCGATGCTGGAATTAAGTACAACGAGTTCAAGGCGATAATACATCATTTCTCTGGCTCGGCAGAGAAGCACGCACAGTGCGTCAAATTTTACACAACCCTGGTAGAGCAGGGGCAAATGTCCGCACTATTTAATGATAATCCCAGCGGAAAAAAGCCACGTCTTCGTCTCGGATACGGAACAGCACGTAAGGCACGCAATTCCGTGCGTCTCTTACGTAAACAGCCGAGAGCCTATCAAATGCAGACAGGGCATACACTTTATTTCAGAGCAAAATATCACGCACATCAGACGCAGGGAATGCGAAATGCGATGAAAGTCTATGGCAAGTATCTGAAAACACTAAAGCAGAGGAAACCAAGAGCCATTTAAGCACCAAATGTCTGTAATATACCAAGTGATCCTGTGATGAGTCCTGCTCCAATGAGAGATGTCATCTTAGGAATTTCATTGGAAAATATCATACCCCAACCATATCCTGCAACGACACCAATAAATGTCAGAATACTAAATATTGCGGTGGGAAGAAGAGGAATACTGAAGAAACGCAGACTATATCCTATGAATCCGACCAGAATATTGAATCCGAGAAGTTTCGCCCACGATGTGCCTGGGATGGCAAGTTCACTAAATCGCCCAGTTGTTCCAATCCACGCAAGAAGTGCGAGTAATGCTCCAGGGTACAGGCGGGACATAGAGAGCCATGGACTGTGTCCCTGACGTGGCACTTTTGCAACGAGGAAGATGAGTGTTTCTGTGAGAGCAGATATGAGCGCCATTGCAACACCCCAGCCAACTCCTTTGAACTGCGTATCTGATTTCATAGCAGGCTCTTCAACTTCCGAGTCACGTGTGGACTGTGCAATGAGAAGAACACCTGCAAATGCGACAAGCATCAGAGGTAGCATCCACCACGAAATTGTATCGCCGAGGAAGAGTGCGCCTGCGAGAATATTCATAAATGGAAATGTATAGAAAAGCGCGAGGGCAGATCCTGCAGGAAGCAGGGCATATGATATATAACTTGATGCGATATGCACAATATTCATCAGACCAAGTGCAATTGATGAGCCTGCTGATGACACTGAACCCCATGTTTCCTCACGTTCATCGGGAGAGGCGAGTGCTAAACTGAGTGTTCCATATGTACCGAGACGGGCAAGTAATTGAGAGGTGAGAGTGGAAGGCACCTCTTTTATCAGAATAGGGTGTAATGCAAGTGCAATCTCGGCAAGAATGGTTGTTATAATTGCAAAATTAGAGTGCATATTTGCGCTCTCTTCTTATTGTAGACGTGGATAAGTGCGAGTCCTCAAGTAAAGAATAATGTGAATTCCTCGGATTGAGTACATTAAATATGTGGTAAATACATTTCGTATTTATATAAATTAAAACATTTAGAAAGAAAGTAAGAATATATGTATGTGCACCTATATTCTTGTGAGTACGCTTCAGGTGCATTGAAGAACAAAACAATAGCCAACACGTTACGTGTTAACTACTGATTTATGCGGGCCAGCCAACCAGCTTGGCGCCCAGGGCGAAGCTGGCACCCTGACGGGACGTCACACCCATGCTGGGGCTGACGGCGTCCAGGATCGCGAATACGACGGCGGCGAGCACGGCCAGGGTGGCAACCTCATCCAGAGGCAGGGCCTTGCGGGGGATCAGCACGGCCGCGGCGGCCACTACTAGACCCTCAATCAGGTACTTAATCACGCGGTTGATAATCTCAGCTACTCCGTAGTCCATTGTATATTAACTTATGCGAAAAAAAACTCACCTCGGAGATGGACGGGAGTCTCTTTCACTCTATCCGTACAATCTGGACACGCCCCCAAAAATCCCTACCGTGCGATTTGCTCGCACATCTTTGCAATCATTCGGCATATGACCAACATAGTACAGTAAATCAATCTAAAGAGGATGCTGTATGAACCGGGAGACACAATGAGTGAATCAAAAGATGACCGCCTGTTCGAAGACTATCTGGACGAGGACCCTGAGCTTGCTGGCCAGAAGTATGCGCTACTGAGCTTCATTTCCCCCGAAAATGTGCTACAGCGCAAGGACCAGTTCTTCTTCGAGCGCTTTCTGCAAAACTATGAACTAAACTGGAAGGTGAAGAACCTGGAGCAGTTCCTGGCGAAGACGGTAACGGATATTAATGCGAAGCTGGTCGAGCACTCTGACAGGTTTGAGCGTGCGGGCCAAGTTGAGGTTGCGGAGACGTGCCGTACTTCGCAGATTCATATTGATAGCATTATGGCGCAATATCAGTCCTACGTTGCGAAGAATCAGCGTGATATTAACACGAGTCGTATTGCCGAGGAGTTCAAGGATTTTATGTTCCGTGAGCAGACCCGTCTAGAGGATGAGTTCCACAGTACGAATGGGTTCCGCACGACGGTACGTGGTCTGAAAGTACGCGGTGTAGTACGTGATGAGCGTGAGGCCCAGGCGCGCGTGAAGAAGCTACAGGCGAGCGACAAGATTCATAATATCTTTATGGCGGAGGTTGGTAAATGGACTCCTTGGGACCCAGCGCCCAGCAGTGTAGCGGATCAGGAGTATGCGCAGGAGGAGCTGAACACGCTGATGAAGAAGTACAAAGAGAATGAGCAGACGCGTGAGCAGTTCTTTGAGGAACAGCGCAAATCGAAGAAGCCTATTGGTGGCGCGGGTGCAGCGAGTGCTGGTGTAGTGGCAAATAAGGTTATTGAGGTTCTGCCCGCCGATGCTTCGGGCAATGAGGTTGTTCCTGAGTCTGCGCCAGCCCCTGTTGTAACTTCTGTGCCTGCATCTGCTGATCATAGCAGTCTGTTTGATGCACCGGGTGACCTGGCCCTACAGCGTCGTCTAGAGCGTCAGAATACGGATGCGTAAACTATGGCAAAGACATAGGTAGTTATTAATAAATTTACTCAATATGATAATTCATCATTATTATATTGATTAGTATACATTGCACACGCGCTTACGAGAAGTAACCACTGATCTGTTCCGTGCTCGGAGCAGTTATCCGCTGGCACGACTGCGTCGTTCCATCGCAGAACTCGCCCTCAGGGCAAGGTACGCCACTGCTATTGGGAGAACGGCAGATGTAATTCGTGTTAGCATCAGGTACATAGCGCGTATCCATACGACCATCCGATGTAGCGGAGACACTGATATCACCTTCATTCTCAAATCCAGACACAGAGCGCACTAGGAGGCTAATTGCCCACGGAAGTAGAGCAACCGCCGCCACCAGTAAAACTAGCATTGTTACAAATCCCATCTGAGCTACTTTGCGGGCCATATCTACGAAGCCCGTAGATTTTCAAACAGCGCGCGAGGCTTGATAAATTATATGACAATACCACACGTCCCTGTCACATTCGCAGTTGGATTTGGAACGGGATAGGGATATCTTTCGGGACGTAAAGGTAAATCGGAGAGCGCAGGGAGTTTTGGCGCTACATCCGATTTGCAATATCCATTCAGACAGCGGAGACCCGCTGGGCATACACCGCGCCCAGGTCCACAGCCACCTGCATCTATAAACGACTCATTCGCCCACGGGGATTTCATAGTATATACATACAGCGACATACCTATCACAAGAATACCAAGAAATATTGCCATCATTGTGCGAATAGGAATCATAGTAGAAATCTCTAATTAAGGCGTTGACATTATGCCTTGCGGACAGTAATAGATGGTCCTTTCAGACGGCGTATGGAAGACGGGTCATAATCATTCACCGCTGCCTCATCACGATCACGGTAATGCATCGCAGAATGGTTCCAGAATTCGGGTGCACCAATTCGGAAATCACCGTGTATTTCAGCCTTGTACCAGAAAATCAGATCTTCCATCTTATTACTCGAACTGTTGTTATTAATCACCAGACATTCATAATTCTGTGTGCATTGGTCCATAATTTGGCAGAAAAATTCAAACGATGGAAACGCCGCGCCATAGTTATCAAAAATGCGTTTGCGATTACTCAGATACGGTTCGCGCAAAATAAATACATAATCTACGTTTGTACGCAGAGCTGGTTTGATACCGAGTGGATACTGCATCGTGATTAGGAAGAATACTTTTAACCAACGCCCGTTCATAAATAGATAACTAATATTTTTGTCATATGTCCAACTGTCGTCGTACATACAATCGTCAAGAATGAGAAAACTGCGAGGATCATATCTCGATGCAATATTACGCTCCTGATCCTGCATAATTTTACTCATAATCAGTTTCTGGCGTTTCACAAAATTGGCGAGAATCATAGGGTTGAACTCGCCGTGAATGAAAAGTGGTGGAATGATTTTTTTGAAAAAACCATTTGACTCCTCTGTGCCCGAAATCACAGTACCGAGAGGCATATCCTTGTGATGAAACAAAAGGTCACGCACAAGTGTACTTTTACCCGTACGACGACGTCCTATAAATACACACACGGCATCTTGTGGTATACTGCGCATATCAAATTTCCGGAGATTAACACTCATTGATCCACCTCCTCCACCACCTGAAGCCATTGTTCTATGTGGTAGATTCAATTATTAATTCTACTGAACGCACGCGGTCTCATCCCTGCCTGATGCGAATTATACATCAATCTATTTGTCTCCGATGCTTGGAGAATGAAACGGGTTGTTTCAGACATTGTGAATGCCGTATGTAAGCCACGTGATATTACAGATGATGAACGTACTGTATTTTCACAGTATACACATCTACAGCGGTATCACCCAGGTCTTGATAAATTTCCGTCAAAACGGTCAGACGAGTCGCATGACCGTGACGACGCATTCCCTCTCCGTTATTCACTGACCCGCTGGAACAGACAGCCTGGTAACGAATCACCCAATCATTACCAATGTGAACGTTCCGATATTCTACACAAAGATGCATCTGGAGAACAGGTAAATGTATTTGTGAAAATCATTCATCTACTTGACCCTATTTCGATGCTACGTGAAGAGTATATGACGCCCGCCCATCCTCTTCTACCACAGGGTGAGCGTGCCTGGCGCACAACTCTACAGAAACTTCACAGTCCCAATAACCAGGCCTATGTTGACACAATTGCAAATCATATTCTCAGTCGATTCCGTGAACTGGACATGACTCCGCATTGCACTCTCTCCTATGGTTCCTTAACTGGAATTGCAGAAATGTACAAGTTCAGAATATCCGATGATTTTTCAAGTTATCGCCAGTGCAGATGGTTCTGGCGTGGAATGAAACGTCACGGTGCAAAACTCAATGTACTGAAGGATAATGAGAATATTACAGATTCAGAGGAATATGCTCAGTATTTTACATCTCCATTTCCCGTGGATGATGGCTCGTCTGTTACAGAGCTATCGTCTGAGGAATTACAGAATATGAATGATATTGAAGACGGCGCGCAGTCTATTCATTCATTTACATTTGACGAAGATGCTATGCCAACTCTTCTCTCATCTGAGTCAAATCCGTCTATGTTTAATGGCTCTAATTCGGACACTGCACCAGGCAGTGATTCTGATATGCCACCTCCATCTATTGGTCGCCCATTAGAAAGCAGTGAGGAAGAGGACAGTGACAACAGCGGTGACAGCGATAGTAATAGTGACAGTGATAGTGATAGTGACAGTGAAGAGTCAGAGGAATCATTCACTGTGAATCTGGAAATTCCAAATATGCCTGTCATTCTAGTCTACCAAGAATGTCACGAAGGCACGATGGATATGTTACTGGAGATGGATGAAATTAGCGGATTCAAACGTGGTTCAAAGATTTGGGAAAAAGTCTGGCTCGCGTGGTCGTGGCAAGTTGTCGCAGTTCTTGGATTCTTACAAAAATCCATTTGCTTTACACACAATGATCTGCACACAAATAACGTGCTATGGCGTACAACGACAGAGGAATTTCTGTATTACAGGGCACGTGATGGAACGACGTGGCGGATTCCCACGTATGGTAAAATCTTCAGTCTGATTGATTTTGGGCGCGCCATTTTCCGTATCGGCAAGCAACTCTGGATTTCCGATGACCATTGGCCAGACAATGATGCAGGTGGTCAATACAATTTTGGACCCATTCGTAATATTTATCAGGCGAAAGTTACGCCAAATCCATCCTTTGATTTATGCCGTCTAGCTGTCAGTATGCTCGATGGTCTATTTGAGGATATACCTGACAAACGGAAAGGCAAGATTGTTCCTGCACTCTCCCGCGACGGTTCATGGGTTGTTCACGAAACGAAATCAGATCTATTTAATCTGCTCTATTCCTGGACAATCGATGATTCTGGTAAAACAATTTATGAGACGCGCCACGGAGAGGAAAGATATCCTGGATTTGAACTCTATATTCGGATTGCCCGCGATATTCATAAGGCTATTCCACGCGAACAGTTTACGCGCCCGCCATTTGATATATTCCGTTTCAATGGAAAAGTTCCTGCGAAAAAAACAGTGTATTCTATTGGGTGCTGAAATTGATATGATAGATACAATATTCAATTAAAAATAATATATCTTAAATATAATATTTTATAATTCTATTATTGCGTATAATTATACATATGCCAATAGCACATCATTTTCAATAAATCCATTCAAAGTTGCAAATTTATAATTAGGATTAATTGTTAGAATCTTGTTTTTTATCTCCTCTAAAAAATTAATATTACCATATCCATTTTCACCCCATGGATAGGACGTTTGTAATATTCTTACATCATCTACAAGAATTATATTGTCCTTTCTATCAAGTTCCTTTATAGAATCTAATTCTTCAAACAACGGACACCGTCTTTTAAATCCATGAATATTATTATTATCTACATGGGCATCCAAAAAGAACATTGTTTTATCTTTAAATGCACCATTGTATAAATGCTGTCTCATATTTGTACTATCATCCAGAAGAAGTTTATATCTTCCTGATACGATTTCATCATGAAATATCCCTCGTCCTAATGCAACCCATTCTTCGCGAATTTCAATACAAAATACATATTTAAATCCACATGTTAGTGCTTTTTTACTTGATACATTATCTCTTGGATCCCATAGACCTGTTTCAAAATAATTAACACAATTATGATCTACTCGTAACTGTTCCAGATCAAAATTGATTGGCATTGTATAATAGATGTGTTATTATTTAGGTTTAGACTCCTTTATACATATACTCACCCCTTGAACCCCTTTTGAACCCCTTTTGAACCCCTTTTGAACCATTTTCAAATAACTAAGGGACAACTTGAAATATAAATTTATTATAATCTTCTTTTCAAGTTATTTGAATAGACACTATTTTGCCCATCCCTGATTTGCGTACCATTTGCGTTTTCGTGTTTTCTGTTTTCTTGCATTTCGTCTTGATGATCGAATTTTTCTCATTCTATTCAATATTACTATATAATTATAATAATATTTAATATACTTTAGTATCTTATTTAGTATTTACTATCTTATCTGCGTAGAGGGCCAACCTGCAGATCCCATCCACCACTTGCTATAGACGGAGTTGGCAGTGAAATAGAGGGGATATCGGAACTGCTGATAGGAAACGTGGGGAAATAGTCTGGTACGAGTGCGCCAAGTAGTGCAATTACAATACCACCGCTAATGAAATCCTGTGCAAATGCAGTTGTTGCATGATTACGATCATTGTACTTGGCAGCGATAAAGCTGAGTAGCATGAAAACGAAACCACCGACGAACGTCCAAGGTAGCCAGGTGGGGAGTGCCATCATTGAGATATAGAGGGAGAAAAACGCGCAGCATTTAAACGAGAACTTCATATTCATCAGGCGCAGATCCCACAGTGTCTCCAAAAGAGTCTCCGCCCTTTTGTTTTCCAGCGCCCTCCAGATCCTCAATGTCATCGCCACCCAGTGGCTCGCCTGCGCCATCTAAGATTTCCAGACCGGATGCATCCTCATCGTCATCGTCATCATCGGCATAGGGAAGACCATCCTCAAGTGTTCCCTCAATCAGGTCAGAATGTTCGGGATGTTCTGAGTCAAACATTGCATCCAGACCTGTGAATGTCACATTTGCATGGTCATCGATACGAATCACTTGTGCAGTTTCCTCCGCTGGATGAACTAGTTCATTTACGGGCGCAGGTGCTTGCTCAGGTGTAGGCTCTGGCTTAGACACTGGCTCAGGGGCTGGCTCTGGAGTAGGCGTAGGTTCAGGCTCTGGTTCAGGCGCAGAGGCAGGTTTCGTCTCCTCCTCATCACTATCCGAAGAATCAGAATCCTCCGTAGATACAAAATCACGAAGAATAGATTTCACTGGAACAAGAGCACGAATTGCCTGTATTACACCTTCCTGTAGGAGTCCTTCCACAGACCGATAATTCTGCTGTTTTTCCATACTGTTCACATCCTCGCGGAACAGATACGTGGAACCCCAGAGAAGTTTGCTCGTCTCACAGAGAACTTTGAACAGGAAATGCTCGACTTTCGGGACAGTGATTTGCACCTTCTTATGTTTTGACGATACACGAATCGCGGTCAGAACTTTCGTATGTGCAATGAATACAGCTGTGAGCAGATCCTCAAGATAATCACACCCACACGCTGTCTGTAGGTGACTAATCTCATTATTGACCTTCTCCATATTCCATTCAGGAATATCCGTCAGAAATGTCTGAAACTGCCAGAGTAGGCGTCTCGGTTCAGACTGGGTCTGCTCACGTGCCCTCTCAAGAAGTGCCAGGAAGAATTGGAAATAGGCAGGAACTACAAATGCGCACAGCTGTTTGGTATACTCAGTTCTCGCGTCGGAATACACAGATACAATGGCATCGCTCATGTTGCCTGAATTCTAATCTCGGTTAGTATTCATAGATTGGCATTTCAGACACGGTAGTGTGAGACTTAGTGAAGTGCATATCCTGCGAACGCCCAAAGCGATCCTGACTTCTCCAAACAGTCGCCATACTCTGTCAGTAGTTTTGTATCACCCTTTGCCAATAATGATTTAATTAGATGTTCAGGATTGAAACCTTGTGTCATATATTCAATAAGTGAACCTGCATCTGCCGTACGACATGCTTCACGTTCATTACGACGATGCTCCATCATATGACGCCACATTTCTGGCATATGCAATTGTACATCAACACAATGTTGTATACGACGATACGAATGCTCGTGTGACATAAGATATTCGTGCATCTCATCAATATTTAGTCCATTTACATCACGGATAGATGCAACAAGTTCATCCCAGGTCGGCGCATATTTACGATGGACTGTGCATCGTGAACGAATCGGTTCTTGAAGACGGCTTGAGTCACGACATTCCAGAATAAACTGTACCTGTGGTGCGTGTGTTTCCAAAATACGACGAAGAAATGCCTGCGCCTCTGGAGTCAAATCATCTGCACCCTCTAGCCACAGAATAGCAGGTTCTGTCCTGCGCCCCCAAATGTGTAGACGTTGGCGACCATCTCGCAGTGTGCGATCTTTGCGACAGGGACAGACAAACAGCTGGCGACCGAGACGGTTTGCATATTCCTGAATCCATCGACTTTTTCCACATCCTGCTGGACCTGTCACAATCAACGCAGACATATGTGTATTTTCAGATTCTTCCAATGAGTTACTCATACTTATTGGAAATACCTGTTATGGTAGTTTAGACTGTTTATATGCTATAGGGAGTTAGATAATATAATTTACATTTCCATTCGAATTCATTTCATTCACAGTTGTTACATGACGCGGAGACTGAACATAATAGATTGTAAACGATGATTCAGATTCCATCAAAATATAGGGGCGAGTAACAGACCAAGACACGCGCGCATACATTTCAGCCCAGTCCACTGTATTCACATCCCTCTGGAGCATATCTGCAATAATTTGTTTTTCAAATGTATAAGATAACTTTCCAGCCCTTCCATTCACAATACTTAGAATATAATTGTCAACATTGTTCATTTTACTAGATTAGTATTTACGCGCGAGCCTTTACGCTCTGTCTCGCCAGCATCTCCTCATATTCCTGCAGAACACGATCATCCTGTGCGGCATTGACGTGCAGACTTTGCATCAGAGGGTTGTTCACTGTTGCGGAAATCATTTCATTCTGATTGCGCTGACGGCTGACATCCAGTTTCAGAGGGACACGGTACTCCATGCGTCCAATATCTCCCACACCAGGAGTGATACCGCCGCCACCCAGAGGGCGATTCACACTCAGCGCACGGTCATTAATGACATCCGTGTCCAGTTTCTTCGACGCCTGTTTGCCAGGGTCGCCCGTGAAGACCGCGACGGAACCAGAGCCAGCAATTGGTCTACGTCCCTGTGCAATAACCTCCTTATTCGGATTCGTGCGCATATTGTACGCGAATGTCGGATCCATATTATCCTGCGAGGCTGCCATCGAGGGACCATACCATCCAGGCTGGGCAGAGAGCTGTTGTTTCTGTGTCGGGCGTGCAATATCATCAGGATCATATACTTTGAGACGGGTTGGTGCAGACGCAGATGATGCAATACCAGGGCGATCCAGATAAATCGTAGTTTCTTTCACCGTCGTACGCGCAATATCCTGAGGGTCCCATACCGTTACAGCAGGTGCACCACCCTCATACCGCACAGGTGTGCCTGTGATACGAATTGCACCCACAGTCTCCGCACGACGCGTGGGGCGCGCAGAGTCCAGGAATGGCTGTGTCACCTGGCCCGTATCCGCAGGCGCCAAGTTCGTTGCAATCACACGCTCTGACGTTTCTGAGCGCTCATTTGGACGCATCTCAATCGAAGATTTACCATAATCTGCCGTTGTGCTACCCACAACTTTCGTGTAATAGTTCTCCATATTTGCATTACGATACCCTGCGCCACCATACTGTTGTGTCATTGGTGTGCGATACGAACCCGCTACGTAGCTCTGACCCGCCTCCTGCGCGGCGGCAATACCCTCGTATTCCACGGATGTTTCAGGGCGGACAGTGTGAGGCAGAACTTGAATAGGGCGTGTCGTCTCTTTAATCAGATCGCCAGTTGTTACGAAAAAGCGCTCGCCCGTTTCATCAATGTAGAAACGATCAGGGCGGTACTTGCGCACTTCGCCTGCATTGTCAGCGTGGGCCGTTACGAAATGCTGACCAGGTACAACAGGAGTATTAAATGTCTGCTTCGGGTTCGTAGCAACACGGAGTTCATCCGTGTCCTTGGGGCGCATAATCTCATTTACCTCCATCTGTTGGAATCCACCCTTGCCCATCAGGCCAAACTTCTCACCTACACCTGCACCTACACGAACAGGCTCAAAGGGACGCTCACCATTGCGTGCAATTGGCGCATCAACACGACTCTGGAAAAATTCAGTATTATCCTCCATACCGAATGGATTACCATAGGGGGCACGACTGGCCTCAAACATATTCTCAACCTCACGCTTCTTAATTTGCGTGGATCCACCGCCATTGTACATATCCAGACGTTGTTGATTCGCAGTTGGGGCAATATTCTGTTTCATGCGACCACCGAAGAAGGGTTGCATATTGTTATGCTTAAAATCGCCTGCAGCGATACGTTGACCTGATAGAGGGGATACTACATAGTTGCTATCCACATAGACGGGCTGTTCTTCAACATTATCGGAACGGAATTCTACCATTGGACGATTGGAATCAATGGGCTGTGGCTGTGCTTGCGGGTCCGGAGAGGCATAGGGGGCAAGTGGCGGTACCTGTGTCGCATATCCAAGAGGTTGGCCGTGTGGACCAGGGTTGGGTTCGCTGGGGTATGTTCTTCCATTTGGCGTCTGGTACATCATATCCAGTTCGGGACCAAACCCCACCACAGATGCGCCACGTGGAGCCATTGTTAGAGCATCCGTTGTTGGACCACGTTGGGCTGACGTGCCCTGTGAAACGAAACCCTCTGACTGAGGTTGCTGTTGCTGTTGCTGTTGCGGTGGCATTTGCTGTGTTTCCTGTTGGGATGAGAATCGCGTAACAAGATATCCTCCGATTCCTAAAATTCCTGCTACCAGAGCGGCTTCCATACTACATTGTAATAGGCATTAATTCCTGGATTATTCCCACCCCTGACTGTAGAATGGGCTATCAGGCATTTGACCAATATTCGCTTTTGCATTTTAGCATTGGAACACTTGCATATTTCTGGAGCATCCCCTTTTGGCTCGGTCTACTTGTTCACGTAGTGTTTGAATATATTGAAAATACAAACTATGGAGTCTATTTTATTAATAAATACATTATTGATACTGGTCTATTTAATTGGCCTGGAGGTAAATATATATCTGATGAGTTTGTGAATACAATGGCAGATAATACAATATTTGCCATCGGTTGGATTGTTGCGTACTGGTTAGATATAATAGGAACTGCGAGAGGGTGGTATGTTGTAAAGCCGAAGTAATCAGCAGGGGTGGCTACACCACCCCCGTACCCCCTCCTTGACCATTCTCATATAACTAAGGGACAAACTGAAATATGAAATTATATAAACCTACTTTTCAAGATAATCACATATAACTATTTTACCCATCCCTGATCGTATTCAGCCCGTGTAATCGGGTGCAACTGGGCGCTGACTCTGGCCCTGACCTGGAACATTCCAGCAAGAGGCAGATGTGTGTGTATTGTAGCGCTCCTTATCTTGAATGCGACTGGGTATGAAGAAATCAAATGGCGTCTCAAACGTTTCCTGAGGATTGTGGAAAAGTGGCTGCCAACGATTCCAGCCCGTTGCGCGAAGAGTGCAGGGTGGATCAACGAGACGTGCAAATGTCAGTGGTACAATCTGGTCAGGTGCATTCGCAACGCCGAGTTGATTCATTGTATTTGATTCAGGATTGTATAGCGCCTCGTCACACCGAATACGGGTGCCTAGACGACCAATGCCACGCAGGTCTGATTCCACATCCGTACGCCACTGACCACTTACCCAGGCACCTCCACTCTTTTGTAGACGGACGGTTGCATTTGCAGGAAATGTAGTAGGGCAGTTCATAGCCGGGGGATTTAGCATATAACGACTTGCATATGTTGCAATACGATTATCATCAACTTGATGGAAATCGTCATACCGATTCCGTGTAAATGCCTGTTGCTTAGTAGGACAGGACATACGCTCTCTCCTTTTCTATGCGTTAATACTTTGCAGGATTATCGCAAATTAGTTTATTACAATATCTTGGAAAGAGTATTATAATAAATTAATATTTCATATTGTCCCTTAGTTATGAATGAATAATTCAAATGGGGTATGGCCAACGGCACCTTCGGTATGGGGTGGGTACCACTCCATTTTAATACTTCTCAGGATTCGCACAAACCTCTGAGCGTAATGGAGTAGGAGCTGGCATACCAGGATATGCCCACATCTGATATGTCGGTAAATGCTGGGGGCGAATATCAATTGTCTGTTGTATCTTCACATTCTCGCGCACAATTGTATTCTGCGCAGGCTTCGGGGGCTGATATTGGCGCTGGGGGCAGAACGTATTCGGAATATTCTGGCCACGTAGATCCGATTCAAGATCAACCATATTACCTTTGATAAGACTCACTTCATTTCCGCCGACCAACCCAAGAATATGACGCTGAGGTGTAGGACTAATATATTGTGTCACTTGATAGCCATACGCCTGTTGATTCTCACGCTGTTCCCACGGATGTTCTACCACTGCCTCAAATGCTTCATTTAACGATGTCATTTGCATATCTCTATACTTAGACGAGCAATGTTATTGACGTATCGACAATCACAAGTCCCAGCCATCCCAGTAGACCAAAGCGATGATACGTTATAAATCCACTGATAGTATATGCGAGTCCCATCCATATGAGAAAGAGCAGAACATCACGTGTTAGTTTGCCTTTATCCAAATCTTTTTGAAGAATTGTTATAGCCTGTTTTTCTAAGAGAGGTGTTAGAAGGTGTGTTAGAATGCCAATTGTAATTGCAACTGTCGCCGTAATTAATACAACTGTTGAATAGGAGTGGCGTAGAATCTCTGTGCTGATATAGACGGATGATACGTGACCTGCTGCAAACAACATTCCAAGTGTTGAAAAATTCATTCTGTATCTGGCTATTCTGTAGACAGATACAATTGGATACGACTCTTCAAAATATGATTACAATTAGCAGTTAACGTCACGCAGGTACGAACGCGTCGGGATACCACCGTGAATCCAACCAGGTGCAGCAACCTCCTGTACTAGATTGCTGGGCTTCTGTACGTTTTCCTTCAGAATGGGGATCATAGGCGTGTACTGCTGGTCAAAGAACTGCTCGGTGACTGTACCGCACTCCTTGCCCATACGTACCTGCTCAGAGTGCTGTAGCAGACTCTCTACATCTGAATTACCACGACCGCCCGCCATATAAGGGACAGACAGGAAGGGGCGGGCCTGAGCGCGTGTCATACAGCGGTTGTTCTTGAAACCAGGCTGGTTGCGTAGAACGGAGTCAGCGTCAATTGCAGCATTGTTGTAACCGTAGCCCTCGCGCGCGTATACCAGTAGCTGGTCAACCGCCGTTGGGTTAACACCGGATGCTCTGGGTACAAGGTTTGTTGTCATATAACGACCAGGTCCAACCGACTGCGAATAATAAGACTGGAGACCACACTGGTCATCACGAGCATGTGTCATGCGATTAATGTTCCACGAGGCCATATCTTCTACAAGGATGGGTGTATAAAATTCTCTCACATTTAGTAGAAATGGCAAAACGCAATAGTGTTTCGCGAAAATTCTGTCGGTGTATCAAAAAAGTGCGCAAAACAATAAAAGTTCGGCCTGCCCTACGCCGTGGAAAGGAATCGGCAGCCATTGCAGTATGCGTGCGGTCTGTTCTCGGATCTCGTGGTAAAACTCTTCGGAAATTTACGTGCCGTGGTCGTCGTCCTCGCGTACTGACACAACCGCCATTACGTCAAAATGGCGGTGGATGTGCGTGTAATGGGATACAACCTCTAACCGTCTGAGTCGCTTGATTCATCTGCACCCTCTTCATCGCGAATCGTCCACGTATACTTCCCACATTTGCACCCAGGAGTGTTATCATAACATTTATCATTTTCACCAAGAATTTGGCAGATTAGATCATATACACATTTGCGGTAAAGAATCAGTGTGATATATACACCGCCAGGGTCATGACGGTATCGCATATTGAGTGTATCTTCCATTTCAACAAGCATATTTCCGTCCAATGGGTCTTTCTGTTTCCGTACACGAATCTCAACAACACCTTCGTGAATTGATTTTGCATATGCATACAATGACTCTACGCGCGTACGAATATGTGCAGACTCCGTCTCCGTGAGTGGAGCATCTTTTGCGTGACGAATGGCAGAGCGAGTCGCACGCAGTTTTTTCTTGAGTGAAGTCCGCTCTTCATCCAGTAGGCGCCGACGCTCGAGGAGTTCGTCGTGTGTTTCAATCAGTTTGTTCATTCTTTGTATGCTAAAAACCTATCACACAAAGAATAATTTCAAATTTACAGCGCTTTACTATTTACTATAAAATTGCAGATTATAGATCCTGATTTAGCCAAGTGACTGGGCTACCGTCTGTACCTGCCAGACAGGCGTCACGACCACCCTCCTTGCACGTCTTGCCAGGAATTTTGTAGAGCCAATTCTGATAACTCTCACGGTCATTCGGGATAGACGTGCTCGGCTGTGTCACGAACTGACGCTGACTCTGATTTCTGCCAAACACATCCGTCGGATCGCTGAACCACTGAACACGGAAGTAATCGTCAAATGTCTGTTTCACAGATGGCTCAGATACAGAAACTGCAGGAGCGCGTGTCGGATCATATTTGTACTCGTCCAGAAGGATGTTCATAAATGGATTGCGCGCAGAAGGCGGTGTGTAATCGGGCAGAGAAGGGCCAGAATACGACGCAACATTTACATTCGGCAGAGTTGCTTCAACGCCAAGAATCCGTGTAATAATTCCTGGATCAGCAACGGCCTTCGGATTCGTAAATCCTTCCAGACCATCACCGTGTCCTTCACGTCTCGCCTCATTTGCAATCATTCTGTCGCGGGTCACATACGATGATACAGATGGAGTAAGAGCAGTCTCTTCAATCGTAGTTACCACGCGAGGCTCACCCGTCATCTGTACACCCGTTGTCATCAGTACAACGAAACCAATAATACAGGCAAGGAATATACTTACAAAGAGTGACATTGAACCACAGAGCGGTACACCAATTAGACCGACAAGTACAGCAAGTAGAAGTAGCCGGATAGCAAAATTCCATACTTGATGTTTGCATTGCGGGTCATAACGCAGATGGAAATATTTAAATAATACGAAAGGATCGTCTAAGAAAGATGGCTCGCACTTACCCATCGTCGCACCTATTCTGTGGAGTGGGAAATTACCGTCTACGACCACCCCGTCCACCACGACCACCCCTTGCGCCAGCGCCACGTGATGCAGTAGATGAACCACCAGCCCCACCCGATGGAGCGTCGCCATCACCTCCCTCACCGCCGCCACCGCCACCCGTCGCAGCACCTTCAGCCGCCGCCTTGCGCGCCGCCAGTTTTGCACGTAGACGCTGTTGTACCATAGACAGACGGGCCGACCCTTCACGACCCGCAGACCGCGCAAAGTCCATATCCTCAAATCCAAACATACCCTTCAGCGATTCCATAACGCCGACAAATTCAGGATTATTAGAGAATTCGTGCATTAGCTCCTCCGCCTCGCGTGCAATCTCCTGTGGGCGAATCTGACCCGACTGCACCTTCTGCTGGAGACGATTGCCAATCTTCTTAATCGTCGCCTGAATCATTCCAGGATTGCGAGTGAATACTTGGACAAGCATATTCAGCGCCCGGGACGGCGAACGCTCACACTCTTCCATCATTTCTTGCGTTAGACCGAGATCCTCTGGGCGAATATCGCGAACAATCTCCTCTGCCAGTTTCGCAAGATGACCTTTCAGAAATTTCTGAGGAAGCTCAGGCATTTTGAATCCTGCATTGCCACTCCCATCCGTAGTCTCTCCTCCACCAAAAATGCTACTGAATTTGCCCATCAGACCCTCAAAATCAACACCACTTAGCTTTTCGCGCCACTGACCCATCATTCCGTCAATCCACGAGCGCATACCAGGATCAGATTCTGCAGGAGCCTCACCGCCAGCGCCACCCATCGGTGCGGTAGATGCGAATCCGTGCTCTAGAAAACAGCACATAGACAGAAGTTGCAGATACTCCCAAATAGCACCACGCGTGGCATCACTGAGTTGTGCCCAGACAGCATCATCAATTGTTAGACCAGGAAGAATCGTACCAGGGTTTGCGGAATGGTTGGCGGAGGGCTGTACGCCGACAACGCGAATCTCGCGCTGAAAGCGTGTTAGACGTTCATTAGGAGAGAGCGCAATCGCTGTGCGAATTTGGGCCTCGAAGTCAGGAAATACTTCAAGCAGATCACTAGTATATTCGTCATACTTATCTTGGAACACCGACGCTGGCACACCTGATACATCTGTAGCATCTGAGGACATGTCTGATTACTTACTCAAGGATATACTAATCCCTTAAATCTCTTAAACGCAGTGGAGGCGCCACAGCCAAGCTGTGTCTTACCCCACACCCCCTTTTTACGCAAAAATAAAGAAAATAATACTATTTTAATGTAAGAGTTCATAGGAATATAGCAACATCTCCAGGGGGTGTGGGGGCAAGACACAGCTTGGCTGTGGCGCCTCCACTCTATTCAATAACCATCGGTACACCCAGACCACCGCACCGCTCCGCAATTGCACGCATCCCATCCATACCAATATGTCCCGTCCCCATCGCCGCGTGACGATCAACACAGGAGCCACACGGTGCCGCCGAATCATTGTAATGAATCAGTTTCAGGAGATCCGTCTTCGCTGCCACTGCATCAATATATGCCATCGGCGAATGTCCGCACGCAAACACGTGGCACGTATCCAGACAGATGCGCAGACGGGGATCATTAAAGCTCTCCACAAACTCAATGAACTCCGTCACATCCTTCAGCATCTCTGAACCCTGACCCGCAGGCGTCTCCAGAAGTAGAGGACACGCAGGGGTCGCATACTTCAGTGCCTTTGTAATATTCTTTCGCATATTCTCCAGCGCATCCGCATAGACCTGCTTCGTTGACTTGCCCACGTGAACAACGACACCCTTGCATCCCGCAGCCGCACCATACGCGAGATTCTTCTTCAGCAACTTCGTGTTCCAATCGGTACTATCTTCAGCGCAATGTGCAAGATTAATGATATACTGGCTATGAATATAGATCTGTGCATTGTGCTTATGAATGAGTGATGATGCAGACGCCAAGTCAACAGGCGAGACGGTCAGCTTTGAGTTCTGAGGACCGCCAAGGAAGATTTGATATGGCTTTGCGTAATCGGTAATGGAATGAATCGTCTTTGCCAGCGTCTTCTGCTTAGAGATATGCATACCAATGTGAAACTCCTCGCGAATCATTGCCCCAATGAGAACATCCATTAGAGTATTCTTCTGTTGGCGCTTAGAGATAGTATTCATCATATCACGATATGCAGTACGATTCTTCCACTGGGCAAGATCATAATGCCATACAGTCTGTTGGAGAGGGAGTACGAGATAGATATCCGTCGCGCGCTCATCCAGAGCACCATAGGCAAAGACCTGGAAGAGGAAACTCTGCCAATTATCCTTGAGAAGACCCGTGAGTTTCATCTCAAAGATTTGCGTATCTGTACGCGCGTCTGGATGACCCTCTACTGCATCAAACTGGACTACCGTCTCACCCTGAAGAGTGCCACGAATGACAGCGTCCATCTTCGCCCGAGTTGCGATGATGCAATCGAGAAATGGCTGAGTAGTCTTGCTTACACGGACCTTCTGAATCGCCATGTCAGTCGTGGAGGGTGCATTCGTCAGCATTGAACAGATGAGTGCATCGAGCGTAATCTCATCAGGAGGAAGACGAAGCAAATCCTCGGCGATAAATCCGAGTGCTGGATACGCCTCGCCTGCTGGCAAATTGCTCAAGAGGGCGGACGGATAGCGAGCAGTCTCAACCTCAGGGAGAGCGATCGTCTTTGCAGGTGGCAGCAACTTCTTGAGAGATGCGCGAGTGATCGTGTCCATTGCGGACAGAATCTCACGAACACGGCGAGTAGAGTGCATTGTATGCTTGGATGCGTATAACTAGATATGCAGGTACGTGACATCATTGTCAGGGGAATTTATCAATTTTTTAGAATTGGGTAAAAATACTAAAAAATAGATAGTTTAATCTGGTTTGGATTTGTTTACTCGTAGCGCAGTGCAATTTGTAGAACACTGTTCAGAACATTGAGCTGTTTAGGTGAAGGATGTGCACGACCTGCCTCAATCTCGCGAATCGTGTTTGGAGGGAATGAACACATTGTATTCAGTCGTGCCTGGTCCCAACTCTTTGTAGACCGTGCAGATACAATTTGTTGACGTGACTCTGCGCTTAGACGCTTCACGTGAACACGGGGCATATCATCTCCATCAAGTTCACGTGCAATGCGGGCTTCATTTGTAATGGAGCGATGGGCGCTTGCTAATGCACCTGCGCCACCTACAGCAGGACGGCGAGTATTACGAACAGTGACGGTAGTCCAATCTTGATGATCCATTGTTATATGTGTCTGACGGCTGTGAAGAGGGTGAGAGGTGTGTCAATTTTTACGCACTACCACGCGCTTTTTCTGCGAGCACACAAAGAACGCGCAGGTATTTCCAAATCGCCTCCTGCGTGGAAGGCGTCAGTACATTCCAATGTTTATCAAAGATGGTGAGTGCAGCCATCATTTCATTGAATTGACCCATGATCTTCACGCGTGCAACACGCTGTACAGTCTCAATATCCTTGCGTTCAATCGCCTCGTGAAGATCCGTGTAGACATGCTCAACAAACAGGTCCAGAATTAGACGAGGATTGATTTTCTTCGCACCCTTAATCGCCTCCAGACCCATTTGTACATCGCGCTCCCCAGGAAGAACTTGGATAAGCTCCTCGAAGAAGTTGATGAGCTGGGTGTTAAATGCAGATAGGAATGACATCGCTACTTGTCTAAAAGTCTTCACGTAGCTTTAAATTATGTTGCGTGCAAACTCTCAAATTTTGGCTGCCGGCGCCACCTAAACGCTCCGACCTTAGTAGGAATCAGAACTACAATGGGCAGCCTAGTATCTAGTTATCTATATAATTACACTACCGACGCATCAGGAAACCAAGTGCCACCCGCGGTTGATGCATCTGGTAACGTAATTTCTCCCACGGATCCATCGGGAAATACATTACCTGTAGTTGACCCATCGGGTAATACAGATGTACCCGAGTGCAACGTTGTCTTTGAAACCAACACCTGTCGTATTGAAGATGCACCTGAGCCACTTGTTGTTCCTCTATCTGCACTTGTATCTGTGCCTGTACCTATGCCAACACCAGCCCCTGCATCCACTCCTACACCCGAACCCACAAATGCAATTGTCGGTTCTCTCACGTCTGTAGTAAGTGATTCATCGGCAACGCCACATGGTTCTCCTGCTGAACCCAGCAATATGCAGAAGGCGCGCAAACGCCCAAACAAGCGCCGCTGAGCCTATTGCCGAGCAACACGTTTCGGAATACCCGCATCGCGTTGTGCCATATATTGTTCCATCTGACTATCTAACATTTCCTCCTTCTTACTTCTCTTTCCCGAACTGTTTGTCATCTGGAAAGATGAACCCTCTTTCGTTCCTACACTGTTACTTCCCTGTAGGAAGGAAAATCCATAGAAATTACCAACCCCTGTTGAGCCACCATCTCCCTGTGCAGATGTATCTGTGTCTAACATTGAATACGAGTCTCCAAATGCACTTCCCATATCTGATACAAGGGGTTCTGGTTCCGCTGGGCCTGCACTACCGGCACCTCCCGCTGCACCCGCCCCGCCACCACCTTCCCGTCTCGCAGTTCCAGCTCCATCACGGAGTTGGCGCTCTTTCAGCCAATTGAAGACTTCTGCGTCAACGCGAGGCTCTGGCTCGCCTGAAATGACAAGTGTCGGAACCTTCTTTAGCCAACTTGGCAATTGTGGGCGTGTTGGAGATGGATCGGCGCAGACAAAGCGGAATTCACCCCGATAGGGCGTTTCAGAAAGCTCCGTAATGAATGCTTTTGACCAATCGCAACGGTTCGAATAAAAGCAGATGTGAACCGGTGCACGACTCATTGTACCTCTTGTCTGTATTCCGATGATTAGATGCCTTAATCTACGCGTGTGGGGATACACTCAATTTTAGAGTGAAACTAACCCAACCTAAAAATTGAGTGCGTCCAGCCCCGCAAAACAGCTTAATAGACACCTGCCTACTTTATAGAGTATCAGAGATGGAATTCCAAAATGTTCGTCAGATTGCCCCAACTACGTACACGTTTACCCTCGCTCCGACACACGTCACGTATGCAAATACCCTTCGTCGTCTAATGATGACTGGTGTAGAATCGGTTGCATTTCGTGCAGATATGACGACAACAGGTACAACTACTGATGTCACTATTCGCGAGAATACGACGCCAATGACAAATGAGATGCTTGCCCATCGTATCGGTCTACTTCCCATTGCAATCCCCGAACCAATGAAGTGGAATGCTGATCGATATGCATTCAGTCTCGCTGTAACGGGCGACCGTGATGGTCCTAAGGATGTCTTTGCAAGTGATATTGTGGTGACGGAGCGTATTCCAACGGAGGATGAGCCAGTTCGTGTACCCACGGAACGGTTCTTCCCTCCCAATCGTATTACTGGCGACACCTGTCTGATTGCAACGTTATATCCAGGTGATACGCAGAAACTGGAGTTCACTGCAAAGGCCACCATTGGCACTGGGCGTGAAAATGCGCGTTTCCAGCCAACCTCTCAATGCTCCTATGAGTATACTCGCGATTCAGATCCAGAGCGTCGTGAGGAGCTATTTGGAAAATGGCTCCTGGCTGCAAAGAAGGTGAGCCCAGATTCGCTAGACAAAGACTCTGACCAGTACAGGAATCTGCTCAGTGAATTTAATACGATGGAGGTTGCGCGCTGTTTTCTCCGCGACGATGCAGGTGAACCCTACAGCTTTGACTTCACGGTCGAGTCAGTCGGTCCTCTCAGCGTAGAGTATATTGTCAAGCGTGCGTGCGAAGTTGGTGAAGCGATGGTTGCGAAGTATGTTAATCTGCACACGGGCGATCTGCCTGAAGATGTCGTTGTGAGTCCATCCAATAGTCGTGTACTCGGATTTGATTTCATGATTCGTAGTCACGACCATACGCTAGGTAATCTACTACAGACGTACCTGGTGAATAATCATATGGAATCTGGGGGTGAGGACAAGACTCGTATTACCTATGCAGGCTATACGGTACCGCATCCTCTTCGTGATGAGATGCTTCTGCGCATTGGAGTCGAAGACGGTTCAGAGGGGACTGCGCGGAAAGCGTTCGCAGAGGCGTGCCGTGGATGTGCGAAAATCTTTAATCAGATGAAATCGGCGTGGACGCGTGCAACGGGACCTGCGGGTGGTGCGGGTGCAGGCGCAGCCCAAACTATGACAATTCGTCGTAAGACGCCAAAAGCAGGGGCGGGGGCTGGGGCAAGTGCCGCTACGGGTGCACCATCTGCCGTAAACGCACTTGCACAAACTGCGCAGCGTCTTGCTGCACAACCCTCTGCCGTCAATGCTCTGGCAGCTACCGCCCAACGTCTAGCAGAGGGGAAGGCAGACGAATAGACTGTCTGCAAAAAATACACAAGTAAAACAGAGGAACTATGGATTCCAGTCAATTAACACGGTACATGGCATCACATAATAGAACTGCATTTTATGAGCGTCAACAGCGCGGTGGTGAACAGGATCCTACTTCAATTCGTGAAGGTGGCAGGCCATTACTTTTGCGTGGACAGACCATTATTCCAGCAATCATACCGATTGTATTTGATGCCCCTGCATCAGTACCCGATACAGCAATCTCACATATACGAACTGTAATCACACAGGCCTGTAATCTTTTGTTACAATGGATTATCTCAACAGGAAAGGGTCCGACAGTCACTGCCCGTATCCTATATATCTGGGCAATGATTCCAGCAACTGCATGGAACTGGATCCAGTCAGGTGCAACTTCTATCGCAGGCACACATGACACATGGAATTGGGATACACGGAGCGCAAATGCTCTCTCTACACGCAATTCATTCATATGGCTAACACACGCTCTCGCCGACCTGATGGAAAATACGTTTACCGGTCTTAATGCATCCTCTCTGCGTACATACGAACAGGGTGTATTTGGCTGGTCATCCGCAGAACAGACTGCTGAAGTCTCCGCTGTTCGCGCACTTGCGGGCTGGTCAACCTATCAATCTGCATGGACAGTATGGCTAACTGCACGTAATGAAGATGGCTCGGATGATGCAATTAAAAATCAGCCAGCCGAAGCCCAAGTTCCAAATATCAATAGTGAGATTCAGACAGATTCTGCCACATTTCCAACTCTTCCCAATCCTGCAACATGGACACCGCTCAAAATCCCATCCAAGGCGCGCCAGAAATATGCAACATTCGGTTGGGGCAATGTTCGTTCCACGGGTATAACTACACCAATGGAAGAGGTTCTTGATACAGTTGCAAATGATACATACAAAACTGGCTCTGAACGTGATGCAGAAATTGATGATGTTATGAGACGTACAGGAACGCTCACTGACACACAGAGGGTGATCGCTGAATTTTGGGCAGGTGGTCCTAATACAGTGACCCCACCAGGAATGATGATGTGGATCTGGCAACAATTTATCGGTGCGCAGAATCCAAGTATTTCCAAGACGGTATTTTCCGGACTGGACTTAGCGATTCATCTCTTTGAAGGTTCACGTGTGACCTGGAGAAACAAGGCGCGTAAAAATCAGTCCAGACCGATTCAGGAAATTCGCATTCGGTATGCGGGCCAAACCCTGACATCGTGGGATGGCTCGACCGTCGATGGCGCACTTTGGACACCGTACCAAGAGGTTGATTTCGTCACGCCACCTTTTGCAGATTTCCCATCGGGTCATAGCCATTTCTCACAGGCATTTGCAAATACAATGAATGCCTGGTTTGGTCCATCTATACCTTCAACACGGGTCACAAAAACAACCTTGTCTATGCTCTCTCCTGCATTTGTAGGCGTTGCGTCACAGACAGGTACACTCGGTGAATATACATTCCCTGCTGGTAAGAGTCAGATTCAAATGGGAACTGTACCTGCATCCAATATCAATCTGTCCTGGTCAACATGGCAAGATATAGCGAATTCTGCAGGTATATCTCGTCTCTATGGTGGTATTCACTGTACTTCTGCCAATACCTCAAGTCAGGCCATAGCAAACGCATTACATACACAACTGGAGACTGTATGGGAATTCAGTCGCGCATAGCCCTATAAATTCTCCGTATCCATATAGAATATTAATCAAAATATGAATATTCTATATTTATTCAATATGTTTCTATCTGTATCTGCCCTCAGTTGTATATCTGATACCGGTTCCGCCACCGACTGGTGGTTCGCATCCAAAGAACCGAAAGGGACCAATTATTTATATGCCGATTCAACTCAGATTCAACTATCTCAATCTTCACACAACCTCAATGATACTGTGTCAGGTGCTCTTGCCAACACTCTGACCAACCTCTGGACAGATTCAGCCACACTCGGCTATGCAATTTTCAACGATGAGCCATTCAATGAACCAGTTTCATTTACGTGTGGGCATACAAAAGGTATTTGGGCGTGGGATACTAGCTCCAAAACTGGATTTATTCTCACACATTCCATTCCGATTTTTCCAGCAGGTCCATCGCAAGTTTCTGCATATCAGGCACTTTCATCCAATGCCTGGACATATGCACAAAATATGGCCTGTTTCAGTTTTGATATAGATACAATCTCCAAAATGGCGACAAATGCAAAACTGACAAGCGCCAATCTGTACGATGCGCGTGTCCCTTCCGAGACTCCGACAGAAATCGCAGAATTTGCAAACGGCTCGAAAATGGAAAATCCAATTTGCTCCCAGCTCACGATCCAGACTTTGGGCGGCCAGGGACTTTCTTATTTTGCGAAATCCGGAGAATGGGATGGTGAACTTTACGCGGGGTGTCTCGCTCCAGGTTTGGCAGCGGACGTCTTGGTGGAATCTTGGATTCGAGGAAGTGCAGAGGGACCATCGTGCAATGGTACGCAATCTGTGAATGATATTCAAGAACTGAATTTCGGTTCAGGTTTTGAATACAAGGAGTCAAGTGACCATAGTAAATGGGCTGTAACGGCAGACGGTTCAGTATTCTGTTCCGCAGATATCAATCGAATGACGACACAATATGCACGCGGTGGAGGCGCAATTTGTATGAAGAGTGCGCAGTTTGCGACGCAAATGAAAAATGCAATTACAGCACACGATCAGTGTTAACAGGCTCTGTCGCTGGTGCTACAGCATTTGCAGCCGCTTTCCCAATCAAGTACCCTGTAGAGAATGTAATATATGATAGAATCGGTGCACCGATACATGCAACGAGCAAACGACGACTAGGTTTCATAGTATTAGTATAGTATATGTCATTTGTTGATAATAATTTCAGTGCAAGCAGAGGTGTTGTTATGCGAAAAAACATTGAAAAGTCGAAGTCGGTAGTGTCCCGCCGTGATTTAGGTGTAAATCCATAGACCATTCCATAGAGGGTGCTCGCACCTGCAAGTAGGCTCATTTCATAATTACAATATGAAATGCTTTATGCTAGCTGTATTATTTGCTAACACCATCTGTTCCCTCCTCACTCCCAACGACTATATTTACACTTTTCTTGGAAGCTCTGCTTGTAAGCGCAATACCCTGATCCACAACAATTGTTGTCGCAGGTTTTTCGTCCAATAACACATTAACAGTCTGGACTTCCTCTACCTCTTCCTCCACTTCGCCATCCTCTGCCGTATCAAGAACAGGTTTCAGATCTACCCCTGACGCGTCTTGTAACATTTTCATAAGTTTTTCTTCCATATTGATATTTCCAACTTTTCGTTTGAGATGCGATTTGAGCTCCTCAGGAATCGGTAAATCATTAATCATATCTTTTGACGACTTCGCTGCTTTGATTAAATCTTTTGCCGAATCCGGTATCATTGATTCCGCATTCATCATTTTTGATTTGACAGAATCTGGGAGAGGTATATCTTTCAACGTATCTGCAATTTTGGAGCGATTTCTGATGGCCGTGGCTATGAGACTTTTTACACTTCCTCCACTACGAAAGTGTTTCACAACATACGCAATACCACCTCCTGCCACACCTGCAACGGCTACCGCGCCAAGAATTATCGATGTACTTCCGCCACCGCCTGATCCAGCACCGCCCGCAAGTGTTCCATTGTTTGGATCGTTTGTCGGATAGGCTGTCATAAAATACAGAGGGGTGCTGGACGGGCTGACATTCTGTGGACTTGTTGTTGGCCAGGCAGTCACCATAAACATGGGTGTTGTTGAAGGTGTTTGGGGAGCGGACGGCGTAGCAGTGGGGAAAAGCGTGACAAAATACATTGGTGTTGGAGTTGTGCTTGACAATACCATTTCATATACAAAATTATATCTACAAGCCGGCATTTCATTCGTAAATATGGCTTGCTCTTGAGAGGCCCATCTATATGACACGTACCCTCTACGCAGACTTGTACATCCAGTAGGGTCTCCACCCCTATATTCGCATATACAGTCTGATCCAAATTCATCGCAATTATAAAGTGTTCCAATTGACACATCTGGATTTCCCTTATATGAAAGATGAGACCAGTGACTAATTGTAAAATAGTCGGTTGTATCATTATAGTCTATGTACGACGTAATATTACTCATTCGTACACTCACCTCTTGACAAAATGTCTGTGTTAAGACATATGGCAACCAGGCCAATAAATATAAACAAAATAGGGCATCCATACTCTATTTTGTGTATAGCTGATTTGATTGATAATATTCTACTATTTATCTACGACGTGTTGCGCGACGCTTCTTTTGATTACGCCGTGTTTTACGACGAGCACCGCCCTTTTTAGGCAGCGTACGTTGTAGTCTCTTTACACAGAAATTAATTGCATTTTCAGTAGCAATACCAGTATTGTATTCTAATCCAAGTTGTTTAATACATTCCTGTCTGGGAGGCTCCATTTATCTAATAGTTAGGCATTTTTTTATTTGTATGCATTAATCCACCTCCTCCACTCGGGGCCCGCGTCCACCCGCACCACCAGACTCGGAATCACCCTTATCCTCACCACCCTCTGCCGTCGTCGGCCCACCTGCACCTTCGTACATACGCATAATAATCGGGCGCACCTTATCCTCAACCTCCTTCTGTTTCGCCTTTACAGTCTCCGTGTCCGCATTCTCATTCTGCTCCAGCCACTCCAGACCCTGGGTAATCTCATACTCCACATCATCGGCAGCCGGGCCCAGACGCGCCTTCACCTTGTCTTCACGCATCGTGTTACGAATATTGTACAGATAGGATTCCATCTCATTTCGCGCTTGTACACGATCCGCACGCTCCTTGTCCTCGGTAGCAAACTCCTCTGCCTCACGGACCAGACGCTCCACTTCCTCCGCGCTCAGACGCCCCTTATCATTCGTAATCGTAATCTTGTTCGTCTTATTCGTTGCCTTCTCCAGTGCCGATACATTCAGAATACCGTTTGCATCAATATCAAACGTAATCTCAATCTGGGGCACACCACGAGGCATCGGTGGAATACCCTCCAGCTGGAACTTGCCGAGAGAGTTGCAGTCGCGCGTGAACTGGCGCTCACCCTCGTATACTTGAATCGTCACACCTGCCTGATTATCGGCATACGTGCTGAACGTCTGCATCTTCTTCGTTGGGATGACCGTGTTCCGAGTGATGAGTGGTGTCATAATGCCACCTGCCGTCTCCAGACCGAGGGATAGTGGAGCAACATCCAGTAGAATGATATCGCTCGTTTTATCTTGAGTGCCCGTCTTGGACGTGAGAATGTGCGCCTGTACCGCAGCACCATATGCAACAGCCTCATCGGGATGCACGGAATCATTCAGACGCTTGCCATTGAAGAAGGTGGTAACCATATCACGAATCTTAGGAATCCGGCTACTACCACCGACCATCACAATCTCATCTACACGATCCTTCGCCGTCCGAGAGTCGCGGAGAACCTGCTCAATAGGCGTGATGCAGCGGCGGAAGAGCGCCTCACAGAGTGCCTCAAACTTGGCGCGAGTAATCGTAATCTGGAAATCAACCCCATCGTGAAGAGCATCAATCTCAACCTGAGCCTGGGTAGACGAAGAGAGAGTACGCTTCGCACGTTCACAGGCCGTGCGCAGGCGACGCATAGCACGTGCATTGGATGCGACATCGGCGCCCTTGTTCTTTTTAATAAATTCCTGCACACAGTAATTCACAAGGGCTGAGTCAAAATCTTCACCGCCTAGATGACCGTCGCCAGCCGTCGCCTTCACTTCAAACACACCGTCTTCAATCGTAATCAGCGAAATGTCGTGCGTACCACCACCGCAGTCAAAGACCAGAATCGTCTTCTCACCATCCGTCTTGCGGTCTAGACCATATGCCAGCGCAGCGGCGGTTGGCTCATTAATAATACGTAGGACGTTCAGACCCGCAATAATACCCGCATCTTTCGTCGCCTGACGCTGGCTATCATTGAAATACGCAGGAACAGTCACAACCGCATCACGCACCTCCTTGCCAAGATACGCCTCTGCCGTCTGTTTCATACGTTGCAGAACCATTGCAGAAATCTCCTCAGGCAGGAACTCTTTCTGTTCCCCACGATGCTCAACCTCAATTACTGGCTTCCCGCCACGACCCTCTTTCACAGTAAAGGGCCAGTGTGCTTTATCCGTCTGAACAATCTGATCATCAAAACGACGACCGATCAGACGCTTGGCATCAAATACAGTGTTACGGGGATTCGCTGCTGCCAGCGATTTTGCACCGTCCCCCACAATTCGCTCATCGCCATTAAAAGATACATAGGAAGGAGTCGTACGATTCCCTTGGTCGTTTGCAATAATTTCAACATGATCACCCGTCCAAACTCCGACACAAGAATACGTAGTACCAAGGTCAATACCGATTGCAGAGGCCATTTCACTGTATGTCTGTACGCAATTTGGCTTTAAATTCCTGCGCGTTTATAGTTGTTTCATAAATGCAATCTCCTTTTCCTGAGTTGTAATAATTTCATCTACAAATTCGCGAAGAGGCGTCCCCTTCTCGCGCAACCGTTTGCTCATATGAATCGCCATAGAATGATGCGGTATCATTCCTGTGACATACTGATGCGTTGTTATCATAAACTGTGTGCGAATTGCCCATAGACTGACTATAACCAGCGCAAGTCCAAACAGGCCTGGGCCGAAATGTGTATAGTAAATACCCATAAAGAAGAGCATCCACCCTGTCATTAAAAGAATCATATATGCGTCATTCAAACTAAACCGCATATCATCTAGGGAATCTGCCCATACATTCATAGTGGATAGGGCTCCAGCAAGAATCATTATGACAAACATTACAAAATAATGGTTACTGTGTATCATCTATATATTATCTATCTATTTTTTATGATTGGTATATATTTATACACTCCCAATCGCCGTTACTGGCATATACGCTGGCGCAGTTTCACGCCGATTCATAATGAAGAGGAGTTGCTGCCACGGTAGACCCATCGCATATTCCCATACATCCTTCTCGCGGATAAACTGACTCTTGCTTCGCAGAGTATACAGGTACTTGCCGTGAAGATGGAACAGGTGCGGGCGCCACATATGTTCCACCTCTTCCTGTTTCAGCGTCTTCGTAATATGGTACCGCACATAACGATCATAGAGCAGTTTCACCGTCGTGCGTAGAAGTTGTTTATAGACTCCAAAGATCTGCGCATCCTCTGGATAATAATACAGGTACGTGTCAACCAGATTTGTCTGATAAAGCTGTACGAAGCGAACGTCATTTCGCGTCGTATTTCCACGCAGACTCCGCACCATCTGATACGTTGCCGAACGGAATCGCCAGCGATCACCTGACCCATTCTTGCACACAACACCCTGCCAACTCCAGCCGTGCACAGATGCCAGGCAAATCACATAGTCGTTCATAGACTCGCCCTCCATAGGCGACTCAAGAGTCGGAGGTCCATACGGTAGGTGATCCTCCATAATTTCAACATCACCCTCTGCTGTTACCCTGCCCGCATGAATCTGATATACACGAGGCGCAGGTGCCTTATAGACGACACGATGTTCAGGATGTTGCACGAGAAGACTGACAAATGACATACCGCTGGGAATATAGCTGTCTAGCGTAACACCCTCTGGAATTGCTTCACGGAACAGTTCACAGAATTGCTTGGGAGAGTAAAACGTTCCGGTTGCTCCAAAGTTAGAACGTGACACCATATACACTGTATCGGTATTGTCAGTGCCTGTACGATAGAGGTTGATCATAAACCCCTCCAGGAACTCTTCATACTGCAGGGTACCTTCACAAGGTGTATCCGATGCTTTGGGTGGAGCCACGCAAATGGGACGATTTGCAACAATGTCCCATACGACGGAACGGAACCAACGTACGTGAGACGGGGCTGGATTACTGATACCTTTCTCGTATCGAATAATCACCTGATTGGAACTACTGTCAGCAGATTCAATGATTTTCAGCAAACCGCCCTCATCAGACTCCAGCCACGTTCGAAACGAGGTCCAGCTTGGAAAACGTTCACACAGTTCACGAAACACAGATAGGTTATAAGGCATAATGATTTCTACACTAACTCTGGATACCAGCTGTTATTATGTCAAATTTTTGGTCATTTGTTTCAAAGGGCGAGTTAATCTCATCCCCTATTTTCAGCAAAACACAATAGAGGGTCGCGATGGAGGATGATACATTGCAGGCAGGTACGACGCTGCCAAATCAATCGAATGAAGATTATGATGGTACAAACATTGAATCAGCAGGACAGTCTGCTCTTGTTGCGGATGCAGAAGGGCTTCGCGAAGATGGCGAAGACGGCGAAGACGATAACGTAGCTGCGGTAGTTGCTCCTGAAGAAGAGGAGGCAGTCTACGACCCGATGCTTGTGCTGGAGCTCGGTGACCGTGTCATCATTGATAGCAGACAGTATGGGCGCACAATCGGTACAATTTACTATCGCAGTGGGGAATTGATTCGTGTTCTCCCCGATGGTGTAAGTGACAGACTCTACGATTTCCCCCGCATCTATACCGACGACGAGGACAAGTTCGCAGATGAGTTGGGCGTAGAGGTGAGTTACATTCTCGCAAAGCGGTCATTTCCTGCATTCGTAGAACAGCACGATATTCGTGTGGGTCAGCGTATCGAAACAATCACAAAAGATGGAGAGCTTGGTCCGAAATATTCCGTGGAAACGGTTGACCCCGAAAATGATACAATTACAGTGAAAGATGAGACAGGTGAGACACAGGATATTGTATTTGAGGGCATTGGTATACCTCTTGACTTATCCTTTGTCATTTTACGCAAAGAGATTGGAAGTCCAACTGTTGAAACCGCTGAATCAGATGCAATCGCTCCGCCTGCACCTATAGGTGAGGGTGAGGGTGAGGTTGCCGATGATGAAGAAGATGTTCTTGAAACTCCTGACGAGGGCGAAGAGTTTGAAGTTGTTGGCACAGGTTTCATTGAAGTTCCGAAAGTGGTTGTATACCGCGAGGCCCGTGCTGCCGACAAAGTCTACACTGATATTGTGCAAAAGATAGATGCTCTGAGTGATTTTATGTCTATGCTGGATCCCGCAGCCCAGAAAGACCCACGTGCCATTCGTGTCATCCGTCTGCTCGTGGAAACAATGTTTACGATGAAATATGATCTAGTTGACTACAACCCCGATGGAACAGTGAAAGGCTCGAAACCACTCTCCGTTGATTCGATCAGTCAGCTGATGGAACGTGTCAATGTTCCCCTTGCCCGTGTTGTCATTGATTCCAAGAAGCGGATTCTGAAATATAAATCGGAAAATGGTGATGACGAGGATGATGACCTTGCCGCCAAGAGTGCTGCAATTCCTGATAGATCAGATGCACCTGATGATTACTATGTTATTGAATTCCTAAAAGACCTTGATGCAATGAATGCGCGCGGTGCGGCTGCACCATCCTCTCTGCCTGTCGGTGTAGAACAGGGTAGCACATCCCCATTCTGGCTCCAGGAACAGACATTTGCCAACACATATATGCGGACATGGGAACCCAACTCTGTACGCGACCCTGTATTTACTCCCAAATCAGATGCTGATGTATTCCGCAGATACATTCCCGATTTTGACGCTCCACAGGTTCCTGGCGGATTTGAACCCGATATGATTGGGATGACAACTATTGCTATGTCTATGCAACGTGCCCTTACAACGACGTATCGCAAGGGCGCAGACCGTCGTAAGATTGCACACATTGGCCCTGAAGTTGCTCGCGCGAAAAACTATCTCCTCTTCCCAATTAACGTTGCGCCTGCGATAGGTACAACACGCAGTGGCTCGCTTGCGATTGATTCGGGGCGCAGTCATAACCCTCTTCAGACACTCCGTGATATTCTCAGACTGCTGGATGGTATTCAAGAAGTTACCACGAGCAAGGGCATTCTTGCACTCGGCGTGGCTGGGAACACGATTGGCAATATTCCTCTGAACGATTATCTGGAGGGTATTGCTATTCCTGGAACTGGATTTGGCGCTGCCGACCAGACCCTGGTGGAGTATGGTCTTGACCAACTGGAACTGACACCCGAGATTCTCACGCTTCTGAATTCTAAATTCACGGCATACCAAGAACAGCTGATTAGCACTCTGGCGAGACTCCGTAAAGAGATTGCGGATGAAGCTACCGCTGCCGAGGGCACAACGCCAGAACCTGTGATGAAAGTGCACTACGCACCTGCCGATGCACCACCTCACATTCTTGAAGAGAATATCCGTTCTGAGCCCATTCTCGTGGAAGATATTAATGCGTTTGAGCGCCAGAACCAGGCTCTCGTATCCTCTGACATTGCACTTGTGGCCTATCTCCTCCGCAAACATGCAGATTATTTCCAGGCGGCGGTAGGTAAACAGCCAGTGTATACTGCCCGCGAACGTCTGCGCGCAACACGTGATATGTTCATTGAATCTCTTCGCATTACACAGGTTCTCCGCAGAAAACGCGAAGAGGCGGGTGAACCTCCAGAGCCGAATAAGTGTGAGCACGTCGCCAAACTCCGCACGATTCGCAAAATCCACGACGACCAGGAGCGCTACACGTTCCTCACCAAATTCTTCGCCAAGTACCAGGGCACACGTGAAGACAACTGGATTCATTGCAATATCTGTGAAAAACATCTAATGTGTGTTCACGAGCGTATTCAGATTCAGGCATTCTTATCTCCAAAGGAGAAGGATCAGCTCCAGAAGGAGATTATTCTGAATTTTGCGGACGGTGTGTTCCAGGGCAATTATATTTGCAAAAACTGTGGACAGCCCATTCGGGAAATCGGATATGATACGAGTCTGGAGTATGATGATGAGGGCAGACCGATGGCAGGTAGATCAACTCTCGTGGACAAGGATGCTCTGCGGAGAGAGGAGATTGATATGGCTCTCGGCACACCTGTGAGTCAGAAGGAGGAATTTGAGTTCAAGAGCCCAACAGAACGCGCATATTTCAAAGTCATTTTTGAACTTGCGAATCGTGTAGGTGTAACTATGGATCGCGATGCGTATAAGCGGGTTATGGCGCGTGTGAAGGCGTTTATGTCAAAACTGCCGTCTCGTGATGCATACAGTAAATCTATGAAATCGGCAGGGTCACGTGGTGCACCTGACTACGATGTCACGATTTCGCGCAATATGATTTGTGCTTCGGCTCTATTTCTCTTGCTGGAGATTCAGACGCGTGTTCCAGACTATGTTGTGCGCTATGCGCTCCCTGGATGCGTGGCGTCCTTCGCGGGCTATCCTCTGATTGCAAATGAAGCGGACAAACGTGGGTTACAGTATCTGGCCTGTGCGGTGGCGAGCGTATCACGTGATGAGGCACCTTGGAATATTTCTGGCTTCTTTTCTGTCAAGTTGGACAAACGCCGTGAAGCGGTGCAGGCATATATGGAACGTATTCTGAGCGCAGTGATGAAAGATGATGTGACGATTCAACAGGCAATTGTACAGAAACTGGAGTATATTCGCGAGACATTCGGATCCGAGGCTGCAATGGATCGCCCAATGGATATCATTCCTGCATCATTCCTGCCTGAACAGACTGTGATTAAGGCAACTGATGAAATTATTATTCCAGAGGTTGCAGGGTCAATGAACAGTATGGCAGCACAGTCCGCTGTGGCAAAGGCATGGATTCTGCATGCGCACTCTCTGGCAAAGAAGACTGCGTCGCTCGTTCGTGGCTCTCCGTTCTCAGAGACAACATGCTGTATGACACATCTGCAGAGCCCTGGTACATTCTGGTCATCGGTGAGTGATATGCCTGCACTACCTCCCCATCGTATGGATCCCTCACTTCTCCAGCAGTCAACTGTGCGTATCCATTTTACACCACGCAAGATGGAGAATCTGCTTGCAGAGACACCAGAGGGTCTGATGTATCGTACATTCCTTAAAGTCTGTTTCCAGGGACCACGGAAAGGCCTGCCACACGAGGCAGGTCTGACGAATCTGTGTGCGTGGTGCGGATTCCAATTCCCTGGGCATCCGATGGTGATTGATACGGATACGGAGGGTAAGACTGCGCTAATAGAGCAGTCCGTTGACACGTCCAAGGATGCATTTATGCAACTTCTGGATCGCGTGCACGATGTAAATACTGTGCCGAACTACACTATTCCGAAAATTATTGGACTTGACCGTACGTTCAAAGAACTTGCCGAAATGAATCCTGTGCCTCTAGATGGTTGGACTGAACTAATGGAATCCACGCTACGCGGACTGAAGGGACTACCTGCAGATATGGAACGTAATGACTTGATCCCTGTCCTTGGACCTTTATCGGATGCGATCGGAACGGCGAAAGAATTCTTGAACCGCCGTGTGAAACCTGTTGTGCGGGCGCAGATTGATGCTCTCGCCTCAATGAGCTGGACGAACTTCTTCCAGGTTCTCTTGGCATATTTTGTAATCCCGTATCGCAGACTTCTGACGAATTTTGACGTGGATAAAGTGAAAATTCCGAAGGATCTCGAACTCGGCAGAGATCACGAAGGTGATCTGATGACGATGCTACAAAAGGATAATGCGATAGTTAGTGTATATCGTGATGATGTGCAACGTGATTCGAATAGGCTGATCCGCGAAAAGCTTGCACACTTCTTGGCGCAGATGACAGAGATTCTGCCATTCAAGACGAAGATTCGTGCAATTATGTTACCGGGTCGCACAGAGACTCTGCAATATATTCAGCAGGCTCTGTTATACGGTCCATTGGCGGAACTGATAAACCCGAACATCACATCGATGGGTGCATCAGAGGGTGCAGGTGTTGCAATTGCAGATGCATCGGCACGTCTCATTCTGAATATCGTGTCTGTCTCTATTGCAAAAGCGACAAAGGAACGCCTGACGTTCAATGAAGAGGAGATTCGTGATATGATTGCAGTACGTAAGGCGAAGGAAGAGATGGAGATCGTGACAATGTTTGCGAATATGTCAGATGACCGTCGCGCTGCTGAATTGACAATGAAGAGGCTGGGTATTGGCGAGAAGTGGTCTATTGGTGGCACAAAGCTGGTATATGCGTACGACGCTGGTCAATACAGTCGTGAAAAGGCGGAACGTGCAAGAGCGGGCATTGGCGATGATGAATTTGGAATTGGTACGAATGAAGTTGCCAGTTTTGCACAGGAGGCACGTACGGATGAATTCGGATTTGTGATGGAATCAGAGGATCATCGCGAGCGTGATGGTGGATATGACACGGCACAGGTGCGCGAGGATGATTATTAAGCCAGGGGTGAATAACCCAGCAAGTGAGCCAATATGCACAGTAAAAAGATATAGAACAAAAGATAGGGAGGAATGAAGGTACTTTTATTTGCAGGTATCCTCTATCTATTTGTAATAGGCTCTATACTTGTGCTACGCCCACAATTGATGTTTACGGCAAAAGGCGCGTGGAAGGAGTTCGGTATTGGTCGCAATCCCGAGCTCTATACATGGATGCCATTCTGGCTTTTTGCCATTCTTTCAGCAATTATCAGTTATATGTTTGTTCTTCTAATTGCAGGGGTAGGTTCACTCCCAGGTGTGGATGTTGTGAATGAGGTTGTAATTACGGAATCGGCGGACAATATCCCTCTATCTCGACGCAGTAACAAGGCGTCCGCAGAAATACCTGACGGAACAGGTGTAAGATCTACTGCAGGTGAAATGAAGGCTGGATACTATGTTCTGGATGCAATTGAAACTGCGAAGAAGGGTGTGCCGAAATATATATTTCTGGGACCAGAGCCACCGAATCTAGTGTACAATGCAGGTGCACGCCAGTGACCTATCCACAACTCGCACCATATCCTGATGTAATGACTTGCGACAGCAATACACCAAATAGCATATAATACCCGACTGCAACACCGCGAATAACTGGAATTCTATTCTCAAGTCCAATCACGGTTGCATCAGGGAAAAATCCTGAAAAGAGGCTCGTGATTGGCGCACGAACATATGAAATTGTCGTAATTCCTAGAACTACATATACAAGTAAGAGTGTCACCCAAGATACTTTTAGATGTGTTACCATATTGACAGAATCACAACGAATAAGTTGATTTATAGCATTAATTGCAATAGAGAGCAGTGTAATACCCATCGGAATTGCTACCCACAGGAGAATATTCGCGAGAGATGAAAATGTGTTTGTACCGAACATATAAAAGAATACAATGACGAGAAGTGCAGATAGAACTGCGAGTGTAATATTGAATATAGTTGTTGTCCCTGACAGTTTATCCGGATTTGACTCAGTCGATGGCATAGGAGTAGCCTCTATTTACATAAGTGCTAAAATATGCATTAATGTTTTATTAATTCAGGATAGATAGATATGTCAACGGAAGTTGATACAACAGCACTGCGCCGTTTTTATAAACAGCGTGCAAAACACCCTGAGAAGGCAATTTATCTAGAGGATGGTAATCTGCAGTTCTCTCATTCCGACAGGAAGTCTTCGCGCAAATCGAAAGACGGGAAGGAGACAAAAGAGGTAAAGAAGCCACCAATGACGATCATTCTCCCTACATATCGGCAGCCGACAGCAACAGAATTACAGGATCAGGACAGGGTTCGTATGGAACAAATTACAGAACTGGAGAGGGTATTTGAAACTGCCCGCCAGGCCCTGTTCTCTGCAATTCAGACGGAAACTGCCACAAAAGGTGAGATAATACGTCTGAATCGCGCAGTAGAAGAGGCTGATATTGCTATTCAGGCTGCCAGATTCCCTCTACGCGATGTATATGTATATAAAAGTATACCGATTCGTCAAATTCTACTCGATGAGACAGATGAGAGACGTCTTTTTGATGTTGCTGCGTTTATTTCACGAACACATACGTTACAGGACATTTATGTGCGGGAGGGCGAAGCCCCTCTTACAGACGAGGCGGCAATTGCGAAGGAGCTCCGCCGTGTAGAGCGTGAAGAGCGTCGTAGATACAGGGATGCAGGAATCCTGTTTATCAAAGGACCTGAGAAAGCCGATTCTGGATTTATGTCAATGGATTGGCCAGTAATGATTACTGTAGGTGGAACATCGTATCTCTCTGCAAATCACGCGCTTCTGGGCGAATTGGCAAAAAGTCTAAATGATACGGCAATGTTTGACCGTATTCGGACTTCGACTGAACCGGATAAAATCGGATACGCGTTTGGTGATACGGCGGGTGTAACCGAGGAACAGTGGAATATTCAGCGGTCAAAACTTTTGCAGGCTGTCCTACGCGAAAAATTCAAACAGCATCCTGAACTTGCGGAGCGTCTTGTACAGACAGGTCAGAAAGTGTTGGCAGCGGACGTGACAGGTGATATGTTGTTTGGAATTGGTCTGGATATGGATGACGAGCGTGCAATGAAACCGAGAAAATGGACAGGTCAGAATATGATTGGCAAAACACTCGAGATGATTCGTGCAGGCATTGTACTGCGTAGAGAGGGCACAGAGGCTGGAGTTGTGCAGTCTCTGCGCGCGGGTGTTGGCGCTGGAGCTAGTGCTGTCACTGGCGCTGTAGATGCTGTTTCTGGTGCAGTGGCTGGAGCAGTTGATGCAGTAGAGGGTGTATTTGAAGATGCGACGAGTGCACTGGGTACAACATTCGCAGGTGCATCGGCTGCTGCACCTGCCCCAGCTCCTGCTCCTGCCCCTGCACCTCCATCCCTCAAAAAAGTACGCAAATTGCGTATTGTTTCAGAGCCATAAATAATTAAAAATAATTACAGACATTTCAGTAGGAAAATGGGCTGTACCCGATTGACGCTAAAAAAATACACGAAACGTCCTTCGCCACCGTATCACGCTGGAGATTGTGCAGGAGAAACAATGAAAGGAAACGACGGAAAACTTTACAAATCTGTCGCAGATAAACGCGGTGTCTATACATGGAAACTCGCTGGCAAAAATGCCAATATCACACGCAAAAAGGTTCGTGGCAAGTGGGTAAAACCGAAAACCCACGAATACGAAATTCACGATAACGGCGACCGTCCGTTTATAGTAATGCAATGGCCAGAAAAGCGCGAATTTGTGGTCAATGAATATGTCTATAGCAACACGACAAAGGAATATTCTCGTAGCAATTACATAATGTCTAAGCGTTACAAGAATTTCTGGGTCGGCGATGACATAAAAGGATTCGCAAAAACGCCCAGTGGAAAAAAACTCCCCCAAGCCAAAGGAAATACCATTCTTGTGGAACTCAGTGGCAGCAAATTTATTTTTATCGGCCACAAAATTTACGAATTTAAACTCAAGAAAGGTGACGAGCCCGTTTCCTATATCTCATATCTTGGAAACAATGATGTCCCGTACCCGTATCTGATTGGAAAAACACACACATACTTGCTTCTGGAAGAAAAGATTATTCCGAACAGTGCACTCAATCTGAAAAAGGATGCGTATGCACAAATGTATGCATCGCCCGATATGGACAAACAGGCGGAACCACTCGCCATCCAACTGATTGAGGATCGCCGTTCAAAATAGATTCATTTACGAACAGGGATGGGTAAAATAGTGTCTATTCAAATAACTTGAAAAGTAGATTATAATAAATTTATATTTCAAGTTGTCCCTTAGTTATATAAGAGTGGTTCAAAAGGGGGTACGGGGTTTAACGGAAGCAAGCTTCCGCAGAAGGGTTTTGCCCACCCCTGTTTACGAAAGAGGAAAGGGTTGTAATTTATCCTGGCTCTTATCGCAATTCACATCCTTCGTCGTATATTTGTAACACACCCCATTCTTATCTTTATAGATTAACTTATCAACTTCCTGAGGCGCAGGGTATTTAATCATACTTGTCATTGCGGGTGTAATGTAATAGATGCCCACAATGCCGACAATAATACCAACAGCAAATGACCACCATACAAAATGATTTAGCATATTCTCCTACTTAGTAACAGGGGAAATGATTCAGCGCATACTGTCTCATCCACATTTTAATACGGTATTCAGCTTTCTTATCGGCGTAGGTATTGTTGCACTGATACGCCCAGTCTGCCGTGACGCTCTTGGTCAGCCCACTGCCTGCACGATTCCCAAAGCCCCGCCAGTGAAGGAATGGGACGGTGCAGTATACAATCTCGGCTCCAAGTGCTATGAGTACAAGACGAAGACGGTGGACTGTCCGAAGGACAAGAAGGACTATATTGAGTCATTCACATCACAGTTCAATGCTCGTCATTCACATCTAGGATAAACGCGCCGTAGTGACCCGTCCATTTTTCTCGATGTAGCGAAGAACAGTTCCAATGTCATCTGCGGGAACGCTGCTTGCTGATCTTGACTCTAAAGCTCCGGCTTCTGGCGATGATGATCTTGTACAGAGAATTATGGCGGATATGAACATTTCTGGCACAAATCCGATTATTCAGGGTGGTAGACAGTCAGGTGGTAATCTACCGCCTCCTCCGAGTGGCCGTGTCATCTCTTCGCCGAACCCCAATACAACCTTTACACAGGCAATTGACCCTGCTACGGCGACGGCACATATGATTGGAAAGGACTATCCTACACCTGCCGATTTCGCGACATTAATGGCAAATGGTTATGCGCCCTCTCCTCAGATGATGGCCCAGGTACAGCAACAGGCTACGGCCCCCATTCTGAGCCAGCTCTCTGTGTCAAAGGGTAACTGGTACACAGATGTTATCAACCAGATGCGTCAGCCCATTCTCGTGGCACTGATTGTATTTATTATGAGTCTGCCCGTCATTCACGTAATGATTGGGCATTATCTGCCGTCTCTTCTCAGACCCGGCGGTGATCTAACAACACTGGGACTCGCAGCGAAATCAATTCTTGCAGGCTCCCTCTTCTGGTTCCTACAGAAGGTTATTGTACCTCTGCTCGCTATGTAAATGAGTAGAGCCCCTGCTCTCATCTTGCCTCAAAATTCAGACTGTAAGCTCAGCAAACATTCTCATAGTGTAGATAGAGGCTTAACAGAATGAGGTTTAATTCTACGACATACTGGATTTCTGTGACAACAATGATCCTGTATATGCTATATATTATGAGTGCAATGGGACTGGTTGGTCTGCTCCTGTCCCTATCAGGTGCGCTGATTGCCGCTGCGTTTGTGGATTCCTTTGAGATTGTGACGGTGTCGGTAGTTGTTGTGGGTATTGCATATGTGTTCATTATGCACAACTTTTTCCACAGGGAAGGATTCACAACGGACGGAACGCCCCAGGAAATTACAGGCGTTGTGGATGCGATGAACCACGCCACATATGGAGCTGGACGCTCTATTGATCCCCGCAATGTACGTGATCTAACGACTGTAACGGGTGCACGTCGCAGAGGGCCTACGGGTGTACTTGCTTCGGGTGTAGAGGGATTTGCAAATGCGAATGATACTGATAATAAGGAACAGCCAGTTGAACAACCTGGCAGTTCAGCGACAGCCACTGCACAACAGGATGCCCAACCTGCGCAATCCAATCCTGCCCCAAAGAAGGAGGCATTCACTTCCAATCAGGCGGGTCTCTTCAAACTGGGTGAGATGCCATCTGAGGCTGCCGACGGTCCTCACGTAGATGCTGGATCTACGTTAATGAAGGCGATGAATGCGCTGAAGCCAGAGCAGATTAATGCAATGACGGCGGATACGAAATCGCTGATGGAGACGCAACAGAATCTGATGGGTATGCTCAAGTCAATGCAACCGATTCTGAAGGATGGTCGCAAACTGCTGGACACATTCTCTGGCATTTTCGGCCAGGATGGCGCGCCACAAGGCAATACGGGTGGACTCACACTCGGCAGTGCGTCAGTATAACGTATATTTATGTATGATAATAGTCTATACAATGTCGAACTATAAGAATCACCCCTACTACACGCATCAACCGTATTTTATTGAAATATTGAAACAAACATCTGGTAATATTTTGGAGTTAGGATGTGGAGAGGGGAGCACACATATGATTAAAGAGCAAATTAGAGGTACGGGCAGAAAACTTGTGTCACTTGAGTCAAATCTACAATGGCTAAATAAATATACACATCTTGCGGACGACTTCCACGCGCTACATCATGTAAACGCAGACAATAATGATACTATTGCAACTGGTAATGTATGGGTAGATTTTATACGTGAAAAACAACTAAATGATTTTGAGATTGTATTTGTTGATTCAAGCCCTTGGTCATCTAGAAAAACATGCTTTGACTATTTTTTAGATAAAGCAAAAATCATTATTTTTCATGATTTTGATTATTTTCCAAATAATAATATAATTGGAAGAACAACCTCTACTCATAGAACCTATCATAATAATCAACTACAAGAGAGAATAACATGTAATCTGGATAGTGTAGTCAGACATTATAAATTATTTTACCCTCCTCCTAACTGTTTCCCTGGTCATACTGGGCCACCCACACTTGTGTGTAGTAATATTATGGAAGAGGCTGAATTTAATGCAATGATTGCAACGATGGAAAGCAATATTGCATCTTATTACCAGTAGGGGGTGGAAATAACCCACCCCTTTTGAACAGAAGGTGCCTATTGGTTGAAATATGAAATTACTATGAAATAGAATTCTTACTAATTTCAAAATCAGGGGTGGGCAAACACCCTTCTGCGGAAGCTTGCTTCCGTTAAACCCCGTACCCCCTTTTGAACCATTCTTATATAACTAAGGGACAACTTGAAATATAAATTTATCATAATCTACTTTTCAAGTTATTTGAATAGACCCTATTTTGCCCATCCCTGCATTCATGTCATATATTTACCAGCACAAGTTAGATATGGCGCGTAATAATCTAGTCTGCCCACCTGGTGTATTTTGTATGACAAATGGACTCCTTGCGGGGCTTGTTGCTGTTCTTATAGGTATTATATTTGTATTCATGTATATGCGTGGAGGCAGTGGAGGCAGTGGCTATCCAGTCTTTAGAGAGTCAGGACAACCTATGCTGGGTCCAGGAGCGCAAATGTCAACAATTGCAACAGCACTCTCTCCGCAAATGCCACCTGTCGGTCCAACGATTATCAATGTAGGACGGGGAGGAGATGATAGATATACACGTGCCCCACAGCCTCTCCGTGACTGGATGGCGCCCCCTGAATTTCCTCCACGGGGTGGAATTGCGTCTATACCCATCAATATACCGACACAGGGACTTCCTGAAAGTTTCCAATCGGTTGGAATGATGAATGTAAGTGGCAAGATACTCCCTCTGTATGGGCGTCGTACAGCTGGATCTTCCGACAGATGGAACTATTACACGCGCACGGATACTTATAATCCAGTCCCGATTCCAGTGAAATACAATCGCCGTGATTGTATGGATGACACGGGTTGCACCGAGCTCTACTCTGGCGAGCAGGTGAAGTTGGAGGGAACGGGCGATGAAGGCAAAGTGACACTCTACAAGATTGATGGTCCCAAGTATATTCCAGGATTGCTGTAAATACTTCGTTGTAAAATGCTCATCCATCATAATAGGATGTCGTTCTGTCCACTGGATGCGCAGACAGGATTTATTCAATTATCAGGACCGAAAATTGACCAGGATCTGCTAACACGAATTCAAGCAGTGTCTACACCATTTACGGCGTCATTTTCACCACGTCAGGACAAGCCCTACAAATATGGTAGCTATATTTATGACGGAACAAACAATACAATTTTATATAACAGTATTCGGTATCAACTTGTAGCGTATGTGCAAATATGCAAACCAACCCACAAGGGTTATATTCTTCAAGGAATGTCCGATACGCGTGTCCCTGAAATGGAGCTGGTACTCACGTACACGAATACGAGTGCAGGTGGTTCCTATCCCACAGGGATTCTCGTTATTGTGCCGATTTACTCTGCAGAATCGGGCTCATCGCAACGTGCGAATTATCTTCGGCAATTCCTTGGTGATGGATATCCGACCGCAACACTGCAAAGTATCTTTAGCAACGGCGACCAGCTTGATCCAGACATGAAGGCAATGTCGTATATGACGTGTGTGGATATTCTGGATGGGCAGAATCGCAAAAAAACATATCTGCGTTGTTTCTATTTTCCGCGTGGCATTGAACTTGCCCCTCGCGAATACGCATCATTCAAGGATACAGTGACAGCGGGTGGAACAGGGGCTCTATCTGAATTCCGTCTCATTCATATACTTCGGTATGATACAGGAAAGACAGTTCTTGCATACACAGTTGGCCCAGATGGTAAGAAGATTCCAACCGAAACATCGCAAACGGGCGAGATTGCGAAAACACAACTTTCGACTGCGGATGCAGGATTCAAAACGAAATTCCAGTTTTTTACAAAACCGATTCGTGTGACGGGAGCAGGTGGCGAGGACACGTGTCCGTACTATCCGACGTCGAAATACAAATGTGTGCCATTTAATGCGCTTCGTGATTTATCTGGCAATCAGGTGATTCCTGGAGGGACAGGATTGGATAAAGTGATTGAGGAACAGGATGAGGCGCGTTCCTCTATTGTTCCGCCACCGTTAGGTGTATCTAATTTTACAAAATGGCTTGGAATTGCGGTGGGAGTTGCAGCGGGACTTGCACTCCTTGCAGGTGTTGTTTATCTGTTTAAAAAGATGGGAAGTTCAGGGTCTGGATTAGGGACAGCACCAGGTAAGCTACGTGGAACTGCGAAACAGGTTGCGGAGGCAGTGGGTTCAGTTGCCGTGGGTTCAGTTGCATCGGTTGCGACAGTGACAACTGCAATAGCAACACCAAAAGCACCAGCAACACCAACCGCAAAACCAAATGCAACACCAGCAACACCAGCAACACCACCAACACCATCAACACCAGCAACACCAGCAACACCACCAACACCACCAACACCATCAACGCTACCAATGATACCTAGACAGATAAAGTCAGCATAATACACTACATTCTTTTATTACTAATTTTCGTGTGTCGTATTTTATATAAGTATGTAGTAGAGAGTGATGAAAGGCAATCAGATTTTATATATCGTACTCGCGGTGACAATTATCCTTCTCATCGCAATTGCGTACGATTCCAGACACTCCGCCACAGAGGAGGGGTTTGCAAATAAGCGCAATGGCTGTCCAACATCGTATGCGCCATCAACTGTCATATATGGAAAACGGAGTACAAAAACATGCTGTTATAGGAAAGTTGAAAATGGCAAATGTGAGGGTCCAGGTAGCCCATCAGACAGGCAATGTATGTTAGGAAAACAGCAAGGTGATATTCTTGAATGCAATGAATTTATAAATACTATTAAAAATAATTTAAAACAATTCGTTTGCCCGAAATCAATGCAAAATATGTTCTTTATGAAAGATGTCATAGGGTGTACGGACGGTCCATTGAATGCAACAGACGATGGGCCTCTTCATCCATCATCAAAACAATGTACAGTTGCAATTAAAAATGATCAACTTGATATGAATGATATGATTACAAACCCTAATAATTGTATAGTTCAATCAAGACTTGAACATATGCAATGCATTGGCTCAAAATGTAATAAATTTATAAGATCATCACCAAATAATACAAATATGATTGGAATGGATTTTGTATCTCCTGATGGACTTTTATTGACATGTTATGATAATTATACAGATGGACTGCGTGGGAATGGAATGGAATATTCGAAAAGCAGTAGTGTATCTAGTGCTCATCCAATGAACTGTACTGTAGCAAAAAAACTCTACGTAGACAAATCAATTGGGACTGCCAATATTAAGCTTCTCCCTTAATCACGAATAACAGCTACAGAGCACCCCTGTTTACAGACAGGACACGTATTATTTGTAACATGCCACATTGCCAGTGCATCACGTTCAAATACATGAAAACATGATGTGACAGCACATGTTTCCATTGTAATCGCATCCATTGTAATTGGGCAAATCTCCTCTCGTGCCACAGCATCCTTTGCAATCAACTCTGCAATATGTTTGGGAAGTATCCGTTTCGCATTTATCTGATTCACAATAGTTGCGCCAAATTCAATAGTGCGTGCCATTACCCGATTTGCAACAACATTTGGATTTTGGTCGCTATTTGGATCACGTGATGTATCATACCACAGAGGCACAATCAAATTATACATAGTGCCATACATTGTGTGGTACTCTGCAGGCACATTTCTAGGAATAGTGAGTGCAGGCGGGTCATCATTCTCAAGTATAGGCTGTTCATTCACAACCCGTATCCCTACATTAACACGCCCCTCAAGTGTTGTAAGAATAGGAATGTCTCTCCTTTGCAGTCGTTCAAATGGATTCTGAAATGTCTTGCCATCACGGAGTGTAACAATGCAGATCCAATTCGCATCCAGCGTCTGTTTTAGAATATCACGCGTGACGTGAATTCCAATGCGAACCCTCTTACGCCCAACGACAAGTGTGACGTGTGTATTCACCTCTGCAATTGGATGATCCGCATAATTAACATAGATGCCTTGAATATTTGGTGGAGCAATCTTTTCCCACAAGTGAGTGCCTGTATTGTAATGCAGAAAGTCATATGTCCTGTTTGCGCGACTGACTGCTAAATATTGATTTCGGAACAGTACTGACATTGTATATCTATATGATTATAGACATACAATTTAAATTGATTTTTGCGCTACTTGATATATTTAATTAGTAAACCAGAATGTACCCCGTCCCTCTGCATAGTAAATCCAGTACCTGTGTAGTACTCAACATCTTCCGCGTATATCGGATAAAGAGATATACTGCGAATGGTATTCGCAAATTCAATATCACACAATATCTCACTTTTAATTCCAAAATGTTCGGGTAGAGTACAAAGTAAATATATATGTGTCTGTTTGATATGACTCAAATCAAACATTAATTCATCTCGTGTTTTCCACATACAAACTCCAATTATAGTTTTGCCAATGAAATATAGAATACACTCTTTGGACTTACGAAATGCATGCTCAATATAGTCTGGATGGACTGTCGTATCTTTCAACAGTGCGCGTATTTCGTTAATCATATTTCCTGTTAAAAACATTGGAACAGTGTATAATTTACGAATAGATGATTCCATTGTTTATTACATACCTGGACTATTATTCCTTCATACTAACCCCAGGAATCTGACCGAATCCCAGATGCTGATAGAACGACCCTGCCTTGTTTCCCTGTGGCTGTGGGGGAAACACCTCCTTATCATTGAGCGATGTTGCATTCGGTGCCTCAAACTCATTGGAATTCGCCGCGCAACCATCACGTGGCATATAATACATAATTCTGTCCTTGGGTGTCTCAAACTCGCGAACAGGTACAGTCGTCTGTGGCTTACCCTCCTCTTCTACCGTCATTTCTGCACTCGTATCCGCCTCCACAATCTTGGCAAACCGATTTCTCGCATATGCAAGTTTGTAGCGATTGCGCTCAATATAAAGAACACCAACCAGAACAAGTGCGAGTAGTCCAATAACGGGACCAGAGCTAACTGCCCATAGAACACCGAGCACAATCAGAGCACGAACGACCATCAGATCCAGTAGCATAATTACGTATTTTGGCAGAGCAGGTGTAAGTAGAATAGCCAGACCAAGTGCGATCTGCACGGGGCCGATTTTCCTAAGCGTGTCCATTCCTGTAAAGTATATATATCTAAATTTTCATCGTAAACTACGTAAAATTGATACACGAATACAGTCTAGGCATGGCGACGTAGACAATGTCACTTCAAACTGTTCCACGGATTATCACATCGCGTGGATATGCAATTCTCAAATCCACACTCTCTGACGAACAGACAGCCTATTTGCGAAAAGAGCTCACTGTTGCACCGAAAGTCGTTGAAAAGTTTGCAACCGCAAATCTGTCCTTCCCAATTTATCTCGAATCATCAACACGGTTCTACGTACCACGTCAATGGGGTATTGAACAGTATGGCGAACCGGAAGCGAATATCGTAAGTGATGGTCTTGATTTATCAGAGGGTGTTGAATTCATAGGAACACCGTATCCGTATCAAGAGACGATCATAGATACATTTATTGACAAGGGTGCAAATGGTCTAATCTGTGTTCCGTGCGGTCGTGGAAAAACGTTTATGGCACTTTGCGCTGCCGTGACAATCGGAAAGCGATTCCTCATTGTCGTGGACAAGGAGTTTCTCGCAAACCAGTGGAAGGGCGAGATTGAGCGATATATTCGTGGTGCACGTGTGGGTACTCTACAGGGCTCTGTACAGCAGATTGGCAATGAAATAATCACAGATAAGGAATATACTATTCCTGAGCTGAAACAAATGGCACGAGATGCTGGGTTGAAAGTGGGAGGGACACGCGAGGCGCTCAAACAGCGCCTAATGGATGCAGGCATAGACATTACGCCCAAAAGCAAACAGGTTGATTACGATATCACAATCTGTATGCTTCAGACTGTGTGTCAACGTGATTTCCCACCAGGGACATTTGACGATTACGGTCTCACTATCTTTGACGAATGTCATCATTTGGGTGCGCAACATTTCAGCCGTGTGATGACAAAAATTCAAACACAGTGGCAACTTGGTCTAAGCGCAACTCCTGACCGCGACGATGGCTTGACAAAAGTCTTTGAGTATTTCCTCGGACGTCCCGTTTACCAGGAACGCACTCGTGAACCTGATCCGACCGTGGAGGTGGAGGCATTCTGGTATACAGATTCTGATCCAACGTATGCAGAACCGCCAGTGAATTGGCGCGGAGAGGTTGTCACAGCACGTCTGATGACACAGGTTGTAGAATGCAAACGGCGAACACAACAAGTTGTAGATCGGCTGGAACAACTCGCATCCAACTCTCTTCGGAAAATTCTCATTCTCAGTGAACGTCGAAAACATTTGGAGGAGCTCCACGATGATCCGAAACTTGCACGATTCACGCGTGGATACTATATTGGTGGGATGCGTCAGGATATTCTTGACCGTAATGCGGAGACGTGCCAAATCCTCTTTGCAACGTATGCAATGGCGTCAGAGGCGATGAATATCAAGGCACTCAATGCGATGATTATGGCAAGTCCGCGCAAAAAAGTGGAGCAGAGCACAGGGCGTATCCTCCGTATTCGGCCTGAACATCGCCAAGTGGAACCGCTCATTATTGATGTGATTGACCAGCACGATATGTATCAGAATCAGTGGTATCAGCGTGCGAAGTATTACAAACAGTGCAAATATACTGTTCGGCATGTGAACAAGCCGAAGAATACATTGAAAGACCGTAAGAAACAGGATCAGGCTCTGGGAGGAGATCAGTGTATGATTGCGATTAATACTGTTGTTGAACCTGAAGGCACGTAACGATATTCATTCTGTACTATTTCCTATTTTTGCGACTTTTTCTTGTACGATGGCCATATGAACGGCGCGTTCTACGCCGACCACCACGAAATCCTGCTTTTTCAAAATTGGAATTGAAATTCTTGGATTCACATGCACTTAGTACATATGGTTTTGTAATTTGGTAAAATGTGTGCCATGGATCATCTACAGATGGTTTGAATCCTTGAAGTATTTCCAGATGTTTACTATATTCTTTATTCCATTCGTTGTCCAGCTCTCCATATAATTTGTATAACCCACAGCGCAACAATGTGGAACTGGTGGGTAACGGAAAATCCAAGAATACAATACGGTCTTTTAAATCGCTCAATGAAGCTTTAATTTCATCTGATATTGTTTCCCATTTCTTTGATTTATTAAATGATGCACTGGGTGAAAAACGAATGGGATAATCTTCACCATAAGGTACAATTAAATCTGCGCTTTCAGCATCTGAGACATTTCGCTGTGGTACATAAATAGCTGGATTAGCAAGTATATCTTTATATTCGACAACCCGTTCCCAATATGGTAAGTCAAATAAATTATCAAGACCCATTGTGAGTGTCACATCACAGCCAACCCTTTCTAACATCTTAATCGTATTAATAGTTGATGTTGATTTGCCCTCTTTTGATAACTCATATTCCAGTTCACTTGATATAAATTGAATACGATTCTCTAAAATTCCTTCCAATGCAAATGTATCATGTAATTTCCTACAATATAAATTCAAGATCTGAATGCGATTGGCTTGCGTTGGCAATAAATGTGGTTTACTACTACTTTTTGCAGTTGGCATGAACAACATAACAATTAAGCCTGTCGGGTAGCGTTTTAAATGTGCACGAGCCGAAAAAAGCATAGATTGATAATGACCCTGTGTTGGTGGACCAAATGCACCTTGGTATGAATTTATCACAATAGGGCGCAATGACTGTAAATCATTTATTATTTTTGCAGACATTATTAATACTATATAATGTCTGCAAAATATTTATATATGTCTAACATTTATCCAAGGTACTTAATGTGTCGCCATACACGCCTGGTTAAAGGCACGAGCAGGGTAGCCAACCTGCATCAGAATGCCAGGATTATTAATCACAGGTGGCGCGAGAGGCATATTTGTGTAACCAGCCGTGGGGGCATAGTACGCTCTGTTATTGAAATCACCTACGAACATACCGCCACGCTGTTTGCGCTGTTGTTTACGGCTACCACCCTTTTTTTTTTGTTGGCGCTTCTGCTTCTGCTGACGCTTCTGCGCACCGCCACGCATCACAGGCGCACCAGGACCCATTGGCGTCCATCCTGGCATATTTCCAACCGCCGTGGTCAGACCCTGTACGTTATTTGGGTTCGGGTTCAGGGCATTGTGTGTTCCAGTCTCGCAGGGAGCGCGCAGAATAGGGGCATAGCTCGCCAGACCTACGCCATTTGTCGGGTTGAGCGCACCGAGTTCAGGAACAGACTGGTAGCGTCCACCACGCTGTGTCTTGCGACGACGCCCACCCATCTGTTTCAGCTCCTGCGTGGCACCCGATGTAAAGGCACCTGCACCGAGAGCACCCATACCGCGACCTCCACCTGTCAGTGAGAGACCGGGTAGACCGCCAGGTAGACCCACCCCTGAAACAAGTCCAGGGCGAATAGGTACACCCGCACAGTCTTTTCCAGGACCCGAATACTGTAAATGCTCAGGGCCACCAGGGTATAGCATATTCTTCAGATTATCCGTCCATCCACCCGCTCTTTGTTTACGCATCGTTTTACGGCGCGACGATTTCATTCCTTTGCGACGTTGAACCATCTCCTACTTTTGCGTGTGGAAAAAAGGACAACGCAGATACTGGAGTATCGGCAGGCAGGATTTGCATAATTTGATATTTATTGAAATCATCATCCCATTGTACCTCGACAGGAATACCTGAGGCAGGTGTTTGACGCATTGCCTGACTCACAGTAAGTGCACGAATCCCAGCAATACCAATCTCTACACCATCCTGTGCATAGAGCATATACGTATCGGGAAGAAGGAGTTTCATATAAGGTTTTGCAAGCGCAGATACACGTACTGATACTACAGGCGCACGTTTGAGTGCAGGTGGCTGATAAGCCTTGCGATCCACAGGGGTTACAGTATCCCACCAGAACCAGCGGGGTGCACGTGAACAGTCAGATTGAATAATCCAGGAGAGGCTTGCATCATAGGAGACGCGCCACTGATCAAGAGTGAGTGGCTGTACAATTCGTGGCGTAATACCGAGCAGAGGCTGGTCAGCAGGCAGTTGCGCCCAAAATGCACGGAGCTCTTCCCACCGCGCCGAGAATTTGGCAGCCGACCAGACGTCACGTCCATTCCGTACAAGAATATCCTCAATCTGCAGTACAGATTCAGCCTTCAGCAGATTTGCGAGACAGACCGTGGGGCCGTGCGAGCAGAGACCAGGTGGGAGAATCCAGCGAACAGTATACCCCTCTTGGCGCCCTGCATCCCACATACAAGGTGGAAACTGGTCAATAAATACGAGATATTGGCTGGGACGGCGATCGAATTTCGGCCAGACCCAGAGCGTCTCGGACTGAAAAATCTGTTTTGCACGATGGCCTGGCAGATGCACTTCCATACGTCCACGAAGAATAGGAAACCGATCAAGTACAGATTCTAGTGCCTTCATGTGGTCTGCATCCAGGCGCTGGAATCGGTCAATACGTACTTTCGGTGAACGGTCAACATCAGGTGCTGATGAACGAATAGATTTCCCGTGTGCGGACATTATTCTACTGTATTACTTATGGGGTTTGAGCTTTAGGCCTCTGTCCCATTAAAACGATGAGAAGCTCGTATCACTTCCAATGTCATTTGCATATACGCCATTCATAAATTCACCCGAGTTCTGAATACCCTCTGTGCCGAACTTCTGGTACGCCTGAGGGCTCGTCTGATCCGCTACACCCGCAATACCTGCCTCTACAGCAAGCTGTGTCTGGTCATTTGCAGGGGCAGGGCGGAATGAGCGTTCAGGGTATCGCATCGTTTCAGGTGCATCTGATGCTTCCATATGGTCTGCATAGGGGTCTGTTGCGTGAGGATCACCGTATACAACCATCTCTCCACCAGGTGGGGCTTGAGAAGGTGCCGAAGGACCGGAAGGCATTACAGTACGTGGAGGTGCTACGGGCGACTGGCGAATTTCCAGTGTAGCCTCGCCAGGTTGGCGATTCATTTCGTGAAAATTTTCAGCAAATGTTACAGTCTTTCCTCCAAAGATACGATCACGTACAACAAGATACAGAATTGCAGATAGCAGGATTAGCCCAAACATCATTATTGTGGATGAGACCATTGAGATCACTCTTTTCCAGTTCGTGAAAATTCCAACGATTTTTGGAACACTAACCCTATTAGAATGGACCCTACCTCGCCTGCCATAGACGTCTCTAACGTGTCTGTATCTGAGTCTGCCCCATCCCCAGTCGTATCTTACGTTACAAATGCGAAACTCTGGAGCGATTTCCCAACATCTCTTCCAAGCGTGGAAGCGACCCAGGTGTTTCTGATGGGTATTCGTGATTCACCTCATTCGTATATGGAAGTAATTCCCGTATTTCTATCTGAATTACAGAAACACGTAACTACTCGCCTGACAGTTCTAAACACGGTTACGCTGGAAACACTTCGCTCTCTCACAGACGTGATTGTGAAGGAGGCATCAACGTCTGCCGCATCGCTGATTGTGGACGTGAGCGGTGTGATTGCGAGTGCAGAGGCTGGACTGGAGAAGGCGAAGGAGGCATTAGATGCTCTTGCGAAGGCTGACCTGACGGACGTGGTTGGCGTTGCGGGTGCGACCCTGAATGTTGTCGAGACGGTTGCTGAGACCGTGGAGAAGGTTGCTGATGGTGTTGGCGATGCGGGTAAGGCTGTGAATGAGACTGTTGGTAATGCGAAGGCTGTACTGGAGGGCGCTGGCCTTGGTACACCTGCTGTGACGAAGGTTGTTGACGCCGTTCAGACGGGTGTTGGTGTTGTGATTGAGGTCGCTGAGAAGGCCGAGGAGATTGCGAAGAAGGTTGATGATGTCGTGGATAAGGCTGAGGCCGTTGTTGCACAGGTTGCGCACGTACAGTCACGTCTTGCCCCTGTTTTTGCTGTTCTGAAGCGCTATCTGTGCTGTTGTTGCAAGAAATCGGCGTAAATACACGTTGATAGATCGCGTCTTTGCCTACAATACGCACAAGTTGTACACCCCCATCCAAATTCCAACTCTCAATCTCTTTTGCACCAAAATACATACTACCCACCCAATCGGTGGGGCGTTTCTGCACTGTCTGTGCACCCGTCGTTTCACAGACAGACAGAATTTCATAACTTTGTTGGATCCCTGTCGATGGATATTCCTCTAGCCACCAGTCAGGACCCGCGTGAATTGTACCACGAACACACTCTACCTCTGGGGATGGGCATTCGCCAGCATATTCTTTCATACTATATTCAAATTGCATCGCGCCCATCTGCACACTAGGTCATAAACTTGACGAAGGATTTAAGCGGTTCGTGTACCTGTACAGAGTAAATATGCCTCCTAAGCGCGTAGCCCCAATTCTAACGACGATTACGATTAGCACAAAGGGAGATGTGAAAAAGGCGAATCTTCCACACAATGATGATGGTGAAATCAGCCTGGAGACGGTTCAGAAGTATTTTCGGAAGAAGGAGCTTCCTGAGGAGATTGCTCGCTATTCCTATAATGAGCGCCAATTTATCGTAATTGGCTATAAAAAGGGCAAGGTAGGAACGGAGAACAAATATGATCTGCCCGCTCCGTTTGGAAAACAGCCCAAATTCGGCGATATGATTGTTCTGCAGGTGAATGAGGGGCAGACCTGGACTGACAATGCTCTGCCAATGACACAAGAACAGTGGAAGGATTTTGTGGAGAATGAAGCAGATGATGATGAGGGCGGTGATAGTGATGATGGAAAGGGGGTAGAGGATGAAGAGGAAGAGGAGGAGGAAATCTTTGAGGAAGAGGAAGAGGAGGTTGAAGATGAGGAAGAGGAGGAGGAAGTTGAGAGTGAAGACGAGGGAGGTGATGCAGATGGCGATGGCGAAGAGGGTGGTGCTACAGGTGGTGCTGGTGGCGGAGATGACGACGATATTGAGCCTGAGCCACACGTTGTTCGTCGTCGCAAACCTCTTGCACCTGCTATCAAAGTTGCAGACGCCGCCGCATTTCGTGAAGAGGTTGATCTGACAACTCCTGCATCATCGCATCCAATTCGCACTGCATCTCTTGCACAATTCAAATTCCTGGAAAGTGTGGGATTTACAGAGGAGGCTGTATGTGGGCTGGAATCGGCAATCTTTCGGTCAGCGTTTGAACAGGCACAGCGTCATTATATTCCTCGAAACTGGTCATCGATGCACTTTCACGAACTTTATAAACAGACTACTCGCCAGATTCTGTGGAATCTACATCCGTCCAGTCCAGTTAAGAACCCACGTCTTCTCCAACGTGTGCGAGATGGGGAGTTCCCACTCGGACAGCTTGCAACAATGAGTGCGTATGATATGTATCCTGAACATTGGCACGCACTCGCGGAGAAACAGCTTGTGCGAGAGCAGAAGATTCTGGAGGGGAACAAGAGTCGCGCGACGGATCAGTACAAGTGCCATCGTTGCGGGAAGCGCGAGTGCACATACTATGAGATGCAGACGCGTTCGGCGGATGAGCCGATGACCATCTTCATCACGTGCATTAATTGCGGGAAACAGTGGCGCAACTAAACCCCTTATTAACCATTCTTATAGAAATAAGGGACACTTGAAATATAAATTTATTATAATCTACTTTTCAAGTTATTTGAATAGACACTATTTTGCCCATCCCTGAACTAAAACCGATAATAAAAAATAAAGTGGTTAAAATATAAGTATTTTTTCCACTTCATTGATCGAATCAAAACTTCTGGGGTGAATATAGGAGCACCCGCGCCAAGGACAGATGGACGATTTTTCAATGCTATTTAAAGATATTATTGTGCCAATCGCACCATCTATACTGTATGAACGACAGGGTGTCATTGCACCAACAATTACAAAAATGAAATCTAAATCCAAACTTCGTGCTGAATTGTTCATTAATATCCCTGCATTTATTGAACGCGGAATGGCAGCATCCACTGTGCGTCGAACACCGGTTGCAACGACTGGATCGGTCACATTATCGTCAAGTACTCTCGCAATCGTTCGTCGTAGATAATACTCACTATAGGAGAATCAGGTCAGACAGGCGCCAGTATTCGTACGTGCCATTTGGCATCGGCCGTTTTACAATAAAGGGTAGGCGTTTCTGTTCCAGTTCCATACGTGCAATGTCACGTACGCTGGAGATGTGATCAGGGACAGGAATGTATGGGCGCGCACCTTTACTCAGTTGATTCGCACGCAAACCAATAATCTTCGTTTTTTCATACAGCGTCAGAAACGGATACGTGCGATGTTCTCCTTTTGCAGATAGTTTTGGCACAACTGTTTCAATATAATCAACAATGAGCTCTGGATGTTGATTATAGAGTCTGCGTAATTCCGGACGAATACTTGACGATCCATCATCTGTTGCTACGACTTCACCGCTGGCAGGATCAATTTCATCAAATGTCTCTAGGACATCCTCCATATTATCAATATCGTGGGTATCGTGATCTTCGTCTGCCATTCTGACTCTACTACTTGTTCTCTACATTCTTACATACAGCCATTTAGGCCGTATCAATTTTCCGCCCCACCAACAAAAATTTGACGCAATCCTCCTCCCAATTGGCCACCACACGCGAGTAATACAGATGGCACACCCTCTCAATACTATTCAGACGGCTTCGATGTCCGACCCTGCAACCCCCTCCACTCCTCTGCCTGAACCTACGGCGAAGGCCTATGCAACCTTTGATGATATGGATCTATCCGATGACATTGCTCATGGTGTCTGTTCCTATGGTTTTGAGCGCCCATCATCCATTCAATCCTTTGCGATTGTTCCAATGAAGGAGCATCGTGACATTCTCGCTCAATCACAGTCGGGTACTGGCAAAACCGGCGCATTTGTGATTGGTTCGCTGAGCTGTGTTGATAAGTCTGTCCACGCACCTCAGGTTCTCATTATTTCCCCGGTACGCGAGCTTGCACAACAGACGGAACGTGTTGCCAATGCGATTGGTCAGTATATGAATCTGAAGACGCTGGTTGCAACGGGTGGCAATTCTGTTCGTGAAGATGCAAAGGCTCTTCGCGACGGTGCACAGGTGATTGTAGGTACCCCTGGTCGTATCTACGACCTGCTTCGTCGCGGTGACTTCCAACTGGAACATATGCGCGTCGTAATTCTGGATGAGGCTGACCAGATGCTGGACGAACTCTTTGCGGATCAGATTAAGAGCATTCTGGCATTCCAGTTCCCCCCAACGACCCAGCTGGCTCTCTTCAGTGCGACGATGCCGACGGATGTACTTGAACTGGCAGAGCGTTTCCTGCGCAATCCTGTTCGCATTCTACTGCCACCTGACCAGGTTACGCTGAAGGGCATTAATCAGTATCACGTGCCTCTGGAGCGTGAGGAGTGGAAGTTTGATGTACTGCTCGATCTCTATCAACATCTGAAGATTAACCAGGCATTCATCTATGTGAATAAGCGTCAGAGGGCAGATATGCTGGCGAAGCGGATGGCAGAGGCTGGATTCAGTCTGGAGTGCATTCACGGTGATATGCCGGTTGCAGAGCGCAAGAAGCGGATGGAGGATTTCCGTGGTGGTGCGGTGCGTGTACTGATTAGCACGGATCTGCTTGCGCGTGGTATTGACGTTCAGCAGGTCAGTGTTGTGATTAACTATGAACTGCCGACGAAGCGTGAGAACTACATTCATCGTATTGGTCGTTCGGGTCGTTTTGCGCGTAAGGGTCTTGCGATCAATCTGGTGACGCCCGATGAGATGCGTCTGCTCAATGATATTGAGCATCACTATGGTACGAGCATCCCCATTCTGCCCGATAATCTGACGGGCCTGTAATCAGGGGTGGGCAAAACCCACCCCCGTACCCCCTTCTTAACCATTCTTATATAACTAAGGGACAACTTGAAATATAAATTTATTATAATCTACTTTTAAAGTTATTTGAATAGACACTATTTTGCCCATCCCTGCAGTTTGTAAGAACTTTGAACGATTTCAAAAATATAAAAACTAAAAAAACTCAAAACTATTTTTTTGCAAAAACTAAATTCCGTCTTCGTCGCCAAATCCATCTTCCCCATCCTCTCCATTTTTTTGATCCGTAGCACCACCTCGTATTTCGCGAATATCGTGGCGACAGATGGGACAGCGGACATTTGAGACAAACCACATATCAATACACGATATATGGAATGTATGTTGACAGGTATTGAGTGTCCGAATCGTATTTCCAACACTCATATCATCTTGACAGATTGTACAGGTATTTGTCCCATCGGAGACATCAAGTGTGCGTATAGAACTTGCACCTTGAATCTGTTCGCGTGTAGGAAAGATGGGAATTGGCTCTAGAAACGATGCAGGGAGTCCGCCACGACCACCTGAAAGTAAATTCATTAGCCACGATGTCGCATCTTCATCCGTTGTGGTATAGGATGTTGTGAGAATTGGCTGTGGATGAAGAAGCTGGAGAAGTGATTCCAACCCTGTCATTGATTGTTGCTGTGGTGGAGCAGACACTTGTGTCATAGGCTGTGTGAAAAGAGATGCATATGTTCTGGGTGATGGACGCGTCGATACAATGGGATGTAGTAATGACTGATGTGCAGGTGGTGCGTGTTGCGTTGTCACTTGTACTGTAGCCTGGGGAACTGGTGCGGTTGGTGCTATAGGCTGTGCTAAAGGCTCTACACCCGTCGGATGTAACCTCTGCGCATTTGCCAGATTTGCATTATATATCTCACGCCCGTAGCTAAATAAATCAAACCGTCTGCGTGTCACGGATGTGATGTACTGCAAAACCTCCTGTACAGACTGGAAACGCCCCGAATTGTACAGTAATTCAGGGAAATAATTATGAAGGTCGTCCAGAAGTTGAACCCCGTATATGCTATCTGCAGAATACGCCATACTCCTGTCAGTTGGGTAAAAAAATGACGGGGGAACTTAAGCTCATTGAATCGTATTCAAGATATCCAATAGCAATGTCTTCGCAAGATACCAATTCTGGGTCTCAGACCACTGATACAGATGCATCTGCGTCTGCATCCCCGCCTATGGCTATGCCTCAGCGCCCAGCCCAAGACCCCAGTCTCCGTGGTGTTGTCGGTCTGCAGAATATGGGCAACACTTGTTACGCAAATGCAACCATTCAACTCATTCGATGTGCCCCTGAAATCAGCGCTCTGATTGTGGACGAGTCGCTCTCATCACAGGTACGGGATCCATCGTGCGGTCAAGGAAAGGTCATTCTCGCGTACCAAGATCTCATTCGTACAATGTGGATGGCATATCGTCCATCGTATGTACGTCCAATGGGATTTCTAACCGAGATTGCACACTGTGTTCGTGACACGGTCTATTCCAACTTCGGTATGCGAATGCAGAATGACAGCCACGAATATCTCGTCTATCTTCTGGACAATTTCCACGAGGCTCTGAATAAAAATAAGGGTGTAACAGTGCCAGAGACGACGACTGTACGTGCCCCAGGTGATACTCCAATGACGGAACTGGCTGAAAATGGCTGGAATGAGTTCGCCGTGCGCAATAAGAGTCCAATCATTGACCTCTGTTTCGGTATGATTCGTCAGACTACAGAATGCCAGAATTGCCGTAAGAAGAGCCATCAGTGGCAGACATTCAATGTCTTCAAGATCCCGTGTGAAGGTGCGACGTTCGCAGACTGGATTGCTGCCGAATTCAATCCAGAGGAGATTGAGGGGTATGACTGCACTGCATGTCGCCCAACCCGTCAGCGCGCAACCCTGTCACGTCACATCTGGCAAATGCCAGCCGTTCTCTTCGCATCTCTCCGTCGGTTCACTCCCGATATGCGGAAGATTATGACGCCGTGCCCCTATGACGGTTCGGCAATGAACTTCGACGCATACTTTGCACCTGAGAGTAATCATCCGAGCCGTGCGTGGAAGTATGACTTGCGTGGTATTGTAGATCATCACGGATCCCATATGGGTGGTCATTATTCGGCACAGATTAGTCACCCATCTACACACGATTGGTGGATGATTGATGACGAAATGAGTATGCGACTGGAGGGACCACGTCTGCGCCACCCATCAAACTATATGTACCTGTTCCGCAAACAGGCGTAATAAATACATAATTATATATAATTACAAATTTATTAATATTATTTTGATATTTACCTCTTTCTTGTAAGTAATTTACGTCTAACACCACCTCTATGGTTAAGATGACCAAGTGATAATATTCCAAATGGAGATTCAAGTTGATCATTATAATATATCCCAACCCTTGTATGTGCATATGCTAATACAGGTAGAAATGATGCATATGGTTTATATATATTTAAAATATTCTGCTTGTGCTCACCCTGTATAGAAGAACCTCTAACTAGCATTATAAATGTGTTAAAGTCAGATGCAGTTGGTGTGTTATTTTCAAGAAAAGTATTAATAGCACCTCTAATATCTGATGGAAGTAATCTATCATTTAGTATTTTAGATGCAATAATATATCTCTTTAAAAATCGATGACAATGATAATGATATATTTCCTCTGAAATAGGGGAATGTGCTAATTCACCCCCATCTGCAATTGATTTAATATAATCCAGAGTGTATGTATCTGTAATATCTGGAGCAAAAATCATAATAATTTCAGATGGAAATGATATTACATCATTCTCCTGAACCATTTTTCTAAATTGTGCAGTTGTTTGGTCAAGACGGATTGAACCCATGTGCAAATCATTAATTATAGTATTTATTTGTAGAAGTTGCATAAGTTTATTATCAACTTTTATTTTATCAAGTGTAGTTTTTGCTTCAATAATTACCAATTTTGCAGTTAAATCGGGAACTGCTCCATTTCTATCATTTGGATTAATTATAGGATTTTTAGAAAATTTGTCTAAACGACTTTTATCAATAAGAAGTAATCCATCAAATTCAGTTATTTCCCCTATTTTTTTAGTGGGGCCATAGAAGTGTTTTAGTTCTAATTTACGAACACCAATTGTAATTGCATTCAAAATTCTATATATATTATCTGTCTTTGAATATTCTGATATAACAATATTACGTGCATCTTCATACTGTCTATTACGTTTAATTTTTGCAACATCTTTTTGTATAGTAAAAATACGTGGGTCTTGTATAAGATCTAATGATTGTAACTTTGAATCAAGTGCAGAATTAATTACTATATTCATATGTCTTTCAAACTCTGTAAATTTATTATCAATATATTCATGTAATGAACGTAATATAGATGTCGTATTTGTTTCAACTCTATCTATCGCTAGAGAATTCTCTAACATAGTTCTATTCTATAACTAGACTTTAATACCCCTGCATTGGGCATACAAATCCCTCTACCTGATTACCAGCAACATACGCTGTCTCTACACGGCTCATAAATCCGTTTGGCTGGCAGATACGATAGTGTACGTGAGAATCAATCTTGCCCTTCCATGGAACCGCGTAAGGCTGAGGGTCACGGACACGCAGTAGAGCTACACCATTTCCATCCGCTGTTGCAATACCCGCATTCTCATACTGACCATACGCCTGTTTCCACGAGTTCATCGTTTCCAGGCCAGCTGTAGTGGCAGGCTCTGATGCCCAGTACAGAACCTTGGATCCAGAGGGTACAGAGACGCGCACCTCGCGTGTTGCACCTGGAGGAACACGATCCTGCAGGTTCGCGCAAGGTGCAATAGACTCGCCGAGGAATGGTAGGTACGTATCGCGATTAAACATCAGTGCAAGTGCACCAAGTCCAACTGCAACATACACAATTGTAGAGAGGATACCGCGACCGAGCGCAGAACGTACCATATCTACATCAAAAAGACCGACCATTAGCCAGTTCAGACCACCAACAATCAGCAGAACAATTGCAATCTTGTGCGCAAACTTAGATAGATAAAGGGGATCGCTAAAATCAGCACCGATCATTTTATTCTATTCTACTACTTGTATAATATATTTCGCCTTTGCAATCAAGTCACCCTCTGTTCCATTATTTTCAATAATATAATCGGGACTATGTTCTAATAGGAGATACTCAGATGGATGGGCAACGGGCGAAACACCATTCTGACTTTTACGACGAATGAGAATGGTATAGACTTTCGCGGCAGGGAAACGGTCACGAATTACACGGAGTTCATTTGGAAAACGCCAGTCAGTTATCACAAATTTCTCATCTACAACCGATCTATGAATGGCGTCTGCACACATTCCAGCAAACACATCGGGGTTTCGTGCACGCTCTTCCGCTGCCTCGTCCAGTAATACCTGACGCCACGTGCGTTCACCGTCGGATGAGTATCCCTCTTTTCCTGCCTGACTGTGGAGAGTATTGAGAGGAACACCGTACTTCTCACTCACCATCTCTTTCAAGAAGTCTGCGAAGGCAAATCGCTTGTATCCAAACTTTTTAACAAGTAGATTGCCGAATGTATCTTTACCTGCGCCTGCAAATCCACGGATGAGAAGAATAATCATAGCGTGCCTGTTCTTTTTAGTTTATTTGATTTAAAATAGAGTCAAATTTTTCATTTGATTACATTTTCAAATAACAAAGGGACAACTTGAAATATAAATTTATTATAATCTACTTTTCAAGTTATTTGAATGGACCCTATTTTGCCCACCCCTGATTATATATTAAGTTTCTGCAAACTTGTTAATGATGGCGACGACGATGACGATGGGTGCGACGACGATGGGTGCGACGACGATGGGTGCGACGACGTTTACCACCCTGTTGGGGAGCAGGAGGGTGTATAGCAACAGGACCAGCAGGTTGGTCTGGGCTAATATTTATTAATTTTGCGGATCCATTTTCATTCCATTCTATCGATACCTCTGAACCCACGGGGAATACTATATAGTAACCATCGTGAAAAGTTACTTTAACCTCATTTGGTAATATTCCTCCCTGTAGGTATCCCCTGCCAAAGTTAAATTTTGGATATCCATCTGTATTAATATCAACGATTTGTACCTCATTAGGTTCGAATACTACACTACGGGTATTTAGCGCACCTACTGGAAGATGGGGTAATAAAGCAGGGCTATACGCTAGCTTTAGAGGGAACGACATTATATATTTTATAATTAGAAAAATAATGTTTTTAATAATATTTAAATCGGAGATATTCAAATCGGGATGTGCAAAGGGGTACAGCCACAGTTTGCTTTGGCAGAGAGCCCTCCACTAATAACATTGTCATCAGGAGGTATGGGGTACAGTCACAGCTTGCTGTGGCCTAGGGGGTATGGGGGGCGTCAGCCCTCCATTACATATACATCCCAAACGGCGCACCATTCCCACCACTCTCCTTTTTCTTGAGGAAGAGGTCAATGTGCTCACGCTTCAGTACAAACGGCAGGCTGAAGTTCGGGATATGGAACGGCAGTTCACGCGCATTGTACATCCGTAGCAGATTGAGCTTCTGTACAATCTGCTCAATGCACCGTTTCAGCTCACGCACACCCGCCTCCTCACGCGCATACGTCTCAATCACGTATTTGAGGATTTCCTTTGAAATACCGACCTTCTCCACAAGGTTAACCTCCTGTAGCGCACCAGGCAGAATGTAGTTCTCCGCGATGACTAGCTTCTGGTCAATATCATACCCCTTCAGTTCAATCACGAGGAGACGGTCGAGTAGAATCTTATCGATCTTTGAGATGTCATTTGCACTGAAGATGAACATTGCACGCGACAGATCAATGGGCACACCTGCCAGATACTTATCCTCAAACTCACCGTTCGCGGCAGGATCCGTCAGATGCACGAGCAGATTCTGTACCTCTTCACCCTTTGGCGTAGAGCTGACCTTGTCCACCTCATCGAAGAGTAGAATCGTCGACATCGATTTCGCGGTAATCAGCGAATTCACGATCTTACCGCAATGCGACGATTCATAGACGAGCTGATGACCGCTGTACGTACTCGCATCCGAATCACCACCCAGAGAGATAAACTGGAATGGCCAATCCAGTGCCTTGGCAATACCGTGCTTGATCAGCGACGTCTTACCAATACCTGGTGGACCTACAAGGAGTAGATTCATACCACGACCACCTGGATTTGCAATCTTCGTACTCATATATTGTAGAATCTGTAGCTTGGTATCATCCTGACCATAGATTGCATCATCCAGTGCTTTGCGCGACTTCACCATAAACTGCGAGCAGGACTCTGGACCATCGTCAATGCGAATAGGGAACTCCCTGTACAATCCGAATGGTACAGAGACAACCTTATCCAGCCAATTCCGCAGTTTGAAGTACTCGCCCGTGCTGGGATCCATACTCTGAAGAGAGTTGTACTTGGCAAGAATGAGCGCTTGAATTTCCGTGGGTAGACGGAGCGTGAGGATACGTAGCATCAGGCTGACACCCGAGTCCGTGATCGTGGGACGGCGCTCCAGAGCGGTCAGAAGCTCCGTCTGTTTTTCAACAGTTAGTGCCTTGAACTGGTCAATCTGTGCATCAATCGTATTGTCTTCCATTGGCGCAGTGACCAGTTTCACGAATTTACGCACAGACTCTGGCTCCTTTTTCATATTGTAGCGCTGAGGCACCATACGATCCGAGTCATCACCACCGCCACCACCGAGTGTCAGAATGAGATTGCCACCAAGACCGTGCTGGATGCCATCCTCTTCCTCATCACTGTCCTCGTCCTCATCATCCTCCTCCTCGTCACTGTCCTCGTCACTGTCCTCATCCTCTTCGTCATCTTCAAACTCTTTGAAATCAGACTCGTCACTTTCATCTTCGGATGAGCTGTAATGATGTTTCCCACGTGCTTTACGAGGTGGCGTTTCCACTTTCGTAGGTTTCACAGCTTTGCGCGGCCGTTTCGGAGAGGGCGTCTTGTGGGCGGCACACGCCTTACGCTTGCGAGGAACAATGGGCTCAGACTCCGAGCTGTCAGACTCGCTCTCAGAAACAGTCTCATCCTCTTCCTCATCATCATCCGTGTAACTGCTGTCGGAAGAGGTTGATGGTGCTTTTTTGCCCGAACGTTTCTTTGGCTTTTGTTTTGCATCCGTTTTAGGTTTCTCTTTTACAGTGTCCTTGCCCTTTCCTTTACTCTTCTCCCCGCGCTCCTCTCGTAGTTCCTCCTTGATCTTTTTGCGGGCAATAAGAGCGGCGCGTCGGACAGGTGGCGGGCTATCGCTCACCTTTGCACTGGCCACCTCCTCCGTGTCAGTGCTATAGGAATCAGATGAATCAGAGTCATCGGAGGAGTAGTCATAGTCGATCAGGCCACGAACGTTACCGCGACTGTCAAGGTCACTGTCACTATCGTGATGACCACCGCCACCGCCCTTCTTCACAATCTTACTCTTCCGCTTCTTTTCCCCGTCGTCAGCAACTTTCTTATCACGCCCACGCTGTTTAGGAGGCATCCTATGAATCGTATTCATTTCAGTAATGAGTTATTTTCCACACATTGATTTTCAATGTTAGCAATGTGTGTCAAATTTTTGCATGTACCCAAGAATAACCCTGCAAATTCTTTAATCTATTTTTAATGATGGCGACGATGTCTGCGCGTGGCCTTGCGTCCACGTCGGAACTGAACTTTGCGTAGGGTCTTTTTAGCCTGCGTAGAGATGACCGCGCCCGTGCGACCCACTGCGCGCACAGTGCCTACTGCAAGACGCTCAAGCATACCCACCGTCTTCTTCGCCATACCTGTCGTGACCTTCATCGTCTTGTTTACTGTCTTCATTATGCCACCTGCTTTGCGTGTTCCACGATGTCTCTTTACCATGTTTCTAGTATATATTGATAAAAAATATATAGTGTATTAGAATTGTTTATTGTATTAATGTTTATTTACGCTGAAGTGCATTATACACATCCAGTAGTGCAAACCGCGCCTTCATACTCAGTTTGTTCTCAGGACCCTTCACAGTGAATGGCTGAATCTTACCACTGATTTCCTCCTTGACAACGACACAGACTGCGCAAATACTCTCATCGGTAGATGCGATTAGAGCGCCAATAATTTTCGCCAGACACTCCGCGTACTCTTCACCGACACGCATAAAGCACGAATTGCCAGCAACCTTCGGAATTTGCTGTACAATAATACGAATCGTCTCAAGGAGCAGATCACGATCCAGAACCTTGTATTTTACCAGTTCGGCAAGAAACTGCGAATAGCCGAACCGATACTTCTTCTGTGACGTGCGTTCCACGAACTCATCGTAGCCACCGCACTCTGACTCATCCACTTCACTGAAGATTGCCATATATTCGCGATAGAGTACAACCATCTCACCGAGAAGCACACTATAACTCGTGCTCAGTTCGCTCAGCAGTTTTGCATATAGTGGGCAGAAGATTTCCTCAGACGCGGCCTTTTGAAAGACGAGCTTCATGAACTCCTTCAGAAAGTCCGTCTCGCCTGAGTCAAGAATCTGGCACATAAATTGTTTGGTTTCATCATAATTTGCTTGGCTGAATTTATTGAGTTTGCCGAGAATGATTGTATTGAGAATAGCCTCGTCAATCGTGTCAGTAGATGACTTGAAACGACTTACATATTTTGCTGGGGGGCGGTATGAGCTGGGACCACCTGCACCTCCCATTGGGGCTGGACGTGAATCATGCGAACCACGATTCATCGTAATGGGCTGACCTCCGCCGCCCCCACCACCCCCGCCACTAATGGCATGACCATTGCCACTGTGCCCGTGGCCACTGTGCCCGTGACCGCCACCACCCCGTGAACCGAAATTGCGATAGTGACCATTCCCACCACCTCCACCACGCCCACCACCACCACCTCCGCCCCCGCCCCCCCCACCACCACGA